TGTCTTGTGCCGTTATATTCGCAGTTCCAACTGTATTATCAGTTAGAACATTAACTCTTATATCTGATGGAGATGCAACAATCATTGTTCCTGTTAAACCACTTGCAGGTCCATATTGAATCAAATTTCTAACATCACTTGTTGGAGGTAAATTTGGAAAACTATCTGCGGAATATAATGTTCTTGTTAATCCTCCACCTATATCCATTCTCCAAAGTGTTGTTGCACTATTGCTGATAAATACGTTAGGACACCATATAGCCATTCTTCCCAATGTGTTATACATATTACCTGTTAGGTTGACATTACTATTTGTATTTGTTGATGAGATACCAACAGATGTTGATGAGGCGTAAACATCACCACTTACAGTTATAGCAATTGCGGATGTTGTTGAAATACCCGCAGTCGCTCTTGCAAAAACACTACCATTTATTATAAGTGGTGCAGTTGTTGATACTCCGACAGCAGCGGCGCCATAAATGTTACCATTTATTGTTGTTGGTGCGGTTGTTATTAATCCATTAGACGCCGCAGCATATACATCACCGTTAATTAGAACAGATGCCGCGGATGTGATAAATACCGCTTCAGCATTAACATTAAAACCACCAAATAGGTTACCGTTGATTATCAGAATTGAAGATACGTTATTTAGTATAACACCCCTAGTACCAGAAGTATTACCCTGTACATTACCTGTAATAGTTATATTACCGGCAGTTTGATTTATTGATGCTAATGTACTATTACCATTAACATTACCCACAACTACCGTATTTCCAGCAATAGAGTTGAGAGCATAAGCTGTCCCCCCATTTCCACCGCCGAACATATCACCTATTATCGTTATAGTACCTGTTGAAGTTTTATTTATACAAAACGCAGTACCACTTGCATTACCTCCATTGAATCTAATACCATTCAATATTAAATCACAATTTCCTGTGTGATTGAACATCTGTGTTCCGACTGTTGCTAATGCAGTCACAGTGCTTGCTAAATTAAGTGTTACTGTCCCTCCTGTAGCGGTAATTGTTATTAAATTTGTCGCACCTATTGATAGAGATGATGAAGTGGATGTACAAGTTACAGATACACCTGCTGTGTTGAAGTTGAAAGACCCACCCGCAGCCAATGCAGCTGTTCCTGGTTGGTAGAGTTCGAGTTCTGTTATTCTTGTATTTGAACTAGCACCATTATTACTTACATTAACTCTGTAATATCTATATGCTGTTGGATTACCTATGGAGAATATTGAATATGTTCCACCAGCAGGTATTGCGGTTGCACTTGTAACTGTATGTAATATATTCCAACTAGTATTATTATTACTTCCTTCAAATGTCCAGTTACGAGGATTATCATTAACACTATTACTTCCGTAAATGGTATAACCATCTATAATAATAGAACTACCAAAATCAAATGATAACCAAGAAGGAAGACCGTTACTAGTCCAATAGGTTGATGTTGAATAGTTTCTATCAAAAGCTCTATATGCTTCTTGGCCAGCGGCAAAAACAGTGCTAGCAGCAGCAACATAAGGACTTGGAGCATTGTTGGCCGTCATCTGCGGTGTAGCAATATCTCTTGCTCTTGCACTATTGTTTAAACTGTTCACCGTAGAATTAACATTCATAGTAACAGTGAAACCATTGGAGAATACATCATCAGATGATGTGGGAATACCCAATGTTGCACCATTATTCCATGTTGATGTTGAAGACCATGTTCCACCTGTTACTGCCCAACGTGTTGCCATATCTAACTATAACTATGTGTTAAATACCCTACCCAATTAACCCCACCAACAGGTTGTGCTGTTGCCGTAGCACTAACACTTCCATCACTTGATGTTGTTAATCTTGTTATCGTCCAAACCAAATCGGACTCTGTTGTTGCAACACCTGTTGTTGTAACAGGTGCAACTCCGCAATAAAGATTTGATCCTGATAACGCAAATCTTCTTATCAAATTATATTCATTATATGCATCCCAAGCATAACCGTTATACTTCCAAGAGATTCCTCCTGAAGTATATATTTGATTAGGTGTTGCTCCTGTTGGAAAGTTTAATGCCATTAGATTTCAATTTGATATGCACTTATGAATATATCATCCACTTGTTGGTCTGTTAATCCTAAAACCATTTGTATCATACTAACGGTTGGACTATCTCTTTCAATATAGTTTGAGTAATCCCAAGCATATTGAGCTTTTATTTTAAGTTCTTGTTCAGGTTGTGTTCCTGATGGAAGAGCATTAATTGCATTTGTAACATCACTTTCCAATCCTTGAATTGCAAGTTCCGCTCTTAACTGCCATCTTGTTACCTTAACAGGAACTCCATCAACAACATCTGTTACCAAAGGATGTGTTAATTGTCCTTTGAAATAATTATCAATCGGAAGTGATGTTAGAACAGATAATAGATGATTTTTTTCTGATTCTGTTAAAACAACTTCTGATGTTGATTTCAATTCTGTTGAGATTCTATACTCCAATAGAGGTTTATCAGAAGTTATTCTTCTGTCTAATTCTTGTGCAATATATGTTGCCGCTGTGTCTGTGGTTCCATAAGGTGAACCATCTTTTTCAATGTTAAAATTAAAATTGTATGTCATAGTTTTTATATTTATATTTCGTAGAAGAATTGACAAGATATTTCTTTTATTCCAGATGCAGTAAATGTTGTAGTTGCATTGTTAAATGCTGTAAATCTATATGCATTTAATATATTTGTAGGACTTGTAGTTTGTGCAATGAAACCTAATTGAAATGAACCATTGTCTGCTAAATATGAATATGGAATTCCCAATAACCCTTTAATTATAAATGGTAATGAAAAATTCAATGATGTAGAGTTTGATGTTCCAGCAATACTCACAAAAACATAAACCATATTACCTACCACTTTATATTTTATTATTTTTCTTGTATAACTACCCCATCCCACAATAGTAGACTGCTCCGAGAAATCAATCCACGGAGTATTGATATTATTTGCCAAATCACCACCATACATTCCATTTGCAAGTCCATTCATAAATTATTAATTTTAAGGTGCGACAAAATCTTGCGCAAATGATGTTATCCAACAGGACCTACCTGCCGTCAAGTTAGCTAATGTTGTCGCTCTTAAAACATCACCAGCCACCAATGGAATATATTGTCTCCCTGTATTATCTATTGGGAGACCAGGAATATTTGTTCCATTCAAAAAGTCCGTTACAAACCTAGCAGCATTCGTATTACCTGCGGATATTGGAACGTTAACTAATCCAATTGGAACAACTGTTGAACCACCTCTTAAAATATAAAGGAATACGTTAGGTGATAATGATGCATCATCTGTTGAAGCGATCAACGAAATTATTCTTGTCCCATATGTTCCAGCAGTTTCAATGGTAACACCATTTGTATTGCTACCTAATGTTCCAATTGTGGTTCCGTTTAATACCGCAATACCACTATTTAATTCATTTGCAACCCTTACAATTGCGTCGTTTCTTAAAGCCATAGTTTAATAATTAAATAATATTCTTTGATTTATCATTGTTGCATAATCTACTTCATCACTAAAAGATTGTAAAGCGTTATTAACAACATTATTTGTTGGATATTTTGTATTTGAACTGTCCAACGCAACAGTTTCTTTGTTTGCAACATTTTCAGGTATATAACCAATCACATTAGTTATACTCGCCGCAGATACAACCACACCATCACCAATTAATACACCTGTAAAAGTTGTTGTTGTCCCTGAATCAATGTTATTTGTTCCATTAACACCTTGAGGACCTTGAGGACCAACAGGTAATGTTTGTTGTATCCATTGATAGCTGTTACCATCATAATTATATTTATACTCCACACCTGTTTCAGAATGTTGCCAAACTGAACCTTCGTCAATTGATGCAGTCCCTGTACCTGTTGGTGCCGTGTTTTGATAATAGAATTTGTATGATACGATATTTGCAGTTAAAGGTAATTTTCCTTCATTCTGATTTAATGTCAAAACATTATTTGAATATGTTAAACCAGTAACATATGTATCAATGAATGATGGTATTGTTGTTATACCAAAACTATATTCATTACTACCCTCACTATACAAATAAATTGTTTCAGTTGAATTAGAAGTATTTTGTCCATATATCTTAACTAATAACCTATCGGTAAGATCCAACGTAGCACCCGAAAAATAAGCATCAGAAATATACATCTGAGTTGTTGTAGACACAACAGGAACAGTCTCCGTTGTTAATAATAAAGTTTCTGTTCCACCCGAAGATCTTTTATATAATTCAACATAAATGTTAAAAGCGGCACTTACAGAACCTGTTTTTGCATGAAGATAAAAACCAACAATTCCTATCGGAAGTTGTGTTAAATTAGGTATATTAGAAGGAGTTAAAAACCCACCAATATATACCGTTTGTGTTGACCCTGTTGTTGCTGATATTATTTGTTCTATCCCGGATGTTGGTGTTGGAGAAAATTCATAATACCCATCTTGGGTATTAGATATATTCAGATAATATATTTGACCACCTGAACCACCACCCGCTTTAGGAATACCCGTTAAATTACTACCATCACCAAAATAAGTGAAAGCCGTTACACTACCTGATGACGATAGTGATGGGACATTTAATTGTCCCGTCATTGTGTCACCACCTTTATTTACTTTTTGTGAAAGATTGTTTTGAGTTGAAGATGTAAACGACTCAAATAGTGAATATGGTGTAATATTGGTTAGAGTAAAACTATTACCATCATTATAACTAAAAACAATTGAAGTTCCCGATACTGTCCCACCACTAATAAATGTATCAGTGAACCCTGTAACGATTACATTACTATTATCTGAATTATAAAGAGTTAATACTTTTGTACTTGAATCAAATGTCCCACCTGTTACTGTTGTACCACCAGTACCACCTGAAATTGGTTTCCAAGTTGCATTACCACTTGAATCCGATGTTAAAACATAACCGTATGATTCGGAACCATCTTGGTATTTCAATGTGCCCATTATTGTCATACCCGACGAAAATATCGGATTGACGGGGATATCACCACCTATTCTATAAACAATACCACTTGTAATATCTGACTGTAAAACATAGTTATATGATTCTTTAATCAGTAATCCCGAAATATTTGACATACTAGTTTAAATATAAATATTTTTAAGGACTAAATAAACTATTATAACATAAAAAATCCCCAAATTGGGGATTTAAAAATTTTTTCTATTTTCATATCTCTGTGTTAGAAATATCTTTAATAGATAAATTGATGGAACACAAATTAAAAGTAACATAATAAATTATTTTTTTATTTAAAATATATTAAGCAACCATGTTACTTATTTTTCTACCTCCCTGTGCGATCAAACTATTACCACTATTTATTCTGTGACTTACTGCGGATTTAGTTAAATAAACAGGATCTAAATTACCATTTGCAACTTGTAAATTTATTTTTTTTGCAAATTTTTGAAACCAACCCGGTCCATTCCAAACACCATAAACAAAATGGAACATTAACGGTGGTGTTGAATTAACTATCTGAATTGCTTTTGGTGATAAATATGATTTACAGTATTGGTCATACAATGGTTTCATCATTTTAGGTATTAAAGACATTAATTGAGATTGTAACGGTCCACCGAAATAATTCCATTTCCATTTATTTTTTGCGTTCTGACCATCAATTATTGACCAAAACTGTTTACCGGCAGACGTTGTATTGATACTACCTCCCGTTTTTCTATCTATACCAAACATGGTTTCACCCGAACCTGCATATCTTTGGTCTTTTACTCTACCATCTTTTAACATGTTAGGATGATAATATCCACCCTCAAGTTCTTGTACTACTTTTTGTACAATACCATCAAAATCTGTGGGTATATTTTTAAATTTTCCCGAACTAAGTTTTTGAGATCTTGATTTTATTCTCCAATCATCTTTCTCATTTATCTTCTCAATTTCTTCTTTAAGGTATTTTTTTATTATATTTTCTAATCTTAGCTCGTTCATTTTTTTTGAATTTTTTATTTTAATTGTACCTATTGATTTTGGAAAAAACTCAGTAGTATCCACGTCATCACCATATTTGTTAATTAAAAAAATACCAGTTTTTAATTCACCAATATCCTCTATCCTATAAATTTTATTTTCTTCAACATCAACACCTTCTTTTTGTGGGTATCCCACGTATTTTTCATCACCGTTTGAATATATTGGAATTTCATATCCTTTGTATGAAATTTTATCTATTTTTTTAAATTTTGGTTTAAAGAACATAATAATAAATATATAAAAAAATAGAACAAAAACAAAATAGGACAAGAGTAGCGAATTCTTGTCCTTGTCGCGGAATATAACCATCCCGGTCCTAATCCGAGTATCTAAACTCGGTGTATCTTACCTGTGTTTTATGAGTAACTCACCCAACACTTCTATTTTACCAACTAATTTTTGAAATTCAACTTGACCCAAACTCGGATCATCTGTTTTACATAATTTATCCAATAGTTCTTTATATTCTTTTTTGGATTTTTCAACATCAAATTTACCTTCAGATGCTTTCTTATAATAAGGTAATTTAACCACAAAATGATGATAAGTTAACATAGAAGAACCACCCTTTTCTTTTGCGGTATTCGCAATCTTTGTAGCACCTTTTAATCTTTTGCCAGAAAATTCCTCAAACTGTTCTTCTTTGGATTCTTCTAATATCTCTAAAAATTTCATATTATTCTCTCCACATTGGATTTGCGATTATTAATTTATCACCTTCAACACGAGGAATCTCACCCATATCTTGATTATCGGCAAATTCTATTTGATCGGGATAAAATTTTTGACCATTAAAAACGGTATAATAAGTGTCTTCGTTGTCGTTAGAATTGTCTTTACCCATATGACTATAACCTTGTGATCTTAATGCATCTTTAGCCGCATCCTGAGCTGTAGGTTTATTAAAAAATCTACCAAAACGACCGAAAAACCCTTCACCTTCATTAATCAAATTATATTTTTTTCTTATTTCATTTTTTTCGGATTCTGTAATTGTAAAACGTTTTCCCATTATATTTCTTTTTATATAAATATCTCTATTATATTTTTAACTTACATCAAAGATTTTGCATGTCCTAAATCAATAACACCAAATTTTTGTGCTTGTTTTAAATAACCACCATTCACAAAATTATTTGGTGAATTTTTTATCATTCTCTTCCAACCATTATATTGAGTAGTGTAGTCCCATATTTTTTTTGTGTCACCCCATCCCTTTTTATATAACCAACCACCAACATTACCACCAGTTCTATCAGCACCATGATGACAATGAATTAATGTATTTCCTTTATCCAACAATTCATTTACTTTATCTTGATCTTTTGTGGATGATAATTTATAAAATTTACACCCATTTTCTTCACAAACTCTTTTTTCTTCTTTTATGGATAATCCAGAACTATCTCCACCATCACCATTAAATCTTACTACATTTTTTATTCCATATTTTAATATAACACCTTTTAGTGCATCTGCCGTAGGTTCTGCGGAACGATAATTGTTATCACCTAAAGGTATTTTATGGAAATTTTTTATACTTTTATCGTTTATATCTTCCGAATCTGTCGAGAACGTAGGTCCAACGTATTCTTTACCATAAACCTCTTCATAGGCCTTTCTGGTCATTGGTCCCATAATACCATCAACACCATCTTTTTTAGGTCCATATTTACCGATATCTTTTTTATGGACATAAACTAATTCTTTTTGTATATCTTCTATACTTTTATCTTCAACATCGTCAGTTTCTAAAATTAATTTTAGTTGGCGTTCTGTAATTAAAATCTTCATAATATATATAAATATTATTATAAATCTAAACCACCTTTATCTAATTTTTCAAAATTTTCTAAATCCCCAAAGTTTGGGTCTGATTTTATTTTTTCTTGTTTTGATAGTTTCATTTGATCCAATCTATGTGCATTCATATGGTTTTTAACAATGTAATAAATAATTTCTGGATCTCCACCTTTTTCAACAATCCAATCAGAATATTTTTTTACTAATTCAGCAGACACATCTTCATGACCATATGCAGTTGGAAAACCGGTTTTAGGGTTTATAGAATGAGTTTCATCCTTACCAATGTCATGAAACAATGCGGCTAAAATTATGTTCATGTTATTTGGGTAATTCTTAATTGCTCTTTTAACTACCATTATAACATGTTTTAACGTATTGCCTTCGGGATGATAATCAGGTCTTTGTGGTACTTTCCACAGACCAAAAAAACGATTTTTTATGTCGTCAGGTAACGAATAAATCAATTTTTTTGCATCAACATCACTTTTTATTTCTTCAAACTGTGATTCTGTTATTATAATTTTCATACCAATAATTATATTATTTTTTTGAAATTATCTAATTCAATTTTATTTATCATATCACCCACTTCTTTACCCGGTTTTAAATTCATTTTTTTCATAACATCATCTCCACTAACGGTTAAATTAAAATTAACAAAGGCATTTAATAACTTTTTATCAATACCCTCTAAATTACCAAAAGTCATTATTTGATCGTCAGATAAATTTGTGTTTTTTTGTATTCTTTTTAATTGAATTACATTATCTAATGACATATTTTTTAAATTAATTAAGAAAGTAATGTCCTTTATCTCATCAACACTATATTTTAGATTATTCAATTTTTTTCCGATTGTAGATAGATCATTGTTTTTTAATAATCTTGATATAACTAAAATCGGATCTTTAATTTCTATAAAATCTTTTGACACAGATAAACCTCTGAATATTGAATCAAATAAATTATACTTATCAATCAATTGTAAAAAATGTATTGTTGATTTAGATGATATAATTCCCTTTATAAATTCATCTCTAATCCTTTCTCCCGATATACCATCTATACTTGAATTTCTCTGTAATGATTGATCAACATTATTATCTAAATCTGAACCGAACCTACCAGCAAATCTAATTGCTCTAAGTATTCTTAATCTATCTTCATTAAATCTATCGTCAGGGTTACCAACAGTTCTAACAATATCGTTTTTTAAATCCTCAACACCGCCAACTAAATCAACAACTTCACCTGTGTCAATATCATAATAAAGAGCATTTATTGTGAAATCCCTTCTTTTCGCATCTGTTTCAATATCTGTAAATTCAACTTTATCTGGTCTTCTTTTATCTGACTCTGAATAAGATTCAGATCTAAATGTTGCTATTTCATATTCATCGTTATCTGTAAAAACATTTATAACACCGAACGCCTTTCCCGTCGGTAATGTTTTGTAACCTGAATTATTTAATATTGTTTCAACCTCATCGGGTGTTGCATCCGTGGTCAAATCATAATCTTTTGGTGTTTTACCCAATACCGCATCTCTAACCGCACCACCAACAACAAATAATTTATAGTTATTTTTTTTGAAAATATCTTTAATTTTAATAATGTCTTCAGGTATTGATATATTGAATTTTATTCTTTCTTCAACCAATAAATCTGAATACATTATTTTATTTAATTGTGATTCAGTTATAACAATTTTCATAATATATAAATATAAGAAACATTAACCCAACTATAAAATATTTATATAAAAAGGGGTTTATGGAAAATTTATTACCCTTGACATGGTATATTGAATCTCCAATAGATTTTGAACATAAGGAATATGTTCTATATTCTTATCTACAAAAAGTCGACCACGATTTCCATAATAAAATGTTATCTCCACACCTTTTACATTTAGAAAAATTAATAGATGAACTATTAAATTTTGATGCGTCTTTTAACATGATCAAAAAAGATTTTGACAAAAATAGATATGTCTTTTTTGAAAATGTGAAACTGGTGGGTGAAGACGACAAACTTATTTATGAAATAAGAAATATCGTGGAATTTGCAATCCCACAAGTAGAACCACGAATTAAATTGGGTTATTCAATCTTAAAAAGGAACAATCAAATATTATATTAAAATAACCCTCTATTCCACTGTTTAGGTGGTATCATTTTACCCATCTCACCATACTGAAATAATAAACGATTAAAGAATTTAATAATAGTTTTCATACCAATAAATAGAAAACTATTATTTGAAAAGTATGACAACTTTTGCTCTAAAATATGATGGCCAAACTTATTTTTTTATAAAGATTTTAATACTTTATTATTTTCTTTTATTCTTTTAGATGTCTTTAAAGTAGATTTTCTACTTTTCATCGGTTTTTGTTTTTTCTTTGCTCTTGCCATGATTTTATCTATTTATTTAAATCAAAATCTTTTATAAATGAATCGTGTGATTTTTCATATGATTTTAACGTTTCATCTTTCTCATTACTTGTATATTGCCAATTCCAATATAATTTATCATTTATTTTAAAACCGTAAAATTCATGAATTTTACGTTGTAAATCAATTACATTTGTTCCATTAAAATTTTGTCCTACACATATCATTCCACCCTCAATATTTTTTAACAAATTTGATTCACCTAAACTAGCGTGTCTATTTTCCAACCATGTTAATCTTTCAATTAAATTTTGATAAAACATATTTGCGGAACCCCATCTAACCGAACTTAAAAATATAACACAATCAGATTCAAATAATTCTTTACTTATTTTCCAAAGTTCATCTGATTTATTATTTATAGACGCCCAACATCTATGATGTCCCGATGGGTTTTTTTCATCATCTTTTAGAACAGATTTTTTAACACCACATGAATTACCATCAGATCTGGACACATTACCTTCACATGGAAATATTTTTAATTCAGAAACATCTATAAGTTTTACATTATCCAATTCATCGGCCAAATATTCTGCAAGTATCTTTGATTTAGGTATGTCAATGTTACTTTTATCCCAATTGAATCTGTTCGAACAACTCAATAATAAAACCTTTTTCTTAGTTTTTAACACCTCCACCGTATCTTTTAGTTTATCTAATCCGTTTTTTCTGACGTTTTCTTCAGATAACATCATTTTACGAATTCGATTAATTTCCTCTTTTAAAATTTTTTCCATATAAATAAATATATCAAAATAATGATACTTATTGTTATGGTGTCTCTACTGTTGTTAGTTAAAAATAAAAAATTTTTATTGCTTAAAAGAAGTCCATCCGAGTACAAATATTCGGGATTTTGGGGATTACCTGGTGGTTCTGTCGAAAAAAATGAAACCCCGACGGATGCTTTAATTAGAGAAATTGGAGAAGAACTTGGTATCAGTATCCCTAATTTTATATTATTGAATAAATACGATATGGGTAATAATTTAATAAATGTTTATGTTTATAATTCACCCGAATTTGATGAAAATAAAATTATATTAAATGATGAACACACCGAATTTAAATTCTTCTCTTATTATGAAATTAATAATATGAAAGATATCATTCCAACAACAATCAATTTTGTAATTGATTATTTATCTAATCCAAACCTTTAACTTCTTTATCGTACTTTTTAAATCTATTGGGATTTGACATCATTGCACTTTTTGGAAATAAACGTTTTTTACGTGTAAATGCAAAACTTCTACTACGTTCATCGATTTCTTCTTCAGAATCCATCATCATTTCGTCCACCGCATTTGTAAATTTATAACACCTATCAGAAATTTTATTTTTATCGTGATCAAACATTGTAACAATCACTTCATTGTATTTTACAATCATATCAGGGTGATGATTTTGTTCTTCCGCAATTTCACCTACTTTATTCACGAAATCTAACACATCTTTATAAGAATCAAATTCAAATTTTTTACATAATTTACCTTTCACGACTTTCCAATCGGATTTAAGTTTATTCATTTGAGATTCTGTGATTATTATATTCATTCTTTGTTTTTTTCTATTTGATTTCTCCCCCTACGCTTGTATATCACTGTAACTAGATTTACTCGTTATAGTTATAAATGATTTTAATCCATCAACAATATTTCCCCAAGTTAACCCCCATTCACTATCTAATTCTTTAAATAAATCTTGTTTTTTTTGTTTACTGAATAATCTATCAACCGCACAAAATTCATTTTTGTTTTTTATTTGTTTTAGTACATTGACGGTATTTGTTGGTTTTGATAAACCTTGTATTTGATTATACAGATTATTAAATAATTGAATATTTCTATTATTATTTAAGTTAAGTTGATTGTCACCCATTCTTCTACATTCGGTAAACAAATTAAGAACATCTTTTTTATATTCAATATCACCTGTTGTACCATCATCAGAGCCAGGTACATTTAATCCGGTATTTGATGGGTCAGCTAAAACATCAGCAAGACCAAGTACAGGTTGTTCTTTTATTGTTAATGATTTAATCACTTTTTTTAATTGTGATTCTGTTATTATTATTTTTTTCATATATTATCTCTTATAATAAGTGTCGTATACATCAGAAGTCAATCCGTAATCAATTAGGACTATTCTATTATTTCCAACTAACCCATATGATGATAATCTACACAAATCACCCCAAGGTAATTCGTAATTAACCATAAAATCCATCATATTATAAACAAATTCATTTTCCCATATGTCATTATAATTCTCTGGTTTTGATACAGTGAAACCAAAATCAACTGAAATACTATTACGATATTTTATTATGTGACAATAATTTTCAAATGTAACACCCACAATATTTTTGAAAATTGACGGAGTCACTTTTTTGGCTAATTCCATTTCAACCCATAGGTTGTTTTCATCGTGATCAAATATTTTTGCAACAACATCATTCACATAAGAATCATTACCAAAATCAATCTCAGTTTCATTTTGGGCAATACCCTTCTTGTTTTTGGCGAGCTTTAAGACCTTATTGTCATCGATTTTATACACTATTCTACTACTACCCGAAGATAGTCTTTGGAGATGTTGATTACAATAATTAACTCTGGCAGAAAACGATGTTAATTTTTTAAATTCCTCAATACTCCAACTAGTTGGATAATCCTCATCCAAGTCTTTTTGTATTAGATTATTATATTGTGATTCAGTTATGATTATTTTCATATTAAATTAATTAAAAGTCCATACCACCCCATTCTTTAGCTCTTACATCATAATCATCTCTATCATCATAATCATCTGGTCCATCATAATCATCGTAATCTCTTTCAATTACACCTGATCCACCACAAGAACTACATCTTGATCCATCATACTGTCCTTCGCCAGTTCCATTACAATTAGAACACATATCATCACCATCTTCCTCATCATTATCGTCTTCGTCCTCATTTTTTTCATCATATAATTCAGGATTCGGAGCGAGCTCAACTTCACTTTCCATATATTCTTTCGGATATAAATCTATTCCTTCTGATTTCCAATCAATTAAATAATATGTATCATTTGGATCATCATTTCCCAAATATTTAACCGTCAGATCGTATGAAGGTTGATCTTTTGCCGCCTCCAAATTTGGGAAAATATTCAAAATCTTACCATAGTAACTTGGATCTTCCGATAACGATACGGGATTCATTACAATGTCTCCAACTTTAAAATTTTTATCACCAGATACATTATCTTCCTGAGATTCATTTTCATTTAATCCCATCATTTTTTTTATACGGGAAACTTGTTCGTTTAAGTTTTGTTTTTTCATCTTATTTGTTTTTAATAAATATTGTTAAGGAATCATTATTATTGAGTAATCCCTCGTCCCTCCGTCAAATGTACCATCTTTGATTGATTTAGCACCAGGAAAATCATTTAATATTTTATCTCTTGATGGGAAGACACCTTTAGTTTTATCGTCTCTAACATTTAGTGCCAATCTTAAATAATTGATTTGTGTTTTACCTGGGCCTATTTTTAAAGAATAGTTATTTGTTTTAGTATCCAAAACAACTTGAACATTATTTAAATCAATTGAACTGCCTTTTGATTTTATTTGAATGTCTTTAATAAATTGACTTAAATCCGTACTTGTTATATTAACACCACTATTTTGTTGTTGGTTTCCTTGTTGTGTTTGACCGCCACAATCACTTTGATAATCTCTGTGTTTCCATTGTATCCAATATTCTTCCAATCCTTCGGGTGTTTTTGTTAATTGACTAACATCCAATTCGTTATTTAATACTACATTTTCTTTTTTTCCTGATGGAATATAATTTAATATTTCACTTTTTCTTGCATTTAATTCAGGTGTATGATTCCAACCCCCAACATGGGCAAATCCCGTTCTTGCCTCACATTTATCAGAAACACCAACAAATGGAATAACAACAGTATAGACAACATTTCCACTACCCATTCCTTTTGTTGTCATTTGTATACCTTTAAAGTCAACTTTGACATATGTTCCTGATCTATATAATTCTTTTAATTTTGCTGCAACGTATTGTGTGATCGTGTTAGAATACTTATGTGCAACATCACCCGTATTATCAAACTCAGGTCCAACGTATTTTCCCGAACAACCACCCGCACTACATACAGGTGTTTCTGCTTGTTCAATCAATAGACCCATCATCTGTTTTATTCTATATGTTTGTTCTTGTAGGTTCATTTTTAACTATATGAAAATTACATTTCAAGATCTTTCATATTCATTTTTTTATCAAATGATGTTTGATTTGTTGGGTTACTATCAATTGCAAATAATTCTTCAAAAAATCTTTTTCCTGGTTTAGCGATATTACCTAAATCTATAACACCGAGAGATGATTTAAAATTTTTTAAATTTGGTATCTCATCTTTTCTAGTTGAAAAAATATTTTTTATTAATGGATGATCCACTCTATATGATGCAAAATATGCATTATTGATTGATTTCAATAATTCTAATGGTTCATGTTGTGGACTGAAAGTTATTGTGTAATCTATATTACCATTGTTTTTAACAATGTTAATTGTATACATTGCTCCGTTATATGTTACTTGTAACTTATCTGGTGATACACTAACTTTTCCACCCCATTCTTTAATCGATTCTAAAAATGAATCCCAGTATCTCGGAGCATTTGTGGTGGATTCCTCTTCTTTAACTAAATTGTACTGTTTTCTGATTTCATTTCTTTCAGATTCAGTAATTGTAAAACGTTGTCCCATAATATTTTGTTTTTAATATAAATATCTTAAAAAAATGAAATAAAAAAAACCTCCCGGTTCCGGAGGTTTAAAAAATAAAATCGATTAATAATATTAATTTTTTAAGAATTTTCAACTTCGATCTCGGTATCTGTTCCCAAATCTTTTTCTCTGGTGATATCCATTTCCATAAGTTCATCATACAAACTATCTGCCCAACTTTCGGATCCGGGTAATGGTTTCATATCTGAAATGTTTTCCTTAATATATTCAGATATTTCTTCATCATCCTTACCCGATAATTCAGGATAATTGTCGGTATCAATTTCTACAGAGTCACGAACAACCATTGTTCGTTGATATTCGATTAGTCTTACATTAATTTTCTTTCCCATAAAATGTTTTTTGTAAAATATACAAAAAATAATTTAAATAATAAAATTTTACAGTTTTGGTATGTTTTGTGGTTTTTTAACAAACGTTGATGATGAGGTATTTTGTGGTTTATCTAAAACATCATTTTTAACAAGTACTTTATTTTGTTTATTTAACGCTTCTTTATTAACATCGTCGTTAATTAAATTCAATAAAGATTTTAAGTGATCTCCCTTTGTTAAAAAGGTCATAAATTTATTAAAGTTTTCACGATCATCTTTATTGACAAAATTATCACTGGCCCATTTTAAAAACCCCGATTTTCCTTGTGAAGTTAAAACGGTAATACCTGATTTATGTATTTTACTTAAAACATTTGCAATATTGGGTTTGATACCCAAAAAATTCATTGCTCTTACCGTTCTTCCTAATGAAAGTGGACTTGTTAGTAAACCAATTATTCCTTCAGTGTATTTTCCTCTTTTTAAATCTCTATATGCCATCATTGATCCATAACCTGCCGCCAGAAAACTACCGGCCAAAGGAATTTTCCAAAGTCCAAATTGTACAATTGTATCGATAATTAATGGAAATTCATCTCTTATATCGGCCAAGGCGCCTATGGGATCATGTGATCTACCGCCAAACATTGCCGGACCACCTAACATTATATTTTGTTCACCAATAATTGATTTAACATTACCTCTTTCGGACTCCAAAAGATAATAAAATCTATTTTTATATTGATCGTTCATATCATTATAAATATAACAAAAAAACCTCCCGGCGGGAGGTTTTAAAATTTAAATCGATTAAATGTGTTATCTAATAAAGAAAGATAATACAGATAATCCACCGATTAATAATGGAAACCATGTTTTCTTTCCACCCATAAGTGATAGGTGTAAAGCCACCGCACCACTCATTACAGATACGATGATTAACAAACCGTAAAGGGATGTTGCGGGGAAAATAAATAACAATACTCCGAGTAATTCTAAGATACCGATAGGTACTCTGTAGTTTTGGAGTTTCATGAATTGAAAATTCTGAACCGATTCATTTGATTTAATAATTTTGTCTGTACCACTTTTAGATAGGGTCCAAACTGCGGGGATACTAAGAATCCAACCGATAATTGATAATACTGTCATAATATATTTGTTTTATAAAGTACAATATAAACAAAATAATTGAAATAAAAAAAACCCCTCACATTGGAGGGGTTAATATTTTTTTTAGAAATTTATTTTAATAGGTTGACTTGATACAGTGTTTATTAATTGTGATGCCGCCTGTTGATCATTTGCAACACTTGCATTTTGTGTGTTGTAATATGTATCTCCGTTCTTGAAAACGTGTTTATTTTGTATATGTGCGTTTGCCCAATTAATTAAAAGATCATTATCTAAATTAATCATTTTTTGTCGATCCACCCCTTTATATTCTAAATAAACTAACGCCTTTACCCTATCGGTTATTTCAGGTGGTGCTTGTTGTGGTTGAGTTTGTTGAGTTTGAGTTTGTTGTGGTTTAGTTTGTTGTGTTTGTTGGCCACCCGAAGAGTTTTGACCTTTATATTTACCAAAAACCCATGCGGTGATTTTACCTCCTTCCCCATGGTAACACCAATGTCCACACTTCCCTTTTTCATTAAAGATATCAGCGTGTCCCGATATTCCCGGCCATTTGGGGTTATTGGTTATGACAAAAATTCCTTTGTTACCTTTTAGATATTTTTCAATATTTTCTGGAGTGTTATCTATTGAATCAATTGTAGGTTCCCCAAAAGTTCTTGTTAAATAAATTAAACTATTTTTAGCACCTGTTGTAATATCTTTACCTTTAGTGGGATACGTAATACCTTTAAACGTCCAATCTTTTTCACTTCTAAATGCACGACCACATTCTACACCCATTTTAATTAATGCCAAACATAATCTGGTTGCACATGCATTTTGGAATGTTTGTGGTGATTGTTTATATTGGTTTGGGAATATACCAGGAAAAATTTCTTCCTCATCCGCATTAGGAAAATTATTCCATAAGGCATTAAAATCCATACTTGTTACCACATTTTCAGGATTTACTGAAGCCTCGTTTAATACTTTCCTTGTTACTCCTTCGTATAGACCTCTTATTCTTGTTTTTTCTTCTTCTGTAATTATAAATTTTCCCATATTGAATTTTTTTTTAGGTTGGATAATTGGTTCTAATTTCACTAAAATTATACAAAACCAATTTACCGTTTTCACATTTCCATCTACACAATTGATATTTCATTGATGCAGGAAGTAACCTTGCATTATATTTTCCTTCACTGTTAACATAAACATCTGTTTTATATAACGTCACATCTTTACCATTATATTTTCCCGACCAACTATCAGGAACATTACGACCTCCTTTTAAAGGTGAGTAATGTCCTTTTTCAAATTGAAATCCTTTTAAACAAGATATATCATCTTTTTTAGGTACGATAGTAGGTTTTATAGTTGATGTGTCTCTACCCATATTTTGTTCACTGATCACATTTTTAATCAAGTCGATCAATTCACTTTCTGTTAATCTAACAACTTTCTTCATATTTTATTTTCTATATAAATATAACAAAAAAACACTCCCGGTTCCGGAGGTTTAACTTTTTCTCATCTCTCTATATTTTAGATATACACCGACAAAGAAACCCAATGATGAAGAATATTTTAAACATTCTTCCATAGTCGAACCCATCAACATAAGAATAATGAATGAGATGACAGTTGTACCGAAAACTTTCCAAAAGACACTAACCAATAAATAAAACAAACCGAATGGTAATAATAGAATAACAAAAAGAATACTGAGAATATAACCAAGTATTTTCGTTATTATTTTCATATCATTATAAAATCATAATTTAATTTGATTATTTCTTTAATCCTTTGTATGTTTTCTTGTAGATTCATTTTTATTTCACAATTTCTTTGAATTTATCCAAATAAACAGTTCTTTCGGAATCGACATTTATTAATTTAGTTGTTGGTGTCATATATTCGTCTTTGACTTTAATATAATATACACCATTGTCCACTACTCCGAGTTCATTCAAAAAGTAATTTATAAATTCATCATCTAAACCATTACTTTTTAATAATCCAATCAATCCATCTTTTGTTAACTCAGTAGTTGGGTCTCCAATTGAAATATCAGGTTTTTGTTTTGTCACCTCATACTTAGTTAAATATTGTTTCAAAACTTCTTTTGGGTCTCTTGGTTCCGTTAGTTTTCTAGTCTCAACATTTTTTAATAAAATATAAATTGGAGCGTGAAGTAAAACATTTTTAATCTTTTCGTTTGGTATATATTGTAAAATACCATTTCCGATATCATCTATTATAATTTTTTTATGTCCACCATATTTTACTTCTTGAGCCATATACCAATTTCTATAATCAAGTCCTTTTATTAAATCTTTATTATGTGGGTGCAAAGGGAAACCTACTGTTGTGTCTCCTCTTTTCTCTCCGAACCCTCCTTTTCTTTTTTCCGCCATTTGTTTATGAAATTCTTCACCTGATTGTGGATTAGGTCCATCACCAGAGTGGTCGTATTTGATTCTGTTTTGAATACATTGATCATCATCACATCCAAACATATCACTATCAATTTGAACCCACTGATTGGGGTCTGTTGATTTAAAAAATGGAACCGCATTTAAAATTTTAGCAGTTTGTGATTTTCCCGCAGATGACGTTCCATCAATCAAAATGATTTCTTTTTCTTGGGTTTCTTCCGTAAGAAGTCCCATTATTTCTTTAATTCTTTGTATGTTTTCTTGTAGGTTCATTTAAGATTTATTAATTAACTCATTAATCAATTCATTGATTTTTTTTAAAGGTTCGTCAGTTCTTAAATCCAAATACATTTCATTTGGATTATCTTTATTTGCATCAACAAAACCTAACTTTTTATAATACTCATGAAGTTTTGGTCCACTGAATTCGTCCCTTTTTAATGTAATGATGTTTATTTTATTTCTTTTTGAGTGTTCAAAAATATTTTTTAATAATATCAATCCAATACCTTTAATTGCATCATTTTTTCTATCTATTCTTTCTAAATAGAATTCTTTTGTTTTCCATGGAAGTTCAAGTTCGATACCCATTATTTCATCTTCACCGAAATATTTAACTTCCGCAGTTGCATCACCCAAAGAATAATATATGGTTGTCACATCACTTATTGCTCCTTTATTTACTTTTATATCTGCGGGAGTATTGTTCAATTCTTCTAATGTGGTACTTTCATTTTCTGAAATTAACCCCATCATTTCTTTAATCCTTTGTATGTTTTCTTGTAGGTTCATATTACTATGTTTATTTCTTGTTCGGTAATTATAAGTTTTCTCATATTATATGTAATTATTTTCTCTCAACATAAAATGACCTAATTCAAATGTTAAAATAGATTTAATATTTTTTTCTTCCCAGTATGGTATTCTTATTAATTGTATGTTGTTATCTTTACAATAATTTGTTTTAATTAAGTCTCTTTCTTGTAATGACTTAAATCCTTCTTCTCCACCAAAATACTCAATAGGTTCAAAATGTTGGATACCGTCATATTCTATACACACCTCAGTACCATCATTTTTTATTACATGAGCATCAAATTTTAGTTTATCACAATATCTTTTACCACCATAACCAAAGCAACCATCGAAAGATTTTTGTTTATTTACTTTATAACCTAATTCGTTTAATACACTTATCACCTGAGATTCGCCCTTACTTTCTTTTTTACCACATATAGGGCAACCTGTTTTTCCTTTTTTTAGGTTATGTATGTTTATACCTTCTTGAGCAAAAACAAAAGGTGTTGTGTGTTTTGTACATATAACATCTTTAACAAATAAAGTTTTATTTTTTAAACCATCCGTCTTATAAAAAAAATTTTCAGGTTTAAATGATAATCCTCTCTCCGCGGGAAAAGAATTAATCCAATCTCTCACATTTATTTTTACTGCAGATATAATTCTATCTTTACCACATTTTCTACAACCGTTCCCCCTTATTTTTAAATCTTTTACATTGATGTTATTTGATATACCATGTTCCTCACCATTTTCATCTGTTTTATGACATTTTATACCATCAATAAATCTTCTACCGTTTATTAATCTATATTTTACATTGGAAAAATCTAATTCAGGAAATTGTTTAATTAATTCTTGGGTTACCACATCGTCATCTTTTTTTTTAGGGGAGATTCTTAACAAATATTTCGTAATATCACCCCATGTATTTGAATCGTAGTTTCTATAAATGTATGTTTTTATGCCTGAATATTTAGGATCTTTTCTAAAATCATCCATAGACGAAAATTTAGAAACGTAATCTTTAACATCACTTAAAGTCCATATTTTTTTTTCAATTTCATATAATATTTCTAATAATTTCATATTATCATAAATATTCTGAAAAATTTCCAGAAATTTTTTTTTTCAGTTTTATCGATTAAAGTCCAATTTTAGGATTTTTAAGAATTGATCAAGTTTATCATTAATGTTTTTTGTACCTATTTTTTCTAATTTTTGGTTTAAGTTATTTATTTTGGTATAGAGTGTTGGATTTGATAATCTTGCAAGACCTGATTTAAATTCTATAGAAGAGGTTATTTGACTTGGATTATGTTTATAGTTATTTATTTCTTTTTCATAATTTTTTATAATAATACTAACCACTGAGTTATTGTTTCTTTTTATAAAGTCTTTGATATTTTTAATGATTTCATTATTTTCTATTGGTTTTGTTACTATACCATATATAACATCCATTTTAGATAATTCTGTTTCCATTAATTTTTGTATGTTATCATACATTGGGTCAATGATATCTTTAGGTAATTTTTTAAACACATTTATTCCGAATGTACTGATTAAGATTGAAGTTAAAAAATCGGGGTCATATACCGATAAGAATTTTTTTAATACATCGTATCTTTTATTTATTACTGATCCCCTTATTATGAATTTAACTTCATCTAAATTATTTGAATTTGTCTTTATTAATTCTATTATTTCATCAGATGGTTTATTGAATATATTTTTATCTGATCTAATATTTTCTTTATTTGTTATTTTACTATATTCTATCATCCATTCTCTAATAAAGTTTTTAAAGTCATTATTAAATTCACCATAAAAATGATAAGCATTTCCAAATTCACAAACACTTGATTCTAAAAATCTACTTATTGGGTCTTTTATGTTCCAGTCTCCCCTTTTTATAAGATAAAAGACTAATAGTCCATTTTGGACAGTATTAATTATTACTCGACCAGAACCTTCACCGACATCACCAAATCCGGCTGATGGTATTCCCGTTTGTAATATATTGGTATATTGTGTTAAGTTTTCACAAGATGTTATTTTCGGTTTTGATGACATTTCGGCAATATCATGTGAGTGTCTTGAAATTACAACATATAATTTATCCTCACCTTTATATTCTTTAGTTAGTGCACCTAAAAAATCAGTATAATTTTTTAAAAGTGTATTGTCATTATCATTTAATACTTTGGTTATTTTTATTTCTTGTCCGTTTCTTTTATTTTTTGCGGTATTTTTATTAAAATCAACAATTGAGTAACCTAATTCTTCTAAACTTGATGATATTTGATTTTTTAATTTATCATCTAATTTAATGTCTATTTTTAATTTTGGTGTATGTTTGGTTGGTGTAATTTGTTCACCAGTTTGTAGATCATAGTATAAACGATAGACATTTTTACCAAATATTTCTGTTAATTTTTCTTCATAATCTGATTTTAATTGTTTTGATCTAATTTGTTTAGATAGGTTAAGTGAAATATATTCATTAATTAAATTAAAATTAGATAACGTATTTTTAATAATATTTTTAAGTTGCGATTCTTTAATTAAAATTTTCATATTATCATAAATATTCTGAAAAATTTCCAGAAATTTTTTTTTCAGTTTTACCCCTATTGATCCGATTTTCAGATTTTTTCCGGAAAAATTTCTGTTACGGCATTGTCCCCCCTTTCTAACCCCCCCTAAAAACCCCTATTTAAGGGGGGATACGGGAGGGGGGTGGTATAGGGGGGAGGGGTATGTAGGGAGATAGGGGGGTCGCCAGAGAAATTTTGAATCGGGACGGGGGTGGTCGGTCTGTATCTTGGATAGGGGGTATAAAAAAAAGGTATCGTTTCCGATACCTTTGTGAACTCATTAGAGTCAATTTAAGACCTTATCTTTCTACAATGTAGTGAACACCACCCAAAGTAATTTCCTCAATAGAACTCAACTTAAATGATTGTACCAACACTCTCCTTTCTTGTGGTTGTCTTGAACTCTCACTCACTTTAACAAGGTAACTTTCAAACAATGTCTTTTCAACTTCGTTACCCTCAAAAATGTAACTTACATTCGGTTTGATTTCGTCAAATCTTTCAACTTGTAAGTAGTGGGAATTGTGTTTCTCATTGAACAAAACACACTTTGAAATATGAACACCCACCTTATTTTCCTCACTCACAAAATTACCCTCTCCACCCTCTTTTTTATCATTGGTATTCACTCTCGTTTCGTACTCATTTCCAATAAGGTAGTTACATTTGTTCACTTTGAACACCTTATCATAATAAGGGTTATTTGTTTTGTTCATACGAACTTTTGTTTTGGAAACGATATTAACAAAGGTTGATTTATCAACATTCATTAAGATTTCCAATAATTCAGTTTGTCCGATTGTTTTTGTTTCTTTGTTCATAGTTTTAATTTTTAATTGTTTCACAAATATACACCCTCAAAATGTATATTTCCAAATTTTTTTTTCCCTTTAACAAAACTTTAACATTTCGGGGGTGAAGGTTCGGGGTGACTTTTTTCGTGGCGAGAACCTACAAAGATACAAAATTATTTGTTAATAAAAAGTTAAAGTTTTCGTTAACAAAATTTTAAGAAAAAAAATTTGGAGGTGAACCCGTGAAGGTTTGGATTTTCTGTGGCGTGTAGGAAAAAAACCACAAAGGTACGAAATTATTTGTTAATAAAAAGTTAAAGTTATTATGAGCCAGAGAAAAAGTTTTCCGGGTGATCCGGGGTTTACCCGTAAAATTCTTTAACATAACATTAACATTCGGGTTGATTGTTTTGGGGTGTATAAGGTGTATATTTGTATATCGTTCACAAGTTAAAACTCTACTACTATGTTAAAAAGAACTCTCACACTCGGACTTCATCATTGGACTGACAATGACTTAATCCTGAACTTTTATGTTACCAAATTCGGTACTCGGTACATTCATTTGAAAACCGAAGAAGAACTCTCCAAATTCATCGGTACAACTCCTTGTTCGTTTACCAAACAACAGATGAACTTCCGTTACCTTATGGGGTGTAAATCAAATGTCCTGACTGACTACTCCAAACTTCAAAAGTTGGTGTTTGAAATGTTTGATGAAATCTCCTTCTACGAATTTCATCAAATCGTGAAAAAGATAGTTGGACAAGATGAATACGAAAGAAATAAATTCTTTGTGGAAAATGGATATAACCCTGAACGAATGATAATGATAAGTTAATCGGGTTGGAAACTGAAACGAAACCTCAACAGAAATGTTGGGGTTTTTTATTTCCCACAGAACTCCGTGTTCACCAGATTCGCTGGTGGTAAATTTCTTTGGCTTGTAGAACCAGTTAGAAGATGTGGTTGGGGACACCGCATGCGAAAATATTTCTGTGGCGGTTGTCTTACATAATAGGGGTATTACAGGAGGTTACACGCCAAGGAAATTCCATAATCCCGGATCACCTGTCGTGTCATCGTATTACACATTCACAAAACTTTAACAAAATAAATTTGGATATAAGGGTATAAATTGGTTAACTTTGACGAAACAAACTTTCAAAGTTATGTCTTACACAAAAGAAGAAATCAAAATGAACTTGTCAAGAAACCCTAAATGGATAGAAAGAGCGTTGGTTGTCTTACATAACCTCCAAACTACCGAAGAACAAATCACAAACGAAACAATCAAAGAGAATGGGGTTGGTTTTAATTCATCGGATAGTCGGTATCTCTCCTATTGTGCGAAATGGATAAAGGGTGGTAATCACTTAAACGAGAAACACCTCACTAAATGTGGTCAGAAACTCCCAAAGTATTGGAAACAAATACACTCAATGATTAAGTAACTTCACACTCCACTCAAAACATTAAACCTCCGATAGTATCGGGGGTTTTTTGTTAGAACTCCGTGTTCACCAGATTCGCTGGTAGATATTTTTTGTGGCGGATAGGTACAGATTAACCTACTCGCCATGGAAAATTATCCTGATCGCAACAGCGGTTCACGGGGAAAATTCGTTAACAACATTTTAACAATAAAAATTTGGAAATATAAGGTATAATGTCGTATATTTGATAAACAATTAAAAACTACTACAATGGACAAAATCACTCTCACACTCCTTCTCCTTACACTCGGACTAATGGGGTTAACAATGTTATTCTCTCACTATATGAGGAATGACAAAATCTCAAACATTTTTCTTCGTGTTTTATTCGGTTTGACAATGATGACATTCACTCTCTTTATGATGGACATTTTTCTCTCAAACATTTAATAACTACCAACTATGACACACGAACAACTACACAACTTCGTATCGGAAAAAGGTGAAAGGGAATTTAACCCACAAGAAACCTTACAAGTATTAACCCACAACAGAACAACATATTGGTCTTGGGGTGTATCTAAACTCCTTAATATGTTTAATAAGGGGTTATGTTTGAAAGTATCAGGACATCACCACAAAGGTTGGGTAATCATCACACTCGGTTTTACAGACACTTACTCGGTGTTTTATGTATCAAACAATGGTAAAGTCAAAGATGAACAACACTTGGTCTATTTTGACGAACTCACCGAAAGGATAGATGATAAAATCGAACGAATACCGATTTACAAACACTAATCACGAAATCGTAATACAGAAACCCTCGACAAAAGTCGGGGGTTTTTTGTTTTTCCACAGAACTCCGTGTTCACCAGATTCGCTGGTGGTGAATTTATGTGGCGGATCGTATTACAGATAAAGGTGGTATTACACGCCACATAAATTTTTTGGTTCAGATCCAGGTTTCCACCAGTGAAACTCTTTAACAATAGATTAACAAAATAAATTTGGAATATAAGGTTTAATGATGTATATTTGTTAAACAATTAAAACATACTACAATGGACAAAAACAAACTAATTAACAGAATTGAAAACATTGGTTTTCTTCTCGGTTGTTTTATCGGTTTATTAACACTTATGATGTTGGGGGCGGAACCTACTACTTGGGATGAGGATGGGTTGTACGATTATGAACACCTTTGGGATAAAGGAAATTCGGGTTGGTATGTTATGTGGACTTGGGTTTGGTCAGTTGTTACTTTGATTGGGTTGATAGTGGTTAGGTCATTCATTAAGAAAAGTTTAACAAAATAAATTTGGTTTTACTCGGTATAAGTTGTATATTTGTATAAACAATTAAAAACAAAAATTATGAAAAAGTTTTTCAGTTCTATTCTCGGTTTTCACTTGACAATTATGGTTGGGTTGGTTGTTATGTTTTACTTCAACAACTTGGAAGATAACTACCTAACAATCATTAACAACATTTTCTTGGTTATGATGTCTTTATCCGTTGTGTTATCGGTGGTCTTATGTTACTTTGACAAACGAATTTCTAAAAGATAGTTGTAGTTTTAATTGTGAACGAAACCACTCCGAAAGGGGTGGTTTTTTTATTTGTGGTATTACACAAAACTTGAATCGCGGTTCGAGCTGGGATTACACCTTTTTCTGTGGCGATCCGTATTACAGAAACCCACTCGCCATAAAAAAAGTTTACCAGGACGACAGGTATGAATATGGTTTTGAAAAATAAATTTGGAATCAAAAAATATAAGTTGTATATTTGTGTATTATCTAACAAATTAAATTTATATCAAATGAAAGAACAAAATGAATGTAATGGAAAAATGTTTCCGAAAGGTTTTTGGTCAAAGAATGGTAAGCCCACACAAAACGCCTTAATGATGTATTTTGTGTATTTGACACATTTACCTGAAAGTTGGAAAAAGAAAGTAGTACACAAACCCTCACTCGAAAAAACACGACAATACTTTGATGTTGATTATGGTATTGAATGTATGTTAACTTGGGGGATACAATTTGGTTGTAAAAATTCTAAAACGTCAGATGAAAGACACCACGCAATGTCTTTGGCTTATCACGACGCTTTGGGTATGATTGGTCAAGGTTACCGATACACCGAATTGAAAATTAAGTAGTGTTTGGTTTTAATTGTGAACGAAAAGTCCTCAACGAAAGTTGGGGATTTTTTTTGTCAAGTCACAGACCTCCGTGTTCACCAGATTCGCTGGTGGACATTTTTTGTGGCTGATCCTATTAGAGAAACCGACAAGCCATAGAAATTTCAGGATGGAAGGTGATCCGAATTCACCTTCACAAAATTTTAACAAAAAAAATTTGGAATAAGTATGTATATGTTGTATATTTGTATAAATAATTAAAAAAAACATTATGAAAAAGATTTATTCAGTTATCGTAGTTATCGTTCTTGTATCATTAACAATGTCCTCTTGTAAAACAAGTGGGTATGGTTGTAAGGGGAAAGAAAGTTGGGGTGGATTGATGAAAAGAATTAACAAACCTTATTAGTAGTATGGTTGGTTTTAACCCGATGTTTTTACATCGGGTTTTTTATTTTTTTTAACATTTTAGATTTGAAATATAATATTTATTGTTGTATATTTGTTTAACTAAACCCACTCACTATGAATTTACAATTAAGAACTGAACTAATCGGAAAAAGAATTATGATGATTTTTATGGATGACCCTCAACCTATTGAACCAAACACAATGGGTACAATTATCGGAGTTGATGGGTTAAATCAATATCAAGTCAAATGGGATAACGGAAGAAGTTTATCGGTTATACCCGAAGAAGACCAATTCGTCATTATTGACACAGAGTAGTCCGTTCGTTCCCTCATAAAGACAAACCTCAACAGAAATGTTGGGGTTTTTTGTTTCTCCACAGAACTCCGTGTTCACCATGCTCCCGGTATGTCATTTTCTGTGGCTGATCGTATTACAGGAAGTTAGACGCCAAAGAAATTTCCAACGACCCGGATCAGGAAATCGCCTGTCGGTTATCTTCACAAAGTTTTAACAAAATAAATTTGGAATATAAAGTATAATGATGTATATTTGTTAAACAATTAAAAACTACTACAATGAAACAAGACAATTCTGACCAATGGATTCAAGGATTAACATTAATAATCTGTTTTATTACACTTGTTATTGTAATCTCCTTAAAGTATTATCTAACGGGTGAAATCTAAAATAAATTTGGAATATAATAAATAATACCTTATATTTGTGTTATGAAACAGAAATACGAAAATAGATTTTACAAAATTTTACTTTTATTTTGGATGATGGTATTCACCTTTGTTTACTTTCAAATAAAATATCAATTAGTTTTCCATTTCTAAAAAACGAAATATGAAAAATAATTATTTAAGTACAATTAAAAGAAAGGAACAAGTACAACAAGGAATGTACGATGGTCGTTTCCGTAGTCGTGTGGTGGTAGATAAGAAGAAGAAAGAAAGTAAAAACAAATGTCGTGTTAAACTTAAAATCAATTATGTATGATACTTGAATTACATTCAGTCGGAAGTGTTATTGACACAGAAACACTATTCACATATCCAATGTTACTAAATGGTGGATATGATAAAAATCAAAATGTCCATATTGACGATGTTGATATAGAGTGGTTTCATAGTTTGTCTGATGAAGATTTTGGAACAATAAATGAGTTAATCAATCAAAGAAACATTAAATCGGAAATAGTATGAACAGAGATAGACTAAATAAAATTGAAGAAATTGGTTTTCGTATTACAATGATATTGGTGTTTAGTGTTTTCACTATTTGGTTGATTGGAACGATTGTCAAGTTAATAATGATATTGTCGTCATAGTTTAGGTTTGGTTTTAATTGTGAAGAAATCCCTCAACGAAAGTTGGGGGATTTTCTTTTGGAGGAACTTGAGTCGTGGTTCACCGTGTCTTCAGGGATTTTTTGTGGCTGATCGTATTCAGGTCAACCTCACAAGCCACGGAAATTTGGTAATCCGAATCACCTGTTTTCCTTCAGGAAATCCTTTCACAAATTTTTAACAAATTATTTTTGGAATAAAAATTTATATGGTGTATATTTGTTATATCATTAACAATTAAAACAAACATTATGAAAAAGTTACTTGGTCTTATCGTTATCGTGGTTTTATTTTCTTCTTGTAGTCATTATGTAAACGGAGGTGGTGGAGGTTGTGGGGTATGGTATCCTCGTAAATTTGAAAAAACAAAGGTGTTCCCTACTCGAAATCATCCAATGTATCGACACTTCGGAGGATAGTGTTCTAAATAAACCTATCAATAAAAATCCCTGACAATAGTCGGGGATTTTTTTTTCAAACACAAGAAGATGTGATCCGGATCAGCTCGACCGTGGATTTTCTCTGGCTCAGGTCAACCTACAAGCCAAAGAAAATTAATAATCCAGATCCCGTCCCTGAAATTTTAACAAAACTTTAACACAAAATCCTTTAACAACATTTTAACAATAAAAATTTGGAAATAGGTAGTAATAAGTTGTATATTTGTATAAACAATTAAAACAAATTTTATGAAACAGAAACAAAGAGTATTTGTAACAGAAAGAGAGTTGTTAATTATCTTAATGAGTATTGACAAACCTACATTCACTCACATTGTATCTAAAACCAAAGTGAGAATGAATAAAGGTGGTAATCCGTATTTTGATAAAGTTACCAAACACTCAAAAGGTAACTACTTCATCGGTGGTAGTTATGAGGATATGGTAAACACTCGTTGTGTGAAAGAGGGTATTGAACCTAATTTTGAAAGTCAAGAATGTTCAGTCGGAGAACATATTACCAAGTGTGTTCAGTATAATGAGAACTTACAGAGGTACTATCTTCAATACTTCATCTTCCCTACAAGTAACATCAAGAGTGAATTTACCTATGAGGGAGATAGTATTGAGAGAGAGTTGTTCCGTAGTTATGAGGTAAAGAGGTCGGAGAGTTCAAGACAACCACAAGAGAACAAACACAAACCACAATCGTTTATGGTATCTTCCATTGAGGAAATGACACTAAACGGAACGGAATATGTGGTGGTAGGTAGATAAGGTATTACACAACCGAAATATAAGGTAGTCATTTGACTACCTTTTTTTATGTCCATACCTATCCACGAGTCGTAGACAGAAGACGCGTCCGAAAATTTCTCTGGCGGATCGGTATTCGTATTACAGGAGCCACGGAAATTTCAACATCTCAGTAGACATCTCCTCGTCATCGTTAAATTCATTATGAAAACATTAACAGAGATTTTTTGGAGATATAAGGTATTACATAGTATATTTGATAAACAATTAAAAACATATACTATGAACAAAGAAACAATCAAAGTGGTGGTGTGTTATTGTAACTCACTTCCCAAAGGTTTTATGACACTTCGGAATTTCTTAAACTTTACAAATCGTTCGTGGTGGGATAGTACCAAAACTATTGAGATACCAAAAGAGTATTGGGAGAATGTCCACATTGGGAACATAGATAGGTATGTTGAAATGTATGAGAATAACCCTAAGTGGTGGAATGTTGTATAAATTTTAACAAATTAAATTTGGAATATAAATTTATTTGTTGTATATTTGTTCTATCATTAACAATTAAAACAATACATTATGAAAAAGTTACTCGGTCTTATCGTTGTGGTTATCATCTTTTCAAGTTGTGGAACAACTTATTACGGAACAAGTGGTGGGAATGGTTGTGGTGTGTGGTTTCCCAAAAAATTTGAAAGGGATAGAAGTCATCAAAGAAGAATGAATTGGATAAACAATCCAAATTCGGGTAGGTATCGTAGTGGTGTTCATTAAAAAAAAATTCTTATCTTCGTTAAACCTTAAATCAATTTTTATGAAACAATTACTTTTTATCTTGTTCGGTATTAAACCTCAACAAAAATTCAGAGAGTTGAAATTTGAAAAGAAACAATATCCTTTAAGGGAGTTCAATCAAACTGACTTTGAAAAGTGGTGTAACGAATTTAGAGTTGGTTGTATGGATGGAAAAAGGATAGTTCATTTTGAAATTGGGTAATCACTTACCTTTGATAACAAAGTCCTCAACGAAAGTTGGGGATTTTTTTTGTCCAAAACCCAAGAAGATGTGATCCGGATCAGCTCCATCCGGGATTTTACGTGGCAGATCGGTATTCGTATTACAGAAGCCACAAAAATTCCACTTCAGGACGACAGGTATGATTCTGATTTTTATTTTAACACTTTTTAACAAAAATAAATTTGGAGTGGAATTGTATATGTTGTATATTCGTGTATTGTTAAACAATTAAAACTAAACGTATGACAAACTTACAAAGAATTGGTAATTGGTATTCAGTTACAATTAATGATACTAACTACAATGTCCTTATTCAAAAAGATGATAATAAGGTTACTTGTGAACCTTCCTCAATTATTGTATTTGACGAAGATTTCAAAGAGGTTGACAAACCAAGTGTGTATGATGATATGATAAGTATATTTGAAAAAGTTGACTTCAAATACGATATGATTGATGATGATTAACTAATCTTTAACAAAATAAATTTGGAATGAAAGTTTATATCGTGTATATTTGTGTATTGTTAAACAATTAAAATTAAAAACAAATGAACTTTGTAATCACACACTACGGAAAAAATGTTGATGAACTCAACGAAAAAGAAAAAGCATTATTAATGGTTGATACCCTTATGACTACTCTTTTTATGAAAAAGAAAGAAGATGGTCTTGAACCGATTGAGGATATTATGTGTAACTCTTTGAGTAACAAAAGAAACGGAATTGTCCTTGACATTATGGGTTGGGAACAAGGGGAAACTCGTGAGGAAAAATTGGAACTCCTTGAAAGAATGGAACAGACAAAGTATAGTTATACTAAATTCTTAAAGGATATGAGAATTAATGTTAAGAAACACGATGAAATGGAAAGAGTATCATCATTGAATTAATTTTGGATTATCGTTTCATATTTACCCCCGATGTTTTTACATTGGGGGTTTTTGTTTCCCCGAACTCACCTTCACAGACAGCTCCATCGGGGAATTTATCTGGCGGATCGGTTTATGGACGCCACGGAAATTTCTGGATGGAAGGATGCTCCTTCAGAAAATAAAATTTGTTAATAGTTTTTAACAAAATAAATTTGGAATAGGGGTGTATAAGTTGTATATTTGTGTTATGAAGAAACTAAAACCTTACATATTTCCGATTATATTGGTTATGTATGTTTTAATTAAAACATTCTTCAAACATTAATTATGAAAACTTTAATTATTCACCCGAAAGACAGAACGACTGATTTTTTAAGTGTATTTTACCAAAACATACCCGATAAGGTTGTTATTAGTGGTGGGTACTCAAAAGATGAAGTTAGGGAAATGATAAAGGACTTTGATAGGGTTATTATGTGTGGACACGGAACTCCCAATGGGTTGATGTCCGTAGGTCAATTCAAAAGTAGTTGGGGGTTTATCATTGACGAAACCTTTGTTGATGTGTTGAGTGAGAAAACTGAAAATATCTTTATATGGTGTAACGCGGACAAGTTTGTTCGTAAACATAACCTCAAAGGGTTTTTCAGTGGTATGTTTATTTCCGAAGTCGGAGAAAGTGAGTATTGTGGTGTACCCTCTCCACAAGATATTGTAACGGAAAGTAATGATACATTCTCAAACATTCTCTCAAAGTATATCAATGACAATGTTTCGGTAATTCACAAAAAAGTTACAAAGGAATATGGTAAATTTTCCGAAACTAACCCGATAGGGTATTACAATAATAATAGGTTGTACCTTACACAATAGTTTTTTGTCATAAATAAAATAACCCCCGATGTTTCTACATTGGGGGTTTTTGTTTTTGGGGTATTACAACAAGATGTGTTGGGACGGTGAGCAGATCAGGGAATTTCTGTGGCTGATCGTATTACACTCGCCATAAAAAAAGTGGAAGACCAGAGCACCAGTCTTCAGGAAAAACTTGACTAATTAAAAAAAATGTATTACCTTTGTTTTGGTTTTTCACAGGATATTGGATTAATAACCCCCTTATGTTTCTACATTGAGGGGTTTTTTGTTTTAACAAAGGTTTAACAATAAATATTTGGAAATATAAGATTTTATTTCGTATATTTGTTCTATCAATAACAATTAAAAATTATTTTTATGAAAACAAAAATTAAGAACATTGTACTCGCAGTAGTTACTTACTTTATTGGTTTATTCATTGTATCGGTGTTTTTAAGTACATTTCAAACTCCCGATAATCTTAACCTACCGACTTTTGGTTATGTGTTATTTTACCTTTATTTCTTCGGGGGAATGTATTTGGTGTATCGTATTTTCTTAAAGAAAAAGAAAGAAATTAAACCCGAAACATTTTAATCAAAAAGTAACTTAACCCCCGATATTTCGGGGGTTTTTGTTTTAACAAAATTTTAAGAAAATAAATTTGGATTGTGTTTGTATAATTTGTATATTTGATTATCATTAACAATTAAATTTACAATTATGAAAAAGTTATTTGTAATATCATTTGTTGTTTTTCTTTTCAGTTGTTCAGTTCAAAAAGAGTGTAATGTGAAATTTAACCTTTCAAATTTAGATATTGACTTAAAAGATAGTGTTAATATAAAAGTAGAAAGAATTGTTTATACATATCTCGGAAATTTTGTTAGGGGTACTAATAATGTTTGGTATCGTCATCGTGGAATAGTTGATTTTAAGGTTGGTGATAGTGTTGTAGTTTTTAATGAGTTCAAAACTTTACCTCCTTGTCCTCGTGAGTGGGGGTTTTAAGAAAACATTAACAAAATAAATTTGGAATATAAAATTTATTGTTGTATATTTGTGTAACATTAACAATTAAAACAAAACACAATGGAAGCGATTAACACAATTACCAAAGGAAACTACAAATTAGAAATTTTTCAAGAGGATAGTCCCGAAAGTCCAAGAAGTTGGGATAATTTGGGAACAATGATTTGTTTTCACGGAAGATACAATTTAGGGGATAAACACGACTATAATCATAGAGATTATTCGGGTTGGGAAGAACAGAAAAAAGAAATTTCTAAACAAGAGAATGTGTGTGTTATCTTACCCTTGTATCTTTACGACCATAGTGGGATAACAATGAACACAACAGGTTTCAGTTGTGGTTGGGATAGTGGTCAGGTTGGTTGGATAGTAGTATCAAAGGAAAAAGTGAAAAGTGAATACGGAGTAAAAAGAATTACCAAAGATATTATTGAGAAAGTTACCAATGTGTTGAAAGGTGAAGTGGAAACATACGACCAATATCTTACGGGTGATGTTTACGGGTATAGAGTATCAAAGATTGAAGTGTGTGATAAGGGTTGTGAACACGATGAAGAAGTAGATAGTTGTTGGGGTTATTATGGAGAGGAAAGTGTGGAGGCGGAAGGTAAAAGGATATTGGAGTATTACATTAAGGAAGAAGAAAAGAGTGTTTGTTCATAGTTTAGTTTTAGTTGTTAAAGGGAAAAGGGTATCAGAAATGATACCTTTTTTTATTGCCCGAATTTGCGCTTAAGCTCGAACCAGTGCGCAACAGCTCGTGATTTTCCGTGGCAGATCCGTATTACATGCCACAAAAAAATTACCATCCTGAGTCAGCATTTTCCTTCAGAAAAACATTAACAAATTTTAACAAATTAAATTTGGAATAAAACTATATTAGTTGTATATTTGTATAAATTAAATTGTATGGAACAAACAATTAAAAAAGAAAAGAAAAAAAGTGAACCGAAGTATTTTACGGATGAAGATGCGAAAAATGTATTTGTTTTTCAAGAACCATATAAAACAAGTGTAAAAGGTAAACCTATTCAAAAATCAATATCATTAAAATTTCGTAAACGATGAAAAAAAATCTTACTTATTTGTTATTTAGTTTTGTTATCTTTACTACTATCGGTTGTTCAGTTAGTAGGTGTGGATATAAGAATAAGGTATCAAAAAGACAATTAAAAGAAAGTATGAAGTATTCCGATTGGAGATATTATTATCCAACTAAATCAATTACTCAAACATATCAAAATAATCATTACAATGTATATGATTACAATACTCAAAGAAAAACTGAAAAAGACAATTAATAATTGTTTTGTTAATGATACTGGATTGGTTGCGAAAGGTATTATCTATCAGTACGAGGGTAAACCTTTCGCGGGTTATGTCATTTATCAAACATACAAATTCTTTTGGATTACTCAATATAAGACCATTGACCACATTGATAGTTTGGAAACATTAAAAGAAGAATATCCAAACATTAAAGTAATATATTAAAGATTAAGACAAGCAATCAAGTGAAAATTCCCTGATGTTTCTACATCGGGGTTTTTTGTTTTATGACTGTAAATAGATTACAGTCTGGTCCAGTGCGATCAGGTTGATTTTCTGTGGCAAATCCGTACTATTGTTGCCACAAAATATTTTCCTGATCCGGATCACCTCCTCCTTCAGTAAATTCATTAAGAAAACTTTAACATAAATTATTTGGAAATATAAACAAAATAGATTTATATTTGTGTACTATCTCACTAACTATTAAACTCAAAAAAAATGAAAACAAAAACAATTAAAATCCAGACAAAAAGTAAAAGAAAATCAACTTATTCAAACCACGATGGAATGTATAAGAATAGGGCTAGAATGAAGATAGTTAATACAATTAAGGAGAGTAACTTAAAAAATAGAAGAATACTATCTTTACCGGCTGATAATTGTATTATTGAAAAACAACTTTTTACGAATGTATCTAAACTGATTAAATTTGTTTTATGTGAAAACAATGAACAAGTGTATAAAAAATTGTTAATGAATATCGTTACTAGTAAAACTAGAATCCCACATTCAATCCTTTCTGGTTCAATCGGTGATGAAATTTACAGAAGTCGGGAGAATGATTATACTGATTTAATACTTGACTATTGTGGTCAAATCGGAACATACCATAAAGAAATTGAACACGCAATTAAAAATAATATTGTGTGTGTCGGTGGAACAATATCTATGACATTCAATAAAAGAATTTCGGGAGATACTAATATGAAATTCATTGAAGAAATGGAACGACTTAACCCGAATTTTGATAAGAAAGAGGGTGAGAACAGAACAGAACCAGCCGTTATGACTTTTCTCAATCGTGTGTGTGGTATGAATTATCAAATTGTTGAAAGGTATTCGTATAGGGATGATGGGGATGATAAAAAAAGATCACCAATGATGTTGGTTATAGTTCGTAGAGTATCTTAACATTATCGTATTACATTTAAGGGGTATCAGAAATGATACCCTTTTTTGTTGCTGTCATCATAGCTCGATCGCAGCGCGCAACAGCTCGTGATTTTCTGTGGCAAAATCGTATGACACAAAGTGACTTGCCACATAATATTTTACAGTATTTGGGCTGGGGTCGTGATCCGATCCTTTAACAAAAGATTAACGTAAATTATTTGGAAATAAAACTATAATAGTTGTATATTTGTGAAACAATTAAAAACAAATATTATGAACCTTTATTTAGAATTTTCAATGGACTATTCAGGGGAGTGTGAAGATTATACACTATTCCTTAACGATGAAGATAAAACCTACGATTATGATTTTGAAGATATTACCAACTACATTAAGAAGTTGGAGGATAATGTTGAAGGGTTTTTCTTATCAGAACACAGAACATCGGGAACTATTACTATCATTGATGATGTAATGACTATTGAATTTAGAACATTCAACGAACCCGATTGGGATGAATTTGATGACCACACAATTACCACAACCCCTATTGATTTTAATTAATAGGGGATAAAAATAAATTTGGTTTTTAATTAAAATAGTTTTATCTTTGTTCTTTAATCATTAAAATTTATAATTATGAAATTCGCGTCAACCGACAATCTTAATTGGACAGTTCGTCAGGAGCCTGTTCAAACCGAAAGTGGTATCGTAATTCCTGGACAACTTGCGATAGTTCGTAACGATACGAATGTTCCTTTGTCAATTATGGCTGATGGTTATCAACCGTATCAAAATCACGAATTGGTTGAACTACTTGAAAGGGTATCAAACCAAACCGGTATGGAAATTAAAAAATCGGGGTTATTCGGGGACGGAGAGAAGGTGTTTATTCAGTTGAAGTCAAACGACCTTAAACTCGGTAATGATAGGGTTGAAGGATATTTGACAGGTATCAATTCCTTTGATGGTTCAACATCACTCGCATTCGGACCCAGTAATGTTACTATCAGTTGTACCAACTCGTTCTTCGCCGCGTTTCGTGGTCTTAACACAAAGGTTCGTCATACAAAAAATATGGTTGTTCGTATTGACGACATTTGTAGAAGTTTAATGGGTGTAGTTGAGGAAGAAAAGAAAATGTTTGATAACATTGTGAAGTTGTCGGAAACTCGTGTCGGAACAAAAAATGTTGATGATGTATTACGGACATTATTCAACATTGATAAAAGTGTTAATCTCAAAGATATTGAGGCGATATCAACCGTAACTCAAAATAAAATATCTCGTTTCTATGTTGATTTGAACGGAGAAATGAAGGAGAAGGGAGATAATCTTTGGGGGTTGTTTAGTGGAGTAACTAAATACACAACTCACTCAATGAGTAAGGAAGACAATACCGAAAAGAAAATGTTTGGTGTGTACGGAAATCGTGAAAGGAAAATCTTTAACGACTTGGTTGAATTGGTATAACCCTATAAGTGAATCGTGTATAACCCCAGCAAAAAGCTGGGGTTTTTTGTTGCTTTTCACCAGCCGATCGCAACAGCGCAACAGGTGGGATTTTCTGTGGCAAGAAAATTACAGGGGAAACGACTCGCCACAGAAATTTCAGATGACGCCGGGCTAAAAAGTTCGTAGCCCAGATCATAAAACACATTAACAAAAGATTAGCACAAATTATTTGGAAATAGAACTATAATAGTTGTATATTTGTATAAATTAAAACATTATGAAAAAAGTAATCACACTATTATCAGTTGTTGTCTTATTGACAAGTTGTTCAACACAATATCAAACAACAAGTTACAATTCGGAAAAAAGTTATACCTTTAAGAGAGGTGGTGTTCGGTATAAAATAACCGACACTTACACAAGAAAAGTTGAAACCGATACATTAACAATTAAAAAGAAATAATATGAAGTTTGATGTAATTTCCCCCGATGGTTTTTCAATTCATTTTTCCGACACTTATAGTAATAAGAAAGAAGCAAAAAAAGCTTTTGAGAAGTGGAAGAAGAATTACGAAAGACAAGGATATTATAGTTCGGTAAACTATGGTAGAATACCTTTGAACGAATTACACAACTACATTAAAATTGTTAAACTATGAATTTAGACAAAGCTGAGAAACTCACACTATCTTTGATGCACAAACACAATTTACGTGGTTGGAGTTTTAAGTGGGATAATTCATTGAGGAGGTTCGGTTGTTGTAGTCAAGGTAGAAAGTATATTGGGTTGTCAAGGAAATTGGTTGAGGTAAATAATGTGGAACAAGTTAAGGACACAATACTGCACGAAATTGCACACGCACTTGCGGGACCTGGTGTAGGACACGGGCAAAAGTGGAAAGATATTTGTGTTCAGATTGGTGCAAAACCCGAAAGATGTTATGATAGTGACGACACAAACACACCCGAAATGAAGTATTACGCGGTATGTGGTGCTTGTGGTAGAAAACACGAAAAGGCAAGATTAAAACTAAAGCATGTTCGTAGGTCGTGTTTATGTCAAAGTGGTAAGGATTGGAACAATAGAGTTTTATTAGAATTTCAAACAAGATATTAATTCGTATGACACCAGAACAACAAGTAAAAGAAATTCAGTTGAAGGCACAATATAGTGTACTATCGGAACTATCGGAATGTTTTGGTAAAGGTAGTAGACACGAAGCGGCAGTTAAGATTAATAAAACGATGAATGAAATTTTATACAAGTTAGAACTATTAAATTATGAGTACACACAACAGGCGAGGTCATACACGAAAGGTTAAAGTTAAAGGAGCCGTTAAGTGTATAAAGATTAAACCGACAAAAGTTAAAAAGAAAAAGTAACCCAGAGAAATCTGGGTTTTTTGTTGCTTTTCACCAGCTGATCGCAGCGCAAACGCAGCTCGGATTTTCTGTGGCAGGATCGACACACTTGCCACAGAATATTTTCCTGATCCCGGACATCTTTTTCTTCAGAAATCCTTTAACAAAAGATTAGCACAAATTATTTGGAAATAGAACTATAATAGTTGTATATTTGTCTAAACAAAAACAAATCACAATGGCTATCAAAAGTAAAAACTCAAAGAAATCAAAACTTGAAATTGACTTAACTGGTCCAGATGGTAACGCCTTCGTTCTTATCGGTATCGCGGGTAACTTATCAAAACAATTAGGTTTGGATAAAAGTAAAATACAATCCGAAATGATGAAAGGTGATTATGAAAACTTGATAAAAGTTTTTGACAAACATTTTGGAAAATTCGTAACTTTATATCGTTAATAAAACTATTTCAAATGAGAGTAACAAATTTAACAGGGGCTATTGTCCTAATAAAAATACAACACAAGGTTGATGTTGTTCCTTCAAATATCAAAGGGTTTAAGTGGCATATTCCAGAAATGGATGATGATGGTGGTGTCCATATTGAAACTGATGAAGACCTTATTAAATTATCAAATGAAATTTGTGATTTTGATAAATTGATTGATGAAGTCATTGAACAAATTAAACACGACATCAATGTAAGTGAGGATTTTACCGCAATTGACGAACTATTAAGAACGGTTCCAGTTATCAACTTAATAAATTATTTACCCGAAACAATACAACAAGGAAAATGAGAACAATAACAATTCATATCATTGATAGAGATAGTTCACGAACTATGAGTGAAAGTATCAGGGTTGATGGTGTTAAACCGATAGACCTTGAAAACAATATTGTTAAATTACTTTCCGATGTTCCTTTCCGTAAATACTATATGGAAACTGAAACAAGTGATGAATTAACAAAGGAAGAATTGGAAGTTATTGAAAGGATCATTAACTAAATTTTAACAAAAATTATTTGGAAATAGAAAGTATTACATTGTATATTTGTAAAAAAATCGTATGACACTACAAGAATTAAAAGAACAACTACAAGAAGATTTAATCTCACACTTGGAGGAATTAATCTCACAAGAAGATTTAGACATCGTTTGTAATATAGTAATCAATAATGTTAATCAATTAAAACAATAACAATGGGAGCAACAGATTTCAGAACAACAAAAAGAGGTTGGTCAATGTCCGAAGCGTATGACACCGCAGTTGAATATGCGAGAGACGAATATGGAAACGATGGTTACAACGGAACAATATCCACAACTCGTGGGGTTATTGATAAGACCTCAATGTTTAAGTCATCAAAACTTTCTATTGATGAATTTATTAACAAACATATTGATAGTTGTCAGAAGTGGGGTTCGGCTTGGGGAGTATGTATTGAAGAACCGACACAAAATAAATCTAAGATAAAATCTAAGGTTACAAACATTGTAAGTAAGGGAACGAAGAAATGGGAGTTGGTTTATGATGTGATTGTTCGTGGAGATAGTGTTAAGTCATTCAATAGTAAGAACGATGCGGTTAAACATGGTCGTGATTTGGTTGAGAAGAGTAAAGGAAGAGTATCAATAGAAATGAGGAAGAAACTTGTTAATGGTAACACAAGGGTTGCGGAGATCGAATATAAAACCGATGGAAAAGAAAAAGAGGGTAAGTATGTTTTCTTCGGAATTGCAGCATGTTAACAAAACTTTAAGAAAATAAATTTGGAAAACTAATATAATAGTTATATCTTTGTTACTCATTACTAATCTAACTCGGGGACAGGAGTTCTGAACAAATTATCTTATGAATAAGTTTCATGGAAAAAAAGTAGGAGAAATCTTTGAGACAAAAGATTATTCAATTTTCAAATTCAGAGAGGACAATCGTCCAATCATTCCAAACCATGTTAAGAAGTTAGCGAAGAGAATGTCTGAACGTGGTTGGTTACCAACATCAGTTGTCACTATTAATGGAAGTGGTGATATTATTGATGGACAAAATCGTGTGACCGCAGCGATGAGTGTTGGTTGTCCGATTCGTTACAAAGTAGTGAAAGGAGCAGGAAGTGATGAAATGACGGAAATGAATACACTACAAAAGAATTGGTCTCCGTTTGACCACTTACACAAGTTCGTTGTGAAGGGTAATAAGAATTATGTTGTATTCAATAATTTCATTACCGACTATCCAATGTATAAGTACACCGAAGTCGCGATGTTTCTCAACAACTCAATGTCAAGTGTGAAGAGAGATACTTTTGAAAGTGGTGAATATGTTGTAAAGAACGAGAAGAAAGCTCGTGAGTGGGCTAACAACATTCTTGAACTCAAACCTTACTTTGAGAAGTATTACAACAAGTCAATCTTTGTGAGGGCGATGGTGAAGATTATGTCAAATAAGAAAGACTTTGTTTTTGAAGAGTTTTTACACAAAGTAAAGTTGAGACCAATGAAGTTAGTTCCGTGTGGAACGGTGGAACAATATGTGGAAATGATTGAGGGTATCTACAACTACATGAGAAAGGATAAAGTGAATTTAAGGTTTTGAGTTAGATAGTAAGTGTGAACAAAGACCACTCCGAAAGGGGTGGTTTTTTTTGTTACGAACTCAGAATCTGCGGTCCTGAAGACGACGGGGAAATTTTCTGTGGCAGGATCAAACTCTTTAACAAAACATTATGAAAATAAATTTGGAAATAGAAAGTATTATATTGTATATTTGAAAAAAAACATTATGATTGAAATGATTAAATCGGAATTGAAGTGGAGAGGAAAAGAAACCTACTCAATAGAAGAAATTATTGAAGTCATTGAGAAGTATAATAAAAAAGAAGAAACTCATAGAGTTGAAAGTTGTGGGTTTGTTGCCGATATGGAAACCAGACAAATAACTATTGACGATAAAAAACACAACCTACCAAAAAAAGAATTTTTGATTATTCATTACCTTATGGAAAATAAAAACAAGGTATTGAATAGAGATAAGATACTAAATAAAATTTGGGAAGATGATGTGATTGTAATAAACAGAACTATTGATGTTCACATCAGGAGAATTAGAAATAAATTTCCAACAATTCCAATTAGAACAATTAAGGGAGTTGGATATACTTGGAGTGATAGAGAGACTTTAACAAATGTTTAACATAAATTATTTGGAGGTATAATGTTTTAAGTTGTATATTTGTAAAAATTAAAATTATGGTAACTTTACACGAAGAAAAATTTATGGACTATAAAATCGGTTTAGCCGGTTCGTTCAAACAATCACTTTACGAAACCTTTTTCAAAGGAGATACGGAGAACAGAAAGAAGTTAATGTCTGTTTTTCCCGAACTTGAAGTCGCTCAAAGATACGCCTCCGAAAGTGGTTATTGGAAAGGACTTGTGGAGAGATATAATAAACAATACAACACAAACTATAACCCATAAAATAATATGCCAACAAGAGAACAAACAGACAAAGTTTTCACTGAATTGATAAGTTTATATGACATCGCCGATGAACTTGAAAACAATGGCGAAGAAGAAAAATCAATCGAAATGAGAATTAAACTCAACATTATCGGACAATTTATTCAATCATTAATAAAATAAAATGAAATCACAACAAGTTTTTATTGTAATGTACAATGACCGATATGGTAACGGAGACCAGAAGAAAATAGAGGTGGTATTAAAAGATGAAAAAGATTTTAAGAAGTGGTTGAAGAACCATAACTACGATAGGGATGCAGAACCCGAAACAAAAGAAGAATTTGATTTAATTCCAGTTAACCTTTTAACTTTTGATTAACGATTATTATATTATCTTTACAAATAAAAAAAATTGTATGACAACACAACAATTCAACGAGAAGTACAAAGATTACTTGGAGGAAGGACACTATGGTTTAGCCATAGGTGCTGGAGAATTTGTAGAATGGTTAGATAAAAAGTTTGAGGACTTTGTTAAGAAACCCGGTTTTAGATTTACACAGATTAAAGCGAAATTCGGTTATGGTAGATTTTACGCCGAAGGTTTAACAAGTGATGAAGTTCGTGAAGTGGAACAGAGAATTACAGATTTACATTCAGGTACAAAATTAGAATTTTAATTATGGCAAGAGTATCAAAATTAGCACAAAGACAAACCTATTCAAACGGACATCAAATTTGTGTTGGATTGACTGGTGATATTGGTTATATATCTATTGAAGATAATAACCTTTATCCCGAAGGTGATAGTCGAGCAGATAGAAGGGATATGAATTTTAATAGGATAATGGTTCCCGTTATGACAAGGGAAGACCTTAAAGATTTACAGACCGCTATTGGTGAAGTATTAAAAAACTCAAAATAATGTCATACACAATAGATAAAATAATTCCAGTCAAATACGAATGGGATGATAAATGGACGGTAACCGCAGATCTTCGTGGACTTGAAACCTTTGAGAACTGCGAAAGTAATTATGATGTGGTTGAAAGATTAAAAGATAATAATGTCCTTTCAAGTAAAACTAGTGAGGATAGTGAATATTGTCAATTCTTTGCATATTTCAGTACAAAGAAAGCGGCAGAGAACTTTATCAAAAGATTAGGAACTTATATTGAAAAAAGAAAAAAATTAATATCATCTTTGTAATATGGAAATTTTAACATTTAGAGAATGGAGTGAGAACTTTGTAAAAGTTATCTTTGATTTAGAGGGTGGAGTAGAAATCAAATCATTTAACAAAACAATTCTTAAAGTAAAAACCCCAAAGATTGTTAATGGTTTGTTAGAAGAACAAAGTAAAATGTTGTTGAAACATTACACCGATAACTTTGATAAAATACAAAGTCAGTATCAAGAATTATTAAACGAAGTTATATGACCGCACACCACATAGCAAAAGTTGTTCAAAGTCAATTCGATAAAGTAGATTTCGACGCCATCATTGATAAGTGGAAACACATTAAAAGAGAGGATTGTGGTAGAGTATCAGATGAATGGGTTAATACAAGGATTGATGATAAACAATACTATAAGTGGATGAGGGCGTGTTCCTTATTAGAGGAACATATTAAAAGGAACTTTGAAACCTTTGAAGAAACTGAATTGGTTTATACTTGGGCGAAAGACCTTTGTATTCAAAAGAACAATGAATTAAATAGGTGGCGTCAGTTTGGTGCGTATCAAACATTTTCTCAATTTAGAAAGAGATAATATGAGAAACCTAATCTGTACCTTTTTAACCCCGACATAATGTTGGGGTTTTTTGTTGCTTGAACTTTGCTGGTCCTGTGCGCAACAGGTGAGATATTCTGTGGCAGACTAAACACACTCGCCACAGAAATTTCAGATGACCGGGGTCAGGACAGTTTCAGGGTAAAACTATTTATATCTGTTAAGAAAATTTTAACAAAATAAATTTGGAAATACAAAGAAATAAGTTGTATATTTGTAATGTCATTTAATTATTAACTCAAAACTTTTTCAAATGAAAAGTAAAGTAAAAAAACAAAAACACACCCTACTCAAAGGAGAGGGAGCAAACCAACACACTCTTTACGGAGAGTTTAAGATTGATGAAGAAAAGTCCTTTGCAACATTGGAAGTAACAAAGGATAGTGTATTAAAACACGAACAACCTGACGGAAGTTTCTCAAACGAACATCAAGCCTTAAAGATTGACAAAGGTAATTGGGTTATGGGAAAACAAGTTGAGTACAATCCGTTTTCTCGTTCAGTAAGTCAAGTTTGGGACTAATTTATTCACACACTAAATCAACTCAAATGGCAAATCCGTTAATTCATTCTAAATCCAGTGTTAAACGCTGGGGTGGAAAGGTAGAAGATTATTTACCTATTCACGAACTTATTGATAGTCCAAAAATGACTATGAATAATAATAGTGCGAGGTTACTTACTCACAATACCTGGTTCGCATACCACATTGTTCCGAAAATCTTTGGTTACAACATTGTTAATTCTGACGGAAAGTCCGTTGATGTTGTAGATATTGCGATGTTACATATTGCAGAAGATTTCCGAATGAAGTTTGTACCGACACCACAGGACTATCTTAAACATTTAGAAGTCCAACCCTGGATGAATAATGGAGTTAAGCCCGTTGATAATCCCGAAGCGTACGAAATTGTTAAAAACTTAAATCAAAAATTACACGATTATGCAAACTAATGAAGCAGTAAAACTCTGGAAGGAGTTAGGTATTACACACGCAAATATGGAGTTCAGTTGTGGTGGAGATAGTATGAATGACTACCACTTTACTTTCTACAAGAAAAACGATAGTAAGAAAAAGAATGTCCCCGAAGAAATTGAGGTTAATAGTCCCGAATTGGAAAGTTACTTTGACAAAGAAGTGTTTGATGAAGTTGAGTTTTATGTAAACTCTGACGGACACTACATTGGGGAGCACGGAAATGTTTATATTGAATTAGATGATAGTGATGAAGATGAAGAAGAACATACTTTCATTTATTCAAAAAGTGCCAAAAGTGAGTGGTCGGAGAGAATTGAAGAAACAATGGAAATCAAATTATCAAAGAAGATGTCTAAATTTGTTTCGGAGTATGTTAGTAACATTAACGGAGAAGAAGGGAATTGTACTATCAATTTCAAAAAAGATTTCATAATGTCTGACGAACAAGAAAAGTTGGTGGGAGAATTGGAAGAAATTGTATTACAAGAAACCGCAGACTTTGAGCCTTCCTATGATGAAGGGGAGAAAGAAGATTACTATACTTTCACAACAAATGACGGAGATGATAGAGAAGAATTAACTATCAAAGATGATAAGTTGTTGGTATCTGTTGGAACTTCGTTTATCATTTACAAAGAAGATTAAATTATTAACAAATTAAATTAAATCAGTTATGCAAATCGTTATCAATAATTTACAATTTCCGTATGACATTGGTTGTCGTATTTTGAAAGTGAAACACAAAGATTGTCCTTTCAGTCAGTTGGAAGATATTTGGGAAGATATTACCCCGATTACTTTCAAAGAGATAGCCCAATTAGAGAACTTGGAACAACGCCGTGTGGCTATGTTGAACTATGGGTTAGATAGATTGGTCAAAGAGATTAAACCCGAATTGATTGATAAGAAAACATTGAAGAAAACAACAACTTGGGTTAGTCAAGACGGACAACTTGTTACCAAAAAATTCAATGACACTTATGAACTTTACAAAGTTAATGGGGAAGTTTTCGGTAAGGCTCGTAATTCTTGGTCAAAACCTGATGATTGTTACTATGTAAAGTGTAAGGACACAAGTACCGACAGAGAGTATTTCATTTGGGTTGATATGAAAAGTGTGGCAAACACAAATGGTCAGGGTTGGAATTGGGATATTAAAAAGGTCAATGCAATTCAGGCAATTGCTTGGACTATTCAAACGGACATTCCCGAAGGTTGTATTGAGAAGATTGTAAGACAGGGAGATTGTGTGTTGATTAAACCGATAGGGAAGAAAGTAAAGTCGGAAAGTACAAGACACTTAACGGAAAGTGAGTACAAAAATCTGTTGGTCGCTGAGAGTTAGTAGTTTTTGACAAATGAAAGGGGGTACAATTAGTACCCCTTTTTTTATGCACTTTTTGTGCACTCGATCTGCATATTAACAGGTGAGATTTTCTGTGGCGGATCAACTATACTCGCCACAGAAAATTCTTGGTTCAGATCCTGAAATTTTTAGATATAATATCTTAACTAAACTTTAACGAAAATAAATTTGGAATCAAAATATATAAGTTGTATATTTGTAAAAATTAAAATTATGATTTACACAACTAAAGCTCAAGCAAAAAAATTAACGGGTATCGGTTACCTGGGGTCGGTTAACTTAACTACCAAACATCAGAAGGCGTACAAGTACAATGAACTTACTTATAGTTTATACCTCGCACCCGCAAAGTCAAGTGGTTATGAGGTTTGTCCTATGAGAAGTGAAGAATGTACATTGCTATGTTTGAACGAATCGGGAATGAATAAAATGACACAGAAGGTAAAGGGTGATGTTATTAATGAATCTAGAATTAAAAAAACGAAATTATTCTTTGAACACAGGGAATTTTTTGTTAATTGGATGATAGATGAAATATACACCGCAAAGAAAAAGGCAGATAAACTCGGTCACAAGTTCAGTGTTCGTTTAAACAATACATCAGATATAACCCCCGAAAGTTTTTATGTGACATATAAAGGAGAAGTGAGAAATGTATTACAGATTTTCCCCGATGTTAAATTTTACGATTACACGAAAGTTCCGAAACGAATTGAATTGTTAAAGAAGTACAATAACTACGATTTAACATTTTCATTTAGTGGATATAACTTTCCCGATTGTATTAGTATGTTGAATAATGATGTTAGAGTGGCGGTCGTATTTAGAAAAGAATTACCCGAAACTTTCTGGGGTCGTAAAGTTATTGACGGGGATGAATACGATATGAGATACTACGATGAAAAAAATGTTATTGTAGGTTTGAAATATAAAAGTGTTAGAAACAAGTTAAAGGATGATTACAAGTTCGTTGTTTAGTAGTTTTTGTTTTGATAGAGAACCCACCAGTAAAATGGTGGGTTTTTTATTGCTGTTACCAGAGCAGATCGCAGCGCAAAGCACAGTGGAATTTCTGTGGCAGAATAGTTTTATTGATTATCAATGAGTTATGAAAATAGCAAAAGTTGCAAAAGTTGCAGCAACACCAGAGCAAGTTGCCAGATTCAGAGCTATGGATTTTCTGTGGCAGACATTTGTATTACGCCACAGAATATTTTTACCGTGCCGGGCTGGGGTCGTGATCAAAAATATTTTTGCAAAATTTTAACAAAATATATTTGGATTATAACTTTATCCGTTGTATATTTGTGATGTCATTAATTATTAAACTCTAAATTTTATTAACATGGGAACTAGATCTCTCACAACATTCATTGAAAGATGGAACGATGAAAAGACAGGTAAAAAGAAACAAGTTAAGATTGTAACAATGTATCGTCAAATGGACGGTTACCCCGAAGGACACGGACTTGACCTCGCAGATTTTTTGGCTGGTGGTACTGTTGTTAATGGTTTGCCGATAGGTGTAATTACAGGTGAAGACAAGACACTTTACTTTAATGGAATGGGTTGTTTGTCCGCACAGGTAATCGGACATTTCAAAACCAATTCTGGAGGAATTTATTTACACAGGGGAGGAATTACCAACTGTTGGGAACAGTATCGATATGAGGTTATTGTAGATGAAGACAACCCGAAAGAAATCTTACTCCGTTGTTATGATGTGTATGACCGTAAATGGATATTCGAGGGAAACCCTAAAGATTTTGTTAAAAAATACAAAGAAAAAGAAAAAGTATAAAAAATATTTTTGTATTATAATTTAAAACTCCGTATATTTGTATCACATTATCTAACAATTTAAATTTTATTTTATGGGATTAGACCAGTATCTCTCCAAGAAAACTTATGTTAAAAATTGGAGCTTCCACACTAAGGAACAAAAACACACTGTCACCGTTAAGAAGGGTGGTAAGAAAAGAACCGACATTAACCCTGAAAAAATCTCCTACATTGTTGAGGAAGTAATGTATTGGAGAAAAGCAAATCAAATTCATAATTGGTTTGTACAGAATGTTCAGGATGGTGAAGATAATTGTCGGGAACATTATGTGGAGAAAGAAAAACTGAAAGAACTTGTTGACACCTGTAAGAAAGTTCGTGACAGTTTATTGAAGTCCGAAATCAAATTGGTTCAAGCTGAGGTTGGTTGGGCTAATGGTGAGAAGATGTATGACAATATCGAAGTTTACACCGACACGGAAGTCGCGGAGGAATTGTTACCACCGAGTCCAGGTTTCTTCTTTGGTTCATATGAGTTCGATAAATGGTATCTTCAGGATATTGAAAATACTATTAACGCGATCGAACCACTATTAGACAGTGACGGTGAATTTTATTACGACTCGTCTTGGTAAAAAAATATTGGGGATATTGTTTGGTAAAACGATATCCCCTTTATATCTTTGTATCACATTTTAAAATAAATCTTATGACAAAAGAATTGTTACAAACTTGGACAACCAAAGCGAAAGAAGTATTAGAGGGACGAACTATTATATCAGTCCGTTATCTTAATGATAAAGAAATGGAAATGATGGGTTGGTATAAACGACCTGTCGTGTTCTTCCTCGACAACGGAACATCCTGTATTCTCTCTATGGACGACGAGGGTAATGATGGTGGTGTTTTATTCTATGGTAAAGATGGTGTATTACCTACACTTTAAAATAAATCTATATGAGAAGTTTTTTAGAATTAAAAACAGCAATAACAAACGGTGTTCCATTAGTATGGAATGACCCTGACCCAATCAAAGGTACTGATTATACAATCACATACATTGAACCACTAGATGAAATTGATGATGATGAAGACCCAATGGGTTATCCAATTCTAATTCAATATGGGGGTTCAGAAGCTCAGGTTTATTTACATGAAATCATTTTAAAATAAATCTATATGAAAAAACGAATTAAAGTTAGGTTCAATCTCGGTAGAGGTAAGAACTATCTAAAATGGAAAATCGAATATCCATCAGGTGAGGTAGAGTATCATTATCCTATCAATGTACAACTCGTAATGAAGAACTGTCAGCTTAAGAACAACAGGAATGCCGCTGAGAAGATTTATAAAAATCAATCACACAAAGTCGTTTGTGCTTGGGTACTCTGTGAGGATATCGATGTGAAGTTCGATAAATTTAAGGCGTATGACACGATGGATCTGGATCGATTAACATACAATCCAAGAAGATTACCATATTGGGTGAAAGATGATGGTTATCTAATGTGTATGGATGGAGTAACAGTAAATGAAATTGGAACAGTGGATTATAAATTATTCATAACTAAAAATTAAAACTATGCCAAATTGGTGTTCAAACTCAATCACCATAACAGGTGATGAGGAAAAAATTAAATTCTTAAAGAATGTAATTGAGAATGGTATCCCCACTGAAAAACGACAGGAAGCGAATGTTTTCATGACTCTCGTCGGAATTCCTCCTGACATGAATCTGTATGAATATGAACAGAAGTGGTATGGAACCAACATAGATAATTGGGGGACCAAATGGGATGTGGCATATAATGAATCTTATTTCTCTTTTGAGGATACTGAAATAACCATGTCACCTGATACAGCTTGGTCACCACCAATTGGATTTGCTCAAAGTTTGGCAAGGAACTATGGGGTAAAGGTGGAGATGTACTATGAGGAACCAGGTTCCGACTTCTGTGGTAAAACTATAATCACTGAAGATGGTACGTTGACGGAGGAGGATTATGATTTTGTACATGGGAAATATGTCTTTGATAAAGAAGGTTTTTGGAATGAAATTATAAATAATATAGAGTTTGCAAAAGAAGATGATGTATCTTTGGAAAACTTCATATTGGATTATGGTTATGTGAATGAAGAAGACAAAAAAGAGATTGAGAAATTATATAATGAATCATAGTTTTTATTTTTAACCAGCTGTTTATACAGCACAAATCAAACAAGTATGGGTAGAGTTAACAAACTTACAGAGGGTGTGTTCACCAGTATCGTAGGTAATCAAACAATCATTCCTTCGTATGACAAATTCTTAAATGTTCAGGACGATTTAAAAAAACCGAGTCAGGAACTTAAGAAATTAATCACACAATACAAGAAAGAAATAACATCAAATAAAACAATATTTGAGAAGTTAGCAAAGCTTGAGGATGTGATTATGCAGATCCGTACACGGGACAACCTGTCCAATGATATGATCAAATTGAACATTGTCCGTGAGTACATCTACGCTCGTATTCCTTTCCATCGTAACGATAAGGAATCAAACGACATCCGTGTCATCGTTGGATTAACTGAATTCAATGGTGTGGAAGTGGACAAGATGTATGACAACAAAGAGTTTATGGACAAAGCCAAGAATAAATTGGTTGAGGCTATGAACGAGATTATTAACCAAAATTTGGAAACTGTAAATAAAATAGATTAATATGAAAAAGATTAACAATGTATTATCATTATGTGACGGTATCTCAATGTTCCAATACGCATTGAAAAAATCAGGAATTGAGTACAAGAATTATTTTTCAGGTGAGATCAGTGAAACTGCTATGAGTATAGCAATGAAGAATTTCCCGAAAACAAAACAACTTGGTGATATCCGTAACATCAAAGGAAAAAATTTACCTGAGATCGATATTATGGTTGCGGGATTTCCTTGTCAACAATTCTCAAGAGCAGGTAATGAAGATGGATTAACAGATATTCACGGAAATGTTCTCGACACATACAAGAAGTATCGTGAAGCCGATAAAAAGGGATGGATTAGAGAAGGATCTCAATCACACATTTTTTGGGAAGTATATAGGATCTTCAAAGAAGTTAAACCGAAGTATTTCATTTTTGAGAATGTTAAAATGGATCCAAAGTGGATGTACATCATATCAACATCTTTCGGTGTTAGTCCCATCTTAATAGATTCAAAATTGGTTTCCGCTCAACATCGTGAGAGATACTATTGGACAAATATTCCTGGTGCTATAATTCCAAAAGATAAAGGAATTCATCTTTCAAGTATTATTCCTGATGCGATCGGTGGACACGGTGTTAGAAACATTGATACAGGTAAGAAAACTCCTGAAGGTAAAAAAGTTTGGCGTAAGAACGCTACAACAAGAAAAGATGGTAAGGCCAACTGTTTAACAACAAGAAAGGGTAACTGTTCCAAAGTGGAATTAAAGGACGGAACCATTAGACAAATCACCATCGAGGAAGCTGAACAACTTCAAAATCTCCCGAAGAACTATACCAAAGTTCCTGGTGTTGCTGAAGGTAAGAGGTGGCACGCCATCGGTAATGGGTTCACCGTCAATGTATTTGTTCACCTATTAAAAGGTCTTAAAAAATAAATTTTGTGGAAAACATTTCACATATTATATTTGTAATCTAAATCCAAGTGTATGACAAATAGCAATAGAATGTTAGTTCAGGATCTACAGAAACAACTGATCAATAAGGTTCTTTCCTTTATGGATGAGAATGATTTAAATATGGTGGAATTAAAAACCCCACTCAGGATCTTTGTTGAAGAACCATCATTTGATGATTATGTTATGGTTCCAATTGTGGCGAGGTCATTGTATGCTGATGGTTCCATCGGAGCTTATGATGAAGAAATAAAGATCGAGAACTGTAGTATCTACGAGATCGCATACATAATGGATGTTCTCGAGAGTGGGGACTACACGGTAGATGAAGACGACTTTATCGATCCCGCTGGTGGACGAGGATTACATTCTCACATTTAAATTTCGTAACTCAAAACTCAAGTATATGCACACTATCAATCTCGGAAAAAAAGTGGTCGTATCCGACCCTTGTTACACCATCCCAACTTGGTGTCAAGCTGTAATCGAAAATGTAAAACCCGGCGTGTATCACACGACAGTCAGGAAACACGACGCTGGTGATTGGGGAAATCGTTGTTCAATGGTCTTTGCAATCCACGAGGAGTATGTTAACTTTGATCACCTGTTACACGGGAAATGGGAAGAACACCCAGCATCCATCGGAGTTGACTCGGGTCAATGTGGGATCTTTTCTTTTGAATCCTACAGGAATGACGAAGTTAAGTTCGATTTCGAACCATATGACTTCGGTAATGATTACCTTAGTAATAATGAGGGTGGTGACCTGTGGTATCGTCATATGTGTAAACACACATTGAGTGATCAATCTTGGGGAGTGTATGACAGTGGGATTGTTTCCAGTTCAGGATTCGGAGATGGAGCTTATCAATTGTATGTTGTTAAGAAACGAAACAAGATCGTGGCCTTCGCCATTGACTTTGGAGTTGAGGAGGGTAAGTACATCGACTTCGATTACAGGAAGAAAGAATTAGTTTAAGAACTTGGTGGTCAAATGACCACCATTTTCATTTAAACCCTATTATAAAAATATAAATCTAATATTATGTACTCAGATAACTTGATCAGAATCATCAGACCATCTCAGTGGATTAATTTAATCTATATCGTTCTTGGTATTGCTTTGATCCAAACTATCTTTGTTCCCCTTCTTGCTGTCATCAAGATGTTGGATGTATATTTTTGGAGATATGAATTCAGGGAGAGGACCATCATTGAAAGAAGGGGAATATTATCCGTGACAAGGAAGGAGGTTCACTTCTACAGGATTAAATCCATCAGAATCGACGAACCACTGTGGATGAGAATCTTCGGACTGTCCAAAGTATCCATAATCACCTCCGATCAATATCATCCTGAATTGGTTTTATACGCTGTATCCGACGGACATTACCTCCGTGAGTACATTAGATCTAACACCGATCAGTGGAGAAAGCTCGAAGGAGTTAAAGAATTTGACCTATATAACCTATAATTTATGATAAGTAAGATTGCTTGGTTCTTTGATTACTACATCTTGTACTTCCTGTACAATGAGAGAAAGATCAACAGGTACCATCGTAATATGATCAACAAGTACGGGGACAAATACAGAATACGAATCGACAGGTGAGATATGACCCCTCGATTTTCTGTGGCAAATCCATATGGGAGAGGTATGCCCCGACAATAAGTTCTTTGAAATCCTTACTGGGATAAAGTTTTGTTAAAAAAAGTTACGGCAAGATTTTGTTTTCTACCATTCATTTTGTATGTTTATGATATGAAGAAAACAACAACCAAGGCTACTCGTGGAACAGGTTCCAAGACAGCCAACAAGACCCGCCGCACCACTTATGTTGCGGTAACGAACAATGTTTACCATGACGGTACTAGTTACCGTGTACGTGTAAGTGTTGACGGTATCAAGTACAGCAAGAACTTCACTTCGAAGAAGAATGCTATTGCTTACCGCAACCAGTTGTTGTCCGCTTAATTCGGACACAACCTCACACAGGTAAACAATCTCAGTAAGACCTTCGTGGATAAATCCTATACAGGTGTATGGGACCCACGGGGTCTTTTTACATTACGGACCTCCCTTCGGTCGGTCCTTCAGGAAAATGAACATCAGATTTTCCGTGGCATAACTATGCTCATTAATTAACCAAATATATTTATGTGTATGACAAGACTTAAGATGTATGACATACTGAGAGAATCAGAAAAAAGGGAAGAGATAGAAAATAAACTTGATAAGTATATAAAATATGAATTAAGTTATGAAGACCAAGACCGAACTTATGAACCCATTGTAATGATGTATAAATCAATGTCCGATGGTGATAAGGTCCATGTCACTTTTGAAAACGTACCATTGAATATAAAATCAAATACAATTGATCCAAATATATTCAACACCGCCCTGAACAAACTAGTTGAAAAGTTAAAAGGTAGCGGGTACACAAGTGAAGATTTTGGTGACCGTAAATTTAGAGTTATCGGTTTTCATGTTATCGTACCAAATCCAGATTATAAATATAGTATTGACTTAGGTGCACTTAGTTTTAATTTTCTTAAGTTTGATCTAACCGATTACCTATCCACTTCTCTTAACAATATCGTATACCGTCAGGAATATTCTTTTAAAGATTTATATTCAGGTGACCTACTTAAAGATGTTGGACCGTTACCAAAGGTAGATGTGGACCTAAAAAAATGGAACGATATTGAATATAAAAAGATATTAACCGCAACAAAACACCTTCTTAAAGGTAAGGTTGATGATACCACGTATGACATAAATAATTCACACGTACATATGTTTATTCAGTTGGATCGTAAACTATACAGGGAATCGGAAAACTATATTCACCCGGTTTTCAAAAGTATGTTAAAGATAAACCTAAGTAAATATTTTTATGAGGATACCGACGAATATGATAAAGTAAAAAATCACATCGAGAATAGACTTAAAAAGTTCGGTATAGACAATGTAGAGTTTAATTAATTACGGGCCTCCCTTCGGTCGGCCCTTCATCCCCGAATATAGTGACCCATATGTATGACAAATATATATGGGTTTTTTTGTGACCGTTCCCCCTGAAGTCCGACCATCGTGAAACGAGGGAGGACGATAATCTATTCCACATATACATATATAAAACGTATACTGAAGACGTATAAATGTATGACGTTTATAAATTTTTCAGAAAGTGGGTCGTGATTCGGACAAGGGACAATCCTACACTATCTCCCACAAAGTTACACTTTTCCCCACTTTTCCACTCTGTCATACATAGAACCAAAAAAATGTGGGTTACAGGTATCTGTAGAAGGGAAAAAATAGGTACGACAAAAAAGGTGACAAAATGTCTGGTTTTTATAGGTTATTTTAATAGAAATTTGTAATACACTCGGTCCCCCATAAAGTGGGTGACCTCGTTTACTGGTACCCAATTAGTTATGTATATAATACCTAAACTTATACTCAACCTTCCCCAAGAGTCCCATGGGTAGAACATTAATGAACATATAGAACCTTACCTTATAGACATTCTCTTCCAGTAACTTCTTTACGATCTGACGAGCAACTCTGTGGAACTCATATGGACCACTTAGATAAGACTCCCCCTTTAATGTGACGACCACCTCATCTGTGTGAGGGAGTGAATAAGGGTCCGTCTTAACCGTTCCTTGTATATCTAATTTACCCAATGTTTCCATTAGACTCTTCTCACATTTCCTTTCAAACTCTTCTATCTTCTCTACATACTTTTCCTGTGTATGAACTTTCTTACTGTGTCCGAGTAGAGGAAATAGTATGGAGAGGTTCAGATCTACTTCTGGTCGTTCCATTGTTTTAATTCTTCAATTATATTATTATTCATCTCTGTACAGAAATCTCGTTCAAGTATATTCTTTAGTGCTTGTTCTGCATCAACACCTGTTTCACTTGTGGCCATTTCAATACACTCATCATCTGTTTTATTATGCCAAAATGTTAAGTGTTTCAATAACTGATTTCCGTCTATTTTATTCATAAACTTCTTCGATTTTAAGTATTTTACAATCTTTCACATTTACACATTCCAACATTTCTTTTTTCCATTCTTTAAGTTTTTCTAAGTTGGATGTTTCTCTATAACCCATTTTATAGTAGTCATCAAATTCATTTTTAAATAATCCAATGTATTTTTGTTCGTTATTCATAAACTTCTATTGTTTTATCTTTGTATGTTACTGTAATTAGTTGAGTTGGGATGTTTATACCTTGATTTGACTGAATGCCTTCGTATTGTTCTTGAATATACTTTTCCCATTCATGTCCATAAATTATCCTATCATTCTCAATATCATTTATACAATTAGTTTTTTCCAATTGCCATTCTTTTTCTTCCAAACTCAACTCTCTTTCTTCAATCTTTAATCTCCACTTTTCAGAGAACTCTGTGTCGGTTTTGATTTTGTTGATGAATTCTTCTTTGGTTAAATGACGAGTTGGATGTGGAGATACCATAGAACGACCATTCAACATACACCAACCTTTACCTATATTTTGATAAAGAAGATTTGTACGATGGTCGTGTATTGTTGCTAATGGATAGTTTTGGTAATTCTCATAAGCCTCATCAATGATCTGTTCTTTATTCATAAACTTCTATTGTTTTGATTTTATTTGTTCCCTATACCATTTGGCTCCTTCTTCGAATGCTATTGAAGATACTCCATGAATTCTATTTGATTCTTTTAATATCTCCTCATCTGATATTTCTGTTTGATCCTTCTCCATTTGTTTGGCTTGTTCTTCCTTTTCAGCTAAAACCCAAGCAGGTATTTTGATAATATAGTTTTCATTATCTTTTATATCGGCAAAATCGTATTCTTTTAATTGTTCAACCAACCATTCTACTGCTGTCATAGTTATTTCTTTTTAAATTGTTCAATAAAATGCACTAATGTTTGTACATCTATACAAGAATTTCCTAATTCTCCTTCTGTGTGGTTATCTTCATCAAGAATAAATTTTAACATTCTTTCTTGTTGCCATTTAACAATGTGAATAAACATTGATTTTATCCAAGTTTTTTCATGAGGATCTATTGTTTTTGCTTCCAACAATTCTAAGCTATACTTTTCAGCAGCTTCTTCAAGTTCATTTTCCATTTCTATTGCTTGTAATTTAGGAGAATTATATATCCTCATTGGTCTACCATCCTTATATCTTAATTCAGGTAAACCTTTCCCATAAGTTTCTTTATAGTATCCTTCCCCCGTACTATATTCTAATAACACATGACCATTCCTTCCGAGAAGATTACCATCATTCCAAGATTCTTTTATCTGATCCTTAAACATTTGTTTAACCTGTTCTTGTATATCTAATGGAATATCTCCCATGTTATCTTGTACTTGGTTTATTAACCATTCTACTGCTGTCATGTTTTTATTTTCCATATCCTTTATTTACTAAGTTTATACCATCTAATCTTGCAATATTTAGTTGTTTCTTCTCCATTTGTTTGGATTGTTCTTCAAGTTCATCAATCATACCTTGTGTAACTCTCACATCACCCATTCCTATATGTGTGGTTGGATCATGTGCAAGTTGACGTAATTGATTTATAATCCACTCTACCGCCGTTTGTTGTGACATTATTTATATATTTTATCGTAATTGATATCGTACATTTGATCGTAGAACTCGATCAGTTCTTTATACTTTTCCTTATCCTGGTAAATCTTTTCCATTAAAATATTGTTCATCTTATACCCGAATTTTAAATCTTTCAAATAAGTTTGACAATAAGAACCCTCGGAACTTTGTTCACATCTTAATGGACTACAACACCCCTCTTCACCACATCCATCACATATAGGACAATATGGATTATGTATATCTTCTGTTGTTTTCATATCAATTCGACTTTTTCTTTATTATACTCCATAATCTCCTCGGTTTGATCGGGTATCTCAAGGAACCTAATATGATGATGTTTACCTTCCACCTCCAAGAATTCATACCAAGGACCGGGTGCAAAGTTAATACCCGTTTCCTCCCTCATTTCCTCACCACTGATCACATCAATAACATGATATATCGATCCTTTATGGGTATAGACTTTACCCTTGTCTTCACCCTCATCAACACATAACGAATTCTCAATACAAATCACTCTCATGTTCTTTTAATAATTTATTTGGATTAACACAATAGGATTCACTCCAATTTGGAACCGTATAATGACAATTCCATGGTAATTTTTTATGAACCTCCTTAAACTCATTACACCCAATCATTAAAGAAAAACAATAATCTATTTCATCTAAAAGATGTTGAATTGTATCAGGTGGATTACCATAAAGTTTTTCAGATTCTTGTACATAACACTTAAACCCACCAAATCCAATGTAATCTATAAAAAAGTTAGATGTTAAAACATTGATCGGTGTGACAATATACTTCTTATGTTTATTATAGGTAGTATAATTTATTTGAGTATCACCAATCTTTTCAATATTCCATTTTATCATTTGTTCATAGTTCACCGGTTCGTGAAAGATAAGAAGATTGGCGAACTTTCTAACATTATGTGTACATAGATAATTTGCAAAATGTATAAAAGACATTTTGTTCTTACCACAGAAAGATTTTAAATTACGTTCACTGGTGAGAACCACCTCATTGATAAAACACATATCCTCAAAAGTGATTTCCGTCTTATATCTCATATACATTAATCTCGAATGTTTATCTTCGTTCCAATACCCATATTCTTTAATATCATAAATAATATTATCAATCTCCCTGAGTATCAATTGAACAAAGATTTTAGATAGAACATTACTGTACTTCACATGATAAAAGATACCATTCATTCCATCCAAATATTTTTCAACCTCACATGTCTTTTGGTCAAAATACATAACCGGATCATATAGAAGAAAATCTCCCCTGTTTTTGTGTACCCCTTCAGTTGGATGTAAATGTTTAAACATTGACATAGATATCTCCTCCGCGAAACTCGTTGTTAAATCCATTTTATCAACAAATTCCTTCCCATAAAAAGATTCAATAGAATAAAATTTACCGAACTCAGGTCTCCATTCAAACCTATTTGATCTTGGAATAAATTGTGACATAACTATTAATTGTTGTTTATAAATGTATCATTACACCATATCGGTGTTTTCTCTCCAACGTAACTACCAGCAACATTATACCAAAAGTATTCTATCGCATCATCTTCCGTCATTCCCTCCTTAACCAATATATCAATACATTTGGTGACAGAATATATAAGACGATAGGTCGATTCCTCAATACCAATTATTGCGTCATCAAACCCATCGGCTTTTAGAATGTCCTCATCAATTGTATAATGTGATAAATCCATATCAATATTTTCAACAAATATAAGAGAAATAATTTTAAAACAAAAAAAATATTTATTAAAGGTCCGATATCCGCGTTTTCATCTCACTCGGACCAACATGAGCTTCCGACGGGTTGTGGTCAGGACAGGATTCGAACCTGTTTTGTAATAAAGGGTCTCACGACAGTTATTTCTAACCTACATTTCTGTAGCGTGGTTTGAGTAGTCCCTAAACTGTTCTCTTTTATATTACAATGGCGTACCAATTCCGCCACCTGACTATTTTAGTTAATATAATTTTATTTTTTCAACTGAACAATCCAACCCATAATTTTCTTTAATTAAAGACACAAAACTATCCTTTTCTTGCTCACTAAATCTGGTGATAGTTTGACCATTCCAAGTACCACCAATAATCGTAATAATAAATTTGTATGCTGGCATATTTTTTAATTTTTAGTAGTCTACTACAAACCATTTAATGTCAGGTCTAGTTTCATTTAACCTTTTTTTCCATGGGTTAAGAAACTCAATGGCTTCTTTCTCATTATTAAATTTCTTTGCATGTTCCAAATTTTTCGGTCTCAAATATGGATCTTTATGTGAGGCGTAAAAGTATTTTTCACAAAAGAAATAGTGCATGGATTTGTTTATCTCACTTTTCCCAACTATCATTTTCATACTCTCTTCTTTAATGTTATGTTACCATTTACACTTAATATCACCCTACCGTCACTGAATACCGCTGGTCCCTCTCCTTCATATGCAACAATATCTTGATTAATTGTTACAGTGGGAGGTTTATTAAATGTTTTTAACCAATACCATTTATCTTTAATCCAATCTTTGATACTCATAAATAAGTTTTTATTTGGGTTTTCAGTTGTAAAATATGTTGTCCCGTCTTCTCTTTTTATTTGAAACATTTGAGTTTATTTTTTTATATAAGGTTTCTTTGGTGAATACTTGTTCTGTGACATATTAAACTTTCTCATAAACATTCCATTCAAATGTAGTCCAGGTGAACAGGATGTTATAAACATAACAAATATAATAAAAAATACTAATAACTTTCTCATTTTCCATATGTTTTGTTATAGTATTTTATTGAACTTTTATCGATCATTTCGTCAGTACATCCGGCATGTTTCATATATGGTGATTCTCTTTTGTATGCCTCAATTATCTGATCCTTCTCAATTTGTTTGGCTATTTTTTTCAATTCATATAACCTTTGGGTTGTTAATATTTTCTCTATTTTAGCATGATTAATTCTTTCAACTAACCAATCTACTGCTGTTTCCTGTGACATAAAATTTTTATATTTGTTTCTTAAAATATGTTAAAGGTAATTTAACATCGTTAGATTTAACATAATATGAATTGATGTTCATCCATCTTTCCTGTTTATTGTTTTCACAAATGAAATATAATTTTGAAAGTGTGTGAAACACAATGTCACCTACGATTATCATTTTTATTTTTACTTTATGGTATTATACCTTTTAGTATAAATTATTGTTTGGGATACGTTTTCGCATCTGAAAATGATTCTATTGAAACGAATTCGGAATGAAGATGTTCAATAATTTCTTTCATTAATTCATGATCGGGTTTACCGTCATCTTTTTCAGAAAGTTTAACCAATAAAGATATTCCCGATACAAGTATATGAGACATTTCACTAAAACTTAATTTTGGTTGAGTTGGTGGTAACTTAATAAAAACATTTGATTTACCATCTAAAATTTCAGTCTCAACAATTACACTTAAATTCATTAGTCTTCATTTTTTAAAATTTTTATTAATTTTTCTTTAATTCCACTTTGTTTAATACCTTCACTTTCTTTGGGTGTTAAAACAAAATTGTCACCAAGAAATAAACTCATATCTAAATCATCAACACTAACCCAACTTGTGATATCATTTTTATCTTCCAACCATTTTTTTATTTCTAATGATCTAAGAAGTTCTAATGTACCTGATTGATTGATTATGGGTGTGAAGTCTATTGGTTTTTTTATTACACCCATAAGTTCATAATACTTACCAATATCTTCTAATGATCCGTGAAGTTTCCAATCTGAACTAACAACTATCTCAGCATCGGTTTCAGTTAAAACTTCATTTAAAACTTTAACTGCCTTCTTATCAAAATTATCAAATCTAAATTCAATCGGAACTTCTCTTAATGTCATAGACATTTTCATTCTACCCCACTTCTTTTGTTTCTTATAACGAGAACCAAAATTATTTGATAGACAAATTACACCATCGTGATCCAAGAATAGAATCTTCATTTATTAAAATTAGTTTTGGATTCAAATAAATCACAAGTGTGATTTTTACTTGGTATTGATTCCAGTTTAATTTCTTTTTTTGGATTACAACATTTTAAACCTTGCCCTACACCAACCAACCAAGCAATATACTTACAGTTATAACAAACTTTATCTTCTGATTTTATTTCATTTGTTGTTTCCATTTATAACATTATTTAAATTATATTTCTCTTTAATATTATTTAACTGTGGACATTCTTTATTTACAAGAGTTTCGTCTGAATCTATCGAACCATACATATGATGACCACACTCATATTCCCTATCCCATGCATGGAGTGAACTACCTTCTCTTTTAAGTTTGGATCCACACACACTACATATTGTCTTATCAAATACTTCAACTTTTCTTGGAATGACACTATCAATCATTCTATTTACAATTGCTTCAGACATAGAAACATTTTCTTTTTTCAAATTTTTAAGTTCTTCCGTAGTCATTACAACAACTTCACCATAACTTGTTATTGAATGATTTGGGTTGTTTGTATAAACATCAACAATTCCATTATCCCCATAATATTCGTCACAAAGTTCCTGAACGGAAAAACAATTGTAGTGTATATCCCAATTTATAGAACCATAGCACCTAAGTTTAGTCAAATATACAAATCCGTCAGAATATTCTCTAATCTGTCCTCTAACTTCATGAAGTTCATCCTGCAACTTATTCATCTTATCTAGTAGATCTTGTATTTTCATTTTACACTTTTTAAAAGTTTTACTTTACATATTTTTATAAAAAAAATCACCAACTTTCGTAGTCTGTTAAATTAATATCTAATTCAGGTACATCATCTCTACCTGCCAATACAATATCTCCTATTCCAGTTGGAATAAACTTAAACCAATAACCACCACCCGCCGCACCGAACTTACCCTCATCTACTTTAGGTAAATTCTTTTTCCACTTATTATACTTTTTAATTTGTTTATCGGTAAGTTCAAATATCATAGTATATGAATTTAATATAAAATCATTTATCTAATTTAACTTTTATTTTATTACAATCTTTACTTCTTAAATGTACAGACGAATCAACAGTAATTGAACTTCTGTCGGGATCCGATTTCCAAAATTCATGTCTTATTACCTGATGAATATCATAGGCGACCCTACAACTTTCATCTACATCTGGACTATATATGCCGTAACTTCCGTTATTGGGGATTTCTTCTTGGAGAAGCACATTTCTTCCTTGATTAAGAATTCTTTCTGCCTTGTCTCTTATATCGTGATATAAACCATAATCAATAGATAATTTAATATTCTCAACATCAGTCCATTCTCTAATCTCTTCTCCATTTCCCCAACTTCCCTTTGTTTTAATATACCCATCACCAATTTCAACAACATCACCTCTTTCTGTTCTATCACCGACTTCTAATTTCTTTTTTGGTCTGAGTTTGTCGGCCAATATTCTTTCGTATGTGGGATGTTCTTTGATTGCCCACATTTGTCCGATACCAACTCTTGAATAAAAATCAAGCGCTTTTTGTATGAGTTGTAATTGTTCGTTGGTTACAGTTAATGTTGCCATGGTTTATTTTTTGCCTTCTGATTTTTCTTTTATTTTTTTATATTTTCATAATTTTTAACAAAAAAATCTATTGTTTCGTTCAATCCATCTTCTATATTAGTGAACTTAAAATCTTTTAATATTTTTTTTAGTTTTGTGTTATCAGATGGTTTTCTAAACTGACCGCTAGGTTTTGTTTTATCCCATCTTATTTCTTTTTTATATCCCATTATCTTTGTCACCAAATTTGCAACTTCTTTTATTGATATTTCTTCAGAGTTAGATAATATTATCGGTTCTGTTTTATTATATTCGTTTAATAACCTATCACATATATTGGATACATCTCTAGAAAATATGAACTCTCTTAAAGATTTACCGTCTCCCCATAATTCTAAAATTGTATCGTATTTTATAGATAAATAACATTTATGAATTATTGCAGGTAAAACATGACCATTTTCTAAATTATAATTGTCTTTTGGTCCATAAACATTTGTTGGGATTACACAAAAATATTTTGTACCATATTGTTGATTATATGACTTTATTTGAATATCTGACATTCTTTTTGAATACGCATATGCGTCATTTGAATGATGTGGTGGACCAAAATGTATTTTTTCCTCAATCAATGGATATTCAATATCATCGGGGAAAACACAAGTTGACAAAAAAGCAATTAACTTTTTAACGTTAAATTCTTTTGCGTAATGAATAACATTTGTATTCATTATTATATTTTGATAGAAAAAATCGCCTTTATGTCTCATATTAGAAAGAACTCCTCCGACTTTAGCCGCAGTATGAATAACATAATCTGGTGTATGTTTTTCGTACATTAATTTCACTTGGTTAGAATCGGTAAGATCGAATTCTTTTCTACTTATTTTTGTTCCTTCTTTGAATTCACTGGCAATCAAACCATTTCCTGTTATTAATTTTTTCATTTATAATAATTTAACCAATAGTCTATCATCTCGTCGAGCATTGTTTCAAAAGTGTATTCATTATCCCATTTAGTTATATCTCTAAGTTTTGTTGAATCTCCTTTAAGGTCCTCTAATTCTTCTGGTCTAAAATATTTCTGATCTTGTTCCACATATTTCTTCCAATCTAAACCTAATTTTGAAAATACATATTCACATAGATCCCTAACTGAATGTGATATACCTGTTGAGCAAACAAAATCATCTGATTTATCTAATTGTAAAATCATCCACATTGCTTTAACATAATCTTTAGCGTGGCCCCAATCTCTTGTTGCCTCTAAATTACCTAATTTTAATTTATTAGATAATCCAAGTTTTATTTTAACCGCTTCTTTACAAACTTTGTTTGTTACAAAATTGGTTCCCCTTCTTGGTGATTCGTGATTAAATAAAATCCCATTTGATATGAACATGTTATATGAGTTCCTATAATTCCTTGAAATATTATAAGAAAAAACTTTTGCACATCCATATGGTGAAACGGGATTCATTGGTGTTGTTTCTCTTTGAAAACCATCGGAATCAATACTATTGCCGAACATCTCCGAAGAAGAGGCTTGGTATATTTTTGTGTCAGGTTTAATTAACCTAACCGCTTCAAGTAGATTTAACGTTCCTAAACCCGTGACTTGTGATGTATATATTGGTTGATCAAAAGATATTCTGACATGTGATTGTGCCGCCAAATTATATATTTCATCTGGTTGTATTTTTTGAATCACATAAATCAAAGATGATAAATCGGTCATGTCCGCATAGAATAACGTAATCTTATCGTAAATGTTATCTAATCTATACGTTTGATTTTCAGCAACAGAATTTCTTTTTAATATCCCATAAACTTTATATTTTTTTTGAATTAAAAATTCCGATAAATAAGATCCGTCTTGCCCATTTATTCCGGTTATTAGTGCTTTCTTCATTTATTTTATTTTTATGCTTCATTAGTTGAAATTATACCATTACTTGCTAACATTATTCTACGAATATTTGTTGGTTGTAGTTTGTATTCTGGTCTTCTTGCTTGTGATAATCTAGATTTTGCAATTCTTGAAACACAAACTTTGTTTCCTTGATTACCACCAAGAACATGATATGCAGTTTCATCTTCTCCAACGTAGAAACCAACATGACCACCACTTTTTCTTGTGAATGTTAAGATGTCCCCTAACATAGGTGTTTGTACTCTAACACCAAACTTATTCCAATTTAAAGCCCATAGTGGACCTTCGACAACAGGTCTAGCGGCCCTGTGGATAACAATTGCAACATATAATCCACACCATGGAATTTCATCTGATTTATAGACGTTATCTAATCCAACTTCTTTTGCCCATCCCATGATGACCGGATTGTGTTTAGGACCAACAATTTCTGTTACACCATACAATTCAACTGCCTTTAATAAATGTCTTGGTGCAGGTTCCTGTACTAACCAACGATAAGATTTTGAAATATTCATATTAAATGTTTTGTTTTAAAATAATGAAAAATTTCTAATTAAACAAATTTTAATCAACATTTGATATAATTTCCTTTATTTTTTTAAGACCCTTGTATTCTAAAATCGAATCGGACATTGAATTAATACTTTCTCTTATTATTTCTTTATGTTCCACCCATATCTGATTCAATGGTGTCATTTCAACTCTAACAAAAAATAAACTAATGTTATTACCCATACCAACTGTGGTTTGAACTTCTGTTCTAAAGTATATATCATCAATACTTTCCGGTATGGGTCTTTCGTATCTTGGGTGTTGACTTAATGAAGATAAGGATGAAAGTGTCCAAACATATCTCCTATATTTTGATCCCTCCCTTGACATTGCTGTCGTTATATTATCACTAGACTTTCTTAATCTTTCAGATTCGGGTACTGGTTCATGAATTTGATAAAAGGATTTACCGACAATTTCATCAGGTGAGAACCCACTTGGAAAACAAAAACATATTGCAGATAATTTACCATCCTTCATAACCGCAACATCTTCCTCTAACCTAAGTCCAATATCTTTTATATTAAATGAGTTAACACCACAATAGTCACCAAGAATACGAACAACACTTTCGTCTTCTTGTTTACATAGATACTTTTCAAGTCTAAATAATTCTTTTTCTTTTTCTCTAATATAACTTTCACTAATAACGGGACTAAAAACTTCACCATCGTACTTAACAATATCGGGACCGATGGTGTATTTTGGTTTTACCGGAAATACCATGTAAATTATTTTATCTTAAACGATTCTTACCACATTTCATTCCACCTTTCTGTGATGCTTGATATGGTGTAAGATTCCTACCACAAGAAATTAATAATGTGGTTATGAGAAGGGTTAATAATATTTTTTTCATTTTTTACTAATTTTTATAATTTGGATCTCTTTCACGTTGGATCCAATATTACCTGTTGCCCTGATTTTTCTTTCCGCTTCGGAACTTGAATCAGATTCCATAATTAATGTTGTTCCTTGTGATAATTTACTATTGTTCGCATAAACTAAATAGTAAGTAACTTCATAATGATTTGCCATAATTTCTTATTTATTTCAACAAAGATAAGGTTATTTTATTTAATAATCTTAAATAAATGATAATCGTATGTTTTATTTTCTATATATACAGAAATAAAATTCATTCCCCTTACTAAGAAATCATTTAAATTAATTTCATATTGTTTTTTAACCCAACATCTGTGTTTAAACAATATTCTACCGACACCATCATAAATGATTGTTATTTGATTATCAGATAAATTACCAAAATCACTTTTTAGTATACCACCGACAAACGATACTTTGTATGTACTTGATGATCTAATTGGTTTTATCACATTAGTTTCATTAAGAGATAGGACAACTAAACTCGTGTTAATTTCTAACCAACCCATATCTGGTCTAGTTATACAAGCTGTTTCGGCTTTAGCTCTAAATAATATGTTTATATTAGTTGGTCGTGCAACATATACTGTTTCACATTCTAATGCTCTAACTATTATATCAATAGCAGAATCTTGATCAGCTTTTGTTCTAATTCTTGCTTCACAATCTTGTTTGTTACACACTATAAAAGTGTGTTGTTCATTAGAATATCCTAAATAGTTTATTCTAATTACATTATTTTCAAAAAACTGACCTCCGTTTTGGGAGAAAGAAAAATTTGATATTAATAGTAATAAAAATGTAATTAAATGTGTTTTCATATTAAAGGTATATACTATATATATATCTTAATTATTCATTTTCGTAAGGATCGGGTGCACAAATATACTTTCTCCACCACCTACCAAATTTCGTGTCTTCATTGTTAGCAACATATACCTCACCAACAATCAAACCAAATAAAAAAATGAATGAAATTACACATAAAATGAAAAAAATGACAAGACTTTTTAACATAAAAATAATTTTAATCCGAAGTTAATAAATATTTTCAATAAAAAAAAATATTTATTTAGATATGAAACTATTAAAAACGGTATACGATATATTATTATTAGAATATAGTGAAAAATTAATTGGGGGTCTTGTAAATAAATTTACAGAGGAAAAACCCGATTTATCAAGTGAAATTGCTAGATTTTATATAAAAAGATTTAAAGAACTTAAGGATTCCCCAAATATTGGAGAAAAGGACATAACAAGGTATTCTTGGAATGAATTGGAAAAAGTGGTCGATAGTAACCAAAAAAGAAAAATAAAAACAGGTAAAATTGATTTAACATCAGATGACCCAAATTTAATCTACAATAATAATGGTATTAGATTATATAAGTCAAATACATTAGAATCATGTGTAAAATATGGTGCGGGTTATAGATTTTGTATATCATCAAGAGGTTTAAAGAATCAATATCATGAATATAGGGTACATAAAGGAGGTACGATATATTTCATTTTCAACGATAATTTACCAAAAGAAATGGATGATCAAAGTAATTTTGGTGATCCGAGACATGTAATGGTTATTATTGTTTATAAAAACAAATACACAGTAACCGACGCCACAAATAGACAGGAAGAAGAATATTATAATTTAGAGGATATGGTTAAAAAATATCCTTGGATTGGTGAGATAAAAAATTATCTTGTTGAGGTTAAACCAAAAAACTTCGACACCGAATTAATGAATTTAAAAAGAAATTACGAAAAAGATAAAAGAGAAATCGAATCTCAGTTACAAAATGATCCGACCAACAACGAACTAATTTTTAAATTAGATGACTTAACAAAAAACTTTAGATCTGAAGTTCAAAAATTAAGAATTGAATTTAATAAATTTTAATTTTTTCTTTTCGGTGGATTAAAGTTTCTTCTTAACCATTCAATCAATGGAATTGCGTCTGTAAATGGGCCACCGAATGGTGGGTAATTTTCATTAGAATATTCCTCATAAATTTCATCCCATTTTTCATTTGATATCATATTTTCATATGATTCTCTAAGATTTGAATTTGGGTCTTCCGGATTTTCCAAAGAATCCATAAAAATAGACATATCTCTCTCAAGTAATTCTAACATACCAATTCTTTGTAATATTTTCGCCCTGTATAAAGTTTGATCACTTAAATAAATTTTAATGATGTCGAAAATAACATTGGAACCTATATCTGATTCTAAACAATAAAGTTCATCTTCTGGATGAAGTTGTATTTCATTTTTTGTTTTGTCTTTAATTGATTCGTATTTTACAAACCAATTTTGATCTTTTTTAATTAACAAACCGACCATATTATTTATATATTTTTACCGCATACATTTGACCTCTTCTATGATAATGAGTTATTGATATGGCATATATCTCAGGTTGATCAACAATGTAAATCATATTATCAACCCTATCATTACTTAAAATATGGTAATTTTCGTTTATTTCTTTATAGTATCCAATTTCATTATCACCCGTAATATCTAAACTATCTTTACTTAATTCCTGATAAGTTTGAATGTTATCTAAATTAGGTTTAAATATGTCTTCGGGTAAATAGGAAAACACCTCTTGTATTGTCATATTTTTGCTTTTTTATAAACAAGTTTTATTGTGTCACCAATTTTATAAATATCTCTTCTTGTTGTTGTAAACTTGAAATCACAATCTGTGATATACACATATTTTGGTTCGATGTCCATTACAGATACTTGTGGTAATCTATAAAACGTATCTATAATACAATTCTCCACACGGTCACCCTCTTCAATTTTTGGTGGATCAACACATCCAACAAATAATATTGCGAATATTAAAACTGCGATAAACCAAATAATAACAATGTAAGTAAATAAATTCTTTTTCATTTTATAAAAATATTTGAGTTAAAATTATTAACAGACCCAAGAATAAACATATATAACTTTTTAATGTTAGAGGTTCGTTAAATATTAAAACACTTAACCATGTGAAAACTATCACACCAATACCAAAACCAATAAGTCTAGATGGCCATATTTGTCCATCATAACCATCAATGAGATAATTGGTTGATTTTATAAAAAACCAACCTATCGGGATACTTGACAACAGGACTAACCAAAAATACTTTTTATTCCAATCATATTTGTAGGAACATTGTAACTGTAAAAATGTTGCAACTTGCCCGAGTATCCCGTAAAATACACCAAGTATTATTTTATAATTCATTTGTTATTTTTTCTAACTCTTGGTATGTTTTATTTGTTTCTTCTTTAAGAAAATGTAATTTAGAATGAGATAGATTTTTATATTGCGATAACATATATAAAATTGATGAATGATCTCTTCCCGATAATTGTTCGCCAATCTTTTTCAATGTCATTTTATGTTTGTTCTTTAAAAGAACACATATAAACATTCTAACTTTGACGAGTTCATCTTTTCTTGATTTACTAACAACTTCATTTGGTTCAATCTGAAAGTAATCCGATACTTTATTGATTAAAGAAATCATTTGTTCATCTGTGAGATTGTTTTTCGGTTTTTTTTGATACATTTTATTATATTTGGGGATTAAGAATTAAGATATAGTCTGTTATTATTGTAATAAGCAACAGGATTATTTTCAGCAATTAAACCGTATTCGTTTTTTACTTTTTCGTATATGGTTTCATTACTTTCATTTATACATTCCGCTAATATATGACAAAATCCGTAATTAGATTCATCAACAACATCTTGTCCCATTCCAGGTAGACCACAATAATTTGCTTCTCCAACTTCAGATATAAACATTCCAGAATAAAACCCTTTTAGATCATACCTATCAACAAACATATCGGCATTACACCAAATGAAAACACTATTGTCTTTTTTCTCTAACAATGGAACCATTGTGTGATCAATTATAAATCCATGTGTGTCTTTAAATTGACCTACGGAGAACAAACCACCTGGTGATCCATGACCCATCATCATGACCCTATCATGTTGTTCAATTAATTCTCTTAAATCTTCTTTACTAATACCACCAGTTATAACTGTTTTATTCGGTATTGGTGTGTATACAATATCTAAAAATGATGTTGTATCGTCTTTTGGATGTACTATTAATGTTTTCATTATGCTCTGTTATTTGTTTCGGGAAAAGGTATTTCTTGTTGTACGTATACTCGATCCACATTTTCATTAATTAATTCACTGACGATTCTTCTAACTCTACTATTATCATATTCACTAGCAAGTATATTTGGTTCGACCATCGGTTCATCCCAATTAATTTCGTCAGGTAAATCTTCCTCTATTTCATCCTCTGAATCCAATTCTCTGATTGGTGCCAAAGCAATGGGTTCATCTATCATAGGATAGGATCGAAAATTTTCTTCTTCATATTTTTCACCAATTAATGATAAGTTTGACACAAAATTGTTTTCGGTTTCATTTAAAATTATATCTAAAATATTTTTAGGTAAACAACTTTGCATAGAATCTATTCTTTCATCAATTTGATTCCAAAAACTAAATTCAATATCTTTGATCGATCTGAAAGACGCTACCTTTAGACCTGTTTTTTTATTTATGACATATATAAGAATACCTCTTCCTGCATATTTTCTAAAGTACGATTTATCCTCCATGGTTGTACACCATTTTGTATTTGATCCGTATCTTTTTGATGCCTCATATGTTAATGGTCTAACAACTATCCATTCACCATCATCATGTAATTTCAATATTTGTTTTTCCATTTCTTTTTCAACTGACTTCATTTCAGCAATTGTCAATTGATCTATTATTTCTTGAAAGTTATCATATGATGATAAATCATTTTTTTCAACCAAACCTCTCTCATTTAATTCACAGAATTTTTTAAATCTAACCACATCCCCAACACTAAAATAATCATCAAATATTTTGTAAAATAATAAAATTTGTATTGAGGTAAATTTATTTAATTTTTCACAATCAATTCCAAATTTTGTCTCCAATATTTTTTTTACTTCTTCACCATATTCATCAATTCTTTTCGTTCTTTTCATTAATCTCAGACCCAACTCAATATATTTTGATTTATCTTCGGGACAAATTAATGAAAAAAGATCAACAAGATTAATACAGTTTTCAAATTCGTTTCTTAAATTTTTAATTCTTGACATAGTATAGTTTTATATTGTTTCTTCTTCGATTTCGTTTAGTAATTCATTTTCTTCTTGTGTTCTTCTCTTTTTGAATTTTTGAACATCAATAACCATTTTTGTTACTAATGAAAGCAAAAGTACTAAAAAAATTGTTGATCCAATCATAATTTAAAATTTTAATTTTTGTTTTGATAATGTTATATTTGAAAATTCTTTTTCTCCTGTTATTTCTCTACCAAACCAGTCTATCGGTTTGAATTTGTCACAATCTTCTTGTGTTTTAAATTCAACTTCGGCAACTACTAAACCATTCGGATATGTATCGATATCAACAACATATTCACCACCGTGTGGGGACAATGTTGTCCTTATTTTTTCAAGTCTGTGCTTACATTTACCCAACATTTCCAAACCATCCAATAGTGGTATCTCATATTCGTATTCATCACGAATTTTATCTTTTGTATATTTTATACACAAGAAACTTTGATGGTCTATTACTCGTACTCTAACTTGTTTTCCTTTGTCGTGAAAAATATAACCTTGTTTTATAAGTTTTTTTGGTCCGAGATCTGGTGATATCGAAGTTTCAATTAAAAACTTTCTTTCAATTTCTTTTGCCATTTTTAATTTTTAGGGACAATACAATATTGTTGGATTATCTTTATGAACATCAAGTCTAACATCTAAATCGTTTATCAAAAGTTTAAATTTAGACAGATTAAATGGTCTTGTAATCATATGATAACCATTTTTTGTTGGTAGAACTTCCAACATGGGTTCTTTACCTGTTTCTGTTTGTAAATTTTCAACGTAATTATGTATACGAACTAAAACATCCATTCTGTTTTCAAAGTCTTTGAAATCTACATCAACTATCCATTTTTTATCTTTATCTGAATGGAACTCACCACAGACCGAGTCAAACGCATTTTTAATTGCTGAATTGTTTCCACTTGAAATGTGATCGGCAACTCTCTTAATCATTTGAAGACCATTCTTTTTATAGTTTCTTTTGTTTAAACGAAAATACGCTCTAGCATTTTCATAATCACATAAAGACATTATCCTCGGAATAATTTTTATATAGTGGTCAATTGATTCGACATAGTAGTTTTTAATAACTACCATATCTCTATCCATTTCAGGATTGTCCTTTCTTCTTTTAAGGATCTGTAAAAAATAAAAATCATCCTTATCAAAAGATAACATTGTTCCGATTTTTGCACTATTATCTACCGACATCATCTACCGAATTTAAAATTTTTCAAATCAATATAATCAGGAACTGATATGTTTTTTATTTTTCGATATTCTTTTTCATTACACATCATTGGATATGTTTCACCATACGTCTCATTACATCTTACGGAAAATTCCTCGATGAAACTAATAATGTTATTTAGGTGATCATCTGACAGATCTTTTATTAATCTATATTTTAATGGTTCATCACCATTTTTACCGAATGATCCCCATTGTTGTGTCTGCCTAATTTCTTCATGTTTTTGAATATCAAACATAATTAATTGTTTTTATTTCTGTTAACTAAAAGATAAACCATAAAATATGAAGTAAAATATGATAATAAAAACCAGTCCCACCAACCCATAGTTTCATTGTAAATGTATTGTCTGGTACTATACACTCCAAGTATATAAACCCCAATTGTATAAAATATAAAGGCAAAAAATCTTTTCATTAATAAAATTTTCTTAAAACTTGAACCACGTCCCAAGCATCTTCTAAAGCATTATGTGTAACAATTCCTTCGATTCCCTTTCTTTCTTTACATTTTGTTAGTGAAGGTAATGAATCATCATTGATCCAATCAACACATAATATCGCAGGATCTAATACTCGTTGTCTTGTTCTGATTAATTTTTGCCACCAAGGAAGTTGTTGTAAGAACAACTTGTCAAATGTACCAAAGTTTTTACCCGCAACATTAATCGTTATTGGTTTAGTCCCGTTGTTTATCATGGGTCTATGTTTACCATTAACATGTTCAACATAACCACCACTATTATTAATAAGACCATGACCTAAACCATTTTCTTCTAAGAACCAATATAATTGTTTGACAACATCTTCTTTCTCCAAAAAAAGATAATCGGTATGTGTATTCATATTGAATCTTAGTTCATCGTCACCCTCAAGATACTCACCGATCATTGATATGATATCTTTATTCATTGTCAGTGCTCTTGGTGAACCGACAATTTCATTTTGGAGAACAATTGCATTGAATTTAGGTATCTCGTTAAATGGTAATTTTTTGGTTGTATCTTCAATGATTGCACCTATTGAAAGAACTTTGTGTTTCTCCGGATCTAAACCAGAGGTTTCTATGTCAATTGAACAATAAATCATGGGATTGTTTTATAACACAAATATATGAAAAACAATTCACAATAAAAAAAATAACCCCGAAATTTTCGGGGTTATTTTATATAATTAACTTTAAATTAATTTGGTGCTTTCATTGTTTTACCAGTATTTGTATCGGTAACAACAATATTACCATTTTGATCTTTACCAATTAACAAGTCTGGAGTATCGTACTTTCCATCAAAATCTAATTCAGAAGGATCTATCCCGAATTTTTCAAGACTACTTGGTAAATCCATTTGATCGACAGATAATTCTTCCGGTTGTATTTTTGTATCGAAATCGTCAAATTCACCATTACTTTCTTTAAGAATGTTATTTACGATTTTTTCAATATCAGATTGTTTTAATTTTATAACTTTTGACATAATAGTTTTATCAATAAATATCCCAATTAATCAAAAAATGACTTAATCGTTAATGCCACAACTAAAACAATTAATAAAATTGCGAATCCGCCCCATAATGGGGCCGTTACCCACCACCAAGACCAATCGATTACGTTGGTTAATTTTAAGGTCATGAATATTAAAAACATTAAACCAAAAAAACCGACACCACCACTTGAAGTATTTTTTTCTGACATAATTTTAATTTAAAAAGTTGGGTTCAAAGATCAAACAAAATAAATATAAAAAGAGTTTTAAGTAATGACTTTTCTAATTTTGACTATTTGTGTGTTAAGTTTTGAATACATTAACATCATCTTTTAATCAATATAATGCTAGAATTGGTAACGGAGACCAACCGTCTTGTATTATTTATTAGTTATCACTTATCCCCCAACTAAGAGTTTATTAATCAATTAATGTGTTATGGTTCCAAACATCCAATTCGTCTTGGATCATTTCTATTTTAAGTTCCAAATTTTTAACCATTGTATCTCTTTCAATAATATTAATTTCGGATTGTTTAACAACTATTTTATCGTCCCATCTACTTGCATTAACTTTACCATTTGTGCAATCCAAACCTCTTAATAGTTTAACTTGGTTTTTTAATTCCGCAAGTTCAAAGATTTTACCATACATAGGTAAATTGGCCTTGTGAATTTTGGTTTTCAATTGAGTCAATTCCTCAGTTAATTCAAACCACTTTTTAAGTGATTCTGTTGCCGAATACGGTCTACTATTCCCTTCTTCAACCACATTATATACTTGTGCCTTTGTGAACTCTTCTTTAATAAGTCCAACTAATTTGTTTTTTTTCTTTAACGCTTGTTTGATATTCATATCCATGTTTTTTATAAAAGTAAATAAATTGTTTCAAATAAAAAAATTAACCGACAACATTTTTCATATCATCGGTATGATGATCTAAAGATCCAAGTTCTGAACCTATTTGTACTTTCTTCATTGGGTTCATAACCTCTCTTAATAAATCGTAAGGTCTGAATTCGGGATGTCCGTCCATACCAATATCCATTCTTCTACCTCCACTTATTCTTTTATCTGTTTGTAGATGACAGTGTCCGTGTAGATGTATTCTACCCTTTCTAAGACTATTCCACGATGTTATAGGATAGTGCATACATTCAAGTGTTTCACCCATGTAATTTACCTGTAAAAACCATTGAACACTGGTAAATAAACTCCTACAATTACCCCTATTTAAATCTATGTGGTGATCGTGGTTACCTAAAACCAAATGTATTTCTTCACATATAATTCTTTTTCTGAATATTTCTATATTCTCAAAACCACCGAACGACCAATCACCCAAATGAATTAAAACATCATCTTGACCCACAGTATCATTTATATTGTAAATAATATTTGCGTTCATCTTTTCCAATGTATCAAAATTTCTTGTTTGTTCAATGGGTATAGAACCGTCGGGCATACGCCAATTTGTTACTCCTCTACATATATTTTTATGATCGTAATGGGTGTCAGATGTGATCCAAACTTTCCTATCTTTATCTATTTTCAACATAAGACAAAGATATAAAATTTTATTTTTAATAACAAAAAAAACCCCCGATTTTTTTTCGGGGGTTTTTATTATTTTTTAATTTCTTGTACGATTTTATTTATCAAAACGTCCATTTTACTTTCCGGTAAATCTAAACGTGTGGCTGTTGCCACTCCTAACATATAGTTAGGTTTCAATGATTGTATTTGATTTTTCAAATCATCAAACGCCTCAATTAAACCTTGTAATATAGATGGGTTATCCAATACAGTATATTTGTTATCAAATGTAGTATATGGATCACTTAAATCGATATCAACTTCTTTACTTGAGGTAATAACTTGTGTTTCTTTTAATCCACTAATACGAAATTCTTCACTTAATTTTTTACCAAATTTAATATTCATACTGACATCCCATTTATATGTTTTTTGATCCGCATTTAATTTACCATTAATTCTGAAATCTAATCTAACAGCAACATCTAAATTATCTGTCTCCAATCCAAATCTATCCAAAACATATCTGGATGTTTTACCTTTATATTCTTGTTTGTATTTTTTAGTACTTTCCCAATTTTGATAAATTAAATTAAATTGTCTGGCCAAATATTGTGATTTAAAATTATCAGGTAGATCCTCTGATCTACCGGTTGCATATTTAATTCTATCTGAAATCGCCTTTTTAAAATCGGAGGAAGTTTTATATGAATTATAAGAATGTGTTCCCCACTCAATTTTATTATTACTTATTTCACCATATGCATCTAAATGTTTTCTATCCCTACTAATTGTTGGTATACTTCTAGTTTCAAGAATTTTTTCCATTTCCGAATTATCAATAAAATAACGATCAATAATTGGATTTAATTTTCTTAAAATACTTTCTTTTTCATCATATTGTTCACCACTTGGTTTGTAACCGCCGGCCAATGCTTTTTCAACAGGTCTATGATATTTTCCTCTTGTACATGCAATTATCTGTGGTTCTAACTTATGTTCTAACCTAAGTTGTTCAAGCCAATCCTTATGTTTTTCCATGAACTCATTTAACTCTTCACAATCTAACGGAACCGCCAATATTTCACTACCTTCGGTTTGTGTTGGATTAACAACCCAATAATCGGGAATCCCATCTTCACCAATTTTTGTTGGATTATCTGGGTGCCAACCTGCAACAAATTTTGGATATATTATTTCATTTGTTTTAGGATTCCTTCTTATATCTTGTTTCCCACTTTTTCTAAGTGCCATCTCCTCAACATCCATTGAGTCGACTTCTTCCATTATTTTAACTAAACTCTTTTTTGAAAATTCCATTGTTTTTATTTATAAATAGTTTTGATTTATTTTAAATTTAGGAAACGTTTGATAACTGTCTAATGGTATTATTAACTCTAGTGGTTGCTTTAGTCCAACCTCCTGCAATTAATTCTTCCCTTTGTTTAGTAACTAATTGTATCAATTCTTCGTCAGATAACCCATTATTAACTCCCTCTTCTAATTTATTTGCAAATTTTTGGAAGAATCCTGGTCCGTTCCAACAAGCATATGACATATGTAAAAGTAAACCAGGATTACCCTCTATTCTTTTTTTAACTTCACTATTTTTTACATAGTTACTCATATTTTGATCGTATAGTCTTTTCATGACTTTAGCGGCCAACTCTTTTAATCTTCCTTCAAGTGGACCTCCCCTATAGTTATATTTCCATACTTGACAAAATTTATCCATACCTAACCTTTGTTTCTCTTCATCAATAATTTTGAAAAATTCTCTACCTTCTGCTGAAATGTTTTCAATTTTTCCAGCCTTTCTATCTAAACCAAACAAAGTTTCACCGGATTTATTATAAATGGAATCATATGGGTGATTTTTACATTCCCAATAGTTCCAATACCCACCTTCGAATGTATCAATTACTTTTTGGGTTATAGTCATCCAATTGGAATCAACACCCCCACCAGATATAAATGTAGTATCGATATATTTTTTAAGATCTTCGGATTTTACTCCCTTTGTTTTAAGTAGTTCAATTAACTTATTTAACATTTCAGGTGTTGCTTTACTATTACTTACACTACCTGAATCTGAAACACTAGCAGGTAATTCGGATGCCCCGACTTTATTTGATACGTGTAAATGGTTAAAGTGATTTCCTCCCGTATTTGTCTGCCACAAAACAGCCTTATCATTTCCACTTTCAACATTACGTCTATAACCTAAAGATTCTAATGCGGAAGCTAATCTATTACCTAATTCTCTAAATTTTGCATTACCGTTTGTTGAGCTAGTTGCTCCACCAGCACCAACACCATCTAATATAGCAATATCGACACCCGTACCATCCATGTGACGACTCTTATTTTTACTTTTTGTAAAATACCCGTGTCCTGTTTTTGCGGTTGTTATTGTTGCAACCAATCCTGCTGCACCTGCGGCTTTATTTAAATCATCAAGTAATCCCTGATTAACAAAGTCATTCTGAGTACCATCAAAATCAATTTTTAAATTAGGATATGATATTGTTTTTAATTGGGTCATCGCTTCACCCAATGTTTCGGCACCATCTTTAACATCATTATCGGATTTAAATTTCTCAACTGCCGCTGCCGTTTCTCTACCATATAAACCATCCACACCAAATCTAGGTAACTGATACCCTAATATCATTAACCCTATTTGCATAGATTCAACTTCCTTTTGGAAGTTCATCGATCCCATCTCTTGTTGTGAAATTCCTCCACCATCTGCAGCTTTTTTCAACGTATCAAAGAATTGTTGAACATCGGAAGAAACCAAATCCGCCTTTTTGGGGTCGTCAATTTTTTTCCCCTCTTTATCATCAGCACCTTTACCTGTTATTTTACCCAATATCTTATCAAGTAGGCTTTGTTCTGATAACAACTCTTTACCATATGTTAGAGTATGTATTCTTTCAAGTTCTTCGATTAATGATTTCTTCATAATAGTATAAATATCCGAAAAAATCGTTATTTTTTGGTGTAATTATTAAAATTTTCAATAAATGGTTTGGTGTACTTTTTAAAAGTTTTTGTTGAGAATGTCTTATATAAACCCGTGGACATAAAGGCCTGAATTTCGTCATCTATTATCTTTTTGTCGTTAACATACCCAATTTTAATCAATTCCTTTTTAATTTTGTTATAATCTACTTTCTTTATTTCTGAAATTAACTCGTCACATGTGGTCTTATATTTCTTGTTTGTGTAATATAAACCATGTGCAATTTCATGGTTCATTGTGTCAGATTTAAAGTCATCGGCACCGATCAAATACCACTTTGTTCTTGATTTACCGTATTTTAATGGATAATTTTCACAATAATAAATTATTTTAGTCATTATCTCATCATAATTATTTTTGTAATTAAAGAAAGTTTCGTACGCTTTCCATAAAACATCAGATGGAATATTGTATCCAACCCAATCTTCAGGATATGTAAATGTTGGTTTATTATTTTTAGTTTTATATAACCACATGAATTTTTCAAATGAGAAGTTCTTACCTCTTATCTCTTTAAAGGGCGACTCATAAAACTCCTGATATCTACAAAAGAGCATGGCTCTATCGTAATTATTTTTAATTGAGACACCAAAAATTTTTGGGTAAAGTTCTTTTACTTCACCCTCAACTAATAAATTTTTTATTTTCATAATTTGAAATTAAGACATAAAATACTTGTTTTTCCAAAATTGCCACCACTTTCTTTTAACAATTGGTTTACATTCTGAAAATGGATTTTGGCCAAAATTAACTTTATTTAGATATTTTGAAGTTAATACATTCAAAAATATCTCATGATACTTTTCAGGTATTTCATTAAAATCGGCGGTAATATCTATCTTTAGGTCAATTATTCCATCTTCAGTTGTTACCGACAAATACTCATTTAATTTAACGACTGTTGATGTTTTTATATCGAAATAACCCGATCCACCAACATTAATTTGATCGTTATATTTTTTATTATTTTCCATATTTATTCTGTTTCTGATTCCATTATAACTTCAAATAACAAAGAACAAGTTGAGTCTTGTTCTCTCATCTTATCAAGTGTCATTTGGTATCTATTTAACTCTATTTCTACAGGAAATAATACATTTCTCAAAGAGTCTGATACTAGTTTCTCTTCTTTTATTTGGTAATTTAATTTCTTATTTATGTTTAATAAACTAAAATATTTGTAAACCATAATTAAGGAAAACAAAATAGTAACCACCAAATAAAATTTGTTGCTTTTCATATATTTTTATTTAATTTTTTCTACAAAGTCATATTTTTCTTTTTTCCATGTAATATCTGACATTTTTTTAAATCTCTCCGTTAATATATAAATAGGATTGTTAAAGTTTTCGGGAACCGGAGTATTTGCTTTTCCATATGATTGTATTAAAATACCTTTTTTATATTGTATATTAACTTTTTTGTTTTTATTTTTTAATGAAACAAAAAGATAAACGGTTCCATGAGAAAATTGTTTTGACATACAGTTTTTCATTAAGGTACCCTCAATCATAAAATCTTCCTCGTTTAATAGAAGTTTTGGTTTAAAAATTTCATCACCGATGTTAATATCCTCCTCAATAAATTTTATAAACTCAGGATCTATCACGTATCTCAATCTATAACCTCTATTAAAATGTTTTTTATGACTACTCCAAATTTCATAATAATTATTTAAATCGGTGTTATTTCTTACTTTGAACTTTAAATCAAAATTTAATTTTTCTAAATACTCTCTTAGTGTTAATAATTTATTTATTGATGATACAATATTACCATGAAGTGAGTCCACGTCTTCCCACTTATTGAATAGTCTGACTAAGTTTTTCTTTTCAAATTCGTCTTTTAATGTATGTTTTTTTTTATTAATGGGTTCTCTGTAAAGATTTGATTTCCATGGAATTTTTTTCAAATATTCAATATAATTTTCACCGAACAAGTTACATAGATATTTCAAAGATTTTAAATGTATAGGTGGATTATATTCTCCATTTAGTTCACCTATTAGGTATTTTGATTTTATATTATATTCATCCAATACCGCTGGTAAGAATTTATTACCATTTCTCTTTAGGTATTTCTTTTTTGGAAAATTATATTTTATGTCAAAATATATGTTATCGTGACCCTTTATATTTTTACAATCTAAATAAAAATCTACGATTAATTCATACAATTTATCATTAACATTTTTTTCTTCATATTCTTTTGTTTTCAAAAAATCACTTTTGAATCTTGATTTCAATATATCAAATACAATTTGATATATTTTGTCTATTGCTCTAGAATATTTTACACCCCAAAAATGTATTTTCTTTTCACCTCTAAAAAGTCCGTTAGTGAGTAACTCCTCCAGTGATATAAAATCATTGGATTTATTTTTTATTTTATTTTTTAATAATGGCTTAAACAGATTACCATTATTAACTAATTTATATGAAGTTGAGAATTCACCATTTAAAAGATTCAAATGTAATTGATGTTGAAAAAACAAAGTTCTTTTGTTCCCATGTCTCATGTACTCACTATAAAAAGACGATCTATATATCAATATATCATTATTTAATTCCAAGTTTAAATCACAAGTGGATAATAAGTCGGAACGATCTTTTTTATCTTGTTTATATGTAAACAACAAATCCATCTATATAAAATAAATGGATTTGTTGAAAATTTGTAGTTTAAAATAAATCGAGTTGTTGATTACCCATGTTATTTATTAAATGAAATAATTGTTCTGTGGTAGTTCTTTCTGGTTGAAATACCTGACCATCTTTTAACAACAATGGTGTTCTGATTTTCTCTTTTGATTTTATAGGATAATTGTAATTTTTTATTTTTTCTTTGAGTGTTAACAATGCGGAATTAAAATGATCGGGTGGAGTTGCGTTACAGAAATGTCTGGCCTGTACACAATTTTTATCAAATGTACTAAACTCACAAGTGATCCTTTCTTTACCGATTCTATCATTCATTCTTAATGAAACAATTAAAGAATTTTCATTTTCCGCATATCCACCAACACAATGGTGCATATGTGTACCTTCATCGGTATAGTCACAATCCTTTTTTAATATTACCGGATGGAATATCCCGTCACCATTTATGATTGGTTCTTCAATATATTCAACCATTCTTTCATCAAAAACAAATTCAACATTATATCCTCTACCAATAATTCTTTCCAATCTAGCAAACTCTAAATGTTCTTGATGGAAAGACATTTGATTAGTTGCTCTTATTTTGGTATCAGGAAAATATATCTTAACCTTACCCAACATTCTTATATGGTCTCTTATTTCTCTAAAAGTATCATCAATAATTTTTTTATTGTGTTGTCTATGTTTAACATGGTCAACTCTGTCACTCATTGATTTTGATAGATTATCATTTAAAAATTTAAATAAATTTGATTTTTCATCATTTGTTAAATCTACATGATCGGGCATGTGTCTTAATCTTCTATCGGGATATTGATAGATACTATTGTAATCTATCCCTAAATTGTTATCGGATGATGAAACACCGAATAAATTAGGATCAATATTCCCGATGTATTTATGGAAATCCCTTTCACCGAATATTTCTTTTAATTCAGTAAAATAATTTAATGGAAGTCCCGGATTTTCATGTAAAATCTTAATTGTTTTTTTAGACTTAACACCAAATCTATCAAGTATTGATGCAATTAATTTATTATCATTTTTTATAAGATACTTTTTGGTTGGGTACCAATGAAAAATCAAAGATTCATAATTATTATTCGGTACTTTTATTTTTTTCAAGTGAACAAATAGACGAATTAATGTTTCCATAAACCAATCTTTAGGTTCTCTTAAATCCACATCGGGACAACTAAATCCTTCTATACTTGAAAATGTGTTCTTTAATTCTTTTATAAACTCATAATCGTTTATTATATCTAAACATTCATTTCGTAAAATTTCACTACTTTTTCTATCACCATAAAATTTTCTAAGAACTCTAACACCAAAACTCATGATTTCCGTGGACAATAAACTGGTATGTATTTCCCTAAAAGAATTTCTTCTAACTTTATTTGCACCTGATTTGTTTGTGTGGTATGATGTTATGTTACCGGTTTTTAAATCGATGGTTATACCAAATCTAAACCAATTTTTTTTGAAGTACTTACAATTAATATGTCTTGATTTTGTGAATATCGATTTCTTTATCGTTATTTTATTATCTTTAATATAAATCGTTCTTTCAAAGACATTTGTACCAATAGATGAAAAAGGTCTAGCATAGTGGTTTTTTATATGTCTATCATTTGTGGTAAAAAAAGTATTATCTTTTTTAAAGAATGGTTCAATTTGTGTGATTACCCCAACACCATTTTCACCAGAATAAAAATATTTTGTTTTATTATTTTTTCTTATTGAATCATTCTCATCCAACCTGAGAGTATAAAAACCATTATCTTGATAAATTGATCTTTGAACCTCGTTTGGTATTGATGATATTGTTCTATGAAATTCATCCTCGTCAGGTGATTCAATAACCTCATCTATATCGAAACTAAACGGATTTCGTTTTTTAGTTAATTTTGAGTAATTTTTAAAAGCCTGAATTTCCGCGAATTCAAATCTTTGATGTAATATCTGTCTTTCCATATAAAAAAATATCTTTTTACAAATGTAGTAAAAAATCCAATATTTCGCGTATTTATAGAAAAAAAATTATGGCTAAAGGAAAAGGTGGATCAGAAAGTAGAAAAATCTCTTTCGGTAAAAGAAAAAAAGGTAAAGCAAGAAAATCATACAACAAACACGATCGTAAATCAAGAAATTACGTCGGTCAAGGTAGATAATATAAAGTTTATACTATTTTATTAGGTAGTTTTTCAACGTAAAAAATCGGTAGTATTCCAAATACCTTAATATTTGGTCATGTACTTTTTTGGGTTTGTTTTTATTCTTACTTGATAATATATCTAACCAATATGACATGAATAACTTAAAGTTATTTGATGAAATCATTTTGGTTTCGCACATGTATATCAACTTTGTTAAATTATCGAAATATTCATCAAATAGATTTCTTAGAAGAACCTCGTCTTTACTGAATTTTTGTTTAACGTCGTGTGTCTGTAGTGCTTCAAATAATATCTCATCATTAACGTAAATCTCAGTACCATAAACCTCGACGTTAATTCCATTCCAATCTAATATTTTTTCCACAGATTTTGTTGTTTGAATTGATCTGAATTTATCAATTTCGTCCAACATAAATTTATTCCTATTCCACTTTAAATTTTCACTATACTCATAGATCCATTTAAACGTGGCGTATAATCCACCGATTATTGATAATATAATTTCTATATTCATTTACTATTTTCAGATAAAAATTGATCTATTTCAGATTCAGTTAGTGTGAGACAACTTGATCTTTCACCAAATTGTTCCTTGAATTTTTCTTTTAACTCATTTGGTATTAACTTTTTTTCTAATCTCATAGCAACATTACCGTATTCATCTTCGGGTTCGGGTTTTAAGTAGTATAAGATACTAAACTTCGGTTCTTCCAGAACTTTTGCGGTTGTTACCGATTCGTCAAATACCCCTCTAATCATAACTCCTCTATGACCTTCAGGCACATATTCTTTTGGATTATCTAAAACTTTATCTAATAAATCGTGTAGGTGTTTCCTAAGTATTGAGTCGGGATCTTCAGTAGATCCCTCCACTTTCCCTAATATTTTATTTATTACATTATCTTGTGCCATTTCTGGTGAAAACTCTAAAACAATTTTTTTACTTGGTTCAAGTGTTTGTGAATTATATGTTGTTGGTGTTATAACTGCACCATCCTTAACTGGCGTATGTAATTTATTAGGATCGTATATTTTGGGTGTTAATGATACTGATAGTATATAACCAACACCCTTAAATTTTGTTTCATCACCTACTTTATATGTAGGTACGATAACGGTTTTACCATTTAATTCAAAAGTGGGTAAGTCCACAAAAACAATATCCGATAATCCTTTGAATTCATCACATTCGAGTAATTTTTGTTTATATGGTTCTAAATTTTTTGACCCATATAAACAATAATCAGTGATAAATGACCCATCATTTATTGGTTTTGGTCCATCTTTAAAAATTTCGTCTAATAATTCTTTTAATTTCATGTTACAATAAACTTTTCGGTATCTTTTATTTTTTTAATAACGTCTTCAACAGTTTCTTCAGTGTATACACTACTACCATCCATAGTATAAACAATAGTCTTTGTTCCTGCTTTTCTTATTCTTGTGATGAATGTGGGATTAATTAGTTCTTCATCACCGGGGATTTGTACTTTTAATTTAATAAACTTACTTATCATCTTTGTTCAATTATATATTTTCCTTTAATGTATACATTTTTTTTATCAATGTCAATAAATTTAATTCCGTCGGAAGTTATTTCAAATTTATCTGTTCTGTATCTATGACTATCTTGATATATCACAATATTGTATTTTTTCATTCTATCCTCATCTTTAATGATTGCATAAACTAAAAATGAAATTAACACAGAAAAAGATAATCCTAAAATTATTTTTTGAAGTTTGTCATCTTAATTTTTTTACGTAATATCTAATGTTTATCTTGTCATTGAACCAAGTGACGGACAACATGCTTTCACCATCTTTGAAATCAACAACATGTATGGTGCATTTAGTTTCTGTGACAAACTCGTAACCGTCATATGAGTTTCCCTTGAAAGTGTTCCCGGATATATCCACAGATTCATCATCAACTAAAAAATAAGCATCTTCTTTTGCCCTAATGTGTATAAATCTTTTATAGATGTGTATTGGTATATCAATATCTTCATTTGTTGAGTTTAATTTCCAAGTGTTATTTTGTAAGTTATAGATCTCTGTTCTGTAAGCACTGTATTTTGATTGAGAGAATGTTGCAATTGTAATTAACAATCCGATAATTAGTGTTGTGATTTTTTTCATTTTATTTTTTTTTATTTGTTATTATAATTGTTTTGATAAATCCATAAATGATTATAACAATTCAGTATGGTTAATTCAATTTGAAATGCCGGTGAATGGTCGTCCTCGTATCTATCGCAATTAATGTTAAGTCTAAAGAATGTTATTCCGTCTTTAAATGATCTGGTAATGGCGAATAATTGAGTTTCCCAATATATTCTTTTTTTCTTAAATAATGTTCCGTGATTAATAATACCTATATTCATGTTTAGTTACTTAACGGCATCCGTATTGTTGGATGACTTTGATAGTTTTCAATTACAAAATCAGTATTATCTAAATGAGTTATAAGTGATAGATCTTCAGATAACGATCTATAGAACTCATCTGTCTTCATATGTTTTAATGTTGGTAGTTTATATGGTTTTCTTGTTATCTGTTCTTTAACACCATCAATTTGATTATTATAGATATGACAATCACCAAGATTACCAATTATTTCTTCAGGAACCATATTAACTGCCTTGGCAATGATTTCCAATAATAATCCATATGATGCTATATTGAACGGAAGACCCAATGGAACGTCAACACTGCGTTGATTCCACATTAGAGAGATTGCTCGTTTAGGTACACCTAATTTATCTAGATTTTCATTAGTTGCCAACTCAAATAACAAATCTAATTTATCTTCGGTTATGTATTTTTTATGAATATCGTATCTTTCTTCATAACCCAACTCTCTCGTATAAACTTGAAATCCGTAATGACAGGGTGGAAGAACCATTTGATCCAACTCACCTACATTCCAAGCATTAACCATTAACCTGCGACTATCAGGATTCGTTTTGAGTTCGGAGATTAGGTTTGCGATTTGGTCAACTTGTGTTAAATAATGACTATGTATTCCATTGAAACCAGTAAATAGGTATGTTTTATTATTACCACTTTGACCTGTATTTGGTTCTAATTTAGTCCAACTTCTCCACTGCTTTCCGTAGATGGAACCGAGTTCACCCCACTTCTTAGCAAACTCATCATCGGTTTTAATTTTGTTGATGAATTCTTCTTTGATTAAAAATCCATTACTTATTGATAAATCATCATTAACAATATCTCTATTGTTGTATGGATTGTATTCATTTAAGTACCTCTTATAAGCGTCCCCGTCCCAAATGTGACAATCATTGTCTACAAGGTATTTGATGTTTGTCTCTCCTCTCAAAAACCACAGGAGTTCAGTTATGATACCTTTGGTATACATTTTCTTTGTAGTTAATAATGGGAATCCTTCTTCCATTCTATGAACTATCTTCCAACCGAATACAGATCTAGTACCTGTTCCAGTTCTGTCACTTTTATTATTACCAAACACTAATATGTGTTCAAGTAGTTCTTTGTATTGCCTATCTATATTATTGCTCATAAATTTATCTATAAATGTTTATCAATGTTACAACGAATATTATCAAAGACATTATCGCAAAACAAAATGCAACAAAACTACCTTTCTCTTGACTTTTAATAAATCTTGGGAGTATGTCGGCAAGAGCTAAAAAAATGTATCCAATACTTAAAGCAATTAAATTCATATTTACTTTATTTTTCTAATTTGTTTTTCAATATCAATAATACCAAATATACAAATACCTATTAGTAATCCAAAAACTCCACCGATAATTAATTCTACCATATTATTTTCTAATTAATGTATTATATTTTTGTTTAACACTTGATCCTATTGGTAATGCCTGTCCCTCTTCATCTATTCTAACAAAAGTAATGTGTACACGTAAACAGACAACTTCCGCCTCACTCCTAACATTATATTTTCTCATTTCTATTATAATGTTTATAGATGTGTTACCAATACTTTCGATACCACAATAAGTTTTGATTACGTTACCAACTTTAATTGGTGCAAGAAATTCTGCATTTAAACTTCTTGTGACAACTAATGGTGTGTCACATATTTCAGCCGCAAAAACCGCCGCAATCTCATCAATGTGTGAAAGAAGAATACCTCCAAAAGCATTATTATGAACACCAAGGTCTTTCGTCATGCAAATCCAAGTGGATCTCATAACCATACCCTTACTTCTTAAAATCTCAACGTTGTTGTCAATAATTTCTTTTTTACTTAAAGGCATATTAAACAATTAGATCATCTAAATTAATTCCACGTTCATTCATTTCTTCCCACAACTTATCAAATACTTTATCTACAGCCTCATAAGCGTCCAACTTATTAAATTCAATTTGATTGTGAATACTTTTTTTAGTGTTATGTGCCATTTCCCATAACACTAATGCCATGTCTAATGATTTTACCGCCCTAAGATGTGCCATTGAATCGTCATGGTCATTTAAATCAAATTCTAATATTCCTTTAGCCATATTAATATCCTTCTTGTATTTGAAATCCGATCATTATTGTAAACCATCTGATTGTTATCCCCCACGCGGGAGTGTAAACCCCCGTTTCTAAAAAAGTATTTTTATCATAATAAAAAACAATCGTAGGAATTATAAACCAATGATGTTTCTTTTTATATATAAAGAAATCTTTTAGATATATTTTTTTAGTTTTCTTTAACATCTTGTTGTTTACTTTTTAACTTATTCAAACACTCATATATAATATGGGATTCTTCGAATGAAAATAAACCATTTTTAAGTGAAAAAAGTAGAGCCATTTCAATTAATTTAATTGCATTCTCATCATTAATTGTTTCAACAAAATTGTTGAATTGTTCTCTACTTTCAAATTGAACTAAGCCACCAAATATTGTATCCATTTTATCAGTTTTTATAATAATACAAAAATTATTTGAAATAACAAAATAATTATAGATATATGTCAGTAAGAATTAATAATCAATTGTTCCCGGCCGAGTACGTGTCCACACCTGAACAAATCGAAAAAGGTATGATGGGTCGTGAGTCACTTAATGGTTGTATGGTTTTCAAAATGAAAAAGGGTCACCATACTTTTTGGATGAAAAAATGTAAAATTCCGTTAGATATTGTATTCGTACTAAACAATAGGATTAGTAAAATACATAGAGATTGTCAACCATGTGAGGGTGAATGTCCTGAAAGATATTCAGGAATTGGTGATCATGTTATCGAATTTCCTGCGGGAACCACTAAAGATTGGAAAGAGACTGATCGAGTATCAATGTATCTTGGGACACCTCAGAACCCTGTTCGTTAATTAATTTTACATTATAATCTACTTTAGGTTTTACTTTTTCAAAAACCCAAAAATAACTGTGGTATTTTCTTGCGTGTTCTTGTTTAGTCCATTTAGATCCAAAACTGTTAATTCTCATTTTAGCAAGTAAAATAAACAAATCCTTTGGATAAAATCCCATTTCCATTGCCATATTCATAACCATAACATGACTAAAATGATTTTTACCGCCAGATACCGTATCTTGACATTTCATAATAACATAACCACCTTTTTTACAAACTCTATACAATTCTTTTAATGAATTATAATAATTTGATTTAAGATGATTAAAAGTTTCATAACCCTCAAATCTTTTTGCAATTATTGAACTACCTTCTTTATTATTTCTATACGTTTTACCGACAACCACAAATGGTGGATCGTACATTATACTTGACATTGAGTCACTTTCGAATGGTAAATTCTCTGAACTAGCATTTATTACAGTATCGTTAATAGGATATATATCTGATTTTAATTTTGGTTGTGATAAGTCTTTCCAAAAAGAACCTTTAGAATATGTACAATCTAAATCAAATTGTTCAATACCATACAATTCCATTATATTAGTTATAACTTCAAAATTTGAAGAATATACACTTTTTACGGGTTTAAAATCTTTTTCCATTTACTTTTTTAAATTTTTAGAATATGTTACAAACATAGGTATTTAAAACCAATAAACCAAATATTTATTAAAAAACATTATTATCATGGGATGCGGATGTAAAAAAAACAGACCAGTACAACAACCTCAACCTCAAGTACAGGTTCAGGTGCAAGAATCAACAACTAATCAACCAAATCAATCTGGTGTTCAATTAACTGAAGAACAACAAAAACAAGTTGATGTCATCATGGATAAATTAAAACAATTGAACTCATAATATCGGACAACTAAAAATTGTCCGATATATTTTTGAATAAAAAGTATATAAATATATAAATATGATAGATAAAGTAAAATTAACCAGTGTAAACATTTTAGATGATGTATACAAAAAATTTAAAATAGAAACTGTTAATGATGAGATTAATTTACAAAAATTAGTTAATAGATCGTTAGATTTATACAATAATGACGAACAATTTAGAGAAAAAATAATAAATCATTTAAATTTAAAAAATAAAAACACTAAATTTTGATTTAGGTTTTTTTTTGTTTACATTTATCAAAAAACATTAAATGATTACTGTAATTTATTCCACACATAAAGACCAAGAGTACAATAAAAATTTTAAAAGTCATATTGAAAATACAATTGGTGTAAAAGATTACCAAATTCTTGAGTATAAAAATGATAATGAATTTGGATTATCTGAAATTTATAATAAAGGAATATCCGAATCAATACATGATATTGTTGTTTGTTGTCACAATGACATAAAATTAGAAAATAATTGGGGTAGGAGATTGATGCTGGACTTTGTCAATAATCCTGAATATGGTATCATTGGTAAAGCCGGTTCTTGTTATTTTCCCGAATCAGGAATCTATTGGGAAAGAATGAATGAAACAATGGTCGGTCAGGTATATCATCATCCGAAAGACTTTACAAAATGGTTAAGTAAATATTCCGCAAAAGTACCCTATTTAATTCCCGTTGTAACAATTGATGGTTTATTTATTTCATTTGATAAAACAAAAATTAAACATCAATTTGACGAATCAATTGGGAAATTTCACTTTTATGATCATGGATTTTGTGTGCCAAATTATTTAGATGGAGTTAAAATTGGTGTTACGTCTTCATTTGAAATAACACACCAATCTGTTGGTGTACCCAATGAAGAATTTTATTTATCAAAAGATAAGTTTGTTGAAAAATATAAAACAAAATTACCGATAGATTTGAAGCCAGAAAAAGTTTATGTTCCTAAATTAGACATTAAAATATCTAAAAGTTTCGGTAAAGTTGCGGTTATTATCCCAACTAAAAATAAAGTTGATTTACTTTTCAATTGTTTAAATTCATTTATTAAAAATTGTACTCAGTCAAACTACGAAATTTTTATTGCAGACACGGGATCAGATGAAGATGAAAAAAATAAAATAAAAGATTATATTAAAAATAACGAAGAGAGTATTAAAATAAATTTAATTGAATATGATTATTACAACTTTGCAAAAATAAATAATGATGTTGTAAAAAATCATGTTAGTGATGAATTTAAATTTATACTATTCTGTAATAACGATATTGTTCTTTTAAATAATGTAATTGATGGAATGATGGATGTCTTTAAAAGAAATCCTAAAACGGGGACTGTTGGGGCTAGATTACATTACGGGGATAACACAATTCAACATGAAGGAATTGTCAGTGTTTTAAATAGCGAAAATGTATTTGGTGTTACACACATGGGTTTAAGAAGTTATTATAGTAAACAAATCAACCCAATGAAAGTATGTGGTAACACAGGTGCTCTTTTAATGATAAGAAAAAATGTATTTGAAAAGTGTGGTTATTTTAATGAAAATTATATTTCTTGTTTCGAGGATGTTGAATTGAATTACAAATGTTTAATTAATAATTTTGAAAATTATTATGATGGTAACTTAGTTGCCTATCATTTTGAGAGTCAATCCAGAAATGAAGATCCAAAAAACATGGAAAAATTACAACAGGATTACATAAATAATCTAGCACCATTTGTTCAAAGTAATTTTGAGAAATTATCTAAATGGTTTGTTAGAATCTAAATATCTTTACTAATTGTTATATCTAAAAATTTATTAAAGTCTAAAATATAGTCATTTATATCATAGTTTGTTGAACAAACAACTAATATTTCACTATTTTCTGTCAAAAATTTTTGTGAGTCCCAAATTAGTTCAGGTACTAATATTTGTTGACCAATTTCAAGTCTATATGTTTTTTCCGATTCACCATCATGTAATATAACATCAACAGAACCATTCACACAAATTATTAATTGTTTCGTTTCATGATGTGCATGATTACCTCTAATCTCATTAATTGGTACATTGTTTACTAAAAAGACTCTCTTGGGAATAAAGGGGAGATTGTGAAATTCAATTGGTATTAACAATCCTCTTTCATCATTAAACACATTAATATTCTCAATTTTACGCATTATAACTTTTAATTATATTAATAATATATAAAACTTCTGAATTAGTCAATAATTCATTAAAAGGTATTGACACGGTTTTTTTAGATTTTAATTCAGACATTGGACATTTTATACTATCAATTGAATATACGGGGTTCATGTGTGCCGCATCATAATGTATACCACATAAAATATTATTTTTATACATATAATCAATAAAATTAGATCTATTTTCAACTTCAATTCTATATAAATGATTACTAGTATTTAAATAATTCAATTCCTTATTGTATGTTTCTCTAATCTCGCCTAATCTTTTTAACTTTGTATTATATGTTTTAAAATTTCTAAGAGCAATATCACACTGTATACTATTCATATACATTTTATAACCAGGAAATTTAATTTTTCGATCCCAATTATTTTCAGCATACGACATACCATTTAATGCCAATTCTTTTAATTCTATGATTTTTTCAAAATCATTTGAAACAATAATACCCCCGTCACAAGAACCGATTGGTTTTGTGGGGTAAAAACTGAATACCATTAAATCATTTGGATTACATTCATTTTTAAATTGGTTCTTTTCTAGTTTTTGTGCCGAATCAATAACTTTATAATCACCAAAATCGTGTAATAAATATGAATCACCAACCCAATCTGTATTATCGGAAAAATTATGTTTATTTCCTGATGTTATTATTGCGTTAAGTACAACTGGTGGTATCATACTAGGTACCGTGATAGTTAAATTTTTATATTTTGATAATAATAAAAATATCGCACTAGTTGCACTATTAAAACTAACAGCATATTTTGCACCAACATATTCTGAAATTTTTTCTTCAAATTCATTTACTATCTTATCATGTAAAAGATTAGAATATTCACCAGTATTGATTATATGGTTATTTATGTTAAATAATTGTATCATTTTTTTCTAATTACTACTTGATATTCTTTTTTAATTAATTCATACTGATTTTCATATTCGTTCAAAAATTTGTCAATACCAAAAGATGTTGCTTCTTCGTGGTACATTTTTCCCCAAGAGTAGTCATCAAATATAATGACACCCCCTTTTTTACATAATTTAAATGAATTAATTGAATCAATATAGACTGCCGATGCTCTGTGATCACCATCAATATAAATTAAATCAAATTGTGATTCATATTTTTCTAACAATTGGGGAAAAACTTCTGAACTAATATTTCTATATAATTCTAATTTATTATTTTTAATGTGATGATTTGTATTATTTATAAACCTATCATACTGATTATTAAAATATTTATAAATGGTATTGTTATTATGAACATCACTTTCCTTTAATTCTGTGTTTAAATAAACATCGGTCAGTGGATCGACACATATTAATTTACCATTTTCATTTAATATATTATCAATTATATAATTCGATGTTAGTCCTTCGAAACAACCGATTTCTAAACACAATGTTAAATTTTTAACACCGTTAGTATTAATTTTGAATTCATTATTCCAATCGTAAGTGTATTCCATATTTTTTATTTTTTTAATTTAAATTTTGCCATTGTACCAACTTGTTCAACTAATTCTAAAAAATTTAAAGCATCTTGATATTCGGGTCTATTAAAATCATGAATGAAAATAATTGTGTTATCGTGTGACATTAATTTCACAACTGAAGCACAAGAAACCCTTGCTCTACCATCAATTAAGATAACATCAAAAGGTCCTTTATCTAAAGGTGCCTCAATATAAGATTTAAATTCTTCGTATGTACCACAATGTCCACCCTCTACATATGGTAAGTCAGGTTTTTTTAATATTATCTCGCAATTAGATAATAATCCATCTTGTAATTTATTATACCAATCTTCTTGATGTTCTATCGAAATTATATTTAAACACTTATCGGCAATTTCAAATGTCGATTGACCAGAGCCATATTCTAGTACTTTTTTTGTTTTATCTATTTCGGCTAAAAAAAAGACTGATTCATTTGTTGTTGTAAACATATTATATTGTATTATATTATTTTAGTTCGATATAACATATCCAAGTGTAATCTTTTTTTTCTTCAAAAAAAGTGGGATACTTTTCGTTATCGTTTATTGTTAATAAAGGTTCTGGTGTTGGATAATTTTCATCCCAATTATCACCCCATCTTGTTATCTCTGATTTAAATAATGGTGGCATTTCTTGATAAACCGAAACATTTTCTTTAAAATAATCTAAATCTGAATCGTTCTTATCATACCAAGTTTTAATTCCGTCCAAGTCAATAACATATCTGGTGTTGGATAATATTTTTTTTGGTGTATAACAGTCACCTAACTGATAAGGATAATTATCTTCAGTCATAAAAACCTTAAAACCCAATGATTTGGCATGTTTTAGTCTCTCTAAAAAATTTTGATGATCATCAAAAAAAATCATAGTATCTTCTTTTGGTATGTGATCCCAATCAGTTTTTAAAAAATCTAATGTTTGATATGTGACTTTAGGACTCGTATAAACTCTAAAATGTGGTGAAGGGTCAATAGATATTATTTTTGTATCTGGACTAGCTTGTTCAAAAAACCAAGTGCCAAGTCCTTTCCATACACCACTCTCAATTAGATATTTAGGTTTAAGTTTTTTAACAACATACCAAGCCGAAAACATGTGTCCAGATTTCATACCACCATTATTGTCTTTTATGGGTCTTGATTCGTATAATGTCTTAAATTCATCTAAATGTTTTAACATATCTACTCTATCCCATTTGCTTAAAAATTCAGTCATTTGTTTTTTTCTTTAAATAAATAATTATTATCAATATTATTAATTATATAACCATATTTTTCACATAAATAAATCAAATTATTTTTATTGTGAAAATATCTATATGTTGTAATTTCATCATACGCATCATATGTTTCGTAATAGCTAGGTTTATCGGTTATTTCCATTCTACCTATTAATAATTTTTTTGGTGATAGTTTTAACATATTTTCTAATACATCATCACCATTTGGTAGTACATCCAATAAGGCACCTATATGAATCATATCAAAATTATTTATATAATCTGACGATAATTCATTTATATCTTTAACATAGAATTCTTCGTAATTCCATTTATTTTTGGCCAATTCAATTGCATCAGACGAATAATCTATTCCAGTATATTTTATATTATTAAACTCCCTATTACATAATTCATAGTAAGTACCACATCCACAACCAATATCTAAAATGGATGTGGGTTTTTCTTGGATGATAAATTTAATAAAATCCATCCAATGTTGTGGGTAGTTATTTGATAGTTGTTTTATATTTAATTCTAATTGTTTTTCAAAAACGTTTTTATTTTTCCAAGAATCAATTAATGCCATATTTTTTAATTTGATTTTTAAATTTAATAAGTAAATTATCCATATTATTTTTTATTGATTCTGGATGTTCGCCAATAAATTCACTTGTTTTACATTCACCGCGAACGTGTGGTTTAAATTCGTGTACACCATTCCACATTTCTTCAATATAATTTTTTTTATCGATATCACCAGTAACCCAAGGTAGATAAACATCATTAAAATAATTATCAATACAATTATTTCGACTAACACTATCTTTATAATAATTTACTTTCTTATAAACTTGGTCAGGAAAAACATATGAATAATGATACATCTGTACCCCCAATTTTTCAAATAATTGATCACTATCGATATGTTTTCTTACGATATTTGATGTTACCGGATATTGAATTGTGGGTGGTCTATGTGTTAACCATGTTGACCCCTTTGTATATTTAAACACTCTTAAAAAGTTATCTCTGTTTAATTCAAAACCAGTTAAATAATGATTAAACCCACCATAAAAAGAACAACTTCTAATGCCGACACTTGTCGGTTGTTCTTCTTTTAAAAATTCGATCATTTTAACCAAATCTTCAGTTTTATAAACCTCATCTGAATCTAAATTCCATATATAATCAATATCATCATTAATATGTTCCATGTACGCCCTACATTGATCATCTTTTTCAGTAAACTGACCATGTACAATTTTTATTTTATTCTCGGGATCTGGAAATTCATTTAATATTTTATTTGTTTCGTCAGTAGAGGTTGTCCTACCTTGCCTTTGCCAATAAGAAACTGGCCCTTCCGCAATTAAAATTTGACTTGCAAATGGATAAACCTGTTCTAAACATTCTTTTAAAACATAATCACCCTCAAAAATTATCATACCAAATGCTATCTTCATTAGTTTTGTTTTTTAATTGTAATATTTAATTTTGGTTTCTTTTAATTTATTGTAATAATCATCATATATCAATTTTAAAGACTTAACGTTTGTATACATTTCAATTGGTGTATAGATATGATGTTGTGTTGATGGTATATACCCATTTTCACGGAAATCAAATTGTGAAAAATGTGTAAAAATAAGTTTTTGTTTTCTTCCTTCCCAAATAATATTATGATTAGATTCATAATCTGAATAATCATATAATTGCCATTGCCAAGGTGCTCCGTGTCCAATTTCACCATCTATAAATATTAAATCACTCGGACACATATTTGGAAACTCATCTAAATATTTTTGATCTCCACAGGTTGCTAAATGTGGATATTTTTGATTTAAAACCGCATCTGACCACCAGTTTAGTATTTTCTTACCTATTGTTCCATTTTTAAAAAAAACAATCCCGACATTATAAAAACCTTCATCTCTACTATAATTTAATGGAAATTGTCTATGTCTGAAAATACCAATTTCTTTATTTCCAATTGAATTTAAAATAACATCAACGTCATCGTGTAATAAAATATCACTATCAATGTACATTATGTCGCCAATATTTTTATTAATTAAAAAATTTGAAAAATATGAAGCTAAAGACCAACAGAAATATCTGTAATTACTATTTTTTAATTTTAGTAATATCTCATCGTTTGATAAAAGTTCTGAGACATTATAAATAATTAATGTTTCTGATTCATGTTTTTTTGCAATTTCATAGCTTTGATCATCAATACATAAATAATGTAGTTTAAAATTTTTTGAATATTTCAATAGGGATTCATATAATGTTAAACCCTTTATTAAATAATTTATATCTGAAACTGTACAAATGTTTATCATAAATAAAAATTTTTTTCTTGTCTTCTTTTAAATGTTAAAAAATCATCACCGTAGTGTGTTTCGTTTCTCTGATATAAAGAATCAAATTCATTGGATTTATCAACACTGTGATGTTTATGTCTTATGATAACTTTACTATTATAAACTTGTTTTTTTAACATATTACCGACAATTGTAAATTCATTATCAGACCATAAAGATTTATATTCTGGATTGTATATGTAATTAAATCTATCATAATATTTTTTACCTAAAATACACAACGTATTCAAATTATCTCCATGATTTCCATCATTAAACCATAAAATACCGTCGGTATCAACGAAGTTTTTTTTCATTTCATCTCTTATTATTTCATCATAATTTTTTATTTCTGGCACCATATCATCAGAAGCCAATAAAATAATATCATACTCTATATCACTAAAACCATTATTTATTGCTTCTATTTTACTTTTATTTTGATTAAATACTAATCTTGTATTTTTAAGTTTACTTATCTCGTTTTTAATATCATTATTATTCATTAACTGATCATCAACATCACAACTGACATTAATAAAATAATTTTCATTATCACTTAATAAATCATTATAAATTTTTAAAACATTTAAAAATTTAATGGGTCTGTTTCTAGTTGGAAATTGTATTAATAATTTCATACGTATGCGGGTTTAAATTTTTCATTATTACCATGAACTGTTATTTCATATCTTTGAGTGTTCCATATATTCTCATCAGGAATTATGTTAAAACTAATGTTTAGTTTCCATAATGTAAATGGTAGAGATACCTGACATTGTGGATAAATCATTCCAAATTTCATTATTTCTTTAAACCATAATTTATTAAATTCAATAACATCTAAATATCTGTTGTTTCTTAAAAGAAATCCACTTTGGTATAGTCCATTATTTTCTGGATAGTTATGTAAATTCTTATATTCATTTAATTGAGGTAATATTTTTTCTTTTGAATATTTTGGTATTGTCAAACTATATATACCTTCTTGGTATATACAATTTCTCGGGAACCCAGCCAAACAAAAATGTTTATATAATAAAATTTTATCTGATTTAAAATTTTTAAATAAAAAATTAACGTAGTCTTTATCTTTTATAACAAAATTAGCATCTAACCAAATAGTGTAATCGTAATCTGGTAAGTAATTGTGTGAAAGACATTTTATTTTTTTATATGAAACAGCCGGTGGAACATTATTATCTTTTTCGATATATATTATCTTCCAATCATCCGATTTTAAATCGGGATTATCGGTGAAACATATATAATCTAATCCATCTATTTTTTCTGGTGGTTTTAGTGTTTCGTAATCACCAAATATCGCCGTATATAAACAAATTTTCATTATAAATTAATATTAAAAATATTATCAACTAATTTTGTTCTTTCATTACCGGGCGGTGTTGTGGTAAAAAAAATGTCACCTAATTTATATTCGTCGTACATTTTTAAAAATTCATCAATGTTTTTAAAAGCATCCTTAGAAGAACTATTTATTAATTTTGTTTTTATATTTTTTCTAACATAACTCATGTGATGCATCTCCATTTCATCTCTAGTTAATATTAATGGTTTATTTGAATCCATTCTACGAGTTGGGTCCACCAATACAGGTGATATGTTTCCAAACTTATATGTAGAATTATTTAATATTTTAAAAATCAAAGAAACATAATATGTGTTATATGGAAAAATTTCATATGTGGGTTCTTTAAAATAAGTCTTCATCTGACAATATGATGAATCATAGTCCCCATCTATTAGTTTATTTTTTAGATATTTGAATTGTTCCAATAAATAAAATTCATCGGAATCCATACTCATATGGTGAGTACATCTATTTCCTTGGGAAATATAAAGACCAATATTTCTTTTTACAATTTCGTTGTAATGTCCACCATTCTCGATCTTTGGTTTGTATTCGTATAACTCATCAACTAAACCTTCCGATTTTAATCTATTGAGTAATGGTATCAATTCTTCATTACATTTATTTCCAAAATTAGATATTGTCTGATAAACAACTGAAATATAATCGACTTCTGATCTTATTTGCTTAATAGAACCTTCGAGTAATTCTTCTCCATCAAATATGTTATAACTTACACCTAAACGCATAAAAAAATATTCACTAAAATATAATGAATATTTTTCAAAATAAAAAGTATTTTATCTTTTTTTTTTAATCGGTTAAATCGGTAAAAAATCCTTTGGTTGTTAAATCCTCAGAATTGTTTTTAGATCTTTCTTCTGCTCTGGCAATCTCCTTTTCTGTGAATAGAAGACATCTTTCGTTTTTACCGTCAGCATCTTCTACCCAAACGGAAACATATTTAGCAGAAGCGTTTGAAAACTTCTTCTTTTCAGTATTCCAAACTCTGATTAATCTACCTGATTTAACTTTTACCTTGTCAATTAAACTAGCCATATGTTTTTATTTATAAATATCATGCGAAAAAATAAAGTACCGCACCTAATGAAGTTACACCAGCATCGACCCAATCAAATTTTTCTTTTTGATAAAATCTATCATAACATTCTTTAAGTAATCCTGCAATTGTTGCCACACCTAAACAAATAAATCCTAGTGTTGGTTGTGTGAAAAAATCAAACCGAGCGTTTATAATTACAATTAAAAGGGATAATGCGAATCCTGCGGTAAAATGCATTGCTTTGTCTTGTGGTATCATATTTTGTTTTTTTAATATCCTACTAAGTTTCTTATTATTAGACTATCGTTTTGAATACTAGTACATCCAAATGAATTAGGTCCTATCCACCAATATCCAGGTCTTGAATAAGAATTACCCATGATAGGTGCTCTACCTGTTGTAGAATTTCCAAAACCTGCGAAATATTCTGCAAGAAAATTACAATTAGCATCATAATTTGCTTGGTGGTACAATCCAAAAGTGTGTCCTACCTCATGAGATGAAGCTTCCCAAATAGATTTTTGTCTATATCCTAATGCTTTACTAAATACAAAAGCAACTACCTCTTCACCCCATTTTATTGATTCTATAAAAGCGACACCTCCTGCACAAGCTGTTGGTCCACAATACCATTCATAGTTTTCTGTAATTATCAATCTCTGTCTACGAACAATAGAAGCATTATTATAAACACTAGAGTCTGTAGTGACATTGATGTTTTTAAATTGAGCAAAGTCAGTGGTTATAGAATCTACAATGTTTTTTATTTCTGTTGAACTAAGTCCTGATGGTGTAGCATAAAATGGTAAACCTCCGTTTTGCCCTATCCAATAAGGACTATTTACATATTCCCCATCAAAATCTAAAAATATAACCCAGTTTCCTGTACCAACAATAGGTGGAAATGGTGTTGCATCACAAGCGTCTCCTATACCATCTTTATCACTATCTAATTGATCGGGGTTAAATGTGACAGAACAGTTATCCTGTGTATTAGGTATACCATCTTTGTCTGTGTCCCTTACTCTTGTTCTAAGTGCAATCTGTTGTTCTTGTGGAGACATTCTAGCAACGGTATTGTAATTACCGTTTAGAAAGTCACATGATTCTGGTTTATTTTTTAATGTAAAATTGTTTGTTATTTTTTGACAAGAAAAAAACAAAAATAGAATAAAAAAAAGATAGGTATTTTTCATAGGATATTGTTTACTATAAATATCATATGAAAATTAAATTTTATATGATTTTATACCACCACAACCAACCTAACAACCTAACAACATAATATCTTAATTTATTATCAAACTTGTTTGAATTGGTGATATTTGTCCAAAACAACATTTCTTTATCACATTCCTTTCTTGTCATGTTGTGATTTCTATTAACATATAAAACGTCGTGTACTAAATAACCAAATAGACCGTCATTATATGGTCTCACAATTGACCACAACCATTTAGGTACTGTGGACATATCATAATAAAATCCTTTGGGGATGTTTATGATTTTACCACTACTTAATACTACCGTAATTGGTTGTGCTATTTTCCAATATTTGGAACTATTATCGGAATATACGTAGGATTGGATAATTAATTCGTCGGTTAGTAGTTTTTCGACTACATTATCTTTAGTTATATAACCTCGACTTACCACTTTGAATTGAATTAGTTATCAACGCAAAATTATTATTTCTTATCTCGGTAACATTCTCTGAAAGTTGAATCCAATTAGGATCATTATTACTCACACCTGTCACTATTTGTGATTGTAATAAAGTTAACATTTCTGTATTTATTTCATTATAACTACCTTCAGGTTTTTGAGACAAAATGTTAAAAACGGTTGTTACAGTATTAACATCGGACTCAATAGTTACTAAATCGTCATCACCAACACCAATACAACCATCTTTTATTTTGTGTAATGTTGAAAACGAACTATATGCTGCAAATCCGAATAATATTTCAGCAATTAAGTAAAAATGTTTTGCTTTTAATTCTATTTGTATCATTGTATTTTATTTATAAATATTTAGTTTATTGTAATTTTATAAAAAGTAACTTAAATTAATTTCACTTCTTAATGTTTGGTTACTTCCACCATAATTATCTACTTATTTCTTCCCAATCCATTGATGCAAGAATAGCTCCTCCTCCACCTCCTACATTAGAAGCTACTACAATAGTAAGTTCAAATGGAGTTCCTGTTAATCCATTTCTTTCAAGTTGTGTTTTAAAGAGTGCTTCTTTAAGAATATCAACTTGAGTTGAACCTTGGTTTGACACACTAAAAAACCCACTTGCAAGTATTCTTCCTCCTGTAAATGAAGTTCCGTCTATGTTATATTGAACAGAAGAGTTATTAGGAGCATCAACCCAAGTACCACCTGTTGTAGTTCCAGATGATATTACCTGCCAATTATAATCTCCTGAAATAGTTGCCATTATAGAAATTGCGGTAGATATCACTATAGCATCTAAACGATTAGGAGATGTTTTAAGACGTATACTTAGTACAGGATAAAACGTTCCTGCAACTGCTAATGTTGTTGGAGTTGTTACAGGAATACCAACAGCTTGTTGTAACCCATTAAGTTGATATCCTCCTTCAGATAACACTGTAGAACATATTTGCTTTAATGTACTTGCTCCACTTGTAGCAGTTGTATTTGTTATTTCATATCTTAATGGTAGTGAAGCTGTTGTAATATATGTAGATGTAATTAAATTAGCATGCTGAAACTTATGACAAACATGAAAGTTACCATCTATTACAAATCCTATTCTAACTGTACCCACACCCAACCACTCCAAATCCATAAATAAAATTTGGGCTTTTGTAAAATCAAGTATTATTCCACTTGGCCCTGAGCCATTCATAGGGTCAACATTCCAACTTGCCTGAGCAACAGGTGTATCTACTAATGCTCCTGAGACAGAACTTCTTTCAACAAAACTTACTGTACTACCACTCTGTTCTAAATAATATCCATTTTCTGCTCCATAATAACCCACTCTTTGTCTAAGACCTGTTTTAGCAGCACTCATTACAAATGTAGATAGTACAAGAAGACTTTTACCAGGTTGATATGAAAATACCTTTATAGTTTCTCTTGTAACAGAAGAACCTGAATCCGCTGTTACATCTAAGTTAATTAGTCCTTGGTTAGCATCAAATGTAGCAGTACCACCTGTAGCAGTGGCAGTAGACCATAATCCATTATCATCATACCTATGGCTTGAATCAAATAATGTAAATGGTTCACTAACTCTTAATCTACCAAACGAATCTATGTTTGGAGAGTTTGAATATTTTATTTCATTGTTAATTATATATGACATATATTATATTTTTTATATTATCCACCAATTATTATCTCTTGCCATTAAATGAAGGGCGACATATCTTAAATTAATATCAACATAATTATTCCCATCAATTAATCCTGAAGATGGAATTAATCTTATTCTATGTGTTGCCGCATATCCTCCTTCATCTTTAATTGTAAAATTATAACCATCATAACCACTCGGATTTGGTAATGTTAAATCAACATCTCCATTATAATTAACACCATAATAATTGAATGACGTTGTTAATGTTTGTGATGATACGGTTATACCTGTTGTACTATAAGCTAATGCTGATGATAAATTTCTATATCCAATTACACCGTTAGAATCTGAAGTTAATATTCTTGTGTCCCCCGAACTTATTTGGAGTCCTTGTATTCTAATTGGGTTTGTTGTTGCCGATATTGATAACTTATGTCCACTATCAACTGTTGTACCAATTAAAGTATTTCCAGACAAACTATTTAATATGTTATCACCCGTTGTGTTTTGATATGCGATGTGTGTTACGCCCGTCATACCCGACAATATTGGGTTATAATATATACCTCTTATTGTTGTAGAAAACGCATTGGTTTTATTAATTACTGGGTCTATTAATAAAGTATTTGCGTCCCATCCATTAGTGTTAGGATTTGTCCAACCTAAATTTATGTTTACAATAGATGAATTACCCTGATAATAGTCTCTCACTAATCCATATCCACCTCTTCTAACAAAAGTCCATTTGTCTTTTGCACCGCCTTGTTCATCTTCAATAAAATATGTTGAATTTCCATTTCCTGGTTTTCTATATATACCAACATTTGCAATTGGTACTGTGGATGATGTTGTGTTTATTTCAAAGCCAGATGATACACCACCAATTAATACGTTACCAGTAAAAGTACCATTAGAGTTAACAAATAAATTACCACTTGAACTTATATTTGTTTTTAATGTTCGATTTTGTGTTGGTGGATTACAACCAGATCCATCACAAGCGGCAGATGAACCCGTATCGGTAAATGAATTTGTACTTGTGTTATAAAACCTATTTGTACTATTCCAAGGATTTGATCTATATACTCTATACGAGGATATACCGGCGATTGCCGTCCATGTAAGACTAACAGAATTAGTTAATCCAGAAAGTGAAACAGAACTTATTGTACCAGCTGGTGTGGTATAACCAAGATTATCAACACCAACAATGCGATATGTGTATGTTGTACCTGTTGTTTCACCTGTAATCGCACCACCCGTTGTTGAATCAGTTAAAATTGGTTGTGATGGTGTGGAAAAAGTTCCAACACCAAAATTATTTTGAATTCTTGTTACACCGTAACTATCTAATTTAACACCAGAATCAGTTGTCGATCCGACAATTATATTTCCATTATTATTAAAAAGTGCACCAAATGTTGTACTATTATCTACAGGCCCCCCGACTAACCATTGACCACTTAATTGTCCTGTTGGATAGTTACCTGAGTAGACTCTAAAATTATTTCCGTTCTGTTCGATACGACTCCACCAATTACCATTATAACCACCGGAATTTCCCGATGGTCTAAATGTCATTCTTGTTATAAAAGAACCTTCATCAGAAATTTCTACAATACCGTCATTTGAATTTCCATACAAAAAACCATATCCATAACTAGAACCAATAACAACACCCGCATTTCTTGTTCTTAAATCTATATTTGTAACATTGGAATGTGGTGAATTTGTATACGTTGGTGATATATCGAGACCAATTAAAGTATTTCCAGATATTGATGCCGTCAATGATGGATTAAATATTGTACCTATTGTTGTTGCGGTGGTTACTGTTACCGATGTAATTGAAGGTGAAAAAGTTGTTTGTGGATTAATTGTTAATGTGTACCCACTTGTGGTTGATACCGTTCTGTTTGATTGTAATGTTCCATCAATATTATAAAGATTATCTACATTAGTTAAATTAGATCCATCACCATATATCGTGTTCCCACTAATGGTAGTTGCGGTAACACCACTTTGAAATAATACATCACCAGTAACTGTTCCACCACTTAATGGTAAATAATCTGTAATAACCGCTGTTGTTCCTGTCCATACACCCCAATACTCACCTGACCACTGCCATGTTGTACTAGCGAAAGTATATAAATCTCCGATAACCGGTGAATTTGGAAAATTAATTGCCATTTATTATAAATATTTTTTTATTCATTTATCTTTATTAAATTGGTTCTGTTGGTATCAACCCAGATGAATTTAAATCATCGTACAATTGAATAATTTCATTTTTATTTTGGGTCACCCATTTTCTTCTATCATCACTATAACCAAATTCCATGATCTCCGCTTTAAATTCATTGTATTTGATTACAAATAAATCGGCGAAGGAATTGAAACCAATCATATAGTCAACCCCAAATTGAACTAATTTACCATATTTAATTGCCAATTCTTCAGTCATAATTTATATTAATTAAATCTTAAATTTGCTCCGATTACACTTGTTGAACCTCCGGCAAATCTTTCCATTATTATTTCAAATTTTATATAATAAACGGGTTGACCCAAATAATTTTTAGGTACATTAACAACAACATCAGAATATTGAAGTGCATAATTTGTACTTGTTTGTGATAAGTACGTCGCTGGTGCAATTGTATTATATGGAAACTCACCGGCAGTACTTGCAAGTACCGTTCTAACACCGACATTATTTTGAACACCACCAAATTGTTCATGTGTTGTTACTCTAAATGAATAAACATAATCTGTTGCCGTTGTGGTATGTGGTAATTTTAATGCAGTTTCTAAATCAAAAGCAACGAACATACCCCTATCAAGTAGTCCAAAATTTTGTACTCCAGTTCCACCAAAAACTTCATAATTAGGTATACCGTTAAAACCTAATTTAAAACTAACTGGAAGTGTTGATGCGAATTGAGGTAGTGTACTAGAAGCGAGAACACCATCATTGTTTATTGTAACAACTTTATTGTTTGTATCACCACTTTGTAACCCCTCAATTCTTACTGGATTTTCTGAACCAACAATATGTAATTTATTTGTTGGTGATCTTGTTCCAATACCAATACCACCTTTACCTTCTGATAGTTGTATACTAATACCTGATGTTGATGATCCAAAATTTATGTCACCCTCGTTTAAGGGATTAATATTTAATGGTGAACAAGAATGTATATTTGAAACATATAAATCATTAACACAATCTCCGGATATACCTATTTGATTTACATTAATTGTATTTGCAGTTAAACCACTTAAAACTAAATAATCACCGATTGTGGTAGTACCACCTCCACCACCTCCTATTGTTGCCGGTTGTACCCATTGTGATGAATTTCCGTCATTTATCCACACATATTCAATACCATTGTTTGTGTTATACCATCTATCACCATTAACTAAAACATAACCCGTTGGTGTTGATCCCGAAATAAAATATCTCGATGCGTTTACTAATGTGTTTCCAGTGTTACCTGTTATATCTAAATAAATTCTAAATCCACCTCCAGTATTATACCCTAAATAAAGTATATTATATCTATTATCAAAACTACCACCAGAAATCCATTTATCATTTGTTAACCCACTATATGGTGAATAATGTAGAACACCGTTAGAGTCTACCGTAACTATATTGTTGTCATTTGATAATTGTAGACCTTGAATTCTAACAGGATCGGTAGAACCTGTAATATGTAATAAATTTGTTGGGGATTCCGTACCAATACCAACATTGGTACCGTCATATGTGAATCCTGTACTGCCCGATAATATACCATTATTATTGTATATTACTTGTTTATTAGAACCGACACCATAAAATGTTTGACCACTTATAGTTGTTGCGGTGATTCCACTTTGGAATAATACGTCGTCAGTAACCGTTCCACCACTTAATGGTAAGTAGTTTCCTGATATTGTTATATCACTTAAATTTTTATATTTTATAATACCATTATTGTCGGATGTTAATATTCTGGTTTCCGTTGTTCCACTTTGTAATCCAACGAATCTAACAGGATCGATTGTATCTTCAACATGTAATCTGTTTAAAGGTGTTACGACACCTATACCTATTTTTCCTGTTGTTGTAGGTGAATCACTAGGACTTCCACCAGAAGTATCAAAATTAGTATTGATACCAAATAATACACCACCAATATTAATAGAATCCGTGGTTCCATTTGGTAATGTGATAGAATTACCAATAATGATATTATTTTTTCCTATTTTACTAAACCCAAATCTAGGTGTTCCTACATTAAAACCTATTAATGTTGAATACGATGCGTTGGTTGAATCTTTACCTGCCAAATAACCAATAAAATTTGAAAATCTAGCGTAATTAGCATTTGAACCCGCGTTAGTACCTATAAAAGTTGAACCTGACGCATACAATGCACCACTACCCGCTAAATTACCTATAAAATTTGAATCAAAACCTCTGATTTGTCTATCAAATCCAACAATTGTTTCACCGTTGATATTATATCCCGCATTATACCCTATAAAATTTGAAAATCCTGCGTTTTTTGAATTTTGTCCCGCACCAATACCAATAAAATTTGAATTGTTTGAATTTTTTGAATCTGAACCGGCACTTTGTCCAATAAAATTACTTAGATCACTATCATTAGCCCTAATACCTGATCCATACCCTATAAATGTTGATCTACTTGCACCTGTTGTTTCTCTACCCGCAAAATCACCAAACGAAATTTGGTCAAAACTTAAAGACTGGGCATTAGGTCCTAATGCAAATGAACCTTGACCAGTACTACCAGTAATGACATATGGTTTCTCGTATGGATAAACTGTAGGTATAACATCACTTTCGGCATACCATTTTGGGATACCTTGTAAATTTCTTCCGTCACCATAAAATGTTTGACCACTTATAGTTGTTGCGGATATTGTATTTACCTCTAAGTAATTTAAATTAGTGTTTCCACTAACACTTAAATCACCGTTAATAGTTAATCCTGTTAGTTCATTAATAAGTACACTAAACGTAGATCCTGAATTATCAAATATTGTAAATTTATTTGAATTGTTATATGTGAATCCAGTCACATATGTGTCACCTGTCACAGAAGATATAATATCCGATAATGATCTATATTGAATGGTGTTACCAGTACTTAAACTTAATATTTTTGTGTCAGATGTACTTAAATTAACCGTATCTAATTGAACAGTATTTGAAAATCTACTTGTACCATTAACATCAAATTGAAATGTGCCGGGTAAAACATTAACGCCCACTTTACCATTAAATCTCAACAAATCATTTGCGAAATCACCATATATCAATGGTGTTGATGAAGTGGTATTTTCAATGTAAAGTAAATTTGATCCCGTTTCGTTTCTACCCGCATTAAGACCAATAAAAACATTATTACTACCAGTTATATTATTAAAACCAGCATTTTTTCCGACAATTGTGTTACCATCTCCAGAAGTCGCATTTTGTCTTGTGTTGGTTCCGATATATACGTTGTTTCTACCTGTAAGTTGATTCAATGCTGAACCATTTCCTATAAAAACATTGTCATCACCAAACGTCCCTGTTGTTGCACCAGTAAAATTAATTGCAACAGTATCACCAATTATACTATTAAAACTACCTCTAATGAGTTTTGTTAAAGAATTATTACCAAAAACTGTATTTTTAACACCACTAGTGATTCCCGTCATTGAGGTGTTACCAACAACTAAGTTAGTTCTAACGTTAGATGTTGAAATTCTACCAGCATTTTTACCGATAAATAAATTTGCAAATTCTAATTCCGCGGGATTAGTTATAGATGATCTTATTTCAAATAATATATTTCCCGACTCGTCTAATCCATTTAAAAATCTATCATTAATATTAGAAGTTCTTCTTAACGATAACGTATTTCCACTTAAATCAACAATCCTATTTGACAATAGATAACCATCGACAGTATATATATTATCTATATTTGTTAAGTTAGATCCGTCACCATATAATGTTCCACCACTTATCGTTGTTGCCGATATTATATTAGAAAATAAAGTATTGAGATTTGTGTCTCCACTAACACTTAAATCACCATTAATGGTCAATCCTGTTAAATCGTTTATTGTAATAACAAACGAAGAATTGTTATTATCATTAATTGTAAGTGTATTATTTCCATAGGTGACTCCCGTAACAAAAATATTTGGGTCTATTGGAAGATTTTGATAAGTAGTCGCACTTATTGTCGTTGCAATAAACCCGCCATTTAATGTGGTGTTACCCGTTATATTTAAATCACCATTAAGATCTAAATCACCATTAATTGTTAATCCTGTTAGTATGTTAAAAGATGCGGTTAATGTGTATCCCGACCTGTCGACTATTGTAAAAGTATTGTCACTATATGTAAATCCTGTGGTATAACGATCAAAATCGTATTCAAAACCACTAACAGTTATCGTGTTACCACTATTGCTAGTTAGTGTTAAGACACCTTGACTAAATGATCCACTATTAAGATACAAATCACTTATTGGTGTACCTGACAAATATATATTCTCAGAATATATTGCATCTATAGGTCCATCAATTTTACCTATTTGAACCGTGTACCCCGAAGGTACGGTTATGGAGTCAATTTGTGACCAATTTATCTTTTGTAATCCCATATTAAAAGTAAAGTCTTTATATAAATACTTTTATATGGTTTAATTAATAAAAAAAGGAGGTTAAACCTCCTTTTTTTTATTTTAGAAATAATTTTTTATTATTTCAACAATTTCATCTTCTGTTTTATAATTTATTGATGGTACATATATATGTCCTGTTTCAGAATTATCAGGAGACACTAAAATTGTAGGTAAAAAATCATAATTTGTTAGTTTAACAATTTCATCCCAAACTTCTTTATTTTGTGTTACCTCAACCTCCTTATATGATATATTAATTTCATCAAGTCTTTTTTTAAGACTTGAACAATGGTAGCACCCATCAAGAGTAAAAATAACTATTTTATCCATTATTTTATTTTATCAAGAAATTCTTTATAATATGAATCAGGTCTAGCCCCATTTGATCTATCTATTAGATTTGATCCGTCATATATCATAATCGTAGGTACAGAAGTTATTCCTAACTCAACTGTAGAATCTCTATTTTGGTCAACATCAACCTTTAAAAATTTAAACTCGGGATATTGTTTTGATAATTCATCTAATCTAGGTGTTAACATCCTGCAAGGTCCACACCAAGAAGCCGAATAACTAACCAATAATTTATTACCTTCTGATTGTAGTTGTTTAACTACGCTTGAACTTACATTTTCCATAATTAATTTCTATTAAATCCTATTTTATTTTCTTTTTGTGTTTTAAAAGTTTCAACATCAATATTATATATATCTGCTAATACCATTCCTTCATTTACTTCCACATTTTTTCCTAATTTTTTTAATAGTTTATTCGTTTCTTCGGAATTTAGGGACCCAAATTTGTGTTCCGCAATCAATCTACCTTTACGCAAAAGAGCGGGGTCGATTTTTTCTCTTTTCATATTAAATGTGGCAATTATTTGAATACCTAAACAATCACCCAAAATACCATCTGTTAAATTTAATATGTTCGATACTCCTGCAGGTGAACCATTACCTTCCCTATCTGAAATTACACGTTCAGCGTCTTCAATTACTAATATTGAGTTTTTATGTTCCATCAAAAATGGAATTATTGATGGTTCAGATAGAACTTCCGCCATTGACGGAGGGATAAATAAAATTTCCTTTTCTTTTATTAATTTAGTTAGAAATTTTAAATAAGATGTTTTACCTGTGCCAGGATCTCCATGTAAAAGGATTATACCTTTATCCATTTCTTTATTTAATCTTTCAACAATTACATCATGTATCTTTGCAAATTTACCACCATAATTTAATTCGAGATCGATTTCGGTTGTTGGTAAATCATATTCCTCCAAATCCAAATGACCCATCTCACTTTTGATTAAAGAAATATTTTTCTTCTTCTTAATTCTTTCAAATTCTTTTAATTTATCGAAATTAAGTTGTTGATCTATCTCGCCATTTCTAAAGTCATATAATATTTCTAATTGGTAATATTCGTCAGCATTATTTGTTTCGTTTATCATTTTTAAAATGATACCGTTTTTTTTGTTGATGAAAATAAACGACATCACCGTTCTATTTGATTTTCCAAATGTTTGATTTCTTGTTTCAACAAGAAAACCATTTTCGATTAAATAATTTTTAAGTGAAATATCATATACTTTAGAATAGTTAGAGTACTTTGAGGGTATAACGTCAAATAACGTTATAAAAACTTGTTCTAATGGGAAATCATTACCATATACAGTATCGTATAAGGGATAATATTTGGATAATTTTGACATACTACAAATGTAATAAAATTAATGAATAAAAAAAAATTAGTTCAAACATATTTTACCAAAAGTACCGACATCCATAAATAACTTATCTTCTATAGTCTCTTCCTTAAATTCTTTTTTGGTGATATCAACTAATTGTAATGTTTTTCTTATTAACTCAAACTGATCTTTTGTTAATATAGGTTCACCATCTTTTTCAAAATTTTTTTGTGATATCTCAGTTAGATATTTAAAAAACATTTCCTCATCTATCTCATTTAAAAAATAGTTTCTCGCATCCAAATCTTTATTTAGATAGTTTCTAACATTTTGAACATATATTAAAACTTCAGGTGACATTAGTTTTGATTTTTTATTTGATTTACTGATAGTGTTACCGGTGTCGTTCTACCAAAAATCTTAACGTCAACATCTACTTTATCATTTTCTACCGAAGATACTGTACCGATAAATCCACTGAATGGACCATCACAAATTGTAACACTCGATCCAATATTCACGGACATTTTTTTATTGTTTTTATGTTCTTCAAGAAGATCATCTTTAATGATTTTTTCAACGTCACTCTTTCTCAATAATAAAGGTTTTTTATCTCCCATCATACCCATTATATTTGGTATTGATGATATTTCTTTTAATTCATCTTCATTCATTTCTTTATTGGCTTCAAAATAAAGATACCCACCATATATCACTTTTTCCCTCAAAACTTTTTTCTCTTTAACCATAACAAATTCGGTTTCAGTGGGGCAAATAAATCTTTTAATGTTCTTTATATTACCCAAAGAAATCTGCATGTTATACTGTTCGTTTAATTGTCTCTCTTTACCAGGTAAAACTTTAATTACATACCAAAATGTGTTCATACTATATAAATATTTAGTTAATAGTTCATTATTAATAATTCAGTACCTTCGTTTTGTGTACCATCTTTTTTAGCTGCTGCCGCTTTTTTGAAATTTTTACTTTCCCATTTATATTGTGTTTGGGGGAACCATATGTGTAACAATTCAAATTCATAATAAGATAAAGAAAATTTACCTTTTATTGTTTTTAGACTATTTGCCAATCTTTCGTGGTCGTTTCTATCAAAATCATGGTTTGAATAATAGTTCTCTGTTTTCCAATAGGGAGGGTCCATATAAAAATATGTTGTGGGTGAATCATATTTTTTAACAACATCTTCAAAGTCCTTGTTTTCCACAAAAGTTATTTTATCAATATGTTCCCTATATTTTGGATTTTTTAGTTTGTCCATGAATATCAATACTTTACAACGATATTTTCCCTTGTAATCGGTATAAGATGATGTCTCGGGTTTAGATCCGGAAAAAACTTGGGTTAGAACATACACATATTTACATGCAATTTCAAATTTATTTTCTTCTGTTATCACCAGATCAGGACTAAAAACCTCTCTCTGATATTCACTAAACATTTGTGAATATTCCGGTGGTGTGTCCACCACACCCAACTGTTGACAGGGGTATTTGGATAATTCTTCCCAAAGTCTATCGTATTCTTTGGTACAATTAAATAAATTGGTATTTAATCTATTAAAATCGTTATATACTACCGTTTTAAGGTTAGGGTAATCTTTTAGATCCATATTATAAAAGACCCAAAACATACCTGAAAAACCCTCTACGTATGTTTCTATGTCTTTAGGTATAAAAGGTACTATCCATTTCCCTATTCTAGCTTTTCCTCCAATGTATGAAATCATATTATGTTTTTAACTTGTTTAGAATTAAAAATAGATAAAAAAAATTAAAAAACGAAATCGTTTTGAAAATTGTAGAAAAATACTTATATTATAGTATGGCATGTAACGAATGTAAAAAGAAAAAAGAAGAAAGAATAAAGAAAGAAAAGGAAATTAGATTTGTGGAAAATTGGGTAATTGTCTTTATGGTTGTTTGGACAGGACTCGCAATTTATGGTCTGGTTTCTTTAATTTCAAAACTTTTATGAAAAATGGTAAATATTTCATAGTTCTTTTTTGTAACAAAAAAAGAGTTAAAATACTTTATCGTTGTATGAAAAGAACAACAATATATGAATACTGGAGGGAATTTAGAACTCAGAAAAAACCTCCATTTATAAAGCTACGCGGTAATAAACGAAAATTAGAATTAACTTATGAATTGGCACTAATCTTCCCAAATAATAGATGGGCAACAAAAACATATGTTAAAGATAGTTTGGGTAGAAATGTTGAGGCAAAAATTGAAAACGATAAATTTAGAATAAAAGAAATGATCCCGTATTGGGAAGAAGAATTGATTTATGATTTTCAAAAGAAAAAAAGAATAAGATATCATCAAATGATGGATCAAATCACACCAATAAAAGATATTGCCCAGATCTTCACTTTAAACAACAAAGTATTTGTTCAGATAGAAAATGATGTTATGATGTTTGGTAACAAAAATATATCTGATTCCGAAAGATTATTTGAAATAATAAAAGAAGATATATTAAAAAGAAAGATAGGTAATTTTATTTTTGTAAAAGATGTGTCAACACATCAGAGAAAATTGTTGTATAATTTATTGGAATCTAAAGGATATAAACGTAGTGAATTGTTTAGACATTATTCATATTAAAAATAATATCAATCGTACCTATACTTATTTTAAAAGTATCTTTTGGTTTATCCATTTTCTTATTATATTTTTTTTGTACTAAATCGAATATTCTTTCGAATTCTTCCTTAGATATACCAAATACTATTGTTGAAGAATCTGTGTTAGCATTAACTTTTTCAAGTAAGTCAGATATTATTGCCAATTGATTTAAAAAATCACCTTTTTTTTCCATATCCCAATATTCTAACTATTTTTTTAAAAAATAAATATTTTTCTTTTGGTTTAGGTTGAAACATTTTTGTTTTATCGAGATTTTTAACCTCATCAATCATCTTCTCCTTGTGTTTCGCTATCTCCATATTGTCCTTCTCTATCTCCTTCTTCAACCATTCCAATCCCTGTTGTATCCTCTTGTCCATTTTCGTCAATTAATTTAATATCTTTTAATTTATCCAATGACTGATTTTGAAATAAAATTTTCAATTCATTAACTTTCTCTTCAAATAATTTTCTTTTTTCTTCCTCTTCTTTATTAACTAAAATAATTTCATTGGCACATCCAATAACAATATCGTAACCTTCTTGTGTTGCAACTGAAAATATCGAAATGAGATTAAACTTATCATTCTTATCTTGTACTTTAAATTTAATTGACCTATATGGTGCAATTATATGTTCATATTTCCAAGATGTTGGTAGTTTAATATCTAAACTAACACTGTTATCAACTTCTCTTAATGAGAAAAAATAAGGTTTAAGTGATTTTATAATTTCGTACATATGTTCTTAAATAAAGAAATAAGTTATAATATAGGAAATGGCAAAATATAAAAAAATTTGATTATTTTTTGATATCACCAAAACAGAAGGATTCTCTTCAAATAATTTAAAGATAAATTCTATAACAAATCTTGATGTATATATTATACTCAAAATGAATAAAAATATTTTAATTTCCGACATCATCTTTTTTATGTTTTTTAATTTCTTCAAGTATTTCTTTTCTAAATACTTTTGTTAAATCTTTTATTTCTTGTGCATATTTTCTGGCTCTTATTGACGCACTATGATTTCCTTTTAAAAATACCTTGTTTGTATCAACAGACATTTTCTCAACTAAATCTTTTATGGCTTTTAATGTTTCCATAATATCCTGTTTTTAATATCAATATAAGGAAAAAAATTCATTTTTTCAAGTTTTGATCTAACAATCTATATATTTCTGTGACAACATCTAATTCGGATTTATTTTTTATAAAATCCATATCAAAAAGTTTGTCAAAATATTCGTCAATTTTAATCTTTTTATTTTCTATTTTATTAAAATAAAATGCCTCTAAAAAAAAATTCCAGAAATACTCGTGACAGTTACTTCTATTTTTAAAATATATTTTTTCCTTGTTGAAGTTCTCTACAATTTTATCCCAACACCAGTTAAAGTGACCTTTAATATCTTCAGTTGTGGAAAGTACATCGGAACCTAAATAAGTATTTTCAATTATCTCATATAATGAGATAAGAAAGTCGTGAAAAAGTTCCATTTTCTCACGACTTATATTGTAGGCCCTATACCAAATTTCTATTTGATATCTGTAGTTATCTAACGGATTGAATCCATCAATAATTTCTTTTTTATTCATAATCACTATATGTTACAATATAGTGATAAATAAAAATAAAAAAAAGAATTACTGTGTTTTTTTATTGTAGGAATATAATTTATTTATTTTTTTAAGTTCTTCTTCAAGTACGTTAGATAATTTATTAGTTGATTCTTTAACAAAATGAACATCTGCAGGATTTTCCCAACTGTGTCCCCAACTAACATCTTTTTTCTTTTTAATACTTTCTTTTTTTCTTTTTGTCTTATCTACAATTTTACTTCCTGTTTTATCTTTTACGACGTTTCCGGCATCAGATGAATTACCCATTGTACTATCACCTTCTAAAGCCTTTTTAACTCTATCTTTAAAACCTTCTGTTGGTTCATAATCAAAAGTTAAATCGCTAGCGGTTTCTCCTCTTTTATCTTCTATCTTTTTTTCATCTTCTGATGTGTTTCTAAAAGCCATTTTATCTCCTTTACCTATTGGTTTTGGAAATTCAGGATTATCGTTTCCATCAAAACTTAAATATTTTTTCAATTTAGTTGAAAGTTCTTTAGCATAATCTTCATTTTCTTTTTTAGATCCTGATTGAGCTTTTTTAGTTACAGTGACACCAGGAATGCCGGGAATACCAGGTTGACCTTTAGCCGCTTCTGTTACCATATTACTAATTAAAGAAACTAATTCAGATTCTTTTAAACGTAATTTTTTCTTTGTGGATTCTTTCATTGAACCACATTCGTTACATTGACCTTCTTCATTTAATTCACCGATACCACATTCAGAACAAGTTGTTTTTTCACCATCTTCCGCAATATAATCTAAAGATTTCGCCATATCGGGTTCATAATCACGTAAACTATCATTGAATCTATCTCCAACTTTTTTACTTATGTCACGTATTTTAGAAAATAATGATATTTTTCCTTTTTTACTTTGGATATCACTAAGATCTTTATCTAGTTCTGATGTATTTTCGTCTTCGAAACCATCCATGGCTAGATCTATTTCAGATAAGTCAGTATCGTTAGGTAAATTACCGTCTTCGGGATTTTCATCAGTTTCATTATCCAAATCCTCTTCCATGTTACATTCTTCACAAGTTTCTTCTTCTTCCATTTTTTTCCACATTTCCTCAACGTCGTACACTTCTTCGTTTATTTTTAATTTACTTTTGTTTTGTGTTTTAGCCAATAAAATAGCCTCAGCTAAACTTTTTACTTTTGGTTTACTTTTCATATCTTGATTTTCTTTTTCTTGTAATTCTTCACCCATTTTATCCAATTCATCTAACATATGATCATATGAATCATATTCACCTGGTTCAATAATAAATTGTTTACCTGGGTGTTCTTTTTTTAATTTATCAACAATTTCATTCGCTTCTTCTTCACTTCCACAAACTTGTACGGGTTCACCCTCACAGGTTATTTCATAAACCTCATGTTTTCCTTCTTTAGATTCATTAATTATTCTTTTTTTAACCTCGTTAAATAAAGAACTTTCAATAAGATTATTTAAATCAATTGGTTTCATATCAAATAAATATCTTCTTAATCTCATTTAATACGATATTTTCCAATTCTTTCACTGGTATACCGTGTTTTTTAGATACATCATCTATTGATTCCCTCAAAACCTCCAATGCATTTATGTCACCCTGATTACAATATGGGAATTTTTTACATTTATCCTTTATTTTTATAAAGATTCCACCTGGTCCACCCCACTTTGGGAAGTTTTTATCTTTAACCGCCCTACTTTTACCTATTGTTTCGGGTCCACCGATACTTAAAGGATTCTTTCTACCCTTGGTGGTTTTACCAAATAATGGAACATCAAAAGCTGCCCCTGCTGATACAGAAGAGTCCAATGCTTCTGTAAATTCACCTTTTTTACCGTATTCTTTTGAATTTGGTATTGTACTTATTTTTCTTTTGATTATAGGTGAACTTAGACCTGCCTCAAATGAACCAGACGCGTCGGCGCCCATCATTTCTTTTGTTTCGATCTTTTTTAATTTAGTGTAATATTTCGGATCTTCAGATAAATGATCCATAGCAATCTCTCTGGCCATTAATAAATCTTTAGTGTGTTCTTTTTCAACTTTTTGACCTTTTTTTAACTGATCTTTTAAGTATTCTATGGATACCTTATGTTTTTTAGATATATCAGTCAAAGACATTTTATCTGACAACCCACCTTTTAATTTATTAGTTTTTTTCATATTATCTAACAGATTTTAAAGAACTTTCCCAAAACGACTTTCTCTGCCATAAGGTTTTAAATAACTCAACAACTACTTTAGTTGAGAGGTCTACGATTTTATCATCAATGTTTTTAGTTCCTAACTCTTTTTGTATTATTTTTATAACGATATTATGTGCATTTGTCGAATCTAAAAAATCTTTCATCTCCTTTTGTGCAATTTTCTGTATTTCTTTCTTATCGTCATTAGTGAGAGCCATCTTAATTATTTTTTCTTTTTCTAATTATTTCATTCATTGTGGTTGAAAATGTCTCATTAAACTTTTCCAACTTTGTTATGATTTCTATCACATCTGTCTCAACTTTTAACATATCTGCATTCAAATAAAGTCCATTTTCATCACCCGCAATAAATACAAAATCAATATCTTGATCCGTTACCGTACCATCCAATCTTATTTGTTCTTGTGTAATTGTTAAACCCGGATCAAATTCAACTAAATTTGAAACTTGTGATTTAAAATTATCAATTAATCCCGATATTGAGGTCTTATCTTCTTCAGAAATTTTCATATCAATTTCATCAGAAGAAACTATTTTAACGTCAACATCATTTATAACTGTTATATCATCCTGAGTATCGGTATTATTATCTACGGTAGGTATTTCTTGTTCATCTTCTCTTAAAATGTTACCATAAATTTTATTACTTTCATTGATTCTCCTCAATGTGTTTAACATTTTCTTTGTCTGATCATAATTTGACATTTGTTTGTTCTGCATTTTTAAAAAATATATTAAAGTTAAATGAAGGGTTTATATCTGTATAAATATCTGAAAAATTCGATTTACATGTTATCCCCCTAAAATTTCGAGCATTATTAAAAAATCCTTGTGAGGGTACTATTTGTTTATTTATACCGTGATTATCACATAGTTTTTCACATAATTCGGAAAGGACAGATAATTGATCGTCGTTATATTTGTCCCAAAAATAGTGGTTTCTCCAATTTTTAACGAACGGTTCAGATCTATATGGGTCTCCGATCCAATTATTTAAAAACCCATTTATTGTATTTTTATTTAACCACCCAAGATTTTCAATTGCTATTTTTATTATTTTTTTATCTAATTTATCGTCTTTAAATGTTCTTGAACTATAATTTGTGTCAAAAATTTGATATACCATACCTAATTTAGAGACAACAAAATGGGGCACATCTTCATATGCCCCATTTTTACGATATCTTATTTTATTTATGAAATCATCTACTCTTCTTTTGGTATCATAAAGTAGAATTTGACTTTTTTTCGTTTTTTTTCTAATTATATTAATTTTCGAATTATCTAAATTTTCTACGTTGTGAATTATTAACATTTCTTAACACTTTTTTTACTGTACCTCCGTTATTGTTTGGATCTTCTCCATTTTTATTTGGTCCATAACTATAATAATATGGTATATGTGTGCCCTCGTTAGTAAATTTCATATCATCAATCTTATTGTCAATAGGATTTGAATCGTTTTCTTTAATTTCAGATTGAGTAATGTCTTCTTGAATTAAGTTTTCCGTATTTTTTTCTTCTTGGATTTCCTCAACTTTATTTTCAGATAAGGTTTCTTTAACTTCTTCTTGGATTTCTTCGATTTTAGGATCAATTTCTTTTTCGTTATTTAAATTATCGTTTGTTTCATCCTGAATTTGATTATTGATAATTTCTTCTTCAATAATTTGATCTTTTTTTTCTATCGTTTCATTATTTTCTAACTTTGTTGAATTCTCTATTTGGTTTTCTAATTTTTTTTTTCTTCCTCTTCTTCTATTAATTTAGACTGTGGTATATTTTCATTTTGAACTTGTTCTTCAATTTTTTGTTCTTCTCTATCTATAAAATTATTTTCATTTGATTCAGATTCTATTTCTTCTACTTGATCAATATTTTTATTTTCTTGGAAAATATTTTCCTCTTTTGATTCTATAGTGGAAAATTCTTCACTTTCAGAACGTTCAGTGGGCTCTATAGTGGAATAATTTTGTTCTTCTTTTTTTGTGCTTTGATGAATTAAATCACCATCACTAATATCTTCACGTTCATGTTCGTGCACATATTCATTATTTGAGTTATTTTTTATTTCATTTTTTAATGAATCACCTTCACTTTCATCTTTTGAATTCTTTATTCTTTTTTTATCATTTACAATTTCATTGTCTGTTTTTTCAGTTTTTTTATTGTCGCCATCAGAATTATTTATTTTATTTTCTTTACTTTTTTTTGTTATAAATTCTTCAATTTTTTGTAGTTCTTCTTCTGTTGGTGTGTATTTTTCACTTAATTCCTTTTCCGCTTCGATAATAGCCGCCTCCCTACTTATTTTTTCTATATCAACAACAGGTTCAAGTGTCTGTGTTTTTTTTCTATCTTCTTCAGTAAATTTAACTAACATATGAAGAAACGATAACGAAATGATGGGAAGCATACCTCCAGCAAAAAACGCCAAAAATCTTTTATGACCAACTAGATCGGTGTTATCTACACCCATAAACTCAACCATTGGGGAGACGAGTTCTATCCAATCTTTAAAAGATTTACTATCTATATCAATAAAGGAATAGGCAAAATAAATATTACCAATAAATTGTACTAATGTAACTAACCCGAATGGGAAATATACTTTTTTACCCATATCAGCAGAAATGGCTGCAAGTGTAGATAACGCAGCAATTTCAATACCTATTGAAAGATATATTGCCCAACTAACCGGATTAGATATTCCGTACCATTTAGTTACGTGTGAAATTGAAACTAACGCAACTGTGAAAATTGGTACCAAAAAGGCACCAATGATCAAAAGTTTATAATTTTTACTTATCCAATTCTTCATAATATTATTTTAATTTACCTTCAAGAGTTGTGATTTCCTGATCAATTTGTGTTTGTCTATTAACGTCCAAAATTTTACGATCAGTTGATTGTATCATTCTCTTTTCAGATTTAAGACCTTCGATTTGTAATCTTAAATCCAACTCCTTTTTATTGTAAGTAGAATCTTTTAGTTCTTTCATTTCTTTTCTGATTTTACTAATCTCTCTACTATCACCACAACTTTTAAAGAATGATAATAACATAATCACAAATACAATAATTGTAAATTTTTCTTCGATAAACTTTTTCATATTTTTTTATTTATAAATAGTTAAATAGAGAATAACTCTCATTTCTTAATTTTTTTATTGCTTTATCTCTTAGTTGTCTTATTCTTTCTTTTGTACATCCGAATTGTTCTCCCAAGTCATCCAAATTAGATTCGACACCGGTTAAACCATAATATCTTTCGATTATTGTTTTTTCTCTATCATCTAAAACACTTAACATCAATGAAACCTTTTTTTTGATTTCTTCTTTTGTGTTTAAAGAATTTTCAGGATTATCGGCATTTTTATTTGGTACAATATCAATTATTTGGTCGCCGTCTTCATTTATCTCACTGTTCAAACTAATACAATAAGGTATACTAACATCAATAAAGTTATCGTTATTTTTGACCAAAAACATATCTTCGTCGTGTTCTACGTTTTTTTTCTGTTTCTGTGTTTCTTGAATAACATTTGATGGAATACGTATAGTTCTTGAATTTTCATTTAACGACGCTAAAATAGATTGTTTAACCCACCAAACAGCATAAGATATGAATTTAAATCCACTTGTTGGGTCGAACCTTTCTGCTGCTTTTATTAAACCTATATTACCTTCTGAAATTAAATCAAGTAATTCCAATCCTTGATTTTGATACATTTTAGCAACGGAAATAACAAATCTAAGATTACCTACAACCAACTCATTTAATAATTTTCCTCTTTCGTTTTTAGATAAGTTTTTGTCTTTTAAAGTTTCGAAGATTTCTTCTTGTCTTTCATGACTGATTACAGGAATCTTTTTAAGGTCTTTAATGTAGGATTGTAATTCTTCCGTGTTCGGTGCAATCGACTTTTTTAGTTGCATAGTAATGGTATACGTTTTACGTTATAAAATATAAACAAAAAAAATGAAAATGGGAAATTATTTCAGTTATTTTTTTAACTTAATCTTCCAATAAATTCCCGCCTGTATAGATGTGGTAAAGTTATTATTTAACCCGATACCCAAACTATACATGTGATCTGTTTTGGTTTTCAACACTAAGGTAGGTCCAAAATAATTAAAACCAACTCTTCTATCTGCCCCGATCTGACCACCAACATAAAGTTGAGGTTTTGGTAACTCTTTTACAATGATACTATCACGTACATGAACCTGATTTATGTTAGACTTAAAAGTCCTAGAAACAATTTTATTTTTCTGTATTGTATCAGTAATTTGAACTGTTCCCAAACTATCTTCAAGTTTAATAGTATCTTTATAAATGTATTTAGCGAAGTAATCTTTTAAAATTTCTCCAGTATCAACATTACTAGGTACGTCAACATAAATTGGTTTTTCAACATATATTGTTTCACCTTGTTTATATATTGTCTGTGTTTTTGTTATATACTGTGTGTCCCTTATTCTTTTAATGACCTCATACTTTTTACCATCTACTTTTATTATTTCACCGGGTTTTGGTTGAGGTTTGGGTGTACACATCTTCAACAATAATATAACAATAATTAAAACCGCAATTAGTAATGTCTTAAAATCTAATTTTAATAAATTTCTCATGTTTTTTTATAAATAAATACACAAAAATGAGATTTTTACTTTTTCTTTTTGACGATTTCATCAATGATACCATACTCCAAAGCCTCTTCTGAAGACAACCACAAATCCCTTATTGTGTCAGTTTTTATCTGATCTGCAGTCTTTCCACAATATTCCCCAAGTAATTCAAACAATTTATCATTTAATCTCTTCCATTGTTTCATGTCTATCTCAGCATCTTGAATATTACCTCTGAAACCACCACTAGATTGGTGTAACATTGTTTCGGAGTTCTCCAAAGAACCTCTTTTCCCTTTGGTTCCCGCCCCTAATAATACTGACCCCATTGATGCGGCCATTCCCGTATTAATAGTTCTAATGTCGGACTTAATATAATTCATAACATCAACCATTGATAACCCAGATTTAACACTACCACCTGGACTATCAATATGCATGGTTATGTCATTATAATCTATACTATCCAAAAACATAAGTTGTGCTTGGACAATTGTGGACATGTGATCATTTACCTCACCAGCAACCCATATGATACGTTCCATCATTAATCTTGAAAAGACATCCATTGCGGTAACATTCATTTGTCTTTCCTCGAGAATGTAGGGGGTTAAACTATTTTCTATTCTTTTGTTATAGTAGTCCATTTTTAATGAACCGATACCGTGATCTTTGGCAAATAAACCGAAATTTTTTAAGTCTTTTGGTGTCATATTTTATTTTTTTCAAAATTAAGTAATAATGTCTAGTATACAAAAAATGTTAAGAAATTTTTGTTGTTATGTAATCTATGGAAGAAATGTTTTCATCTTTTTTAATCATAATGATGTTATCGGACCAATTTCTAATCAATGGGTTATGTGAGATAACAAATATGTGTTCAAAATAATTTTTAATCTTCTTAAAAAATTCACCAACCATTTCTAAATTATCGTCAGCAATTTTACCAAATACTTCATCCATCACAACAATATTTGGTTTAGGTAAAGACGATACCTTTGTAAGAACACTCCTAATTGCAAGTGATGATATTGTTTTTTCGTAACCAGATCCACTTGATAGAGGTTTAACGACTCTTGTTTCATTATCGATCATTAGGAATTCTAACTCGTTTTTATCGTTAATATTCAACTCCAAAGTAAAGTAACAACTATCTGACAATAACCTATGTAATTCCTGATTCAATAATGGTATCATATTTTTTATGATAACTTTTGATATACCGTTTTTACCATATATTGTTAAGTAAGTTTTAAAGACAGATATCAATTCTTCTTCTGATTTAATTTTTTTAATTAAATCATCATTAATTGTTATCTTCTCTTCTAAATTCTTAATGTTGTTTCCATGTCTTTCAATACTTGTGGTGATTTGTCTTATTTCACCATTAGTACTTTCGATCTGAGTTCTCAAATTAATAATTTCAGAATCTATTTTTTTATTTTCCTCAAGTTTACTTTTATTGCTTTCGTATACTTCTAATTTTTTTTCTTTTGAATCTATTTCTAATTGTTTCTGTTCACACTCTAATTCGTATTTGGCCCTACGAAGTTTATTTTTCTCATATTCATCATACTCCGTTTTTAAATTATTAAAAACAGATTCAGATTCCTTCAACCCATTTAACTTTTCTTCTGATTTTTTAAGTTCATCTTTTAACTCATTAATCTTTTTCCTTAAATTTTCAATTTCCTCGGTATGGTCAACATCTTCAAGGGGTCTACTACATGTTGGACATATAGTTCCTTCTTCAAATTGTTTAATTAATTTTTCATCTTTATCAATTGTACCACCATCTAATTTAATCTTAACGATTAAATCATTTATTTCTCTTTTTAATGTTTCATGTTCATCTTCAAGGTAATATTCTGATGGTTCTTTAACATTGACTTCGTCAGCAAGTTTCTGTGTGTTTTGTTTTTTTAATTTTAATTCTGAAATTTCTTTAACTAAAGTATCGGGATTTATTTTAATTAATTCTTGATCAACATCATTGTTTCTTCTTTTAAGAACCTCTTCTTTTTGATCGTCTAATTTTTTTAATTTCTTATTAGTATTTTTAAGATCCTTTTCCAGTTTATCGATTTCGGAATTTGAAGAGTCAATTTCCTCACGATTTTTTTTATTCTTATCTTCTAAATCAACGATATTGTTTGTATTTGATATTAATTTTTTAGACCAATCATTATAAATGTTTTTACATATTTCTTCTTTATGTTTTAAACTTTCAAGACCTAAAAATTTTGTAAGTATTTGTCCTCTTGCAGTTGGTTTGGATTCAATCAACTCTTCTAAGTTGTTGCCGGTTGTTAATATTGTAGAAAGGAAGTCCTCTTCAGTACCGATTGCCGAAGTTATAATAATTTCAGTTTCTCTTCTTTGTTCACCAGATAAATTGATAATACTGCCATCCTTTTCTATTTTAGAAAATTCCAAATCATTTTTTACTGTATATTCACCTGATTTACTTTTCTTTCTTGAAACAATTCTAGAAATTATATAATCTTCTCCGTCAATAGATACGTAACCTTTAACATTAACTTCATCAACATCAGTGAATTTATTAAAAATTTCTATATTTGTTTTTGTTTTCGTTGTTGAATTAAAAAATAAGAACATCAATAAGTCAACTGTTGATGTGGTTTTACCACCAAAGTTTCTCGGTGTAGATTCAATAACAGTAATACCATCAAGATTGTCGAAATCAATAACATTGTCTTGTCCAAAAGATAGAAAATTTGAAAATTCCAATTTCTTTATATGCCATTTATTATACCTAACTCTGTTTTGATTTAATTTATCAATTTCACCATTAACGCGATCATCTAATCTATTTATCATCTCCCACTTAATATCTATTTTATTATCTTGAATAAAATCTTTAATTAAGTTTTTTTGATTTTGATAATCCAAAATACTGTCACTAACATCTAGTGATTTCAATTTTGTTTTTGAATTATTAGACAGTATCTTAGTTACGATCTTTACGTTTGTTGAGTTGTATTTTTTTTCAAAATACGACTTGACTCTCTTTATTCTTTCTTGTGTTAAGTTTTCGGGTGTATCCTCCCATTCAACCTTTATAAAAGGGTTATTCATCAATAAATTGTTATTAATTCAAAAATAGTAATATTATAAGTCTTTCTAAAAACTAGTTTTCAACAATATTTAAAACAAACTTACCATCAATCAAATCATATGTTTCCACGTCTTCCCTTCTAAAACTCATCCAATCTTCCAATAAATTAGTGTTACTTGGGACAAAACTAGTTATTAACAATTTTTTATTATCTCTTACGGTTTCGGGTCTAATTAATATAAATTGTGTAAAATCCTTATTTGTTCTGATAAATATGTTTTTTTCTGCTCTCGGATTTAGTTTACCTTTATGTTCATCCAACCAGTATTTGTGTTTTCTTATTGGTATGTTTATTGTTCTAAATCCTTGACCACTTATTAACGAATAGGAATCGTTATTCCAAAAATTATTTTCCCACTTACCATGTTCTACCTCAATCCCAAAATTAGGATCGTCGTCACATATTAAATCAATTTTATTATGTTCAGGATTTATGTGTACATTTATGTTAAATGTATCCTTCATCATTTTGATGACAAAATTTTTAACTAAACTGTCATCCAAACTTTTTTTAGTGAATCCCATCTTATCATTTTGGTCTATTCTCTTCGTAGTATTCTACGATTGAGTTTATAGCCCAAACGGCTCCTGCGGTAAACATACCGTCAAAAAATATTGATGGTATCCAATGAATTTCAAATAATCTGGTTGTTAGTCCACCTAAACAAAATGACAAGAAAAACCCGACCCATGTTGATGTACATAGAGTACAACTAATTAAGTCACCAAAAAAAACAGAATTTCTTTTAATAAATTCTCTTGTAGATTCAAAAATGGATCCCCATACCAATATTGATGTCATTCCATATGCCATAAAAATCCAAAAAATTAAATACATCATAAATTATAATTTTTTTAATCAATAAATTATACACAAAAAAAACGATAAAAAAAAGAATATTGCCGGATTATTCGTCATATAAATCTTTAACTTCTTTTTTTATTATTATTGGTTCCACACTTTTTGGTTCGGATGTTAATACTGGTTCGGATGTTAATACTGGTTTAGTAGTCAATTCTTTATTTAGATGAATTGATTTAGGTAACTCACCGTATTTAACAATTGTAAAACCTTTTTCGAAAACTTGTTTCGCGAATTTCACCACATCATTAATATTATTCAATTTACAATATTGAATGAATTCATCATCCAATATTAACGTGTTCTTCGGTTTCATTTTCAATATCTTTAATGTCTTTTATTTTAAAGTGTAGAAATGGTTGTTCATTTGGTAGATCAAAAAATTCATAATTATCTTCTTCTACATCATATACACCATACCCATGATGTTTCACTGTTTCACCAAAATTTTGTTGTATTAAACTACCAACCATTATTGCCTTACCACCATTAGGTAATTTGAATTGTTGTCTTTTATGTATATCTCCACATAGTAATAAATCAAGATCAACAAAATTTAATCTGTCATATGCATCTTCAAATTCAAACCCCAAATCTGTTGATAACCCCTGTATTGGTCCGTGAAATAAACCAACATAAAAATGATCCTTTTCTTTTGTGAATACAGGTCTTTGATTATGTTGATACAAAGAATATACGATCCAACTAACATTATCATCAACGTATTCACCACTATCTTTATAATATGTAATCCATTCATTTTTTAATAATTCAACAACCGGTGATATACTATCTAATCGTTGAACGTTGTTTTCCAAGAAGTCGTGGTTGCCGGGTATAATAACAACTTTACCAAATTTAGTTAATTCATTTAAAAACCAACTCGTTAACATTAATTGTTCATTTGATATGTTAATCTTTTGATGTGCAATATCTCCCGTGATAACTATTCTTATATCAGAAGGTCCAATATTATCATCATACCAATCAACAACTTTTTTAGCAAGTTCATCTATCAATATTTCAAATTGTCTTTTATATAGATCATGTAATTGAAATGTTCTGATATGTAAATCAGAAATATGTATAATCTTCTTTATCATCTTTTAATATATTTTGTTAAATCCAAATCAAATACTTTTTTATTTACATCTTGTGGTACTTTATATTCAACAAACGTACCATCATCTTTTAATAAAACAACAACACAACCAAGTAATCTTAAATTTTCATACTTAGTTCCTTTTAACATTTTAAGGAAAAGTCTGGCATATAATGGTAATTGTAAATAATAATGACCTAACGCCGTATCGTGATAGTCTTGAAACGGTGAATATAATTTACCCGTATAATGTTGTACTTCAAAATTTTTAGGTTGATTTGTTTTCCAATCGGTAACTACCAACCCATAATCTGTTTTATCTTTATTTAACATTAACCAAAATTTATCTGGTTGTCCTGTGTAACCTAATTCATTGTCACCTAAAACCATTTCAGTATCTAATAGTATCGCACCTCTTTCGTTCATTAAATCTAAAAAATTCTTACCTGCCGAAATCATACTATCCCCTTTTTGAATTTGGTTTTCATCACATTCAAATATTGGTTGTCTAACTTCTTTATAGTTACCGTATCTTTCAACAAGTTCACTTTCTAAAATATAATGAACTCTACTACCCATATTAGTGGAAGTATTACCCGCCTCTCTCCATTGTTCCTGTAATTTTTTCGCTTCAATCGGATCACCATTACACATTCTTAAAGCGGTTCCTTCGGCATCAAATGGTTTGTAGAATTTTTTAATTAATTTAGATACAGATGGAAAATTACTTTTTATTTTACCGTCAGTATCCACCATATAATAAATGTGTTTATCCTCCACAAATGTTAATTGTAGTTCTTTTTGTCTTTTTGAAATAACTTCTTTTATTTCGTCAGAAATTTGTTTTAAATCCATTTTAATCTAATTGATGTATTTTATAATCGTCTAATTTTCCTTGTAAGTCGGCAATGTCTTTGTCGCCTTCTAATTTTATAACAAATACTTTACTAAATAATTTACCACAATTTATTCTGTGATAAAGTTTTTCTGTATCTAACCAAGCATCGGGGTCAAGTACTAAAATTATTTTTTTTGCCTTTTCATATAATAAATTAAATATTTTTTCACTCATAAATTTACCCAATAACGGAATTGAATTTGGGATAAATATACTATCAAAAACTCCTTCAACAATATAAATCGGTTCATCCCATTTTATTAAATGTTCATTCCAAACTATCGTTTCTTTTGGAACATCGGGATTTTTATATTTCAATTTTGTTTTTGACAAATACGAACGAGCAATAAAATAATTTAGATTTTGTTCCTCATCATATGATGGTATCAATATTCTGTTTTCATAATGACCAGTATAACAAAATCCAATGTTATACTTTTCAATCATTTCATCTGTTATGTTTCTTTTTTTAAGATAACCCATTGCTTGTTTATAGTGATGAGTTAATTTTAAACCAGATGAAATATTTTTAAATGGTACGAATTCTTTTGGTAATCTTACTTTTTTATATGTTCTATTTTTAAAATCCTCAACTTCTTCTGGTTTTAACAATTGATATTTTTTCAATTGTTTTGGTGTTCCGAATTTTTTAATAAGTTTATATATTGATCCGTGTGTTTCATGGGTTTCACAACAAACCCAACATTTATAAACTGAATATTTGTAATTAACCTCTAAGTTACCTTTACCGTCACCAGAATCCAAACCTTTAACATCGTATGAACAAACAGGACAGTCAAAGGACATTTGGTATCTGTAATCATTGTGTGATCTACATTCACCAAGAATATCTTCTAATATCTCTATTATCGGTTCGTATTGTACTTCTTGTTCGGTCATTGTCAAATGATAAGAAAAAAAAGTGATAAAAAAAAATCCCCCGGAGACACCAACTCCGAGGGATACCAACCAACATGTATTTCTACATGCCCCGTCTATATAAATATAGTTGAATAATTATAAAATGTAAAATTTAAGTTGCCGGATTTTTTTAAAAATTTAATATTGCTCTATTAACACCTATTTTCATTGTTAATTCAGTTGGATTATCTGAACTATAATCTAATTCACCCATACTAATTTTTTTCTAATTTAATCATGTTAACATAACCAATAACAGCAGTTGCGGCATCACTCATATCAAAGTTTTCTTTCTTTAATTTGTTATTTTTATCATATAACCACTTAACATCTGCACAAACCGCATTTACATGTTCCCAAATTACTTGTTTTTTATCAATGTCTTTTGGATAACCACCAAACAAAACATTTTTACCTTTGTCATTTTTATTAACTAAATCAGGAAATGCAAATTTTCTTGCATTATATGTTGATATAAAGGTGGGCACAATTCCCAAAGTATCATAAACTATTTTACAAATCATTGTATTATACCTCAATAAAGTCTGAACGGTATAAATGTTATTTGAATTTAACAATGGTTCTTCGATGATTACACGAAGGATACCCATATCTTTATAATTCTCGATATGTTTTTTGAAGGCATCCGCCTTCTTCAATAATTCCTCAAGTTTGTCTTCAGGTTGAGGTTTTATTTTTGGAGAAAAGTGTGTTAATTCCAATAATTTAGAACCAGTTAAATCAAATAACGCAAATCCAATTGTCTTTGTTGATATATCCAAACCTAATATCTTTGGACTATTCTTTAATTTTATACTCATAAAAGAATATATACGTGATATTTTTAAAAATGTAAAGTTTAGAAGTCTATTTTGATTGCAAAAACTTGTGTTCCTCTTCTAACAATTGGTTTCGCTGATTTAGCAACAACCAAGGCTTCTTTATTACTATCTAAAAGAGCAATCTCAGTTATCTTTTTATCTTCACCAGCAACATATGTTGGGTTCTGTGTTTCGGTAAATTGTGTACTTGGTAAGTTAACCAAAAAATTCATAACCTCAATGTCACTTGATCTAACAACTTTTATACTTCCAGGAAACGGTTGTTCATCACCAAACTTTGGTTGCGTTGATGGTTCATGTACAATGTAACCATTACCAAAATAATTGTCTATCACATATTGTGTTCCGCTGTTATATTTTGAAAAATTAACAATAAATGAAATGTCTCTTAAATTTACGGGGTCAAGAAAATTAACTCCGTTACCTCCCGCTTCTGTTGTAAAATCAATTTCAATCCAATCATCAGGTACGGGTCTTTGACCTGTTTTTGTTATTTGTACTAAAATTTTAAACTCAGTACCAACGAATCCATCAACAACATTTGGAAGAGTTGTTTTCATATAACTAAATGCGGTGGTATCGAATTTAACAACTAAACTTGTTGGTATTGTTGTGCCCTGTATTTTTGAATAATAATTACAAGGTAAACCATTTAAACCTTTATCTGAATTGGTAAAAGTATATGTCACCCATATTGTTTGATCTGTTGATCCTGTTAAAACTGAATTTGGTGCTGTGGTGTCACTTGGTACCAAATATAATTTTGGTGCATCTAAAGTATATCTTCTATTGCTTCTGTAATCTAATAAAGCAACTAATTCTTGGTCATCAAAAATTATTGTTTTTTTAGTGTAAAAAACTTTACCAACTCTATTATTTTGTTCATCAAGTAAGTATCTATATGGTATATTTGAATTACCATTTAAGATTGGTGATGGTGTCGTGATTTCATAATCAACTGTATCCATATTAAATAACGCTCCAACAACATTACTTGTATTTCTATGGTAACAAATAAATGGTATAAATACTTGGAAGTATTCTAAATCAGTTAATGGTAAACCATTTTCATCTTCTAATATTGAATCATTAACATTGTTATTGGTACTTAAATAATCATCATATTTAAAGAATCTTTCAGGATCAAATCTTATATCACCTAACTCTGAATAATGTATAACCGCCAATACCCTTTGTTCTTCAGGTGTCACGGTTATTGATTCACCAAAAGAATTTTTGTACGATGTGGTATTATTAATGGTTTGTCCGGATGATGTTGTGTATCCTAAAAATTGTTTTGTTGATATGTGTTGATTACTTGTGAAACCTGTTAAGTTTATGTTTGTTAAACCACTATAACCTATAGGATTCTCATTCCACACAACATTTAATGTCCACGGATCGTGTTGATCCATTGGATCAATTGGTTGTGGTAAACATATCGGTGCAACACTAGTTGATGGTGGAAATTCTATTTGACATTTATTACAAACAACTTGTGCAAAACCTGTTAAAGTTGATAAGTCTGGTGTGGGTCTATCAAGATATATTGTATTTCCACTAATACTTAAAACTTTATAAATTAAACTATTTGATTGTCCGGTTATTATTGGAACATTTGGATCGGTCCCACCAAACTGATCGAATACCAACGTAATATATTCACAAGTTTGAAATGTATCTCCAGATAAAACATCAATAGAAGAAGAACCATTAATTGTGGATATATCGATTCTATCCGTCACACACATTACCTTTGTTCCTATACAATCAATATCATCATATTCAATATATTGTGAAACAAATCCCGCGGGACCCATCGGATTTCTTAAAATGTCAGTATATGAATTTTGAACAGGGACCCCATAGGTTGTTGTTGTTACTGTTGTGTCTATTTTGTATGGATATTTAACAACTGTTTCTTTATCGTGTGGGGCAAAAACTTTTTGAAATGGTTTTTTAAAAGTACCATCTAAATTTGTAAATGGTGCACTATAATCATATTCGGAATCACCAATTTGGAAATATGAAATTACAAAATTTCCCTTAGCGATTGAATTTCTACCTTTTTTTGTTACTCTGGCCGATAAAAACTCAGAGTTATTTTCTGTTAAAAAGCTCATACATTAATAAATACATTTATTTTTATTTTACATTCCCGTACATTGGTTTAATCCATAAATTTTGTAATTATTCGTACCAATAGTAATTATTTGTGGATTTGTTGTTAATCCAATTCCATTTACAGCCAAATTAATTACTCTTAAACTAGCAACACCGATTTCACTAACACCTGTACTATCAGTCGCCGATGTGTTTCCGGCAGGTAATAATAAACTAGGTAAGGTCGCGTTTCCACTTACAAATGTTGTACACGTCGGATCACTAAATCTTCTAATGACAAAATCGAAATCTAATAAATCTAAAGTCGTCCCCGCAATCACATTGACTGTTCCATTAATAAATCCAGAACCATCACTTTCACCAAATGCAACAATTTCAGCGGTTATTCCGGTTGGTGTTGGTGTACTAGTTGGTGTTGGTGTACTAGTTGGTGTAGGTGTACTAGTAGGAGTTGGAGTGCTAGTCGATGTAGGTGTTGGTGTACTAGTAGGAGTTGGTGTACTAGTTGGTGTTGGTGTTACGATGGGTAGTGAACTGCAAAGTGACAAATTAAATCCTAAGTTATTTAGTGAGTTAATTATCAGATCTGCATAATATGATGGTGTTGACGCCGCCAAAGTATTTAATTCATAATTAATGTTATTTCTTCCAGATAAACCATATGTTGATCCAGTATATAGTGTTGATAAGGATGTATCACCACTAACAGCCTGAATAAATGAACCATACTCGGTACTTCCAATAACCCTAAATATGGTTGCAAAATATCTCCCAAATGGTAATTGATTTAATGTACTGGTTAAAGCAACCATATCTGTATCATACTGAGGTGTTCTGGCGGTTTCCCATGATGAGACACCCCATTCTGCACCGTATGGACTATTTTCATCCGAAAAAACTAAATTAATAACAGTGGTTATTGATGGTGAACTACCTGTATTATTCATCCATTGGAATATTCGTTCGTCACTAATTGATGTGATACTAACTCTTTGATCATATAAGACAGAATCATTATTAAAATAAGGTAATAAACATGGTTTTAATATTCCACTGTTCATATTGATTAATGGAGATAATGTTGAATTCATCGATCCGGATGAATCAAAATAAATATTTATTTCCGTATTTTCATCTATTTCTGGTATGGTCAATTCATAAGTAAAATCACAAGGTAATGTTGTTCCTGTTACTTGAATATCACATGATGGTGGACATTCCTCAAATCTACTTGAAAAAATATCACCAACATTGGATGTGATTGCAGACCACATATACGTTGGTGGATTACTTACAGGATAATCAACATCATATGATAAAATAGAATGTAATGTACCATTACCAATATCATCTCTTACTTCCCATCTATTATTAGATTCATTCCAAAATACATAATAATCATCACAACATATTTGATAATATGGTCTTTCATTGTAAACACCCATTGGATAATATAGTGTTGTATTATATTCTGTATCTGAACTATAACATAAATGATTAAAGCATACGGGGCATCCAATAAAAACAACCCTTACTTGAAATCCACCTTGTTTTTTTGGATCAGTTAATGTATTATTTTTTATACTACCGTCCCCATGTTCAAGAAAAATATAAACAGGTTTGTGTGTTGGACTAAAATTTTTAAATTCATAAATAAACCCAGTAGATGGATTTGTTGTTGCCGTTGTTACAAATGTTGAAGCCGAAATTTCATATGTGAAACCTGTATATATACGATAACTATTTGGTACACCGTTAACGACAGATGAATGATTACCAAAATTTGTTGCACCTGAAACCAAATCATATATTGTAACACTACTATTAGTACAACTACCTGTGGTACTAACATCAAGATAAAAATCTACAGTATCATAACATTCATAAACCTTACTATCATTAGTATATATTGTAGTTATTGTTGATGTACCATCAACAATATCCGTTACTTTTATAAAGTACCTCGTATCAAATTCCAAATTTGTTATAACAACAGATGATGTTAGGCTTGGAAATGCCCCAAAAAACACATATGAACTTGATGACCCTCCACTATATTCTACAATAAAGTTATGTGGTATTTGTAAATTATATAACCTAACATTTAAACCCATGATATAATAAATATAAATTGTTTATTTTTAATAATAAAGTTTATGGAACCGCAGCACTTGATGTTAATCCTACTGCTTCGGCATATTTTAACCAAGTTTCAACTCCTGCAAATTTTTCATTTTGACAATCATATATCATTCCTTTATCAAGTAATTTTAATAAAAATAATCCTCTAAAATTTTCACTTTTGGTATCCAGATAATCAAGTAAACATTTTATAGAAATATTACCTAATAATACTACACCTTTATCTAAAATCACTTTAGTGGTATTATATCCAAATTCAGAAATAATTCTATTTAATACTGTATTAAAATCTAAATATGGGCAATCATTTACTATATTTATACAATTCTGAAATGGTGGATCTCCCGTTGCACCTAAAGAATTTAAAAGTATGTCATAAGAATTAATATTACCATAAGCACTAATACAACAAGTTAAACCACTTACTGGACATGTACCATCATATGTTAAACTAACCGCTTCCGCATATTTCAAAAAAGTTTCAATCGACGCAAATACTGTGGTACCCGATAGATCACATTCATCACAACATATAGTTTGAGTATATGCTGATGTAGAAAATCCTTCATCTAATAATTCATCCCAAGTACTTAAAACATCATCATCGGTAGGTGATGGTGAATTATCTTCACAATAATTTATCAAAAATTCAAGAATATTATATTTTCTATTACTCATATATAATTATTTTTAAGGTATAATAGGGCTGGGTGGTGGTGTTGTTAAGTCTTCAATTGTTTTATTAAATCCTCCATGATCACCCATTCTATAATCACGACCATGACATAAAAAGAAAATACCACTACTCATCCAATCTTGGATTGTATCTCCAATCGTATTAATTCCGTCATAATTATTTATGGTGTTACCGGTATAAAAATTTATTAAGTTATCTAATCCGGTTGAATTTCCGATTGTACCCACTTCAAAAATTCCAATCTCAATTAAACTACTAAATTTAGTTGGATCTAGAGTTTTTAACAATTGAATTTTTTCTTTAAATCCATTGTTACATGAAGAATATTTGTATACCACACCATCTATTTCTTCATCAGGTGGAATTGCATTTGATATCCCGACAGTGGGAATGTAATCCAATAAATATGTTTGTGCCGACATAGCGTAGTTTATACAACAACCTGTTAAGGCATTTATATACGTTTTATCATTTGGAACTGAAGCAGTCTCAAACATTGATAGGTACGTGTAAGTGTTACCTATATAATAAAAATCATTACATGGTGGACAAATTAGACATGATTGTGATTGACCCAAACCATTACTTAAAAATACATCGGTAAGCCAATCTATCGGATTTGTTAAACTTGGTTCTAGTGATGGATTTTCATCTAATTCGATTATTGATTTTAATGTCAAATCAAAAATAAAATCAAATGGATTTATTGGTTGGCAATATTCAATGTCATGTGCCTTAACTTTAATTAATATATTTCCACATTCTTCACACGAAAGTTTTAGAAAATAATGTTGTAAAGTATTCGATCCGAGTACTAAATCTGTTATTTCAAAAGTATGTTCAAATGAATTTGTAACATTGGTTGCAATCAAATTAACCGTTGTACTTGATGTTAATCCGGAGTATATATCGAACGCTTGTCCTGTTGGTACTAAATTTATTGTTGTTTTAAACATATCATATTTTTTATTTTATTAACAAGTACCTCCACTGTAATTAATATTACATGGTATACCTGTTGTATATATTTGTAAATCAGAAAATGAGAATAATGTTGTTGGCCAAGTTTTACTACATACCAATGTCTCTGATGGTGATCCAAAAGTACCTGATGGTATAACAACATCTTGAGATGTGTCATCACAACAATCTGTTATTGTAACAATTTTTGTTGATCCTGCGTTATATATCCTGAAAGATCTACATTCACTTGAACAATCAAAAGTGGGTATTGATGGTTGTGAATTATAAATAATCTGTGCACTTCCAGTAAGATCATAAACTCTATTATTACTTACCCATCTACCAATTGATTGTGTTGATGTGACATAATTCGTACATAAACACAATGGATAAAATAAAGCATCACAAGGATTACTTGGGTCTCCACAAAGAACAAGTGGATTTGAATAATTCACTGGTATACCTAAAGATGATGAATTTATTAATAGTTGTTGATTATTAGATATGGCCCCTGATGGTATACATACGTTACCCTCAATAAAAACGGCATTATTTAACCATGGTAACCCATTCCCTGTACCTAAAGATGCGGTATTAGAAAGAAGTAACCCAACTTGACCACATTCAAATGATGATGGACAATTAACAGATGGTACAACCGGTGGTGGTGGTGTTATTGTTGGTGTACTAGTAGGTGTCGGTGTTGCCGTAGGTGTTGGTGTACTGGTGGGGGTTGGTGTTGATGTTGGTACAGGTAAATTATTGGGTATTTCTAATGTACATTGTTTTTCAATACTAGAAAAATATATAACATACGTACCAAACACATAATTACTAATATATGTGTACGGTAATACTTGTGATCCTAAATTAAAAGTACCGCCAGTATCGGGGAAAAAAGTTATTTCTCCTGTTTCCCCCTCATAATTTTGTGTTTTTATTATTATTTCTTGTATCATCTTTTATTAAATACCTAAAATTATTTTTTTTATGGACAACTAAAAGTATTTAATATCACACCACCACTATCAACTTGTATTGCTAATCGTGATGTTCCAGAACAAAAAGTTGTCGAATTAACAATAACTATCCAATTTCCACCACCATCAGACGGAGCGGTTAATCCCGGGTCATCATACATTATCATACCAGCACTAAATACAGGTATGTCTCTATAAAAAGCTCTTGCACATGTTGATCCCGCAGCACAAGCCAATCCCGATGTGGAATAAGTACTCACATTTCCGGCGAACACATATGAACTTGGTGGTGTACTACTAACCGTAGGAGTTGAGGTACTAGTTGGTGTTGGTGTACTAGTAGGAGTTGGTGTACTAGTTGATGTAGGTGTTGGTGTTGCAGTAGGAGTTGGAGTACTAGTCGATGTAGGTGTTGGTGTTGCAGTAGGAGTTGGAGTACTAGTCGATGTAGGTGTTGGTGTTGGTATTATAAATGATCCACACTGTTGTAATATACCAGATGATCCCGAATATATTACACCTATAGTGTAAGTGTCGGATGGTAATCCCGAAAAAGTGTCATGGAAATAATTCGTATTAAAAGGTGAACTATATACATCTTGATCGATAATTGTTCCTGATGAATTTAATGCACATACAATTATTTGTGTTATTGATGGATTATTTTTTACAGAATTTTCAATACCAACTTCATAACCAAACTCTGTTGAATTTATATCACTTTGTATTGTAAAAGGACAATTTAATGTATATGTTATTGGGCAACCTGAAGTTGGGTCCACACTAAAAAATGGTGCAACATAGTCGGGATCACCAACTGTATTATTTTTAATTTCACCTGTTGGGGTATTTGTGTTTATGTCATATTTTTCAAGTGTGTCAACTATTACATCACCCGTGTTTTCCAATCCGGTAACCGCGTTATTGTAAAAAACAACACTACCTTCACTTCTGTCTACTATTACTCCTCCCCAACCTACTGTGGGACCAGGACTTACTGACATTAAACTATTTGTCCCGTATTCATTTGTAACTTGTTCAATACCGGATAGATAATAATTAGGTATCAATCTTTTTATTTCATATGTGTCTCTATCAATTTCATAAGTTTGATATATTACAGTTGCATCTCCATTCACATTATTAATTAATTGAGTTGCTATGTATAACTTACCGCTAACGGGATCTAAATTAAAAGTATAAACACCAACATCTTTACCTTGTAATCTTTTATTAAAAATAATTGTTGTTACAATTGTTGCTCCCGTATTTGTTGAATTTGGATTTAAAACCCACATTCTTCTTCCACCAATATCACTTACATAAACTTTGTTTTTTTCTATGTCATAAAATAGATATTGCCAATATCTACCAGATCCACCGGGAACTGAGGTAGATGATCCTGGTAATGTTATATAGGTTATAAAATTGAAATTATCATCAAAAACACCGATATTACCAACTGTACCTGAACCCGAAGTTGACGTTACCCATAAATATGTTTGAGAGATCCCTGTACCAATTTCACGTGCAGTTGGTGCCCCTCCAACAAAATAAGTGTTTAGTTGAGTATTTCTTGGTATTATTGTTTTTGGTAAAGAAGGATTTTCTCTATTTATTCTTATTAAATCACCTGTTGGTGTTATTCCTGAAAGTGAACCGCCTCTAATGTCACCATATATAAAATTTTCTGAAACGTAAAGAAAATTTCTTTCGAATATATTATCACTACCGTATGATATTTGTGTTATGGTGTTTCCGGTTGTGTCATAAATGATCATTCCTGTTATAATAGTATCAGTTGGTAACGTATTAAGTGGCGTTTGATTTGTACCTGTAAAATATATTCTCTTGTATGTTTTATCAAAAGTGCTAATATACAATGCAGGTGCTCTCAACCAACTTACATCACCAGTTGCACCAGTGATAAATGTTACATTTGATACGGATGTAGATGCTGTGGTTGGTGTAAACCAATATATATTACCCCTAAGATTGTCATCCGCGTCTGCAACCCAAACTCTATTTGTATCATCGTCATACCAAACATAAGATGGTGATGATATACCAGATAGTGAATTAGTGATTAAAAAGTTTGCACTTTGTTCACATGTGAAATCTAAAATTCTCCAAGCAAGTTCGGGTGACGTATCTATTAAAGTTGACGAACATGTTATACCAAAACCAGAAAAATATAAAAAATATGTACCATAGGGATACGTTGACTCATATTGATAAGGTATAACATGTGAACCTAAATTAAATGTTCCGCCGGTATCTGGATTAAATGTTATCTCCGCAACTTGGCCATTATAATTTTCACTTGTTAATGTAACATTATATTTCATTATACCTAAATATATTTTTTTTAATTTATGTTGTAAAGTTTAAACATATTTCATAATATGAACCGAGGTGGAACAACGGATCATCAGTTGTAAAATCAATAAACAATGTGTGTGTTGTTCCTGCCGATAAGAAATATGGTCCAGGTACAATGATATTCTGAATAACAGGACCCATTGTACATCCTTGATTCAAGTCTTGTGATGTTGCAGATGCTAACAATGTTCCATCAAGATAGAAAGCTATGTTTTCATAACCCGTATCTTGTAATTCGGCTAAACCACTAAAACTTAAGTGTAAATAAGTATCAACCGGACCTACTGTTATTGTTGCAGTTGCGGTACCATTTTGTGTTATATCACACGTACCACCACAGTTTAATGAATCCGCAATATTAAATCTAACACATAAATTATTTGGTGATACTACCCACTCAGCCGTTTCGCAACCCGTGACTCCTGACGTATTCTTAGTTGTTGTCCATATTAAACCAGATACAGGTAATGTTCCTGTTGGCGTAGATGTACTAGTAGGTGTTGGTGTAGATGTACTAGTAGGTGTTGGCGTACTAGTAGAAGTAGGTGTTGGTGTAGATGTACTAGTAGGTGTTGGCGTACTAGTAGGTGTTGGCGTACTAGTAGAAGTAGGTGTTGGCGTACTAGTTTCAGTTGGTGTTGGTGAAGGTGTTGGGGTTGGAGTTGCGGTAGGTGTTGGTGTGGGTGCTAATTGTAACTCAGCGGTACAACACTCTGGTATTTGTGATGCACCGTAAACCACTAATGACGGAATTGTTTGTATTAATGTTGGTGTATGTGGATATGTTAAAGGTATATTATATATTTTACCATCCACGTTCGCAACATATAATGAACCATTATCTTGGAATATTCCATATGGTGTTGTGGCAGTTGTATTTAAATCTGAACTTGTTTCAAATAAACCTGTATTATAATCATATTGAACTAAAAATACACCACCTAATTTTGTTATTGTTATTAAAATTTTATTATTTGTAGTAAACATTATATCTCCGGCAATTGACTCAGTTGGTAGTAATGAAAATATTACATTTACCGTAGCCACAGAATTACTTACGTCTATTTCTATGATTTCCCACAAACCAGATATACCATTGTATGATGATGACAATAATTTAGTATCATTTATTGCACATAATCCAGCACCAATATTTATTCCACTTGGTAAAGATACAATCCTATTAAATGTTGTCGACCAAGGATTAGTACTTATATCCCATTCATATATAAAGGAATTATATAACCACATCTTATTTAATGTGTGAGCAATATCTGCGGAAAATATAAATGTACCTAAATTGGTTTTAGTGTTTGAAGAATAATCATAATAATAAACATCATTAGAATCATCATTAATTAAAACACTACATTCAGGTAATATTAGATTTGATGGTATTGAACATTCACCTACTGATGAGATTCCAGATAATGGTAATGTGGAACTCGTGTTACCAGTCCAAATGTATGTATCATTAGAAACAGGATATTCACTATTGTTACCTAAGTAACCATATATTTGACCGCCAACTGTATTTGTGAAAAGGTCATAAGTTTCCCTATGTTCCCATATAGTTGTACCACTATTCCAAACAACATATGTAATAAAACCAGGAATAGAAAGACTAATTAACATATAATTAATTTTACCATCATAATATGTGTAAGATTGTCCACTAAAAATAAAATTAGAACTGTTTCCGGAAGTTAAATAAAAGCATAATTCAGGTAAACAATCATTTAACTGTGAATTTACTAAACCAAATTGATCTTCAATACGAATCCAATTTTCTGTCGGTTCATTTGTTGGTGTGTCAAGGTTAACATTTAAATAACTTAAAACACCATATACAGTATCGGGTATTTTGTTTACAACATCATAATTAGAATAGTTTTCCCATCTTGTTGTACCACTATTCCAAACAACAACACCGAATGGATAAGTCATGCCTGTTCCTGTATTTGTGTAACCTAAACTATAGTAGTACTTACCATCATGGTATCCTGCAGGGTATCTAAGATTAACATTAGATCCCATATTACCAAAAGTTTCACCAGGGTCGTATGTAAAACATACTTGTGGTGGACAATCATTTACTGTTGTAATGTACGCTCCAAGTTCAGGATTATAATCATAAACCCATTGATATTGTGAACTACTAATTGGTGTGTTTCCACTATAATTTAAATACGAATATAATGTTCCTGATGTTCCGACATTTACGTCAAAGTTTTCCCAATTTTCCCATCTAGTTGTGCCACTGTTCCATATCAAATAATATGGGAAATTTACATCAGTAGATTTATAATAATTTCTATTGTTATACACACCAAATATTTCGTAGATATATGAAGTATATTGTGTTGTTGATGAGTATGTTCCTATTAAACAAATGTCACTACATATTTCATCACTACAATCATCCGGTAATTGTTGTGTTGGTGGTATACAATTTCCACTAATTGAATTTATTATTTGGTAACTTGCAGATGGTAAATCAATAATATTCCAAGAATATGATCCTTCAACGATTGGTAAATTTGGATTTTCATTATATTGGTACAATGTACCTGAATTTAATGATGATCTATATTCCCATCTATTATTATTTATCGACCAAGAAACATAATAAACAAACGTATCGTTTTTAGGACTAAAAATATATGATGGTTTTTCATTAACGATAACCCCCGGACTAACTGTTACAAATTCAGGGTTAGAAAACGCTTCGGCAGCAATTTCAAAACATATAGTTGGTTCGGTAAAATATTCTGTAGGGCAATCTTCAATATCACTATAGAATTGTTGTGGACAATCTTCTATTAAATTAGAAACATGTGTTTGATATTTGTGTTGTAGTAATACTTGATGACTATCGTTACCATTAAATATTATTAAATCTTCACCGACAGGTACATCTCTACCAGAAGTTTCAAAATTAAAATTATAATACATATTTGGTTCACAGTAATCAAGATCTACCGCAATAACCTCAATAGGAAAACCATCGACATTCAATAAGAAATCACCATAATTTTCATAATAATCTTTTGGATATGGACAACATGGTTCTGGTGGTGTTTCTCCGGGTAATTGTAAATGTTCAGGTATTCTCTCATCAAGGAAATAATCTGTTTTAGTTACAATACCTCCATCAACTATTTTGTTTGTATATACTCTTAATTTTGTTGTTGGTAAAACTTCAATAACTGTTGTTGTATTATTTACTGTTCTTCCCGTTATTAAACTTTTCTTAACAGATCCAAGACATTCTATACTTTTTACTTCATTATAATCATATTGAAAAGTAAAGGCATATCCATATAGATAAGCAAGTTTAAAATCTTGATATGAGAAATTACATGGTTTATATGTTGCGGTTAATAAAATATCACCAACAACAACGTCCTCAACATTTGTTATTTCAATATCACCAAAATTAATATAATGTACTATTGCGTTGTAATCTATTGTACCGTTTTCTATTTGAATTATTGGAAACTGTCCAACAATTTTTAAAACTTTACTATCAGACAATAATCCATAATCATAAGATGGTTCATATTTTAATCTTGGTACGAATATACAGTCAATAAAATTATCACAAAATGTGACCGCTGTTTGTGAAGAAATTAATGTTTCACCACTACAAGGTAGTGAACATCCACTCATATATGTATTGATAACAAATTGTTGATAATATTCTTTAGACTCATTATGTTCATATTTTTTCTGAAATCCGTCTATTGATATTTTTGTCTCACAATTAGCAGCATCTAAAAAATTTAATTCTATTTTTTTACTAAGAGAAGCACCTGATATAGATATTTTACAATTATCAACTTCACCAAATTTAATTCCTGTACTTGTTGTTCCAGTTTTACCTGTGATAAACATACAATCAGAGTGGTAATAAGTAGAAGAACCAAAACCACCTTTTTGTATACCAACATTATTTTTAAGTACAATATCTAAATCAATAATAGGACAATAGTCTGTTTGACACTCTGTTGTATTTACATTAATATCTAAATCATTATTACATATTGGATTTATTGGTGTATATTCAGTGTCAAATCTATATATAAAATAATCTTCAACAGAACAATCATTAAAATCATATTTTATTGATGTGAATCTAACTTTTTCTTTACCGTCAATATCGGTGAAAAATTCAAAAGTTAACTTTGGTTTATATTCCCATGTGTATGTTGAATTAGGTTGTTGTAGAAAAGGTTCGTAATTTTCATATCCCGCAGTATATCCCGTTGTAAATTTATTTACAACATTTTCAACCAACCCAGATAATGCAACCACCCAAAGTTCTTTTATTTTATCGACATCGGGATCTACAAATTCTTTATAGTCACATATCAAAGGCAATGCCGTTGTACCGCTATCAGGTAAAATTGTACAACCAGTCATTGGCATTGGATTAAATAATTTAGCACTGTTACTTGTATTTGTTGTCCCACTAACAAGTACACAATAAGGGTGTCCAGAAAACACATATCCATCAATTTCTATTATTGGACAATATGTTACCCCTGTTATATTGATTAATCCTCTAAAATTTTCTTCTTCACCTAATATTGTTTCTAAATCTTCATTTATCGCATCACCAAAATTTGGGTATAAATTCTCAACTATTGTTTTTGGTTGACATCCTAAATTATATTTATATTTTGGTCTACCAAAAAAGTTATTATCTATTAAATTACCTCCTGTCCATAATGTAGTTGCGGGAATTACTTGATCAAGTATTTGCATCCAATATGGACTCATTCGTTGTATAAACTCATGTGAATCAATATAATTATAAGAAGTAAAACCAGTGCTAGTGAAATAAGATGTGTAAACATCCTCGAGTGCAATGTAATTTTTCTTATATCTTATAACGTGGGAATTTTTTAATTGGGAATGTAATGTCTTTTCTAAAAATTCCGCAAATGTGACACCTGTTTGTGGATATAATGTATTTGAACCGAATGTTAATAATAAATCTCTAGATTTTCTCCAAATATCATAATCGATCGCCCTACTTGGTGATAAGTAGACTTCAATATTTTTTCTATTTAAAACATAAGATGAATTTCCATCATAGAAACTGGCCTTAACGTTATCTATTTCAGAATCCAAACCATATCCAGTATCTAATCCTGGTAATGTTCTAAAAACGTCAAAATATTCTTCACCATAAGAATATGGTTTTGCCTTTGTTTTAATCGTTTTTGTTCTACCTGTTAAAATAGAATTTTCTTCATCAAGTATATCGGGTGTTCTATGTTTTAAAGTCATATCATACCATCCCGAACCTTTCTGAAAAAATATATCACTTATTGGATCAAATGCTCTTCTAGGTAATCCGGTTTTTTCATCAACAGGATAACCCTCTCTATTAAATGTTGTTAATCCTTGTTCTATATTTTTTGTATAAAGATATGTTGTTGGTGAAAATAATGCTGTCGTTAAAAATTTACTTCTTTGTAAAACATCATAGATATCATTTTCGAGGTCACTAGAATTTGGCATTGATGTGACTCTGTAAATATATTCATCAATTCTTATTAAAGGTTCAGGTGCACCCAAAAATCTTAGAAAGAAATGTATCGATGATCTAGTTCCTTTTGATTTATATAGATAGGCTAAATTAACTAATAGTCTTCTATAGAATTCATATTCGGCTTCAATTAAATTTTTACCAATACTTTGTGATGAATAGTTAGATCTACTTCTACTATACAATGCACTATCTAATGTATCTTCATCAAATAAACTAACAGTGGTCAAACCTAAATTTTCCGCTAAATTCTTAAGTAGAATATCGGGTAAATTATTTATACCATCATAACTTACATTTCTCATGTAAGCGATGTTGTCTATATATTTCTTTATTTTATCAAAACTTTGTCCATATAATTGAAAAACACTTTCTGCCTTTTTTTCATCAGAATCAAACTCATACAATTGGGGTGATGTTAAAAATCTAATAAATAAATTAGATTTATAATTATCGATTTCGTCTCCTAAATTTTTTAAACTATCTAGATACCCATCAAAATCAGAACCAATTATTTTTATATTCCAACCATCTTTAGATAATGGCCAATTATATGCAACTTGTATTAAATTTGTATTTGTTTTATCAAAATTTTCTCTTGGCACAACAAAAAATGCAGTAAACTTTGGATTAGTTTCTCTATTAACTAATTGTTCCTCAATTTCATCTAAACTTTTATAAAACTCCTCAACAATACCATCATTTGGTCTAACTAATATATTTTCAGTATAAGTCGTGTCGCCAGAAAACGGATTACCCTTTATTTTTAATTTAAAGTTACTTTTACTGTCTGGTTGTACAAAGTCAACTATTTCGTAAGGTTGTTCTTTGATTACTGTTACATATTTCTTAAATGAAGAATAAAAGTTTCTAATATTAGTATCACCATCAGGTAAGGTATTACTTTGTGGTCTACTTAATTTTATTTCAAACGTATTAAATAGTCTAGGTAACTCAACTTCAAAAATTGTTGTGTCTCTATCAATATCGTATGATATATTATAGGCCGTATATTGATTTGTTACAATTAAACTGTCTTTGTCTATTAAAAAAGATGCGGGATATTTTTTAATAATATTTTTAATTGATACTTCTAATCTTCTAGATAACGACCCGAATAAAGATTTACCAGCATCATTTTTAGCATTTCTAAATCTCAACTCTCTGTCACTTTTTTTAGTCGATGACATTAATGGAGTTGAAAATTCATTTTCTTCTTCTTTTAACGTGTCTAATGTTAAAAAATCCGAAAACGGACTTGTTCTAAAATTTTTACTGTCTTTTTCAGGAATTGCTCTATCTAAAGCAAAGTTGGTATTAGTTAATTGACTAGACCCATCGGTAATTTGCACACCGACTAAACTATCACTAAAGGTTTCTCTTCCACTTGCTGCCTGACTTGGTACTTTTCTTCTTGCCATTATATATTTGTAATAGTATCAAAATCTAATGATTGGTCAATATCTGTTTTTCTTTCTCTAACCTCATACAATGTGTCATTTAGATCATCTTTAATCTCATACAAGTTGTATTGTCTATAGATATTGTTATTATTATCGTAAATCGTATAGATACCCGGTGCAACCGCCTTAGTTTGATTACCATAAAGTGCGTGTGCTAATGTAGTTGCATCATGTTCAACCATCTCGATTTCAATTGTAGTTGGATTTAAAAAAGTATTTGTTAAAATAATTTTTTGTGATGGTTGTCCAATAAAAGGTACCGTATTTGGTTTACTGGATGGTGCGGAGGACGGTGTAACAGTAAGAAACATTAAATTTGTCGCTTGATCAGTGTACTGATATCTTATCGCTTTTTGAGTTGTATTTGTCAAATTTGATGCAATTGGTGTACAATAAAATGATGAAGTTACGACTCTATAAAAATTTGGTATTTTAGTATTGTTATTTGTGTTGATATACTCTATTCTATACCCAACCAATCCTTGTGGTGTGAATTTATTTCTATCTTCGGTTGGAACGTTACTTATATCAATAATTAATCCTCTAACTGAAGGTAAAGAAGCCAAAATACCACAATCGGTTATTGTTGTTCTTATTTGTTTGGGTCTAATGTGTAAGGTATATATACCTAATTCGGAAAAATCACTAGAGGATAATTTTAAATTATATAAACCACCTAATATTTCAACATTTGGTGCATTATTGTCATCGGTTGTTTCATTATTATGAAAAACCGGTGTTAAAATGTCCTGAGAGGCTAATTTTTTTAATGTAACCTCAGATGTTGTCAATCGATTTGCAACATAATGATAATATATATCAACATCTTGTGGTGATATATCCGATGGTCTAACTATACCGTATGATCCTACTGCCATGTATTTTTATTTAATAAATATATTTTTTATTGTTTTATTACATTAAAAAATCCATTTCCATAAATTCTTAATTCACCGGTATTGTCTACTTCAGTTAATCTTAGATTATATTCCATAACACTAAGTTTACCTCTTTCAACAAAAATATCGGAATAGATCGTCGGTTCATCAATAAACCCAAGAAAATGTTCATTCCTTGTTATTAGATTATCGAAAACTTCTTCTTTTGTGAATCCAACGGTCGTACCCGTTATCATCGTATAACCATCAGAATAATCTTTATAAACTAAATTGTCAATAGTATATGCACTATAACTACCGATTTCATCGACCCCGCCCGTTACCCCAGTATATGAATTTGACCCATATAACCTTTTTTCATCTATTCTACTTCCACCTATAGCAACATACTTAAATGTTGTTTGTCCAGTGTTATTTGTGTAATCTAAATCATTTAGATAATCTTGATCACCCGTTAAAACGGTATAAGGTATAGTAAATCCACTAAAAGTACCAAGTGGATTTGGTTTTGATATGTCTTGAGGTATTTTAACTATTTTACTTAAGTTTTGTTTTGTCCATGGACTATCTAAACTTATCGTTATGGTGTATGAACTATATCCAATAGATGGTATTGGGTAAGTTTTTGAAACGGTAGACAGTAAATTACCTGTATGTATAGGTAATGGAGAAGACGTACCATCTCCCCAATTTATAGTGAAAGTGGCTTCTTTTATATATCTAAATTTTTCAATGAATACGGTATTATATACATCAATTACATTAACATTTTGTGTGTAACTAAAATTACAAAATTCTTCTATTTGACTTATTTTACCATCAAAACCGACCATGATACCCATTTCATCAACCGATGAATCTAAATATATAGGTAGGTTATATGTTAACCCCGTATTTGTCCTTAATATTTCGTATTTAGTTTTTCTCATCTATGAAAATGATTGATAAAATTTAATTGGGTTATACCTGGTACCGACTCTAGCACCGGTAGATCCACTATAACTATAAACAATATATGAATAATCAGTTCTTCCAGGTGTGTCTGTTCTATTTATTTCCAATTTATAATACATGTCTCTAGATTCGACTATTTCAGTTGTTGGTGTTAATCCACTATTTGTTAGATTTAATATTTCACCATCCTTTGCGTTATAAAATCTGGCAGACACCCAAAAAGTATTTCCGGTTATTAATGTTTCTTCGAATGCGCTATCATCTTTAAACCAAAAAAGATACATGTTTTCTTTATTCCTATAATTTGATCCCGAAAAAACAGGAACAAATATGTTTTTTATTAGTGGTGCAAAAAAGTATCTTTCACCTAATGGTAATGTTAGATTTTTTGTAAAAACTAATTTTCTGTTACTTCTATCTGGCACATCGTTATTGGGTGTTTTGTAAAATTCTAATCTAAAAAAACTTTCAGTTGCTACTTTTAATAATTTAGCGTTTTCATCTGGTTGTATACCAACTAAATTATAATCTAATCCATTTGTATAGGTTGTTCCTGTTGTAAAATAAAAATAAAACCAAATGTCATTTTGTGTAAAATTAGTAACTCCACTTATTGGATATTCTTCATGTATATATCTAACAGTTTCATAATTATCTATTGGGTTTATAATTCTTTTTAAACTTTCTTTTTCTAATTCTTCGGCGTTCTCTTGCCACCCGAGATCTGTTTTGAAATCGTTTTCGTTATTTATTAAGATATTTTTATCACTATCGTTTCTTAATATATTCATTAACAATCTATTTTTAGATTTTGTGTCTTTTTAACACCATCTTGTTTATTTGTATAGTCTTCCTCATTTTTTAAATAGAAATTAATATCAAATTTTAAATAATGACAATCATTTAAAAACGGAAAATTAGTTCCAAATCCATCAACATCGACATATCCGTGATCATATAGATCTCTCCATTTCCATAAATTTTCTGATTTGTCATATATTATATTTTCAGGTAATCCATAAATTTGGTCGGTATTTGATGTTTCTATATATGGTGATAATTGTCTAATTTTTACTCTATAGTGTGGTTGATAATATAACCCAACCAAATTAGTCGGTACCGCATCCATAGCGGTATCTTGTCCATGATCAAAAATATTCAAAGGTGATGTTATTTTATGGAAAGATTCGCTTATTATCCTTTCTTTTAATTCTTTTGTATTGTATTCAACAAATGCTCCCACTAAATCTGTACCTTTTGGTATTGGGTTACCTCTATTAAATGTTATACCTGAATTAATAAATGGTGTACTTGTTAAACTATTTTCAAAAGGTGAATTTGAATCATCAAAATGTTTATCTACCCAAGTATCGTGAAAATTAAATTTGTAACCGACTTTTGGTGGATAATTAAAATATCCGTTATCGTTTCTAAAGATTATTGATACATATAATTCTGTTGGTGTGTAACCTAAATTATTTGTTATCCCACTTAATGTGTATGGTTCTTTAAAATCAAAAAGTACTGATTCCATTCTATTTTGTTCAACCAAATAGTCAATAACACCTTGGCTATTTTCAAATAATAATTTTTTTTCATCTTCAAATACTGGCGATTCAAACCCCATTTTATCTAAGATGTAATCTTTTAATTCAGTTAATGTTTTGTGTCTATGAACATAGTACTTTGAAGTTGTTTCAGATATATTATTTATATCGAGACATCTCTTTATAAAGATAACGGTATCAAGCGTTAATGATGGTGGAAATTGACTTTTTAGAATGTTTAAAACATAATTTTCAGAATCATATATTTCGTCACCAATACTATCAACATAAAAAGTTCTATTTTCTACCGGTACCGTATTATTTAATGTTGTTTCTAAAATTGTTATATATTCTCCTTGATTTATACCATGTGTAACTGGTGACGTAAATTTATAATATTTACCATTATTAGTAACTCTAAATGGGATACCATCTTGTGCTTGAAAAGAGTAAACTGTACCATCAGATAAACTGTAATTTATTGGATACGTTGTGTCTCCACTATAAACATATGATAAATAAAAATTCCAATTTTTATAAGGTGCGTCAGTTTGGGACATACCAATATGATCAAGTCCACCATCTGTCAAAGTGATATTAGGGACGAATGCACCAGGTGTTGATCCTGATATTGGTTCATTTTTTTCTCTTAAAAGATCTGTTCTTAAAAAGGCAAATTCATTATAGTTTAGATATCCTGTAAAATCACCATCCCCACCATCACCGACTAGTGCCAAATTTCTTTCAAGTGGACCATATGTTGTGTCACCAGAATAGGTATTTCTGAATATCATTTTTATTTTACCAAATATTTTATAATTTTGACATTCGTTTCTTTCTTCATTAAAAAGTCTAGCCAAATCTAAAATAACATCTCTGTCACCTTCTCTTAATAAATTTTTAGATTCATCTAAATTTATTCTAATTGTTAGATTTTCATCGGGTGCACTTTCAAATCTTCTATCTGGTAATATGATTTTTTTCTTATTCATTTATCTTTGTATATTAAATAAATAATTCATAACACATCTTATTGATGATGATGGTTGTTTTTTTATTTCACAAATTCCATTTTCAATCATTATTTTATTATATTCATAGGCCATTCCACAAGTTTCCCAACTCATTTCCTCACCATCAGTTCTTCGGTATATGTTCATCATTTCCACTTCATCATTAAAAATACCATTCTTACTTGGTTTCATATTATCTATTGTTTTTTTACTAAACCCATTTTCTTTACATTTACAAACAACGGCTTTACCATTTAAACTGTAAGCACCATACATTGAGGCTGTTTTTATACCACCATACTTTTCAGAAACCTCAACCAATTTTCTATGTGCCATTCCAGCGAAACATGTTGCAAATTGCAATGTACCATTTGTATCTAATAGACTAACCAATTCATTTAATAATAAATTTAATTTTTCATCACCATCAATTTCTTTTAACTCTTTTGAGTTTATTAAATGTTTACCTCTACCATATGTATTAATGGTAACGTACTTCAATTTATTTGGATACTTTTGTTTAAATTTTTTTATATTTTCAATAACTTCGTTTACTGTTTTAACCGGACCAATTGAATAAGTGAATTTGGAAAATGTTCTAAATAAAAGTTTATCTTTTTTATCATAATCCAGATAAACAACAACATGATTTGGTCTTCTTTTACTAAATAAATCTTTTATAAACATATTATTGTGTATTAAAAAAATAATTCATTAATCCATGAATCGCTAACCATGGTTGTGTAATATTTTCACAAATTCCATCTTCGATAGTTCTTTTATTATATTCATAAGCCATACCACAACTTTCCCAATTTATCACTTCATTATCTGTTCTTCTGTTTATTTCGATCATTGTTTGTTCGTCTCGTTCCATACCTCTTTGACTTTGTGGTAATTTAGATATTAAATTTTGACTATAATTTTTATCTTTACATGAACACATTTTCCCATGTTTAAATAATCTAAATAAAGAAGTAAAATAATTAGCAATCGTGTCTGGTGCAACTATTTTAATTCCATCTAATTTTTGTGACATTTCAACTAATTTCCTATTTATTGTTCCAACAAAACAAGTACCGAATAACATTGATCCGTTTTCCTTTAACATTGGTTTTAATTGTAACAATAATTCAAAAACTTTATCGTCACCTTCTTTTGTGTGTACTAAATGTTTACCTTTACCATTTGTCATTATGATTATGTAATCTAATTTATTTGTATATTTTTTTTTAAAAATATTTAGATCGTGTATCACATCATCAATTTTCCGATATGGACCAATGGAATGTAAAAATTTAGAAAAAATTGTAAATAATCCATTATCTGTTTTATTGTTATCAATAAAAATTATCAAATGGTTTGGTCTTCTTTTACTAAATAAATCTTTTATAAACATATTAGAAAGGTCCGTAAAATTCAATAAATTTATCAAAGGCGGTCTTACCTTTTCTTAATCCAAAATAATAATGAAATGGTATACCAATTTCCATAGTATGTCTTTTGACACCATTCACAGTATGTTCTTTATAATTGTCATTATATTTCTTTTCACCACTACCAGCATCAATACAATCTCTTATTGGTGGTAAAACATAGGGATCAAAATAATCATCATCCAACGGATTTGCGTTTGGATCAGGATTCATATTACCCTTCATTAATTGTATTTTTTGGTTATATATTTTACCACTATAATAACTTTGTCCTTCATCACTACCTATATTACCAGTTGTTGATTCTCCGAAACCATGTCCTATAGTATCCCACATATAATATGGAACTCTTTGGGATACGTCACCAAGCCTTGTTGGTTCATTTAAACATTTTCTAATTAGTTCACCTGCTCTTTCAAATGTAACCGTATCGGGATCATCTTCACTAAATACAAAATCAAGACCGACTGGACCTTTACCATCAAATACCGTACTGTATTGTGCTGTGTATGGTGAAAATGATTCTTCATATTCAAATGGAAAAATTCCCGATTGTGTATTAAAATTCATTAATTGGGCGATATCACCATCTATTAGTCCGTTTGCTCTTGCATCAAATAAATCTTGTACATCTAATTTTCCCCTTTCTTTTATTTCTTTAGATTGAACAATATATTCCATTAAATCATCTAATCCTTTATATGATGTTGCACCTATACTTCTAGATATCGAACAATTAACATCTAACTCAGGATCGGTACATATTTCATTAATCCAAGTGTTTCTTGGTCCTAAATCAATAATTGTTGTTGGGAAATTTATTTCTCTTTTGTAATTTAACCCATTAAACAAATCACCAATTAAATTCATAAAAGGTAATGGAGTACTAAAATTTGCACCATAATCAATTGCCCTAACTTGACCATAAAATCCTTTTGTTTTGTTCGCATAATCACTCGTTAAAGAAGTATTTACACCTAATTGAGTTCCAGTTGCGGGATCGTAATCATATTGTGTTTCTGATGCCGAATAACTCGGACTATATGGTGTAGATCTATAATAGAAATGGAGGCCCGTTGCGTCTTGAACTTTATACACACATTCTTTACAAAATCTATTACTTCCTCTTTTCATAAATTGAAAGAAATATAGTGACCCTAATAACCACGAATCATTAAATGTATATGATACCACCCCTCCACACATTAGCTTATGGAATAATTTTCTTCTTCTAAAAGATTTTAACATTGTAAATGTGTTTCCTGCTAATGGTACTATACTATAAACACCATCTCTAAATTCAGAATATCCTGATAATGTACCTCTTTGTGTTAATCCTTGATCACAATAATATGGTCCCTTTTTCTTTACTTCGCCAGCATATGCACCATTCACAATACATCTTGTTGTGGCATTTCTAAATCCTCCATTCGGATCTGTTGGCCATTTGGCATAAATACTTGCAACAGCACCAACATTACATGGTACACCACTAAAGCATGGATCGGGATGTGATTGTAAAATATTTGTTGAATAATTTCCATCCAATTGATCCCATAAACTAGTTCCGGCACCAATAGAACCATTACTAATACAACCAACATTATATGTACTTGAATTTGTTGGGTAACAATCACCTGGTCTACAACCCATTAAAACATTTCTCGCGGCGGCATATTCTTGTAGTGGTGTTCCGCCATTATATAACGGGAAAACAAATGCCTGTAAATTCATACTACCACCACCACCATCTTCTGTCCATTTTGTGTCAATTATAAAATCGTACTTATTACAACCTTCTTCCTCAATTCCTGATGGTAGATTTGGGTCCGGTGCTGATACGTCAGAACAATCTTCCACATATATAAGTTTAGATATAGGAAAAACACAACCATGATCTTCATGTACAGAATTTTGAATAGGTGTATCATATCTTGTGTTAGTTTCATCGGCAAGAAAACTAGCCAAAACACTATATACCCCTCCACCTACTTTCCATCTACCATATTGTCCAGAATATATTATGGGGTAATTGGTTCCACATCCAATAAAAATATATTGTGGGTCTGTACCAATAAGTGGTGTAATTTCCAATAGATATTTTCTATTCATAATGGCACCATCAACAGTTGACCCTGTATAATTTGAAAATACGTCAATTCCCGTACCACCACATCTATTACAATATGCCGATGTTGATGATGTGGTATAAGTTACACCAGTAAATTGTGGTGGAATTGTAAATGATTGTCCTCTTTTAGCACAAAAAACAAATGTGTTACCAGATGTTCCTGTTGGAACTGTTATAGTATTTCCTGACGCATTATTACAATCAACAAAATTATTTATTGTAAAAGCACTTAAACCTATATTTTTAAAAGTATATGCATCACAAGGATATGTGAAATATAAAGAATCATCAGCGTTGCCGGAACAATAAGCACCGGGACTTTGTTGTGTAGCCGTTACTTGTGAACCAAAACCTGGCGGTATTGTAATGGTTTGACCTTTTTTTGCACATACTTCAATTCCATTAGACGGATTTTCTTCAACAGGAAGATATATCGTTCTACTGACATCATCGCAATCTATATATGTTAAAGTACATGCACTTGAACTATAATTTCTAAATACATACTTTCTACATATGTCGGTATTTCTTCTAATCTCATATTTTTCTTCTACAGTGAAATTTGTGGCAACAGGTGGTTTATTTTTATAATCATCGGCCGTCGGTGCCACTGGTGGAGTTTGTACAGGTGTTTCTTCATTATCTTCATTACAATCGTAACAATCAGGATACACCAATAACTGAAGTCTAAAAATATTTGTAAATTGAAATTCCTTACCCCTTCTAAATGTTCTAGCAGCAGCATCGTTTGACACCCCACTACTTGCTATTGCTTCCGCAATACCAAAAAGAGCGGCCGTCACAAATTCTTTTATAAATAAAGAAATCACGTTACCGATATATTCAATAAAATTTAATACCGTTAAAATGAAAAATTGAAATCTATGATTTCTAACCGCATCGTTTACAGGAAAATAATTATTAACATTTTCACAATCATCTTTTTCTTGTGGCCAGTTTTCTTTAATACCAATAAAAGATTCTCTTCTATCCTTTTTAAAAAAACTAAATGCCCTTTCTAATGCACTTGTTTTATAATATTTGTTTATAAATTCACTAACGGTGTATATTCTACCGTATCTAAATTGGTAAAAATAGTCTTGTGGAACCCCGTAGTTATCACTAGTAATTGCGTCCACACTTGTTCCGGCAATTTCTTTTCTTGCGTCAGGAGGATAATCATCAATATTAGTACTAAATGAATATGATCTACTATCAATTGTTGTTGGTGATCCTTGAAAACTTGTATCACCTATATGATATTCCCTAACATTTGGTACTAAGAATTTACCCGTAAATCTATTTCTAGCACCAGTATCTTCAGTCAATGAAAAACGAAATCTATAATTACCTTGTGTGGCAATACCGATATTCTTGTCATTTGTTTCATAATATTCACCAAACTCATTTGTGGCAATATATTTCATATTCATTGGTATTCTAAAAAAGAATACACCATTCTCATCTATTGTACTATCTATATCAAAAAATTCAAGTATTGGTCTGTCTATATTTGGTGATCCGTCAGGATTTTTCTCATAATTTCCAGTAAATCTAATTGATTCGACATCACCTTTGAATGTTATCAATCTACATTTTTCACCCATTTGGTTGTCAACGTTACAGTTCACCCTTAACGCATCTTTACCTGAATCGGTAAAACTACCTCCCGCAATTATTGCATACGGGTCAATTCTTACTCCTTGAGAAGATAAATCAAAATCAACTCTAGTGATTGCAATTTGACATAACTCTTGGTTGCCCCAAAAAGGATAAACCTCAATAGATTTATCATAACTAACAATTTGTGGTAAAGAATCAATATCCGACGCACTTTTATATGTGTATTTATTTACGAATTTTTCTTCAGATATACCATCGTAAATAAAATCATATGGTACTAATGATTGACATCCCGCATCAGACATATCTAGGTCAATATGTAATGTTTGGTTACCTAATGGTACCCCCCATATCATAAAATCACCCGCTTCATTTGTTTTTACGGTGTACCTATAATATTTTTCAAAAACCTCTAAAACTTCCTCTCTATTTAAGATGTCAGATTGATCAGGAAATGTACCTGTTGGTACGTGTCCTGTATGTTGTTTTCTAGCCGGTAATAGGTTATATCTATAATTTGAATCGTTTCTTTGATCTATTGATCTATAAGGATACAACTCAGATAAAACAGGATCATTTTCATCAACATCTGATATTGGTACAAAAATAGAAACTCTGGCATTTGGGAGACCAAAACCATTATTAACCGATATTCTACCAACAACAACACCATAATCACCACAAAATGATGAGTAAGCCTCTTGTTGTGAAAATTTTAAAGATAGTATTTCTAGTAAATCGTAGTCTTGTTTTAATTCTACGGTTATTTTTTGATCTACACCTATGTCTGTATAAATTCTATGTTTTTGCATAATTCTTATAATAAATAGAAACTAGTTGATTTTCTATTAATATAAAGAAAAATGTTTTTAGTATGTAGTCGAACCTAATGTTTTTACCCTAACTTTTATATCTTTATTTGGGAATCTTATTTGATATATTTGATTTGCTTTCATAAAGATGGTTTTATCGGATTGTAGAATTTCCCTTGTTACATCATCTACATACGGTTGTGAAACCTCAGCAGTGGAATATTCTCCCCCTAATAAGTTAAATGCTCTAATATCAACAACATTTATTACACCGTTTACATTACCAAGTTCTTTAAATAGATCACCCAAAAATAAAGGGTCTCCCATTTTTCTACCATCTATACTAAATGAAGTAATTGTTTTATTTATTGTTTCTTTAATTACTTCTGTCTTGTTTACGTTCTTATCTATGATTAAGTCTATTTCTAAACCCAAATCTATTACTTGACCACTAACAATATCGATGTAATCATTTATCATTCTAAATTCAGATAAATAATTTAAAATATTATTTTTTAATGTATTGGAGACGATATCAATTAAATTACCTCTATCATCATATGATAATAATTTAATTCTAACTTTATTATCTTCTTCCATAACTTCAACTTTGGCGGGTGCCCCATATGTGGATGGCATTGTTTCAATCAAAGATTTATAGTCATTTAAAGTGACCGCCCTATTTTGTGCGGCAAAATTATATGCAATTAAATTTCTTAATTCTTCTATTGTTGGTTGATCGGAACCGCCAACAGCCGGTGTTATATTAGTTACGTTTAATGTGTTAATAACTTGATTATTAATTGTACTATTTGGACCATTAACATTGAATTCCACTTCATCAACACTGTTTATTACATTTACACCGAGATTAGTACTTTTACCACCACCAATTCTATATTTTACAAATAATGTTGTCCCAACCTTGGGTAATGCACCTAATGAAAGATTATTTAGATAAACACCTAAATTTACTTTCATATTATTAGTCATAAAATTATCTAAATTATCTAATGGATCAACATTTCCAGACCCAAACGTTAACGAAAAATAACCCTCTGGTGTATATTCCGTAACAAACTTGTTAGTTACATTTATATAATTTCCTGCTTTAAAATTATCTCTATCAGATACAGATGTTGGATCGGGAACAAAAACTTTATCTTCAATTAGTGATTTAACCTCATACCATTTATTTGTTGACGTATTAAATTCACCAGAATTTGGATTGGATGAGAAACTAGTTCCTTCTTTGTGTATTACTGCAGTAACACCCAAAACATTTTGTTCGGGTAAATAAAGTTTTAAAAATGGTTTTTGATCTAACTCATTTATGACTCTTCTAAAAATTCTTGAAACACCATTAACAACTGGTTCTCTTTTAACGATTGTATATGATACTAACTGATTATTTGCATCAAAGTTTGGTATTTTCAATCTATTTGGTTCACCTCTATTATTAAACGGATTTGAAAAATCAATATCGTCAATAGTTTCAAATACCTGTCCCCCACCAGAAACTTGTGCACCCCCTTTTAAAATACCTTCATATCTTTCATCTTCTTTATCACCTCTAACTGGAACTGTTATTGAAAAATCACACAACGCAACCGAAGGTCTATTTCCAGGTATTTTTAAACCATATGTTTTAGCAATGAAAAATAGAGATTGTCTTTGTTGTGCAAAATCCAACATTGTTTCTTGCCAAACTCTATCAATGTGAAAATGTAGGTTATCTGCAACAGCCGCATTTATATCTAATAAAACAGAATATATAGATGCGTCGTTAGTGTTCTTAATTAGATCGGGATAATAATCTTTGGTCATTCTAACCAATTCTTCTCTTAAACCAGCGAAATCCCTTGTTGCGTATGATATTTTTTTTGCCATCTTATATGTTAATAATTATAAAGTCGGAAGACGAAAATGTACCATTATTTACAGTATAGTCTATTTTTACTTTTGCGGTATATGGTTTTGTAGAATAATCGGAAACTCTAAATAGTCTATTGTCTTCATCCTCCATTGATGCAATTGGTCTATCAGGATCATCTTCACCAGACATTATTTTTATTGAGTTTATATCCAAATTTGGTATATATTTTCTAACACTTTCTCTAATTTCATCTTCAATTAAATTATATGCAACTATATCATTTTGATCAAAAATGTATTCATATAATCTAGTACCAAAGTCGGGTAAATAATATCTACTACCCTTCCTTGTTAATAGAAGATGTAATAAATTTGCTCTCACCTCTTTTTCGGTAGTTTCGGTCATTCTTAAAAAATCACCTTTTCTACTATCTCTAAATGGATAATCTATACCATATGTCGCCATGTTTATAAATATAATGAATATTAAAATGGTAATAAATAAAAAATCGCAACATATGTTGCGATTTAAAATTTGTGACTTGGATTTCACCCCCTGTATAACCAAATCTTAGATGCTCAAGGTACGCCTTGACGACAGATCAATCTTTGAGGGAGTCACCTAATTCATTGTTTGTTTTATCGTCATTATTATTTTTGGTAAAAGAATTTTTACCATATGGACAATGTCTACATTTTTTTCCACAACAATAACCTCTTTCTAAATGAAATCGTTCTGTAAAAACTACTTTACCATTCTCCAAATAATAATGGATATTTTCTACTAATTGATTACTTTTCATATTTTAGTAATTTCACATGATCCATCAGTACCTGAACATGCCATACTAGCATAGTCACTAATGTCTTTATATTGTGGTTTATCTAAAATCTCACCAAAATTAACTTCTTTAAATTGACGAGTAACTGTTTCCCATTTATGGAACAAATGAACATCTTTTAAACAATAAACCATTTTCTTAAGATCTCCTTTGAAATAGTTCTTAGCAAATTTCTTTGCTCTTGTTAACCAATAATTCTTTAATAAAACTTGTTCTCTTGTCCCTGTTACAGGTATGGGACTGTCTGTTTGTGTACTAATTAAAGTATCACAAGCCAACCATAAGTTATTCTCAAAATAATGTAAACCATCAATAACTAATCCGGATGCCAATATGGAACCTTTACCATATTCAGATACAATTTCTTCTAAATTTAATACCGAAGTAAATGGTGCTTGGTTAAAATCCTTATCACCATAATCTGACATAAAACTAACTGCGGTGAAATAATCTCTTTCATTCCAAATATATTCAACAATTGTATCTTTATCGTCAATGATAACAGTACAACTTGTATTATGGTTAACAGGACTATATGTACATAATTCAGGATTAGTCCCCTCATTAACCCAATTCTGTTGAACCAATTTAATTAATTCAAGGTGTTTAATACCTTTCATATCTTTCTTGAATAAACCTTGTTTTGGATTTTCAACTGGTACGAATACAACGTAATCACTTTTAGTAGATGACCATACACTTTCTTCAAGTAAGAAAGACATATTATCTTGTAACCATTTTGCAGTGTTACTTTCTTTATTCAATTGCATGATTCTGAAATATTTTTCAGAGTGTTCAGGGTGAATACCGCTAGCAGTACCTAAAACAACAGAAGCATTTCCCGATGGTTTAACACATGTTGTTCTCGCCGCTTGATTAATTTCAATAATCTGTGAAACTTCCTTATTTGTTTTCTTTACAATTTCAGCACCTTCTTTAAGTAATTCAGCATTAAATAATTTAGGATTATTCATCCATCCAGTAATACTAACACCTAACAATGCTTCTCTTTCAAATATCTTTCTACTTGTTTCACCTAAATAAGGAAAATTAGTATAACCTGCTTGTAATGTACCCAATATGGATGCGTCCCTACATCCTTTAAGGAATTTCTCTTTTGTTGTACATTTTTCTGCATTTATTTCTGTTAAATTACAACCTTGAATACCAAACTTATCATTATTGATTCTTGTAAATTCTTCAATATCATCATAATGTATTTTTGAAAAATCTACATTCATTAATACAGGTATTTTCAAAATTTCAAAACAAGGATTAAACATATCAAACCAACTGTTTGCGAAAACAAATCCAATATCATTTGCACCATCATTCAATTTAACTAAGTATTCAAATTGTTCTCTTTTAACCTCACTTCTCAATAATAATACAGAGTTATTACTTCTACCTCTTTGTGGATTTTCTATTCTCCAATTACCTGTTTTAGCATGAATCATTTCATTATCATTTGGATCCACAATCATATTTAAAGCGGAACGACGAACACCACCAGATAACACAGCATCTGCGGAATGACAAATAATATCGAAAGCTAAAATCGGTCTTATTTCATTTCCTTCTTTTTCTATCCATCTTTCTATTAATTGTTCAATCTTTTCCAAAGATTGTTTCAATCCTTCAGGCCCAGGAGCCTTAAATCCTCCACTAATGAATGATCCTTTTTCTCTAATTTGTGAGTAATCAAATTTTACTTCGTATCCTGCAAATTCAGGGAAAGGTTGTTTATCAACAAAATAAGAAGACATTAATACACCTAAAGCATCTGACCATCCTTCAATACTATCAGAAACGACATATGTTTTAGTACCATTTAGTCTTTTTTGAATTCTACTTAAATTCTTAACAAATGGTATCAATAAACCACCACCAAAACCACAACCAGATAACGCTAAATAAAAAATTTCTTGAAAGACCCTGTTTCTAGCAATGTGACCAGAAGTACAATTAAACATTCTTGTATTATGTTTCATTATTTGTTCGTGTCTATATTGTAAATTCCTTTGTGACGCCAAAACCATCTGATCTTTCATACTTTCCAATGCCGAATTTAAGTATGGTAATAACTCGTCATAATACTTTTTGTATTTCTTTTTATGACCATTCATTATGTCTTCACACGCGTCTTCCCATGTTTCATACCTTTCTTTGTCTTCCAACCATTTAAAATAATCGGAGTGTAATTTCAAATCACTCAAAAATTTTTTACCTTTTTGCATCTCTGTTTTTAATTTATGTTTTGTTTATTATTATTTTTTAACCATCTCCTGTCTCTTCAAAAAGGCTTCTTTGGCTCTATTTTGATTGTTCTGTACCTTTTGTTCTTCATGACCCAAAAGTGTATTCTGAGACTCTGTATCGATAAGTAAGAATTGATTATCGAATTTACAGTTTTGGAACACAACACCATCTTTACCTATACGAGATTTAAGTAATGTTAATGTTGCTAAATTATGTTCCTTTTGTTCTAATGTTTTACCTATTGAAATGATAACGTGACCTATCTGAGCCTTTTTAATTGATCCACCCATTTGATCTGTTGTTACTACTTCAGATGATATCGATCCCCTATTACCTTGAGTGGCGGTCCAAATAACAATATCGAATTCTGTAGTCATGGCTTCTAAACTTCTCATTATAGAACCTTCTCCTTTCCATTCTTCCCCATTTGCAGATCTTTCAGGTGAGATACAATCAACATAATCAATAACCAATAAATCAATATTAAAACCTTCAGATTTGAACTTTCTTATTTTAGATTTTATTTCACCTATTGTAATATTATCACTCGGTAGTTTTAATATTTTAATTTGACCTTTGGTATTTTCATTAACCTCATTAATTTTTTCAATAACTTCTTTTTCATTATCCGGTTGATCATCAGGTGCAATACCTGTCCAAATAGTATAGTGTTTTCTTTTAATGTTATTTACATTATCTTCGAAAACTATTTGAAGAACATTGAAACCGTATATATATGCAGTGTTAGATATTTTCGTAAGTATTGTTGTTTTACCTGTACCTGTTGGTGCTAAAACAACTCCAAGTTCACCTCTACCTAAACCACCTTTCAATAAATTATCGATACCATGAATACCGGTTGGAATTGGATGTCTATAGTCTTTTTTAAGAGCATCTTCAATGTTATCCAAAACATCTTCAACATCATCATTGGTTATACCAACTTGTAATGCCTTTTGAATGATATGTTCGATTTTTGAATATTCCTCAAAATTACCATTCTCAATAATGTTTGTTACCGTTTTTAATTCTCTTTTTAAATTCTGTTGTTTACAAAAATTAAGTGCGGTATCTTTCACATACATTATATCATCTTCGGTACTGTTTTTAATATTTTCTAATGTGTCGATATGAATTTTACCATTATCTTTATTTGTGTGTTCACCCATTATTTTTTGGGCCAAAGTATTGTAATTAGGTATTTTACTATAAGTTCTATGTAATTCTTTTAAATTTTCCATGATATACTTAAAAGAATTATTATCAAAATACTTACTTTCTATAACATCAATAATTGTATCTCCATATTTTTTATCTTCTATAATTGCTTTTATTAACGATTGTTGAAACGATGACCCTAGATGTCCAAAATTTTTTTCCTTCATAATAGTTTTTTATTAAAGTTCGTATTGTAAATAAGTTGTTTCTGGTTGAGACATTGACAGAATTTCAGTCAAATCTGACAAAATTACTTTTAGTCTTGGTCTAATATCAACCGTGTACCTAACCTTTGGATGATAGTAGTGAGCCGGAAACATTCTTTGAATAAATACATCGTCACCGAGCTTAATTTGGATTAAAAAATATTCTTCTAGCTTCTCATTGATATCTTCCACATTATCGGAATTCAAAAAATAATTTTGATTTTCACATAGATAATCGGAACTTTTTATTTTTAAATCTTCAGAAATTTTATCTGAAATTTCTTTTACATAATAATGTAAATCCATTGATCTCATTGCCTTCGGATTATGATCTTTTACGTTAAAGTACCTTTGACAGATAATGTTTTTACCTAATGTCATTAAAAACTCAAATTTTGTGATTTCTTGATTGTTAGTCATGATTTTTGATTTTGATTATTCTTTTATTTTTTTCTTTTCTGGTTAATCTTAGGAAAGGATTGAAAAATATTGTCCACGCATCGTCTCTTTTTGGTAATACCTGAAATAGACCATCTTCCATCATCATTTTTATGGTATTTTTATATGATCTACCTTCAGGATCTAATGTTCCATCAATTAACGATTGTATGTCTTCTATTGCTTCTTCGGTTAAAAATGGTTGATCTAAACTAACTACTTTGGTATTTAATTCGTAGAACTCTTCTTCTAAAATACCTTTTTTAGTTACCCCACCTAATAAGTTTAATATTGTTTTATTATTCTTATCATTTTCAAAAAGAATATTAGTTTTTTCTCTAATTTCTTCTATTGTAACTGGTATGTGTTTGATCTCAGGAAATATAGATATTAATTTTTTAATTCCAAAATTTCTGATACCAAAAACATTATCGGACGAATCTCCACATAGTATTTTAGCGATCTTTACATTTTTAATGTGGATCTCCTCTTTCAAGTAAAGAATAGTGTCATTCTCTTTGTATAATTTACCGTGACCCGGATTGTAAATTATTGTACTATCGGAAACCAATTGAGTTAAATCTCCGTCTGAAGAATAAATAATCTTTTTTTCTTTGGGTGAATTTTGAGTATAATAAGCAATACAGTCATCAGTTTCACAAAAATCATACTGACCCTGTCTAACATATATCTCTTCAAGATATTGTTTTATTCTGTTTCTTTGATAATTGTATGAACTTATTTCCTCTTCTGATCTTAATCTAGACTTTCTGTTTTCTTTATACCCTTCGTATATACGTTTACGTTGAATTGCACCATCTTCACCATCCCAAAAAACGACTATCTTTTCTAAATTATATGTCTCAAAAGATTTTCTAAGTGTATTAAGAAAATGATAGATACCTCCAATGTGTTGACCCTTGTAGAAGTAATTTTTAACACCGTAGAAACCAATTGTAAGTAAATTGTCACCATCAACAAGTAAGGTTGACATTAATGTTCATATTATTAGTTAAAAATATTGTTACCCTTCAATTTCATCATCGTATTGAGAAAATGTTTCCGTCAATTTAAAATCACCTCCACCTAATTTATTAGTCCAATATGTGGAATATTTTTCCTTATATTCTTCAAGTGATTCTTTTGTGTCAGGAATGTATCCATTGTGTACCGCAATGATTTTACCATCTTTGTACCCCAAACCATTAACGTGATTTTTAAGTATTGAGATTTTTGTTCTAATTGCGTAAGAAACTTTTCTGCCATCTTTAGTTGCATCAATATGATTGATCCCCGCTTTCTTTTGATTACCAAATAAGAATACTAATGATGACGCTAACCATAATGCTTCCCCACCTTTAGCCTTAATTTCCGGTTGACCAAATGGATTGTCGGGTAACTCAACCCATGGTTGGTTTACAACAACTAAAGTATTGATTAATGGGTTTTCTGCGGTTGGGTAATCTTCTTTTTTAGATTTGGAAATTCTTGAATGAATACCCATACCAATTTTATCAGATAATACCGATGCGTTGTGTTGTTTACCACCTTTACCATCAAATGTCATCTTACAAGGTATTGATCCAATAGAATCCCATAGAAAACATATAGACCTATCAATTTCACCTTTTTCTTGTGCATCTAATACCTCATTAATAAACTCTGTTGCTTGTTCAATATAATCAAAACTATCATTAAAGATAAAATCACCATCCCATTCACCATTACTATCTTTTTCAGCTTTTAATCCTAACTCGACAGCATGATCCCAACTCCATTTTTTTTCTGTAATAATGAATACAGGTAAGTGACCTTTCTTTTGAGCGTCTGCTGCCGTTAATACAAGTGCAGTTGTCTTAGATGAATTCGAATGTCCTAAAAACATATTAACACCACCCATAACAGGACCGGGTAATCCGCAAGCGTTCATAAAGGCCTCACCACAATAATAGAAATTTGTTTCCTTATATTTGGTTTTTGAAGAGAATTTCTCTTTGTAATTAAATTCTTTTTTCTTTATACTTTTTGCCATTTCTTAAAATTTTTTAGATAAAAAAACATGGACACCTACTTGGACATTGTGTCTATGTAAGTGTCCATGTTCATTAAATTAGAACGGTAACTCTGAATCTACATCTTCACTATCTTGAAGATCGGGAGTAGATGATTTCGATACACCGATGGTTTCTTCTGCGGTAGAATCGGATACCCATTTTTTACTATCAGAATCCCATCTTGGGGTCTCACCTTTTGCAACCATTTCAAGATATTCTACAGGTTTTTTAGAATAAACATCAGACCAAACCAATTCATCATTAATCCATTCTTGAGCGATTGATTCATCACTGTGTAATGGTCCCACGTCTTCGGGGATCACAGAACTAACCGCCGTATATTCTTTACCATTACCTGATTTTGTAAGTGACAATGTCACGATCAAGTCACGACCTTTTTGTGGATCAGTGATATCTCCCTTGTTTCTCCAAATAGGAATAATTTTGTCCAATACCCCCTCACCTTTTATGTTATTTTTAAATCTCCAAAATTTAACACCGTCTTGTTCGTTTTCTCTGTCAATAACTTTAACAATGTAGAATTTTTTTGACCTGTATTGTCTTGCTAATTCTTTATCAGAAGCAACACCACTCATATTTAATCCTTCAGCAACTTCATTTAATGGTGAACGATCACCATCTTGTGCTGGATCATATAATTTAAGCCAATTACCATCAACTTGAAGTTCGTGGAACTTTACTTCAACAAATGGAGAAGAACCATCCTTTGTTGGGAGGATACGAATTCTTTTTTCTTGTGTTTTAACACCTTTAGGTAAGACAGTCGTGAAATACTTTTTCATTCTGTCTTCTTGTGATACTTTGTTTGAGTTGCCACTTGTGGCTTGTTTGTTTTTCTCGTACTGCGCAAGTACTGAATCTAATGTAGACATGCTTTAAAATTTAAATGTTTATAAAATGATTATGATAAAATATAAATAAAAAAAACCAGATTCGGAAATCTGGTCTTAGTTTTTTTTAAAAAAAAATTATTTTACTCTAATGTTAACAAATATTTCATTTTTTGAACTAAACCTAATATTTCATCCCTTAAATTCAACAAATTTGTATCTTCAGGATCTATTTGTGAGGTCATTTGTTTCAATGCCTGACATATTGCTTCCGCCATTTCCATTGGTTTAGCCTCTGATAAATTAATTAAATTTATATTTTTTGTTTCATCATCAAGTTTAAATCTACCGTATTGACCCATTGCCTGTTCAACAAATTCATCCATTAAATCATCCAATTGTTCTCTAATTTTTGCAAACGATTCGTGTCTGGCGATACTTTTAGTCTGCCAATGAAAAATCTTTAATTGTGCATGTAATCCTATAAATAAATTTATATTAGAATTTATATTCATCTTCTTGTTGATCGGGGTTAAAAGATTGTCTTATTGCATCGGTTGAATAACTTTCAACATCACTTTTTGTTAAAACATATTCATTTTTACCTGATGCCCTCATTTGATCTTGTTTATTAGCGAAAAATTGTTGTGGATTTTGATTAAATGGATACGAATCTAACGAACGCATTTCAAGTCTTTCTTGTGGAGTTTTTTCTTTCAATGTTTCCATTTTAGAATCCAATTTATTTATTCTATCCATCACCATATCCATTTGTGATAATTTTTGTTCTAAATCAGTTAATTTAGAAAAAACATCATCCATTTTATTTATGACAGATGAATTGTCTTGTTTTCTATCTTCTAATTCTTTTTTAACACTTTTGGTCATATTAACCAAATCAGTTATATCAATTTCTTCCGTATCTGTAGTCGGAGCGGGTCCTGCAGCATCAGTTGGTGCCCCTCCCGCTGCGGAGTCTGGAGGAGGTATTGCACCGGGTGGTGGTGCACCCGCATCAGGAGGTGGGGGTGCCCCCATATCACCTGGTGGGGGAGGTGGAACGTCTTGTTCCATTATTAATTTATTTGCGTATCTATTGATACTCCTAAAACGTTCTAATTCTTCTTGTATTGTATTTTTTGCCATAGTATTAATCTTGTAATAATTGTCTACCGTCTTCGGTAATATATTTTTTATTTATTCTTTCTACTATACCATCTTTAGATCTTATCACATAACATTCTCCTGTTTGTAAATCACACTCTTCTCTTTCCATACCATCACTAGATACATTTTTGATAGTTTTTGGATTTAAAAATTGATCCATTGTTTTGTTTAATTTTGAATTATCCATAACTTTTTATTATAAATATTCTAAAAACTTGAATATTCTCAATATAGTTTAAAATAAACAATATCTCCATCAATTAGTCCCAAATCCCTCATTAGTTTATCTGACATACAAATACCGTATCCTTGTAATAATGGACCCACATGTACAGGTCCGGTTACTTTTTTAACTGTGGAATTTAAATCATATGATGGTGATACAAATACTTCTTTATTATTTTTAGGATTTATAAATTTAGCATTTGCGGTAATAATTTTAGATCCACTAATAACATTAGGTGTTTGAAATCTAGTACCATAAAAATATGAAGTACTACTACTATCTTTTATTTCACCCCATAATAATGGTTTTGGTTTAGGATCTGTTTTAATGTTATTGATAACACCCATTGTCATATCATCATCAATTTTATATATCCCTCCACCCATTTTAACTACCGCCGCTCTTAACCATTCATAATTCTTATCAGGAGATGAATAGTTTTTATTTTCAATTAATTGTATATATTTTTCACCAGTTGTTTTATTATCACTAAATCCATTATACGGTACACCAAAAATATTAACACCCGACCTGTGTACTAATGTTTCACCATTAAATGATTTACCAGATAAGTCTACTGTCACTGTCCTTCCATCTTGTACTGTTAATGATATTTCACTTTCAGGTCTCTTTATTAATGATTCTTTAACCTTTATTTGTGCTTTATTTACTATGGACTCAAATAAAGGTCTATAGGTTGCCATAGTGGCCTCTTTTGGATCAGGTAAAGACGCGTATGGTATTCTTGTTCCCGTAAAATTTGTTGTTATATTATTATTTCTTATAGAATGTGTAACCTCCGTAATCCAATACGTACCTTTAAACATTGGAATATTTTTAAGATAAAAATACATTGTTGGTTGTATCATGACGTTACCCATAGAACTAACTTGACATGTATATGAAGATTGTCTGTATATGTCATATAACCCAATATCTACTTGATATGCATTTGCACCTGATTCAGATCTACCTAAATTTTCCATTGCAATAAATGATTCGGTAGTATTTTTTAATGATGATTGGTCAAGTTGTACTCCTTTAAAAATGCCTTGATTTTGATCACCAAAACTTACCTCGAATGCAACGACTCTATTTGATTTTGATAATTCAGCATTATCAAATACAGCAGGTGCGGTTATTATTAATGGATTTCTATTTTGATCTTGTATATTAAAACTGTCATCAATAAATTTATAATCTTTATTATATTTGTTAAGATCCAAATGTTTTGATGTTGGTCCAGTATATTGTAAAATTACTTTGGGTGACGATTCTTGATAATCAACTTCTAAAAACGTACCAAACAAATTTTTGGCTAATTTTTTGGAAGGAATCAATTTAACTTTATTACTATAATTTGCACCATAAAAATTTATATATGAGGGAAGTACTCTCATATCAAATCCGGTACCTTGTATTAAAACAGAAATAACACTGTATAAATTTAATTTTTGATTTTTTGTGTCACCTAATGGTATTAATTTTTGTATATTAAAATACGCATCAGAACCAATATCTTTGTTTGCCTTATCTAAAAATAAAAATTCTTCAAATAATAATCTTTGACCGATTGAATTACCTCCAATCCACTTATCATTAAATGACTTGAAAAAATTATATGTTTCTAGTTTTAATATTTCATCACCAAAACCACTAACTGGTGTCATTCTTTGTGCATCTGTTGTTTTTGTTAACTTACTAAACTGTGAAATTAAATTTTGTAAAAATTCGGTATGTCTTTTTGTTAAAGTTGTTGTTGAATCAATTACTAAAACATTTTTTCTAATATAATCTATAAAATCAGGTTTAGTTGGTGATGCGGTGTTTAAATAATGTCCAGCAAATATTTGTGCTAACGATCTAAACTGAATTACATTGTCCTCACTTAACTCAATATCATTTGTTGCAAAAAATTGTAAATATTTATTATCAATATCTTCACCTAAATAAAGATCAATATATTTTGAATTGGGCGATACTTGAGCAATATTAAATGTATTATAACTAAATGTACTTCCAGAATTTATATTTGCAAACCCATTAACAACATATGAATCAATTTCTTTAGGGTTTCCGTTTGTAAATTTTATTAAATTATCTTTACTTAATAATTTTGTATGTATGTTCTGTATCTTGTCTTTTTGTCTATTTTTTATATCAATAATAATTTGATCTGTTCTACCAGTATCTGTTGATATTTTTTCTACACTACACAAATCTTTTAAAATAGATTGAAACTTATCATAAAAAACACTTTCAAATTTTTTATAAGGTAATTCTTCTTTTACTGTCGACGTTGCAAAATTTATGAACATTTCTTCCATTTCGTTCAGAATATCTGGATTAAATGTTGCAATTAAATCGATAACTTTTCTATAGTTTGTGTCCATAGAAAATATATTATCATTAGTTGTGGAACCACTATTATAATTTCTGGTATATTGGTATGGGGAAGCAAATGTTAATCCACTAAAATTTTTAAATAAACCCTCATCCTCCCAAATTATTCTTGTGTATTTTTGTTCTTGTTCAAAAAAATTATTTTGTGGTATATATGAATTACCCCCATCTGATGGTAATACAGTAAATCTGAGATCTTTCGGGTCGTATTTGGAATTATCAACAAATGTTGTCCAATATCTCATTCCGTTTGTCACAACTCGAGCATTACCTATAATCCCACCTGCAACAACATTTACATCAAAAGAAGGACTACCTGAAAATACATCATAATGATTATAACCATTAACTACTTGGTGAAATATAGCATCATAATATGGATGAATACCTACATCAGAATTATTAGAATATGTCACACCACTACCATTTAATGTAAATGTAAATCCAGAATTATTATCAAAAAACTCACTACCATTAAAATTTGTGGTTATATTTGATGTACTTAAAAAACCATCTAATATATCATTATTGTCTAAAATTTTCTTTTTATATCTGTGATATATTGATCCCCATTTTAATAGTAAATGATATGGTATAAAATGTGTTGAACCTATTTCTCTAAATAAAGAAGATACTTTTATGTTATTTGAAAATCTATCTTCCAAATCTTTAAAAGGTAATGAATTAAGTAATAAATATGCAGAACCCACATACTTACCAACTCTTCCTGATTTGAAGAAATCGGAATATAATTGTTTGTGGAAATATGGTGTATTTAAAATATTGACTTTAGTATCTAAACCGAATGTTTGTACCGTACCAGGTACTGGTACTGTAGTGGTACCTAAATACAATTTATTTGAAAATATATTATTCTTAAAATTATCTTTAACCCATAATTCGGGATTCACCTCTGTTGAAATAAATCCTTCCGATGTATTGACTTTTAAAGTGTTACCAAATTTAAACTCATTATCAGTAAAACTATTTTGTTTTAAATAAGACAAATATGTTTTTGAATTAAATGGATATATTTCTGTTCTATATGTATCTGACTGATATCTTAATAAATCATCACTTAATTTAACATATAAAGAATCATTATTAACAGGTTTAGGGTTAGTATTATTATTAGAATTCCTGTTAGGGTCGTAATATTGTTCAAAAATGTGTGGACTATCTATTATGCTAGAAATATAACCTACTGTTGGTAGTCTATCAACGTAATATGGATATCTATCAAATGGTGATAGACTTCTCATTAAGTTTAATAAGTCAGGAAAACTTTTAACACTGTCTCTTAATATATCAATAACATCATTGTCATGTTTTATCGACTCGCTTAAGTTTTCAAATTCAAAATTAGATAATTCTCTTATTGTATTTGAATTAAAAGAATCAAATAATGTTATATAATATGATCTTTCAAATATTTCATATAATATAGAAACTAATGTTTTTTCTGTATAAGGAATTACACCTAAAGATTTACCAAAACCATTTATTAGTGTGTCAAGTGTACTTATCTTTTTTATTTTACCCTCATCTAAATTATCTTCAAAAACGTAATCTATTTTACCAATACCACCTTCCTTTTCTGATAATGGGTCATATTTTTTAGTTGTTACCGCAATATAGTCTTCAACAAAATCAATTTCTGGCCACAATTTCTTATCATTAGTTTTCAATTTTTGTAATAGATCTTTATCACCAGGATATGCCACTACTTTACTTTTACTACCTGAACCTGTACTTTTTTTAACTTCCGGCCAAGGATATACCGCACCACCACCAGGTGTTTCATCGGAAAATCCGACTAATAAATTTTTTCTAGTTTCGGCATCTTGAAATGCCTTATTATGTGTATCTTTTAATAGTCTAATGTAAACTTCTGCATTAGCAAGAACCACAGCAAATATGTTTCTTATTGTTGGTTCAAACCCAATACCCTTTTTAGGGTCTCTTAAAATTGTATTTATTTCTTTTTCAACATCTTTTTGTAGTGCATCTTTTTGTTTTAAAAATTCATTTACCATTTTTTTATAATCCTCACCAAGTAAATCAATATTCAACCCAACTTGTTTGTCTTTATAACCAATATAATCATCGATATTTTTAATATCGTTACTTTTCTTTAATTTAGTAAAATCACTACTTGTCTTGTTTATTACATTATTGGCAAATAAATTAGTTTTAGATAAAAGTTCTTTATACCTATTTAAACCCTTTTCAAGAGTATCGTCTGAATCTCCTTTTATTTTTGATTTATCTGTTTTATCGGATATATTTAATAAATAAAATAATTCATCCCCCCTTGTTCCGCCAGTGAAACTAACAGTAGATAAATTTTTCTTTGTCCATATGTTTATGTATTCACCTAATTTTGATAAACCATCTTCATATTCAACTATACCTGCGAAAACCTTAAAATCTACTTTTTGAAATATTTCGTTTTCCAGTATTTTATCTAAACTTTCTGAAATTGTAATAAGTTCTTTAAGTGTTTTTACGGGAAAATTTGGATCAATTAATTTTTTTTGTTTTAGTTCATTATAAACAGATCTTAAAATTGCATATCCTCTAGATGATTTTGAAATCTTTTTTTCAAAAGTACCACTACCTTCATTAAATGTTGGTCTTGTACTATTTTCAACTCTAAACATATAAGGACAATTTAACATACCATTTAATGGTATATCAGAAATGTGTGCAAATGTTGCACCAACGAATGTTGCCATACTTTCAAAATTACCAGACCCTTCGTTAAATTTTGTTGTAAATTTTACTAAATGTAATCTATATCTAATTGCCTTCCCATAATAACCTTTAACTGTCAAATAAAATATCGGCCAAGGTAAATGAAAAAATGCTTTATATGGTGAGTTTTCGGGAGACTCAAATAATGTTTTACCTCTAACATCTATAAAGTTTATTGTAACTTGTGGAATTGAGTTCAAACCTTTGGTTGTTATTGTTATACTATCAATACCAAAACTTTGTCCGGTTCCATCCGATTGAAAAAATTCACCAGTACCTACATTTATTTTATTACCATTTATGTCGGTACTTTTTTTTGTAATTTCTGTTTTTTCTAAAAATGCATTTGTCCATGACGTATCAAAATCATCACCATTTTGATTTCTTAAAAAATTAAGAGTACCTTTTGCTATAGATATTAAAGTATTTTTATCATTACTAGAAACTAAAATAGATCTGGGAATAATATCCGCCTCCAAATTAACATACATCATCAAATTTTCAGGACGAATAGATCTAGGTTCTATTTCACCATCCACAACAACACTGTTAGGGTCGACATAAATTAAATTATTTACATCTGATTTAACAAGAATGTCCTCACTATTTGAAATATCTTTATTCCCCATAATATAATTTATACAATTCTACGTTTCTTTTGTAATCTTGTAAAGAGGTAACTAGTGGAAATGGTACTCTAACTACAAAATTATCAGGTATTTCGAATTCAATACTACCCGCTAATGGGTTGGCCAATAATATTAACCACCCGAAGACAGGAGTACCATAATATTGATCTGAAATTTTATCTAATCTAGTTTGATTTTTTTTAAAAAAAACATACTTATCTGTCTTTTTTATAGGTATTTCTATGCCAGGTACTATTCTAAACTCACCATCAATAAGAAATTCGTCATATCTATCATAATAACTTCTACTCATTTCTAAAATAATTTAGTTTTTTATCTACAGGTTGTTTTGTAGAATTTATTTTTGTAAGTATATCTTTTTCATTGGTGTCGGTAATATCTGATTGTGTACCTGTTTTAAACTTAATTTTTAATGTGTCTTTTCTTTTTGGGTATTTTTTTAATTTAAATTTAATATCATCAGGTTTTTCTAAAAATTTATCTAACGACTTGGATAATTTTTCTTTTTCAACATTAGGTCTGAAAACAAGTACATCAGTATATTGATTTAATATATTATTTTTATAATCACTTAATAAATTTGAAATCATTTTTATAACTTGTGCGTCTGTTATTGATTGTGGATTATTAAAATTAACTGTGTTAGAAATTTTATTAGTTAATCTTACATGGTTATCACTAATATAATCAACGCACGATGAATATTTGTCCAATAAAATATCATATGTAAATCCAGATAAATCAACCTTTGTGAATTTTTCATTTTCTATTTTTCCATCATGTATATAATAGATTAAATAGTTTAACCCATCTAATGTTTTTATAATTTCATTTCTAGCCAATATTAGATCTTTTTCAATTGCCCCAAATTTTTCTGGAATTTCATCAAATATTTTTTTAATTTCTGAACTTAAATATGGTTTTAAAATTTGATCTGAATTTGGGACTTTAGCATCCGGTATTTTTGCGTCTAATAGGTCTTTTGTTAAACTTGGTATTTTATTTTCAATAACATCAACAAATCTTTCTCTAACGTCTCTCAATATTATTGGTAATTCTTTACTTTTTTTGTATTCACCTACTAAATCTAAAACAACAGTTTGAGCACCATTTGGTTGTGTATAAACATCATATTTTGTTATTGGTCTATATGTTTCAGAAAAGAATAAACTTGTAATATCTTCACCATATTTTAATAAAGATGTGTTATAAGCACTCTTATATTTTTCAAAATAATTCTCAACTTGTTTAAATAATCCGTTGACTAAATCATCGTAACTTATTTCTTCACCTTCAGGTTTACCTATAAATTTACCATTAACAATATTATTTCCATTATTAACATCGTCTTGTCTTTCAGGTGTTTTTGGTGCGTTTTTTTGTATCTTTTCTAAAAAATCTTTTGTAAACTGTTCCGCATCAACACCAGCAATTTTTGTATTTGTTGGTATGGATCTCTCATCGTACATTTCGGTATTAGCATAAAAATTAGATGATAGTGCGTTCTGTAATTTTTCAACTGGTTTTTCTAATCCATGTCCACCAATGAAACTTAATTGTAATGTGACAGACGCAATCATCGGTTGTACACCAATACCTTCAGGATTAAAATCCCAAACAGCATCATCAAAATTTATACTTATATCTTTTATGGCAACTTTTGAATGATAAAAATCCCCAATTCTTATTATACAAATTGGTGGTGGTCCAAATGTTGTGTTTCTGGCATTTAAATCGGCTTCATCTGATAATCCTTTTATTGGTAATGTGTCGCCAGGTCTAATACATTGATGTAAAAATGTTAATCTAGCATTTAAACCTTCCGGTGTCATTGAATGAAATGCGGGATGAAAATATTTTAATTTTTCTTTTAAAGATGAAAATTGTATTGGTGAATCCTCCTCTAATTTTTTGAAATAAAAACACTCCGATAATGTTTTCATTATCAATCTTTTCATAACATCAATAGGTGGTTTCTTTATTTCTTTTTTAATTTCAATTTTACCATCTTCTTCTAATGATGTCTTTGGTAAAACAGGTGGATTTGGTGGTGGTGGAGGTGGTGTTGGTTGTACCTGTTGTTTAATATATCCTATCTTTACTTTTGATTGTCTACAATTAACCGCAACTGGTGCTACAACATCTAATTTTTCACCTGCAGATACATTTAGCGGATATAAAAAATCTTGTGTTGTACACGAAACACTAGATCCATTTTCTTCTACATTACCATATTCACCATAGTTTGTTACTTTTATTTTAAATTTACCATCTATCTCGTATCCAATGTCTCTAAATGTAACAATATCATTAACCCATTGTATTGGGGACTTAGTGTCTTTAATATTATTGGTGGTTGGATCTGTTGGAAATACATATTTTAATCTTGTTGTTCTAAACTTTTCCATATCAAACGAAGGATCATTTGCTATTTTTTCAAAAATGTCCTTTAAGATTGAATATGTTCTTCTAAAAGATAAATTAAGGTTATATTCATTATTTGTTAACGCGGATGTTGATGATCCTATTTCAATTGTAACTTCTTGTACCGTACCTCCAGATATGTCTACTTTTAATTGATCAATTGTTTTTCTATATGTACTATAATTCTCATCTAATTTACTAAAAATATCTGTTAATCTATTTAAAGATATTTGTATTAAACTACTTTTACTTGTACCTCTAACATCTGTCTTACCATATAATAATTTTATATCGTTTAACATGTTTTTATCAGGATTTGTTGTTGCACTATATGCGGTTAACAAAAGATTTAAATTTTTTTGTAAAGCATTTTTCTGTTTGTCATAATCTCCAGTTTGTTGTGTGGGTGACGATCCTTTATAATAAGAATATGCAGTTTCATAACTTTCCGCAGTTATATAATTCTTAGTACTCATTTTTGGATAATCGTTCTCAAATTTTAGATTAACATCTAAATTAATATTTTGTGGTTGAGTACCTCCACCGCTAGGTGATGTGTTTGGTTCATCTTGTTTAATATCTTCAGTTACTACTTTATATTTTTGTATTAATTCAGTTGATACACCCGCATTCAAATATCTTTGAATTAGTTTTATATCATCTTCATTTAATGTTGCGTACTTTTTAACTAAATCATATAAGTCAACATCTTGACATCCAGCAAAAAAGGCATTTATATAATTGTCCGCCTCTTCATCTGACATATCCTTAAAGACTTCTCTAACCAATAAGTTCATTATACTTGGATGGTCGACAATTACTTTAAATGAAATTGTACCTGATCTTGATGTATTTTGATAAGTATAGATTGGTTCAGGTCTACCTAAAAATAAGTTTTCTTCCCATCTTGCATTGTTTGTTTCATTTACTTTTAAATCATATGGTGGAAACCACATAACTCTACCACCGTTTGGTCCTCTTTCGCAATATGGTAAATCTTGAACTGTAAATCCTTCTCTATTAGATGTTTTCCATGCCAAGTTCTCAATTGAAAACATATATTTTTTAGCATAAAATCCACCACCATACGGGTAATTTGGAAATATATTTGACGATCCTTCAAAACTTTTATTACCATCGGACATAGGTGCAATATTCAAATTATAAGGTGTTGTTAAAACACTACCTTCAAATTTTCTAATATTAGTCCCTCTTTTCATGGTATCTGACCTTGTCATGTATGGTCTATCTTTTGTCCACACTCTACAATACTCAACACCACTTTCTTCTCCTGTAAATTTATCTGTATATTTAACTGCAGAACCTCTAGATATTCTAATATCACCTTCACCAAAAACTCTACTTGTTTGGTCAATAACATTTGCCACATGTGAACGGGCTTCACCACCATTTGTTGGTAATGTATTTAATAGTTCTTGTGTTACTCCTAAAATAGAATCTTCTCTAAAATCAAAACCACTCGATAGAGACTGATCGTAATTTGATTTTTGTAAATTAAAAAACTCGTTGTTCGCACCTATTTTATTTTTTGAATTTTTACTTATCCAAGTTAATTTATTTGAAATCTGTCCTCCCTCACCGATATTTTTTGTTCTTTGAAATAGAGTTGCTTGTATCTCATCAAACATTAAAGTTAAATAAAAATTACTTTTAACAGGTCTATCATTAAAATCACTCATCGCGTATTTTACATCATTTCCTCTGTCATCACCGATATATGCGATACCTGCCGGTGCTTCAACACCTAAAACATTTTTAACACCTTGTGCAACATTATCAACAAAATTAAATAATTTAGATGAATTTTGTGATCTTGCTGTTGTGGTATAATTTGGTGCATATTTTGAAAAAGATAAGTTGTCAAATAATCTTTGTTTCTGACCCTGACCCATATACTCAATAAAAAGATCAGAAGGTTTCCTGTCTCTTTGTGGTCTTCTTTGAATACCGATTAAAGAACCTAAAGCACCTGTGACATCCTGAAGTATCGCACCTAATTCAGTTCTTGTATCAGGTCTAACATTTACAGGATTCGCCGGATTACTTAAATAATCACCAGGTATTTCTGTAAATGGGAATTCCACACCGGCAACAGATTGTAAAAAATCAATGGCTTTACCGGGTAATGTTTTTGCAACAGTAATTTGATAGTTTGGATCAACTAACGGTTCTCTACCTGTTATTAGATTTATTGCTGTGGTATTATTACCTCTTATTGCATCTAATAATCTAACCCTACCTTCTGTTACTCTTTTAAGATTTTGTTCTATTCTAGAATACACGGGACCCTTTTGATCTTTATCCCTAATATATGATGCCGCAAATTTAAATAATTCAGATTCATTATCGTAATTTGATGTGGTCATTATACCAACTAAATTATAGTTACCACTTCTAAAATATGGTGTTCCATTATAATATAATAATAAATTTGCTCTTCTTGGAATTGTATCTATCCTATCTTTAACAAAATATTGTAACGGTTTAAATGTGTTAGAATTTTGATGTTGTTGTAAATCATTTGCTCTATTTGTATCTACCGCACCCGGATCTACATTTGAAAAATCACTTAGATTTTGTACTGTATAGTTACTTGCATTAAATGTCTGTGGACCATTTGGTTGTTGTAGTGTTCTAACAATTAACGCATCCCTAAATGTTCTTGTTGTATTAAAATCTAAATATGTTGGCATCTATAATTTATATTATAAATAGGTTTTAATTAAAAAATTATTCATCTACCACTAGATAACTATTTTTTGTTGGTGATACAACTGTAGGTTCAATTTTTATTCTTTTTATTATATTACCAAATTTATCGTAATCAAATACTATATTATTATTTGTTTGTGGTGCATTATTTGATGTTGTTGCGGTTGTTTTTGTGTTTGATGCTTCTTTGTTTTCTTTGTTCATATTTTGAGCCTTAAGTCCATCCCTAATTATCTTTTGACCTTCTTTTAACTGATTATCTACACTATTACCCATTTTATCAACAAAGTCTGTAACCAATTTACCTCCTGCAACCGATTCGGTTTTAGTTGATTGTGCTAATTTAGCTTGTGCTGTTGGTCCAAATCCTAATGTTTCCGCAAGTTGAGTTCCTTTTTTACCCGCCTGATTCATACCCAATAACGCAATGTAATTGACATCTCTTTTTATGTTTTCAATATTTGAAGCCTGTCCCCTCGCAATGTCTTCTGTTGTTTTTTCTTTTAATTGGTCTTGGTATTGTAATAATTCTTTTGCTTGTTGGTCTGTTAACTCATCTAATGCAACTTCTTGTTTACCAAAATATTTTTGTAAATCTGGTGATTTTCCTAAATCGATGGTCATCTTACCATCTTTCATTCTCGCTATGTTTGTTAAAAATTCCGTTTGGTCAGGATCTAAAGTTAAACCTCTAGCCAATAAATCAGAAGCCGCCGATGATTTTTCAGCCGCTGCCAAAGCACCTTGTGCGAGTTCTTTGTATGAAATACCCATTTGAGCGGCCATTTCTTTTGCTCTACGTAAATTAACACCAGTTATTTCAAATCTACCTTGTTCAGAATTATATGTTGCCAAACCTTTTGCAGCACCAATTAATGCGTCCTGTAGTCCCTCAACATTGTTTGTTGACATGTACATTAATTTAAGTGGATCATTAAAATCACCTATTGCACCACCTAATACTTGTAAATTAGCGGATAATTCTAACGCACCTTCAGGATTCATAACTTTATCCGCTATTTGGAAAACTTCATTCATACTCATTCTAAATTCAGTTGCCTTTCTTGCCATAGTTGCCAATCCATCAATACCGTTTTTAAAACCATACGAATTTATTTTGTCCATATTTTGTGCTAAGTCACCAATTACTTTTTTAGATTGTAAACCGAGTTCCATAGAACGTTTACCCGCTCTTTCTATTGCTGAATTTGCTTCTTGTGCACCTATACCTATTTTTTCAAAATCATCATATAAGCTAACCATGTCTTGCATTGAACCTAAATATGCCTTACCAACCTCTCCCGCCTTTTCTAATGTTTGTTGATTGACCAATGCAAATCTACCACTTTCATTTACAATTGAAATTGCAGCATCTGCCACCTCCGCAAAACTAATACCAAGTTGAACTAATCTTGGGTTGGCGTCTGTTATTGTTTCTCTAAAATCTCTAGAAAGATCACCTGTTAAAAGTGCTTTGGAGTTAACTTCTTCTAATAATTTTGTCTGTCGTGCATAATAACTTTCCATTCCCTTGGCCACCATTTCGACAAGTGTTTTACCCATACCTTGTAAAGTAAAAGTTCCTGTCTTAATTTTTTCCATTAGATCATCTATACCCACCAATTGATCTTGTAAATTAGGTAAATAAGTATTTGATTGTGATTCTTGAGTTTTTAATAAACCCATAACAGCGTTCAAAGATGCTGTACCAACATCCTTAATTGCACTACCGGTACTAACAGTACCTGTACCACTTGTGCTAGATGAACTTGATCCAGAGTTAGATTGTTTTTGTACCTTATTCCATTCATCCATTAATCTTCTTTTTTCATCGGAAGTTAATGGATTACCACCATTTTGTCTTAAAGCTTCATTAAATACGTCAGTATAATCATTTGAAAATCTTGCTAACGCTGAATAATTTAAATTTGGCATTATTTTAACCTTTTTCTAATTCTATTATATAATTTATGAAATATCTTCTTATATAAATAGGCATGGACAAAATATCCGAATAGGTAAAACCTTTTTTAACCAAAAATAATATCTCTGAAAGTTGATCCTTTCTATATTCCGTAGAAAGGGCGAAAAAAGTCCACCCCGAAACCTATAACAAATAGGACTTCTTCTCCTGATGGGGCGATTGTTTTTTGTGTTAAATCTAAACCTGGTTTGTTATCGTTTATAAATTTTCTAAAGTCCTGAGCATCTTTAATTGGTAATCTATCAATAAAATTTTTAATATTCATCATATCTTTATTACCTGCAACAGATTTAATCATAAATTCAAGCCTTTTTGTCATAATCGGTGGTACACCTAAACCATTCCAACTTTTTTGAATTTCGTCTATTTCACTTTCTTGTTTTTTTGTTAAAAATTTAAAAGTAACATCTACCTTAGATTTTTCCATAAAATATTTGTATTCACCATTTGAATCTGGTGTTAAAGTGAAATCTTTCATTTTTAATGTACCTAAGTCAACGGTTACATTAAAATCTTTATTTGTTTTCGGATCAGTTAATGTTACTTTATATTCTGAACCAAAAGCAGTGTTTCTAAGAAAAATTAAAATCGCTTGAATATCTTCATCAATTAATTCGTCAATAGTTATGTCTCTGTCTAAAACTTTTCTTTTTAATAATTCATTAACAACACCATTCGTATTAACAATATTAGGTGCGGCTAATATATTTTCATCTGTTGCTGTTAGATATGCGACTCTTACTGATTTTTTATTGTTTGGGTAGTGTATTCCTCTTGATGGTAATTCTACCACATCGTATGCGATTGTTGGGTCTATTCTTAATTCTTCCATAATAAGTTAATTTAATAAATAACTATGTTAAAGTAAAGTTTTTAAAATAAAAAAACCAATAGAAAAATATCTATTGGTTTTAAAAATAAAAAATTTATAGTATTAATAAACAAGAATACAACGATCTGGTCTTAATCCACAATCAATTGATGCAATTTCATCTTGTTTGTAATCAAGTGAACCAAAATTTAAACTTGTTATAAATGTACCTTGAAGAATCCATTTTTCAACAACAACACCTGTTGGGTCCAACATTTCTAATTCAATATCTTTTTTATAACCAGCAGCATAACCCATACGACCTGTAACTGATTCTGCATGTAAACGGAACCACTCCATTAACGCCTGTGCGGCAGAAGGACCAATTGGGTCTTTAAATGTTACTTTCATCTCATCCCATGTAAATCTACCAGCAACATATGTTGAGGTATTTAAAAAAGGAATCTCAGTTGCATTTATTTTTGCTGATGGTCTCTGTGTTGATATTACATACCATTCGTTAATTCCCAAAGACGAAGGGAAACGAAGGATAAACCTGTTCTGTCTTTTCGGTTCGTAAGGAACCGGCATTTTCATTAGTAAATCTGCCATTGTAGATTATTTTGTTTTTTTTATCTTTATTATAAATATGTCGTAAATCAAAAAATATTTTTAGATATTATTGATTTTATCAAATATTTTTCGTAGTTTTTTACTACTAGTATATCTGGTCCCAGTATAAATATTACAATAAATAAAATAAGTTTATAAATAATATAAAACTAGAATACTGGATCTAGTATACTGGGTGAAATATAAAAATATAATCTTTATAAAATAAATGTTTCTCGTGAAACATTTTTTAGAATAAAAAAGGTGGTCAACTAGACCACCTTTATTTTTATCTCCTTTTAGATTATATATTATCAAATGAAGCACCTGTTGGTGTTATAATGAACTCTAAATCAATAAATTCAAGAGAACGAGTAGGTTTAATATAGATTTTACCTCTCAATGTGTTAGCGTCAATATCTTCAGGGGCATTTGATACCGTAACACGGAAATCATAAAGACCTCTTTCTTTCTTGATTGCTTCCATTATTGGATTAACCAATCTTAAGAATTCATTTCTTACCTGATCATCATTTTGTTCAAACAATAATCTAACGGCTACCGCAGATATTAATTTTCTTGCTCTTAATAATAATCTTCTTACGTTAATTCTATCAAGTGCAGATTCTCTAACTTGTAAGGTTTTATTACCCCAAATTATTGTACCTGTATCTGAGAAAGTCGCAATTGGGTTTATTCTACCTTTGTAAAGAATGTCTCTTTCGTCCAATGTTAATTTCTTAACAGCTTTAATTGATTTAACTAAACCTCTTGAATAACCCGCAACCGCGAACCATGGATAAGAAACATTATCAGTTAATGCTACATTTCTTAATACCTCACCTGTTGGTGGTATGTAAAGTTGTGTTGCATTATCACCATCTCTTACCTGTATCCAAGGCCAGTATGTAGCTGAATAGTTACTATCATAACCTAAATCATCTAACATACCAACAACTTCTTCGGCATCATCTACATTTGGTGAATTTATAATATATAATGAATCGGCTCTTTCTTCTTCAACCATATCAATTGCTTGATTAGTTAATGAATTGTGATCATAAAAGTTTAGACCAGGCGTTGCGAATACATTTATATTTACCGCCTCAGGATTTGAGAATGTTTCAATACCTTTTAGAAAAGCATAATAATCTGAGTTACCTTCAGTAGAACTGAAAACACCACCATTACTTTCCCAGTTTGACACATATGTATTTTTTCCAAATATGTATTGATCGGTGTTTGTTTTTACATTTCTGTAAATGTCCCAACCATCAAATCCACCATAAGCCGCGAATGTGAACTTACGGAAAGTTATATTTTCTAACTTATCTTTATTTAAACCTTCTAAATCATATGGGGTTGTTTTATATGTTATACCCGTAATTGACGCGGCGTTAACAGATAAGTGGAATGCATATGTTGTTGTATCTTCTGAACTTAAACCTTTATATTTTAAAAGATCGTTATCATACTTGAACCCTTCTTGAGTTGAAAAACCTAAAGATACTTTTCTTGGTTTATCTCCATTTGTTGTGATTGGAGATCCGTCGGATTCATAACCAACGATATCACCCGCATCGAAGTATTCTGTTTTATACATTAAACTACCCAATATTGAATTTGTTCCGAAACTTGTGTTACTTGAAAAACCTTTGAAACCTGCGGGAATTGCATCTGCCGGTGCGTTTTCTTTCATCTCCAACATAATGAATTTTGATTTTAATTCATATTCACCATCACTCGTACCTAATTTTTTAGCAATATATCCCGGAACTTCAGGGTCCATAGAACATCTTGAATATTTTTCAAGAGCCACTACATTTTCATCGGTATCATTAAAATCACGAACAAGTAAATCAAATTCTTTTGTATCTAAATTAATGTTAGCAATTGTAATTTTTACTTGTTGATTAGACGCTTCACCATCAGATATTGTGATAACATCAAAAAGATCTGCAACTTTACCACCACGAACTTCAGATACTACTGTTGGTGACAATGCAGTACTCCATCTTTCCGCGAAATCGAGTTGGTCTAAATTATAAACATTACTAGTACTTAAACCTCTAATTAAACCTTGTTTATATAAATTTTTAACTAAATTAGGATAAGACTCGTGAAGATATAAAGGGAATTCAACATAAGATTTATCAAATACAGAATTACCAATTACTTTACCAATATATTTTGAAGATGTTAAATCCATACTACATTGATATGATTTAAGACCACCGGTTAATCCATTAACACTTAATTTGAATTCACTTAAAGGATCAGAATCTAATGTAGAAGATGTGATATTAACATTTGAAGAATTTGTCACTTCTAATGTTAAAGATTGACCAACATATCTACCTCTAGATCTTAATGCCGCAACAATAACATTCGAATAATCCGTATTTAAAGAAGCAGGATACTTGAATCTAGTTACGGTAAATGTATTTCCTGTATCGGGATAAACAAATAAATAAGAATAAACACCATCAATTGTTGTATCTACACCTGGAGTTGATTCAGTATAATAAACATTATACCAATTTTTACCATTGTTTGTACCTATTGGTGATGATATTGTTGTACCAGTTAAACCAGATACTGATGAATTAGGAACAGGTCCAACTGTAAACCAGTTACCACCATTAAATGTTGTTCCACTTATATACTCAGGTATTGTAGTACCATCTGTTGTTAACTTATCTGATAGTTCAGTATAAAACGCACTTAATGTAACTGCTGTTGTTGACATTCCACCATTTGTGGTTGTAGGAGTTGCGGTTGTATCTACAGTAACACCACCTAATGTTCTAATACCAAAAGTGTTAAAAGGTCTGTAACCTGTTAAACCTAAAACTCTTGTTACAAATAATTGATTAGATTCTTCTAAATATGATTTTGCAACATATCCTAATTCATATTTTGGATTACCATTACCATCTTTTTCAGGTGATGTTGTTCCGAAATATGTTCTAAACTCATCAAAACTTGTAATTAATACTGGTTCGAAAGCAGGTCCTTTTAATGTCTCCCCAACCAAACCCAATGTAGTTACACCAACACTTTGTGCAACAAATGTTAAATCTAATTCAGATGTGTACACACCTGGTGACACGAATACTCTGTTTGAAGTTGCCATTGATTTTTCTTTTGATTAAAATATTTTTATTACTTTTATTTATAAATATCTTTATTTTTACCAAAGATTTTTTTATCTTCAACATAAAAGATAGTATTCTATCCTTTATTATCTTTATTTATCTTTAGATATGGAAAAGAAAATAAAAAACATAAAAATTAGTGATATTCACCACGAAATGTTAAAAAAACACTGTGATAAAAATGGTTTAAAAATTCATAAGGTCGTGGAAAAAATGATAGAAGAATTATGTAAACCAAAGAAAAAAGATTTATATGGTGAAACTTAATATGTGTAAGTTATACCAATTTTAGACCCAACAATAGGTGTAAAACTTAGTTCTACTGTATTTGTACCGGTAACACTAAAACTTATATCATCACTTTCAATAAGTCCATTTATTGTAAATGTAACAATATCGTTAATTGGGTTAGATGTTGTAAAAATTAATGACGATCCGTCATATGTGAAATTTTCAGTGGTAACTTGTAAAACAAAACCTTGATTGTTAACTAAAATTGCGTTAGATGTTCCTTTATAGTATGTTATTGTTATTACACTACCTGGTGGAGGCGGTGTAACAAAGGTTACTTTAGATGTTCCCGCAATATGGTAATAATCAACACCTAATTGTTGAATCAGACCGTTTATTGCAACATTAAATAATATATCCATAGGTTCACCAACACCAAATATAGTCTGAATACCATTACCATATAATGTTGTGATTATTATGTCTATATTTTTTGGTACCACTTTTTTACTCATTTTTTTCGTATCAACAAATTCGGTTAATAAAATTGTTCTGTTAACCGCTGGCTTAACTTCAAATTCTTCAGCATCAATTAAAAATCCAAGTAAAATAAATTGATAGTTTTGAACATAAAATCTCCTACCATCAATTGTATCCATAGGTGTATTGTCTTCAATTCTTTCAAGAATTAATGGTACGTAATGTCCCTTTATTGTTGTGTAATCTTGTCTTGAACTAAAATTTTGCATAACCATCTTATTAAATCTGTTCAAGTCTCTGAATTTATTACAAACAATTGTAACGTCATAACTAATATCTACAGGTATTGGTTGTGGTATTTTATATACATCAGCACCTAACATACCATTAGCATCTTGTTTTTTAACTGTAGAATAATGAAATCTATGTCTATCGGGAATAGTCCTTAATACGGATGGATTTGTACCTGGCTGAACATCTGGTTTCCTAACTACAGAAATAAAAGGTAAATTTATGTTTCCCTCCTCATCACTATATTCCCACGTATTTTGTAATTCCGCCCATCTTTGTATTGTTAAAATTCTTGGGATCATGGGTATTTTTTTACCATCAGAAACAACAACAAAATTCTTTTCAACATAATCTAACATACCTCTATCCAAATCATCATGTAAAATAGAATCGGGTAAGTATGGATCTGATTTAGTAATAAAATCTAACAACTCCTGTCTTCTCGGTAATAATTCTTTACCGAGATAAACTTGAATATTATTTTTCTTTTTAGGTATACCCATTTTAAACTCCTCTAAATTGACCTTCTTGTACAAATGCACAAGTTATTGTTCTATAATGTGGTTTATAACCGAACATTTTATGTTTACCATCAGATGTCACTCTACCGTCATTTGTCACTTGATAGTATCTCATTTTAGTTTCAGATTCGGGATACCCCACATAATCACCATATTTTATATCTATTTTTAATTCGTCTAAATGTTTGATGTATACAGAAATTGTCATATTCCCGTGTTCACTATAACGAATCAAACCCCCTTTATATGAATTATTTTTTGGTTCTTCTATTTTTACCAAAGCATTTATTTCAACAGGAGGAAAAAATTTTATTTCGTCCATACCAACCTCACCATAAACATTGTCATTATCTGTTTTTTGTCTATCAACACGATATACAACTACTTTCATGTTCACATCACCATGTAAGTATTCCTGACCCAATTCTAAATTGAAATCAAAATCTTCTTGAGAGAAAAACTTGGATAGTCTTGTTATAGGTAATTTATTGTCCATACCTAATAAATAGTTTAAAAATACATTCTATTTACTTATATTAGTTAATATGCAGAAAAATATACCAGAAGTAGAAGCCAGAGAAATATTATCTGTTTATGATGGGTTTAATAACCAACTTTTAGAGTGGAAAGATAAATTTGTAAATGTTAAAAATTTCAAATTAACTAGACCACAATCTGATTATGTATTAAAATATCATACGGTTAAACCTAAAGTTGCTAGAAAATATCTGAATTTAGTACCAAGTTTTGGTGAAAAAATCAGAGAAGATAAATTATTACCAAAAGTACCTGAAAAGATTTGGTGTGAAAAATTATTGTGTGAGACAGATAAAGCATATCACATTTGGGGTAAGATTTTAGACACTGAACAAAACCACGCAATGTGGTTACCAAAAGGGGCAATACTACAAGAAGAGAAAAAATTAGATAGAATCATTGATTACTCAAAATATGAAAAAAGACCACCATTAGAACATCAAAAAGTGGCGATCGAAAAATTATTGGCCAACAATAAATTTATTCTTGCGGATGATATGGGATTAGGTAAAACAACATCTGCTGTCATCGCTTCTTTGGAGTCTGAAGCAAAAAAGATTTTAATTGTTTGTCCGGCTTCACTTAAAATAAATTGGGAGAGAGAAATAAGAAATTATAGTGATAGAAAAATATTAATTGTTGAGGGTAGGAAGTGGGGTTCTACTTTTGATTATTATATTATAAATTACGATATAATCAAAAACTATCACACAACGGATAATAGTGAAGATAGTGAAGATTATAAATTATTGGTTAACGCAGGATTTGACCTTGCAATCGTCGATGAAGCACACTATATTTCAAACAATACAGCACAAAGAACAAGATTGTTAAATGACGTTTTAAGTAAGATACCTAAAGTATGGTTATTAACAGGCACACCAATGACATCAAGACCAATTAACTATTATAATCTTTTAAAGATTGTGGAATCCCCATTAACTTTAAATTGGCAACATTATGTTTACAGATATTGTAAGGGGTATCAATTCAGGGTTGGTAATAGAAAAGTGTGGAATACAAGTGGCGCTAGTAATTTAGACGAATTACGTGAAAGAACTAAGAATATTGTTTTAAGAAGAATGAAAACCGATATTCTTGATCTACCTGAAAAGATAATAACACCCGTTTTCTTGGATTTAAAAAGTACTTTTTATAATGAAGAGTTAGAAGAATTCATGAGAATATCTAAAGAAAATAAAAAAGAAGAAAGTCTGAGTGTCACGATTAATCGTCTAATGAAAGTTAGACAAATTATCGCACAAGAAAAAGTACCATACACTTGTGAGTTAATTGACAAATTTATTGAACAAGATAAGAAAGTAATTGTCTTTACTAATTTCACAAGTACATTAGAACTGTTACAAGAAAAATACAAGAAAAATTCTGTAATATTAGACGGTCGTATGTCTAAACAAAAAAGACAGGAAAGTGTGGATAGATTTCAAAATGAAAGTAAAATAAAAGTTTTTATTTCTAACATTGTTGCCGGTGGTGTTGGGATCACATTAACTGCGGCTGAAGGGGTTATTATGAATGATCTTTCTTTTGTTCCCGCTCACCATTCACAGGCGGAAGATAGGGCGTACAGATACGGACAAAAAAATAGTGTTCTCGTATATTATCCAATATTTGAAAACACTATTGAAATGATAATATATAATATCTTAAATAAAAAGAAGGGTATTATTGATCAGGTAATGGGTGACGGTGAATATTCTGAAAACTTCAGTACTGAATTATTGAATAATATTCTTTAATTCTTCAATTTTTTCATCTAACAATTTTACAAAGTTTTTATCTTCATTATTTGAAAAATTTACAATAATTTCTTTTTTAGGTTCTAAAGTGTGATTTATAAAATTATTCTCACCTTCTCTTTGTAAAATAAAATCAAAATTATTTATTACACATATCCTAAATAGTTCGTCTATTTTTTTATCTATCATATATTTTTTCTTTATATAATAATTTTTTAGGAAAATAAACACCATTGTTTTTTATTTCAATTTTTGATTTATTATTTTCAAAAATAACAATTCTTTTACCGATACATACGAAAACGTAATAGTTACATTTTGATGTCTGACTTACACTAACATCAAGAAAATAATAATCGTCATGTTCCTCAATATTACATATACTTTTTATTTGATGTGTTGTTTTTTTTGATTGATGATTTAACCACAGATCAATACCTTCTTTTCTATCATTATAATCACCTCTACCTTTTGTTGAAACATAATTTACGATATCGTCAAAAAAATCATTAATGTTTTCTTCATAAAATTTTTGTGCTTTATCACCAATACCCATCGTTTTATTAAATAATTCAATCAATTCATGGTACATAGGAGAACCTATAAGAAAAATATCGTTTTTCTTATATTTAACAATTTTTAAAAATTTTTTTATTTTTTCTATAGTTTCACTTTCAGTGTCGTTAATATTAAAAATTATTTGATTTTTATATGAAAAAATCTCATTATCAATTATAATTTCTTCAATACCTTTTACCCTATAAAGATTAACTAAAAATTTATTACACCTATTAGCAATTATTGTATGACAACTGTAATTTGTATCTGCTTGCATTAATGGCGACCATTCATTATTTATTATAACACCAATATCTTTTTTTTCTGATTTCGGGTTCTGTTTCCACATACCCAATGGTTCATAAATTTCTCTTAAAATTTTATTTATCTCCTCTCTTAAAAATAATTTTATTCTATTATTTCTTTGCCAACTTTTAGAAATTTCGTCATTTAATGACATTTTTAAAAGAGGATCGATTTTTAATGTTTTTAATCTTTCTTGTAATGTCATAATACCGAAATATAAGATATTTATAGTAAATAAACAAATTATGGCGGCGACTATTATAACACCGGAAGAAAAAGACAAATTATTTACCCAAGTTTTACACCTTTTAGGTATGCCAGTTAGAGGAGTAGAGTTAACTGAAGAACAAATGGATAGTTTTTTACAGCTGGCGATATCAGAATATGAGCAATATGTAAACGATTGGTTAATCGAATCACAATGGTCTGCATTGGCTAATTTGGACGTTGATAACAACTCATTAACAAGGGCATTTACAAATAGAAGTTTAGATTATGAAACTCAATACACTTACGCATATTCAAAGATAGTGGGGTTACAAGCAAACGGTCCATGGGAACTTAAAAAAGATTATTTTGATTTAGTACAAAATCAACAAACATATGTAATCCCCGCAGGACGTGAAATTAATGAATTATTATGGTTTACAAGGGCCACATTAACCGACTCTATTGTTGACCCATTTTTAGGTGGTTTTGGTGGTCTTGGGGGTGTTGCATTTGGTGGTGTCGGGGGTTTCGCACAAGTAGGTGCGTCAGGTTCTTATTTCTTATTACCCGCGTTTGACCTATTATTAAGAATGGGTGATAGGAATTTAAAAAATAGATTAATTGGTGGTGATTTAACATATAGAATAACTGCAGGTCCAAATGGAACTAAAATAGTACACTTACTTAATGTACCGGGTGGTAAATTTGATTTTGGATCAATAAATAAAAATACAAGAGTTTGGTATTGGTATTATGATGCCGGTGACAATAGAGATGAATGTTTAGAGAAAAACAAAGATATTATCAGATTACCTTCAGATGTTATGACCGATCCATTAACTTGGGATGATCTTAATAAACCTTCACAAAACTGGGTTAGAAAATATTTTATTGGTTATTGTAAAGAAGGTTTGGCAAGAATTTGGGGTAAATTCTCAGGTGACCTTAAAGTTCCTGATAGTGAGGTTAAATTAGATTACTCTTCATTACTTACAGAAGGTAAAGACGAAAGATTAAAACTTGTTGAAGAATTAATGGCACGTTTAGAAAGACTCCGCCCCGAAAAACTTTTAGAAAGAAAGAAAAACGAGGCGGAATTCCTTAATGGTTCATTGAAATTTAGAGCAATGCCAAGTCCGATCAATATTATCTAAACATGATCTGCGTGGTATGCAAAATCATTACCATTCGTTTCAATTATTTCATCTTCATTACTTATAACAGAGTTTTCTTGTAATGAAACAACTTTTCTATTGTGATCAACCCAATATTGATCAACTAAACTTAAACTATCTTCCACATACATAAAATAAGGGTCACGATTAACTCTATTCCAAAATATCACCTCACTATCTGAAAGTGTCATAACTTCATCAAAATTATCTTGACCACCTTCTTTTAATGGATGTCCACTGATTAATTCACATTGTGATTTTGTAAAGTATTGACGATCTTTTGGGTCTTCTATTAATATATCTTCCCTTATCTCAGGTTTAAACACAACTAATAAAGGTTCTATTCTTTTATTAAAATTATTAAGATAACGAGGCACATTATAATCACCGGTCATGTCGGGATTATTTTGAATATCTTTTTCTGATATCATGTAGCAATTAACTTCTATGAAATCGTTCGGCATTTCTACACCATGTTTTTGTAGGTATTCTTCTTGTTGTTTTTTAGTTGGTTTACTTATTTTTTGTACATCACCCGAAGACTTTTTAAGACCATTGTTGATGTAATATATTGTTTCACCCAAACCGGCAGGATAGTTATTTTGAATAACTAATTCCATATGAGCTTGTCTTGACATCAGTGATCCTGCCTTAGTTGTTTTCTTTATGTGTTTTTTATAATCTTCCACATTTTGTTTTACACGTGATTTGTTTGCTATTTTAGATAGTGGAATTTCTTTATTATATATCTTTTCAACGTATGAATAGTATAATTCAACAAATGAATGTCCATCACCATTTAACAAATATTTTAAACCTTCATCTAAAAACTCAACAATATACTGTTGTAATTTTTTTGATTTAATCGTATTACCTGTTAATTTTATTTTTTCCTTACCTTTCTTAATTAATTTAATGATGTAATTCTTTCTTGAAACATTGATACAAGATGGGGCAACATAATCAATATCTAACCCCATCTCATTTCTCATAAAAATATCATTAAACTCGGCAGTATCCGCTTCAATACCTTTATACTCTTTTCCTTCTGTAACTAATTCATTTAATCCTTTACCGACATAAATATGTTTGTCAATATCTTCAGGTGTTTCAAAGTTAACACCATCAGTGTCCATTACAAGTGGTTTATAACCTTTCTTCATAAAGAACATAATCATCATACGAAGACATTGTCTACCCACACATGTAATAGTTTCACCCATATTCATATCACCCCACGGAAATACTTGTGGTGCAGATAATGAACCAAAATATGCATTGATGAAAATTTTAATAGGTAATTGTTTCCTATCATACATTTCCGCCTCAACAGGATTTGTTTTAGAAAGTTCACCGGCAAGTCTTTTATATTTGATACGAATATTACGGAAATATTTCAACATTGATTTCTGTACACCCATAACATCGCAATCGGGAAACACATCATATACAAGTTGAATTGATGGATAAAGAGATGCATAGTCAAATTTAACAATGTTCTTCGCATAACCTACATTTAATAATCTTGATAACCCACCTGTAATTGCCCTCTTTTCATCTTTTTCAGGTATTGCCAAATTATTTTCATAAGACCATGCCAACATTATTATTTTCCATAATGTTGCTGTACCCATTGTTGCAACTCTCTCATAAGTGGTAGGTACTAATTTAGAAAGTAAAAATGTAGACTGACTAAAAGAATCATCAACAATCATCGTTTCATAAAGATCATCATCCAAGTATTGTTCTACAATTCTTTTACCTGACCATATTTCATATTTACCAGGATATTTTTCCAATAGTCCTTCAGTACCTTTCTCACCAATTTTTTTATATTTTCCCGTTTTTGGATTTACGTAGTATAATTCATTATCTAAGTAAATTTTGGAAATAAATGGACCGTCAACATAAACACGATTTTCTTTTTCCTTTTCGAGATATTTTGTTATATATTTTAAACCCCAAGATTTGATTTCTGAGTTTATCGCCTGAGCTCTTCTTACAGAATGTGCAATATCAATAATATTGAAACCCCAAATGATATGTTGGGTATATGGTTCGATTTCATTAGCGAGTTTTAATATACCTTCTTTTTCTTTTATTCCCTGTGAGGTTAAAATACTTGTCAACCCTTCAACATTAACACCAAGTATTTCCGCCCTTTTAAGTATAAACGGAAAGTCAAATGAAGCTGAATTGTATCCACCAATTATTGTTGGTTTTAATTCTTTTATTGTTTTAAAAAACTCTTCGATACATCTTTTCTCACCATCATCACCGAAAGCGTCGATTGTTTTAACTAAACCACGATTATCCTTCATACCAATTAAGATTATCTTATTGGTTTCAGGTTCAAGACCTGTGGTTTCAATATCAAATACAAGTCTATGTACACCACTATAATCATCGATACCCTTAAACAATCTTTTTTTCTTTTGAATAAGATATTGTTCAACAGGTGATAATATTGTGAAATATTTTTTAGTTTCATCACCCCAAGGATTTAACCCACCAAACCTAAAAAAATTAATTAATTCTGTATAACCTTTAATACTCTTAACAAGAAACTTCATTCCGTTTTCTAATCGTTCATTACCGTGAGTTTCTAATTTTTCGATAATAATACCAAATTCACCCATTTTTTTCTTTTGAGTCATTTTACTATTACCGTAAAAATTTAATCCATTTAGATCTGAAACCCACAAAAATGGTGTGAACGTGTCGGGAACAACAACTTTACCCTTTTGGGGGTCTTGTATAATTTTATAAATTTTATTTGTGGGATAATCGTATTCTACACCAACGATAAATTCTTCGGGATCTGCACCGTTTAGGAAGCTCTCGATAACTTCCTGAGAGATAACATCTTTCATTATTATATTTTTAAATGTGACACATTAGCTTACCGAAAATCGGTAGTTTGTCTTAACATTAATAAATATAATAAAAATTTTACCCTAAATCAAAAAATGTTGATAAATAGTTTTTCTTTTAACGGAACAATTAATTTTGTTGTTGGATTCGAATTTGTGTCTAAAAATTGAATGGTAACAATTCCTTCAAATTTACCTTTTACAGATGTACCTTCTTCTGTAAATCTATATGTAATATAATATTCATCGGTTGTTTGGTCGTATTTCTTGGTTCTTGTGGTTATTAAACACTGACCATTTAAAATTTGAGGTTCTTCTGTTTTAAAATCATACATATCAAATGTGATATTTGAATTTTCTAACATATCATTAAAAGATGACTTGTCGTTTTTACCATCATCAATTAATCTTAATTTTAAAATTGGTTCAGTTGCTCCCTGTCTTATATTAAATTCCATATAGGTTTATTTTATAAATATTTTACTTTTGAAAGTATTTCTCAATTCTTTTACTTAATCTAACTCTCGGGTCGTTTATATTTCTACCAAGATCCTCATATTTCAAAATAAATCCGAAACTCAAAAAAACTCTTCTTGAATTAAATTCATTTGTCCAGTGTTTATAAAGAGAAGCTTCAAATCCATATAAATCTGTTTCTTGAATTTTTATTGATTCCCTATCAATAAAAAAATCATAATCCTCAGATAATACACTTATATTACATTTGTAATTAACATAACCATCAATTGACGCATCATAATGTGGATTTATTTTTCCACCTTTATTCATGTCTACAGCCTGTAAAAAAATATTGTCTTTTGGGAAATTAAATTCTTCAGATATTCTATCTATTATTTTATAGATAAAATCAGGTAAAGGTTCTTTTGAAACGTCAGATATTGATTGAAATTTTGTGATGTAATTTGTTAAATAGGTATTTGAAATATCGAATATACAAGATTTACCCTTTAATGTTTTTGAAAGTTCAGTGAGATGGTAATTACTATCATTACCTATATGATTGACAGAATCCAACCAGTTAATTATCTGATTGGATTCGTCCTTTGTGATAAAGTTTTTTTTTATTTTATAACAATCCGTATTTTCCAATTTTTTTAAGATTATGTTTTTCCAAAAATTCTTTTGGATTCATCGCTTCAATTATTGTTAATTCAGCAGAACTAATCATTTCTTGTGCTTTATTTTCGGGTATCGCCATAACACACATTTTATGTGTTGCGGGTGATTCTCCGGTTGGTGATAAATCTATGTTTAAGATGTTATCATTTTTCATTTTTTCTCTAACTTGTGAAAGTTTAGATACTTCACATAATATACAGATTCTCATATTATTTATTTTTTATTTTTTATTTCTTAATTATACACTCTTATTTCTATTGATTCTATCGCATCTTGACCAATATCAATATAGTCTCCAACATTTACAATTCCATCATTAAAGACTAACTGAACTTCGTTATTTGATATTCTAACTCCTCCAGGAAATCCTGTATTTCCATTAAGACCATCATGAGTATAAATTATGAATGTTTTATTCTCAGGAAAAGCGTTACTTAAAGTACCCAAATAATATCCGACATTATTTCTTGTCCAAACTATATCACCAATAGTATTTTCTAAAACAGTAACAACAGGGTCAGTTATTCCAGATTGTCTTAATAAAGCAGTGTACACTTTATATTTAGGTCCATATGCCGTTGATTGTACCGTATCATCAGGGAAGGTTAGACCTGTAGTAGAAAAACTCCAAGCCGTCCCAACTCCATCTGAGAAGTTAATGTTTACGTTTGTCGGATTGGCAACCACTGCACTACCTGGTGCGGATGGTCCACTACTTATTAAGTCGGGAATTGCGGTAGTCTGAATAGATCCGTCGGGAAACTCTAAAGATCCGTCTGCACCGAAGGTCCAGTTACTAGCAGTTATTGCTCCGCCAATATAAGTTGATGAAGTTGTTAAAAAATCACCTCCTGGTAGAAAGTAGTTACCTACTCCTCCATCTCCTTGTGGTGTTAGTACAGTACCAAATTGTAAAGTATAACCGCCAAGTATTCCAGGACCGTATATTGTCATACCATCTGTAATCGTACCGTTAATCATATCGGTAACATGTAGTGTTGCTCCTGGACCATCACCATATCCATTATCAATGTATCCTATAAATTCAACTTCTGCATCGGTTGTTTTTATTTGTACCTTATTTAATGAATCGCTTATTAATAGATTATTATTTTCACCACCAATTATTAAATCAGCGTTACTCTGATCAATAGTACCTCCGGCTCTAATGTGAATGTGATTAGGACCGGTTGGATCTAAAACAACGTAACGATTATCATCGGTACTTGCGTCAGGTTTTAGGATAAGTGTAGTCAATCCTGAACCATCACCCGAACTTTCAGGTATTGATTCTATTTGACTACCTTCAGGAAAATTAAGAGGACTTGTTAAATTTATTTGAGGTATTGTTTGTCCCGATACGTTATTTACAATATATTTTGTTGTTGCCATTTTTATTCGTTTATATCTTTAATTGTTAATATATCACTTGAATCGTAATATGATAATCTTTTATTTCCACCTTGTCTTTCAAAAATATGACAAGTATATGATTCATATACAGATGGATTAGGACTTACGCCGGTTATTGTTATTACAATGTCACCATCACCGTCAGAACCACCAATAGCGGAACCTAATATAGTAATTGTGTCTCCAACATTGAAAGACGTTCCTGATGAAACAAGTGACATACTTGTAACCTCACCACCAACAGGTGTAAACTGAAAGTCAGAACCAACACCGTTTCCACTATTTATAAATTTAGTAGGTTCAAAAAGTTCAATAATCTGTGTTGACCATGGATTATCCGTTCTATTAGTTCCTAAAGCAGTATACGTAAATGATGTTATAATACCATAATTAGTTGTAAAATCAGTCCCACTAACGTCTGTATCAATAACATTCCATTGGAAGTAATCACCAATAGTGTTATTTTGGAAGTAATTACCAACTCTATTATTGTAAAAGTATTCTCCAATAATATTATTTTGGAAAATATCACCAATGTAGTTTTTCTGTGAGTTAAATCCTCCAAATCCGAAACCTTCATCAATTATATTATTTTGGAAGAAACTACCAATTTCATTATGTTGGAAATTTTGTGCAATTGTATTTCCTTGAAAAGCAGAACCTATGTTGTTACCAACAAATCCGTCACCGATAATATTACTTGTAAATCCATCCTTAATTATATTTGCAAAAACATTACCAAAAAAGTCATTACCTAAGAAAAATGAACCGAAAGAATTATCGGCACAAATCCCACTAAATTCATTTCCTGAAACACCCCAACCTGTTTTATTGGTGTAAAACTCTTGATATATTATATTACCTTTAAATTCATTGAATATTTGGTTATCGTAGAAATGACCATATATTGTGTTATTTTCAAATCGTTCTCCAATGATATTGGTATAAAAATCTGAGTTTATTGTGTTATTATAAAAATCATGATCAATTTGGTTTTTATAAATCGATTCGTTAATTGTATTGTTAGAGAATCTAGTACCTATTCTATTTTCATAAAAATCTCTACTAGAAGGATTCAAAATATCACCTAATGTGTTATTCTCAAAATATTCACCGATAACATTATCATAAAACACACAATAAAGGTTATTATTGTTAAATCCGTTACCAATTAAATTTCCATTACCTCCCCAATAAATTTCATTATTATAAAATCCATTACCAATATCGTTTTTATAAAATTGTTGTTTAATTTTATTATTATTGAACTGACTACCTATTTCGTTATTTTGAAAGTCTCCTCCACTTATTTCATTATCTCGGAAATCATTCATAATATTATTTCTATAAAAACTATTTTGGACTATATAGTTGTTATAAAAGTTTTCACCAATTCTATTATATTGGAAATTTGAGGTAATTCTATTATTAAAAAACTCATTTCCGATAACATTAGCATCAAAGTCATCATCAGTAATGTTGTTAAAGAAATAGTTTCCAATGTTATTATCATAACAATCATCAAAAAATGTGTTATTATAACAACTATGACCAAATTTATTACCTATAAATCTATTATGAAAAACATTATTAGCTAAAATAAAGTCATTTTCATTCTCTTGATATAAATTGGCATGATTACCAATATAATTGTTATAATTACCAGTACCGTCAAAAGTATAATACTCTCCAAATAAAGAAGGGTCATCTACATTGTTTTGATAATAACTACCATATTCGTCCCAAAAGGTACCATACATTTTAGTATTTGGACCTAAAGTTACGGTTGTTAATCCTGTAATAGCCATTTCGGTATCACTTACAATATTTGTTACTTCAAAAACCCTAAAATCATTATTAACCGATTCAAAACCAATCTTATCGCCCACTATAAGAGTACTTAAGAAAATAGTATCAGTACCAAAAACTGTCATTTCTGTTGAAGAAATATCCGCAACACTAACAGTTCCTTGATATGGATTGTTTAGTGAAACTTCATAGTATCTATATCTTTTGAATAAAATTGTTCTATGATCGTAATCAGTTCTGTTATTAAACTCATCAATTCTTTCTGTTATTCTACCTTTAGCTGGTGATCCAGTTCTTTCTGTCACATTAAATGTTATATCATACTTAATACTATCTTTTGGATAAGAAGGTTGATATGCGTTTTCAGATAAAGTTGAATTTGATGTTGCAAACACAATTATTGAGTCAATATCCGCAACTTTATAGTTATTTCCGACTATGGAATTTTTATTGTAATCATAATCAGGTTGATCATAACAAGTTTGGAAATCTGTTATTCTATAATAAGAACCGGCAACAAATGTTGCACCTGTATATTTGTCATATAACTCTGAGTAAGTAATATCCTCAAATGTTAGATTATTAGTTATAGATGAAAAATCTATATGATATGTTGACCCACTTAATTCTACCGGAAATAATGTGTCCGAAGTGGGATTTGCTAGATTAGTTAATTGACCGATGGTTTTTCCTGTTAACATGATTTTTTCTTTTTAATATAAATATCTTTTTAAATGAAAAACCCTCTAATTTAGAGGGTTTGTTTTTTATACTGTTTCAGCAACAAATTTAAATTTATATGTTTTACTTGGATATGTTGCAGGTATTATAATACCAAAACCATAATATTCATTACTGTACGGGTTAAACACCGCATCAATTGGACCGGCATATGTTGGACCATTTGGATTAAGACTCAAATCAAGAACTGCACCGAGTGTATTTGAATCACCTATCTGAGTTGGATTATTAACAACAGAAGATCCTGGAGTTACTCTAGTTGTATATGTGTATGGATACCATTCAATACCAACGAGATCACCACCAATATCAACCCCACCACCTTGAAGACCTGAAGAAGATCCGTTAGGAGAAACTTTTAATGCTTTATATATACCAACAAATAATCCATACTTACCATCGGCTTCAGTGTCCAATATATTTGTTGTTACCGTTAATTTACTAATTGATTGTGGTGTTGAAAAACTGTGCCAATATTGACTATCAGGATATAAAATTAAACTTGTATCAACATTTATACCTGAACCAATACCTATTGATGGTGCTTGAAAATAATCGTATACACCGAAAGCCTTTGTTTCTGTTCCACCAGTATGACTAATCTCAAAAATTGGATAATCCGCCACATTTGAACTTAATGGTGTTACAGTTGTTGACCAACCGCCAGGTAATGGATTTTCATAACATACAAAATCATATGATATACCATCGTTAGGTACTCTAAAAAATCCGTCTACTATACCATTAATATCACCACCACCATTTGATGGGAATACTCTAATTGATCTATCGGATTTATTAACAACACTAACTCTCTTACCTTTAATTGGTGTTGTGGGTAATTTTACTGCAAAATTTTCAGTTGTTGCTGTTGTTATTACATTAATACCGTAAACCAACACCGCGGTTGTACCACTATCAACACCTTGTGGTATCAAATCTGAAACCTGTTCAACAAATCCTGAATATATCACATGATATGTTTGACCATCAAGTTGTACTGGTATAAGTGAATCTTGTGTGATTCTGTTTAAATTCGTTAATTGACCAATTGTTTTTCCTGTTAACATTTTATTTTTTTTTATTTTTTTATACTTTTATTCAATAAATTGAAGATAAAATCCCTCACCGATTGAAATATATTCATTATTATCTGTTATTATTGGATCTACTAGAACTTCATCTAATGGTGGACACTGACAATCACCAACATAAGTTATAGTGTAACTTGGGAATAAATCTAAATAAAAAGTTCCACCTGATATACAACTATTATCAAAAGGTGTATATTCTGTAACACCAGAATTTATGAGATCATTTTTTTGTTGTCCTGTACAACAATCAGTCCAAAATACATATGTAGAATCTGTAGTTACATCAAATTGAACTGATGTATAACAACCTGAAATCGGTGACAGACACGTACCTGATGTAACTATTGGTAAAGGATTTTGTCCCGGACCAGTTAATTCCCACGTAGTAACTAAATCAGGTGTTGCAACATTGTCGCTACTAAAATAATAACTAGTTCCTATATTTTTTATAAACCAAAATCCTCCAAATCCTGGCTCCCAAACTATAAAATTATTTTCATTTGAATATGAATTTTTACCATCTACAATTCCCACAAATGTGTATGTACCATTAACAATAGATGATCCCGCATCGGACACACAAATTGGTCCAAATGGATCAATTGTAGGCGTTGGCGTTGGTGTTGGTGTATCTGTTGGTGTTGGTGTAGGTGTATCTGTTGGCGTTGGTGTTGGGGCATTAATTAAAAAGATTTCTGCAATAGAACCAAGAGGTGCCCCCGATAAAATCGGTTGACCAAATAAAACTTCACCGGTCAAATTACTATATTCTTCATTTATTGTGACAATTGTTTGTCCTGTTAAGTTTGAGTGATTTATTGTAACACCAGTAGAAATAGTCACCGAACCACCTGAAAATAAACTTAAAAACATTTCAAAATATAAAGTAACGTTACCACTAACTCTACGATTAGAAATTAAGTTAAATTTACCAATTATTGAACCGGGTAAAATTTCTGTTTCTAAACTTAATTCTAATGGTGTTGGATCGGGTACCAATAAAGAATATGTGTGATCATATTCCCCAAAGTACAAATCATATATACCATATGGGTTTGTGTCATAATAATTAAATGGAACTGTTTTGACACCCAAATTAAACGATCCACCGGAAGTTGGATTAAAAGTAACATTTGTTGTTTTACCACTCAAATTATTACTTAATATTCTTGCACCTATTGCCATTTTTTATTTTATTTATAAATATCTTTAATTTACTATTTATTTTTTCATATTAAATTTATTCCAAAATTTCGTGATTCAGATCACCGGTTGGTATTATCAAATAAGACAATTCTCCGTTAGGTATAATTGTATATATTGTATCGTTATTTGGGATTATTAAGTGTGTTAAGTTATTAGGTATTATTAAATAAGACAAATCCCCGTTAGGTAATATATTATAATTTATATCGTTATTTGGAATTATTAGATATGTTAAATCATTTTTTGGTGCAAATATAAATTCATAATTTATTGTATATTGAGCATTAATTGTATTTGGAACAACATTTAATTGATCATAAGATGCTGTGGCATTTAATAAATTGTAATCATCATTCAAATTAACAATCGTACTTCCACTAGTACCATTTTGCTCTATTGATACTGAATTTGTTATTGTTATTGGTGATCCCGATATCACACCAAGATTATTAACAAAATTTAATGTTATAGATTCAAATAATGGTTTATCTGACGTTAATATATATTTTGATTTAATAGATCCTGGAGTGAAAATTGCCTTAAGATTTAAATTAAAATTCGTACCTGAACCAATTAAATTATCATCACATTTAACACCACAAATTTCAAAATCAAACTCATTCAGTCTGGTCATAAAATTATGATAAACCTGAACAAAATTTAACGGTTCTTCATAATATTTTATTGTTTTTATATTAAATTCAGAAACACCTTCGTGAATACCCATCATTAATGGTGTACCACCTCCCCATGATTGTATGAATGGTTGAACACCTCTATTTGAAGGTATTACCTCTTCAAAATCTTTTATTTTTGCAATAGGTCTACCATTTAAATATATTTTTAAAATACCCAATCTGTTTTTTCTTTCATTCGCCCATTTTCTGTTTAAAACTTCAGGATACGAATAATCGGGAGTGGCCCCCGTCATAACATCAAGAGGATTGTTATTTAATGTTCTACCGGTAATTAAATCATTCCAACCACCATCATTTTCTAAATTACAATCTGTTAATCTTTTATATCGGTCAAATGTTATTGTAATATTAAAATCTTTATTTAGATCTGTAACACATAATGGGTCCGTTTGACCATTTGTAACATAATAAGATTCGGTATACCCACTATTTGTTTGACATATACCCAAATAACGAATTGCAGACCATTTTATTCTACCATCATTTGTAAAACCAAAAGATAGGTTATTGTCTGCATAATTTTTAATGTTGTCATCACCCCTAACACCAATATAATAAAAAATACTACCTTGTGACCAATTTAAACCCTCTCTATTGAATACAAAGTCAAGGGTCCATCCTTTTTCTGGTCTTCTTTTTATTATACCATCACAATTATCGGGACCGGCACCACTATCAATTTTAAACGCCCAAGGTTTTACACCCGTTTTTGGGGCTTGTGAACAACAATTATCAGGATCAGATAATTTTTCCACACAATCAATAATAGAAACCGAAAATCCCGAAATATTTAATATTGACATTACATTTTTTATATAAATATCAATGAAATAAAAGATTTGATAATAAAAAACCCCACATAATACATGTGGGGTTTTATTTTTGATTTTTAATCAAATCTTATACTGCTAATTTTTTAACATATATTGTTGTTGGGGCACCGTTACTATTTGACGGGAATGGTGCATTTATTGATGGATTTATTGAAACTGTATAATATGTTGGTGAAGTAATGTTAACAATTGTATGACCATATATTATTTGATCGTCCGAAGTCTCTGTACTTGAATAATCTGAAATCATATTACCTACAGTCATTGCACCGTTAGATGTTGTTGAACTATTTAATCTAACACTAACGTCGATACTATTGAATAAGTCAAAAATATGTACACTTGAAGTTATTTCATAAAATCCAGGTTCTTTAAAAAATATTCTAGCACCTGTATTACCTGCTTGTGTTGAGTTAACTAATTCAAAAATATCGGTATTACTATTAAGAATGGTAGTGTCCCATCTAGGATAGTTTTCAACACCATTTGTTAAGTTAGCATAGTTTGTTGTCCAAGAAAAAGATGCAACTGCGGAATCTAAAAAAACAGATCTGGTTACTTTAAATGTTTCTGTTTCACCACTATTATTCATCACCACGTATGAACCAGTGGTGTCCCCTGTAAATAAGGGTAATTGACTTATTTTAACGTTAGCCATATTCTTTTTTTATATAAATATCATAGATTTATGTTTTTTCAATTTTTTTTAATACAAACCTACTTGATAAAATGTTTTACCTGATAAAATTAATTTTTCGGTAGAACTTCTACCTAAAACAATATGTGTTTCGGTAATACCTGTATTTGAATAATTAACAGTTTGTCCTGTCCAAGGAGAAATATTTATGGCGTCTACAACATCATCTATTCTATTGGCGTATCCAAAATATGTAACACCACCAATTAGTCCACCAGCAAATACCAACCCAACAATTTTTCTTGTTCCTGAAATATCAGCAACAAGAGCGGATCCCGAATCACCACCATTTATTGGATATGAACATATACTACCATTCGGTGTTGTAGTTGCACTCGCAATAAATTGTATACATCTACCAAATTGAACCACAGTGTCGTTCCCCTGCTTAGTATATGCAATATTAATTGTTACAGGATATGAATTTGTTAAAAGTTTCATTTCACCTTCACCTTTAGATCCGGTCGTTCTACCCGCACTAAATAAATTGTTTTTATTTGTTAATAATCCGTCAATTTCAGAAGAAGTTGCAAATTCGAGTGGTTGCGTCCATCCGGTAACACCTTCCATTAAATAAGAAGTACTTATGTTAATATCTGAAGAATTAATGGTTGTTAATGCAACATCTGCATAGTTTATTGAACCACTTGAAATTGGTTTATATTTTTTTACTTTACCAATTGCATTATTTAAACTTGAATTACCCGATTCATTTGGTTGTGTAACAAAATCATTAAGTATTGATGTTTTTATTCCACCTAAACTTCTATCTGAATTTAAAAATGCATCGTAAACTAAAACATGATTATTTGATACACCCACCAATGAATTTGTCTCGTTGTCAACAGCCAAAAACCCCATCGTCCCAACAAACCCACTTAAATCACTAAAATTTGTTACAGATATACCACATTTTAAAGGTCTTATTTTATTTCTATTGGATGGAGGTGTTGTTTGCCAATTATAAAAATCAGAAGGACATGTTAATGGTTTTATTTCCAATTCTACCACATCTGTTTTAAATGTCTCACCAGAATATGTTATGGTATTTGGGATTAAATCTTTTTCATCCACTTGTTCTATCGGTAATTTTTTCGACACACTGAAAATCAATGATTTTTCTGTTGTTAATAAACCATTTTTTGTTTTATATCCATATCCAACACCAATAACATTATCTGAAGTCTCTTGTTGATATTTTATTGTCAATTCATCCAATAATTTCATGTCTTCCATATGTTATAAATTTGGTATAAAGATAAATAATGTGTTGACTGTTGAATCAATTATTAAAAAATCAGAATTTTCTGTTAATATATTATCCGAACCTTCCGTTGATAAATAATCTTCAGGGACACTTGTCGATGTTGGCGTTGGTGTAGGTGTTGGAGTTGGCGTCTCAGTTGGTGTAGGTGTACTAGTTTCAGTTGGTGTAGGTGTACTAGTTTCTGTTGGTGTAGGTGTACTAGTTTCTGTTGGCGTTTCTGTTGGTGTAGGTGTACTAGTTTCTGTTGGCGTTTCTGTTGGTGTAGGTGTACTAGTTTCTGTTGGTGTTGGCGTCTCCGTAGGAGTTGGCGTTTCTGTTGGCGTAGGTGTACTAGTTTCAGTTGGTGTTGGCGTACTAGTCTCCGTAGGAGTTGGTGTCTCGGTTGGCGTAGGTGTACTAGTTTCTGTTGGTGTTGGCGTTTCTGTTGGTGTCTCGGTTGGCGTTGGTGTACTAGTTTCAGTTGGTGTTGGTGACGGTGTTGGGTCAGGACACTCATCCTGTTCTAATGAAATATAATCACTATTCTCAGTTAATACATAAAACCCATCTTCTTTTGTTAATAATTTTTCACAAGTTTCTATTGGTGTTGGTGTTGGCGTTTCAGTTGGTGTTGGCGTACTAGTCTCCGTAGGAGTTGGTGTCTCGGTTGGTGTTGGTGTTTCTGTTGCAGTTGGCGTAGGTGTTTCTGTTGCGGTTGGTGTAGGTGTACTAGTTTCTGTTGGTGTTGGCGTTGGTGTACTAGTTTCAGTTGGCGTTGGTGTACTAGTTTCTGTTGGTGTAGGTGTACTAGTTTCTGTTGGTGTTGGCGTTGGTGTACTAGTTTCTGTTGGTGTTGGCGTTGGTGTACTAGTTTCTGTTGGTGTTGGCGTCTCCGTAGGAGTTGGCGTTTCAGTTGGCGTTGGTGTACTAGTTTCTGTTGGTGTTGGCGTCTCCGTAGGAGTTGGCGTTTCAGTTGGTGTTGGCGTACTAGTCTCCGTAGGAGTTGGTGTCTCGGTTGGCGTTGGCGTAATAGTTTCAGTTGGTGTTGGGGACGGTGTTGGGGTCGGTGTTGCTGTAGGTGTAGGAGTAGGTATTGTCACATACACATAGTTAGTTGAAATTGTGAAACCACTTAAAGTTCCTCCTGTTGTATTAACAGTAATATTTTCAAATTGAGATTCTAGTGTTAGTTCATTATAATTACCATTTGTTACGATTTGTGTCGTTCCACTTGTTGTACCACTTGATAATAATAATGTAACATTATTAATTATCGGACTTCCAGTTGTGGTATATAATACCTCATCAAAATTTAAAGAAATGTCAAAATCATATTGTTGAAATATATATGTATTATAATTACTGATTATTGAACCTTCAGTATGTTCAGATTCAATAATTATTGTACCACAATTTCCATCTTCAAATATTATATAATCACCATTTTCAGTTGTTATTAAATTACCATTTTCACCTTCAACTATTATTTCACATAATGGTAATGTAGGTGTTGGTGTTGGAGTTGGTGTTTCTGTTGGAGTTGGAGTCTCAGTTGGTGTAGGCGTTGGCGTACTAGTTTCAGTTGGTGTAGGCGTTGGCGTACTAGTTTCAGTTGGTGTAGGCGTTGGTGTTTCTGTTGCAGTTGGCGTTGGCGTACTAGTTTCAGTTGGTGTAGGCGTTGGTGTTTCTGTTGCAGTTGGCGTTGGGGTTGATGTTGCGGTTGGTGTAGGCGTTGGAATAGGTCCGGGTTCCGCACCAAAAATACCCCATAAAAGATTTGTTCTAAATTCTATACCAGTAAATGTTAATGTTATTTGACTATGTGTACCTGGGAATCTTATAACACCATATCCTTCATTTGATGATATTTTTTTATTTATTGGATCAACTATTAGTCCATTAAAACATGTCGGATAACATGGATCAAAATTAACAAAATCAACATCGGTAAAGAATGTTTGAGTTTGTGTCGGCGAACCTAAAGACCAAACACCTAATAATGCGTCTGTTATTTGAGGATTAAATGTAAAGGTTAATTGATTTGGACCCTCAACTAAATAGGTTATACCAGTACTCGGTTGTGTAACATCAGTACATGTTAAACAATCTGTAAATTGTGCACTTTCTTTACTTACAATTCCCGATCCACTATAACTCACTGAAACATCATGAGATTGTGTTGTTGTTATAATTTGACCTTCAGTAACACCTGTATTTATAAAATATTCCCAAACAATATTTTGAATACTTGGTGTTGGTGGAAGTGTAGGTGTTGGAGGAGTACAATCGTTTATCTCGGTATATATTATACTACCATCTTCTGTTGTTATAATGATATCATTTTCACCTGACACAACACCAATACAAGTACCTATATTAGTGGTTATACCACCTTCATCATCAATAACACTTGATGCACAGAAATAAACCTGACTATTACCCGAAACTTCAATTGTGATAGGTGAAGAAGTTAAACAATCCAAATATGTTACAAAACTTGAACTTGGGAAAGTGTTATTTGCTAAATAACAATAACAATTAAGTATAGTAGGTGTTGGCGTTGGTGTAGGTGTACTAGTTTCTGTTGGTGTAGGTGTACTAGTTTCTGTTGGTGTAGGTGTACTAGTTTCAGTTGGTGTTGGTGTACTAGTTTCTGTTGGTGTAGGTGTACTAGTTTCAGTTGGCGTTGGTGTACTAGTTTCAGTTGGTGTAGGTGTACTAGTTTCTGTTGGTGTTGGTGTACTAGTTTCAGTTGGCGTTGGGGTTGATGTTGCGGTTGGAGTACTAGTTGCAGTTGGAGTACTAGTTGCAGTTGGAGTACTAGTTGCAGTTGGAGTACTAGTTG